GATGGTTACCGCCGAGGTAAGATCATGCGTCATGAAGGAGAGACCCTCCTTACCATCACTATAGTGGCGGGTGTAGGTACACCGTTCTTTCATTTAAGTAACTCTGTCTGTAAAGACCCTAAAGAAGCATTGACTCAATTGACGGAAATCGATCGTGACTTCCGCCGAGCTGAAGTTTACGGGAATTTCTCTCCGGAGGTTGTTGCTCACCTACGTGAACACAATTACTACGTTAACTTGATCCCTTGTCCGGTGTTTAAAGATATTAAGAAGTTAAGTCTCTATCGAGTGGACGATGTTGATGAGTTAGAGTTCCAAGAGCACATCAGAATCGGGAGCGTGTTTATGGATAATGGGCGTTTAACGTATCAGCAGTCGGAGAAAGAAAACGACACGGTGGACGCGGTATTAGTTAGTATCGAACCTATCAACACTATTGAAGAGTTGATGGAAGTGCTTAAACTTATCTCGACTCGAGTGAAGAAAGCTAACGTTTACCTTCAGTGTGGGAACGGACTCTCTAAACTAATGACCGAGAAAGGTATGGTACATCATGTCTACTAACTTGAACATTTGGATTTACGATAACCTAAACCCTGACGATTATAAAGACGTGCGAGCGTTTAATCGTCAAGACTACGTTTATTGTCAAATGGAATACGACACTCATTCTGAAGCCAGTCTTTACATTGGGGACACCAGAGACCATCGTGTCCCGGTAGTAGTGATGGAACAACTTAGACCCGAGGTGTTCCTTTCTCACCTAAACAAGTTGGTTGAACAACAACGAGAACGCATCATTGTTTTTGTTCCGGACTATCCTGAATTACTTGAGGTCCTAGATAAGAACAACTATAGTTACCACCCGGCAAGCGGTGATTAATAGGTAAGTACTCTCCTCCCTTATCGGGAGGAGAGTACTATTATACCTGTTTTTTTTTCTTCAGTTCTGAAGATTTCGAAGTTGTTCTTCTAACACAGCAATATAAGCACGATCCAAGACTTGTTGTTCTTCTAACTGCTTAACACGGACCGCGTCAGAAGGGTCTTTGGTAATCGCTGCTCGTCGTGTATTTTCAAACACTTCGTTTTGCTCTCTAGAAACGTAGGACTTAGTCGGGACCGTTCCTAGGTGAACTTCAGGTTCACTAATACCAGTAATCGCCGAAGTTTGATCTTTAAGATAAGTTTGGAAAGTTTTCAGTTCGTCTTTTAAAGATGGCGGAACCGCACCCAAATCGACAATGTAACATAAACGTTCGTACAATACTCCATCTAACAACGGGAAAGATTTAAAGTAAGTAGAAGGCACGTGGATCGTAGGAGCACCGGCGGCGACTAAGGTGATTACCGCTCCGTCTTCATTATCCAATTGTTCCATCAAAGACTTGGTGTCGTTGGAAGACATCCCGACCGGTTCACCCACTAATAAGTAGGTGTTGACCTTAGCGATGTTAAGTTCATCAACCGTTCGGATCGCTTCGACCGTATACATGTACTTAGGGTCGCATATTTGGTCAAACGGAGATAACGCCACAAAAGAACCACTGACTCCAATTTGAGGAATCACATTACTCATCAATCACCCCGTCTTTTACCATCTGCCACATGGTCGGACATAAGTAGTTAACCTTACCGATACGTTTGGTTACGTACAAGAAACCATGACGCTCCAAACGTTTAATGCCCGCAGGCGGAATGCCATCCGGACGCACTTGTTCGGCTGCCGATAATAGCGTTTCCATTTGCTTAATGAAGTCAAACGTTGTAGGTTCCACACGACCGTTGTCCACGTCAATAGTACTCAGGATCTGGTAATCTGGGACTACTTGTTTGATTTTCACTTTACCGCCGTAGTTATTTGGTTTAGCGACAAAAGAAACCAAAGTGTTATTATACATGAACGGTACAGTTTGTAAGGATTTTATGAGGTCCTCGTTATTAACAGAAGGACAATACTTGGTGGGTAAGGCGAGTAAGGTTTCGTAATCACCGATAGGGGAGTACGTCGACGCTCTCTTAGTCTCGTTCGTGACACCGACCGTGTTCCAATATGGAATGCAAGTAAACTCTAGTGGATTGAACAAATCAGGTAGGTGGGGTTCCCAAGTTGTTTCGTTGCTATCCGAGCTTGCTAGGATGGCTTCTTTAATAGCTTCGTAAATCTGCTCATCAGCGTCAGTGGCATTGCCATAAATGATGACGGTAAAGTAAATGGGTACAGAAACACCATTCGTGGTGTCGATGAATTCAAACTTTATTGGTCTACGCGCAGTATACGGGTACTTCTGACCAACTGTCAATTCGTTAACGCGTTCCTGAACTTTTTCAGCGGTTTCTTGACGTAAACGTTCTTCTATGTCTAGATGACTGTGTACGAGCAAGTAATCCATTTGTTCAGGAGGTAGAGGTAACGCTACTAGGACCTCGCGGTAAGGGTAGCCGGATTCGAAGTGTCCCGTTGCATACCAAATACGTGCTGTTACCGGATCCGTGGTTGGGAATGTCATTTCCACATAAGACGGTAGGTAAATCGCACTGTTCGTTACCATTTCACCGACGCTAACAATTTCAATATCTTTTGTGAAAGTGGCTCGGAGCTGTTGCAGGCATTCTTGAGCGTTTTGGTTCAAGTTACCTTTCTTACCTTGGTCTAATAACCATACGGTGATTTCATTCTGACGATCGATCAGCGCTTGGTCTAAATAGACCTCTTCGCCTTCAAGATTTTTAGAATAGAAGTTGATTAAAGTACAGACACCATTCGACTCCACGTAGGAGTTAGGGTCTTTGCTAAACGTCATCTCTTGTCCGGTAAGTTCACCGATAGGAGACGTCATCAAAGGGTGTCGATCATGGAGTTCCGGAATACTTCCGAACGATAAGAAATTAACAGGCATAATAGTTTCCCACTAATAAAAACAATAAGGTGTGTTAGCGATGTTTATAGTTCTACAAGAACTGGCGGACCGTTTCATAGAATCCGTGGTCCCAAAGGTTCAAGGAGAGACATACGAAGAAAAGATAAGAGTGGTATTACGGTGGGCGATCTTCTACTCTACCATCGTGACGTGGTTGTTGTTTGGCCTAGGCATTCAATACACCCACACGTTGTTAAAGAAGCAAGAATGGAAGGAAACCAGTGCGGTTATCCAACAAATCTTTGCGGTGGAAGACAACCCGTTAAAGTCATTCGTGACCATTAACCGAGGTTTAACCGCCCGCCTCGAGACCATTCAGGACGAACACATCGCGATTTTAAAAGAACGTGCAGTATTGGCTAGAGATAATGAAAGGTTAACTCGAGAAAATATTCAGCTTAAACGTTTAATAGAGTCTAAACAGTGTTCTATTCAGAATGAGAAACCTTAATAACATGCCGGGCTGTTCCTTAGGGAGCAGTCCGGTATATTTCCACCCGGGTGCAGATATATAGGTTATCAATATAAACTAGTGGTATCGAGATGACAACATTGAAAAAGAACATGGTGGTTTACATTGGAGTTGGAACCACCACCTTCAAGAAAACACGTCGCAAGCCGGAAACGAAATTATTCCATGCGGCGTTACACGGGTACACATACAACCCGGAAGTTGAAGGGAAGAAACAATTAAAGAAAAACGTACCAGCTACGATGGGTTATTGGACGAGCTCTACCACTACCTCAGGTATTGTTGTGAACCAACAAGACATCATTTCTGGTTATTCTTCGAGTTGTGCGGAAGAAGCCGAAGCTTGGGTGACGTTATTAGAGCAGCTTCAAAACTACGTGTCTTCGGTAACAAAAGAAATCGTGGTTGAGAAGAAAGAAGAAAAAGAATACGATGTGGAATGGACTCGTATTTTGTTTATTCCAGATTCTCCGTTCTTTTATCGCTTAATGGAAATGACCGAAAGTCGTAAAGGTCAGTTAAGTGATGAACTCTTTAAGCGTGTTCGTGCTCTACAAGACTTCTTTAACCCATACATGCCGACTAGCAAATCAACGGATGTGCGTGTGGCGTTTGTTAAAGGTGGTCTTGGTGCTAAACGTTTAGGTGAAGAACTCGGTTTGTCTGATGTAATGACTTTGTGGGGTGACAACCAAGAGTGTTACGTTATCAGTACGCCGATTAAAGAGTACGAGAACCCAGAAACGGGCTTACCGAAAATCATTAGCGGTAACCGTTGGTATTTCCGTACTGGTAAAGGTACTGATTACTGGGATGAAATCGAAGGTCATCGTCGTTACCAATTCGGTAAGGTCGAGAAAGGTAAACATTACTATGGGAAATTAACGCCTGACGTGACCTACAGCGCGTTGTTTGTTAAAGAACCTATTCCTTACTTCGATAAACTCTACAACTTCACAGAGCAACGTACAGAGAACCCTAGGGAGTTAATGTGTACTGGGAACATGCAGTATGTAACCAGTAAAGGCGTGGCTCGTTTGATTGACACTTATCCGGGCGTTCGTAAAGGTAAAGATTTAGTCGTGCCTTTTGTGGTAGGTACTAAAGAAGACCCTACGTTGATCGAACTCATCGACCCACCGGGTTTGTCTTTCATGATCGTTGAGTCGATGGACCGTATTGATTTAACTTTCCGTTGTTGGCGTAATCGTGATGAAAACAACTGCTTTGGTGAATACCAAGAGTATTTTGACATCACTGATCGTTTCTTCGTAAAAGAAGAAAACAAAAAGAAAGAGATCAAGGTTAAGTTACACCCTGATTTTAAATCCAACGAAGCGGTCATTCGTCATACAGCTAAACACCCTAAAGCGGTGTGTCCAGTTCCAATTATGTTGAGTGTAGGCTACGATGTTCCTGAACGCAACTGTTTTAACTCCATCACAGACCCAGAAGTAAAAGTGTGGTTGAACCTAGACTACAGTAATGATCGTTGTTTGATCTACCGTACTATCATTGAAACCTCTGATTGGGTGTATGTCTTCACGTCTGCTTCTGCGAATGTACGAGTATTAAACAAAAAAGAATTGGGTGAAAATAAATAAAAGTGAGGTAGGGAATTCCCTACCTCCTTATTTTTTGTTTACCAGCTCTGAACTGCGTCACAATGACCTTTAAAGACCGCTGATAGTTCGTTCAATAAACCGATGGTTGCGCCAGTGATGTTCATGTAACGTTCAAACTCATCAAAGGTTTCTTTGAATTGGTTGATTTCACGTTCACTTAAAACGATATCACTAGACAAAATTCGACTTAATACGACTTCGGCAATTTCGGCGTTTAACTGCAACTGACGAGCGATGATCTCTGCATCACGAGCTTTAATCATTTTCACACGAAGGTTAAAGTCATTAATAAGTGCAAACATGCTACCGAACGACGGATATAAAGTTTCCAGTGATACTTGTTGAGTTCTCTTAGGGTCACCCAAAGACTTAATAAACTTATCGACTTCATTAATATGTTGTGAAGTACCAGAGATCGTATGACGATAAGTTGTTCCAACCTTACCTTTGGCTGCGATTTCTTTTAACCAACCGTAGAATTTCACTGAGTCGGTTTTAAACCCGTCCATTAAGGAAACGCCAGCCAGACAATTTTTAACGTACTCATCCCACGTCATTGTACGTTCATTAAAGTGAACCGGCACGCCCATTTGCTTATCCACTTTAGATAGGTAGCTCAATTTATTAGCTTTGGCTTGTGCACGTTTATAGTCCACGGTGTGGATGGAACCAGACATGCCTGAGATCTTTCGATCCAATTCCAAAGACAGACTGTTAATACGTAATCGGAATCCTTCAATAGGTGTTAAAAACTTAGGGAGTCCGAATGCTTCATTTCCGTCCACCGCACCATTTGAGCGTAGACGTTCCAAGTAATAATTTTCCATGACTGTAATGCCTTTATATAGGTTAACTAACATAAAATTCAAAAACAGAGGTACATATGTCCGCCGCTTTTAATTTCGTCAAAAAAATCGAATCCTCAGAATCGATTCAAATTGGCTTGAACTTTTCTCCTATCTACGACATTAACAACGGTCGTTTCTTTATTGGTAAAGATGACCTTGCTTATTGTAACGGTGGTGTGACACCAAACAACGCCATTGCGGGTGGTTCGAATACCCAGAAAACAGGTATGTTGATCTTAAGCTGTTTAAGCTTCCTAGAACGCATCCCACAAGGTATTATCATTTACGGTGATACCGAAGCTACCCTAGACATCGGTCGTTTATCAGAAGCCGTGGATGCACGCTTTGGTGAACCGGGTTACTTTAGCCGTGAAATCCTAAATAAACGTTTCATCTACCTAAGTTCTAATGATGGGTACGACGGCACTCAGTTACACAATCTTATCAAAGAAGCTTACAAAGAATTCCAAGAGTCTAAAGGTGACAAGTCCCGTTACATTGAAACTCCGTTCTATGATAAGTCAGGTAAACTAATTTCCATCTACATTCCTATCATGGTCATTACTGACTCATTAGGTGAGCTTCGTTTTAATGAAGCGTCGGTTAAGTTCCAAGAAGGTGATGTGGACGAGGGCGGTAAGAAGCGCACTCGTGATATGGAATTTGGTAACTTAAAACGCATTGTGTTCGAAGATGCACACCACTTGGGTGGAGTCGCCGGTCTTAAGCTTTGGTGGGTCGGTCAAACTACAGACGTCATCAACATGGACGGCAAACCTCAAGAAAAACAATCAACCTTTATCCGTCAAGGCAAGAAGATTGCTAAGTGTCCTAAAGCCATCTTACAGTTACCTGCGCAAGGTTATGAAATCATTCGTGGTTCAGCCCTCAAGTCAGACCAACAATGGATGTACCCTAACCCGTTAGGTCGTGACGTAATCATCGATGCAGATGCTCGTGAAAACCCAGACTTGTTATCTTACGCTTACACTATGTTCCGTAACAAAGGTGGGTCTTCTGGTATCAGCGGTACGTTCATCGGTTCTCAGTCAGACGGTATTCAAGAAGGTCTGTCTATGTACCATGCGTTAAAGACTAACGGTTACTTTGGTCTGGATGGTTCTAAGGTATCTCATGAGTGTACATTCTTACCGGGCGTTAAAGTAGGTCGTACTACGGTGCGTAGTGTTATCGCCAAGAACCATAAGTTCTACCGTGCTATCACTATGATGTATCACATCATGGTCATGCAACGTCAATGGTTGCGTCTTCCAGACCAGTACCGCATGACACCAGAAGAAATCTACAAATCAATTAAAGAGAAAGGTTTCGATTGGGATGAATTATTGGACTCGGTGGATTTCTGGCACACTAACCCAGACATCGACAAACCAACTATCACAGCGATGCAAATCTTCCGCCTAGCAACAGGTGAATCAACGGCAACCGGTCGCCCACCTAAGAAAAAGTAATTTAAATATTATGGGGGTGGTTAGCCACCCTCTTTTTTAAGAATTTGGAGAATAACAACAATGTCAGTGAACACACAAAACATCCTTATCATCTGTGATTCTGGGTTTGACAAATTATGTTCTAACCCTGAGGATTACGTCAGTCGGCTAAAACAAGTAGTAGCTGGTCGAACAGGGACTGATTGTGAGTTAAACACAGTTAGCGGTAAATACGGTTTGGGGAACATCGATTCTGAGATCAACGTCTTAGAGATTGAAGATCGTAATAAAACGTCTTTTGTTCAAACCATCGAAAACCTAGCCGATCGCACTAACGAATTAATCATCATTTCAATCATGGATCACGACGCTCACATCGAAGCATTGGCTTCTGCATTAAGTGAACGTTGTATTACCATTCGTCGCTATAAGTACGAGAGGAAATAACATGGCAGAACGTAATCGTAAGCAGGCTGAAAAATACTGGCTTACGTTAATGAAAGAAATCACTAAGGGTGGTTACAACTATACGGTTTATCGTTCGTTGTTCGATAAGCTCACTGACGACCAGTTTGAAGAGTTTATAGTGAAGCTGGAAGCGGGTGGTAAACTCTCTATCTGGGTGGATAACCATAACCCTGACGAATATCCGGTGTTTGACAAAATCGTTGAACTCAGCCGAGCTCGTGGTTTAGAACCAGAACAACATTTGGTGTTCTACGATCAAGACACCGGTCTACGATATGAGACACCAGAAACGTTCGTGGTTGGAACTGCCGAAACTCGTAAACAACGTCAGATGTGGGTGAAGAAGTTTGGTGCTGCGAAGGACGACACTAAGATCGATGACCTAACTGGTCAGGTGTTTGGTGATTCTCGTGGTACTGGTATTTCTATTCCTGAAGTTCGTGTATTGAAAACTCTTGGCTTGGATCTGATCGCTAAAGAACAATACGACGTGAAAGGTGGTGACTTGGGCGCACTGGACGAGTACCGTAAGGGTATCCAAGAGACCGGGCATGCAACCGTAGAAGGTTCATTGCGACGTGGTACAGGTGTACGCTCTTTACAAACCGCCGGTCTATTGATGATGGGTCGACACCTAGAAAACAACCTAGGGGAACGCTAAAATGAGTCCGTTTACAGAAATTAAGAATTGGTTGGAAGTTTGGAGTTTAGAACTCGCAATCATGAAGTGGAGCTTGGAAAGTGATAATGACGATCACCACACCATCTTTGCTTTGACCAGCGCAGTCCAAATAAAACCCTTACTCTCTTTTGAAGAAGGTTATGAAGAGATCACCTCACAAATGCTGGAAGGTAAACACTCTTCACTAAACGCGACTGAGTTAATGGAGATCACCATGCGTGTTCTTTCTCGTGTAGACTTTGGGAAGCTTGAAAAAGAAGTCCAAACGTTGTGTGAGATGCTACAGGGTGATTTTGGTAAACTTGGTGATATGACCATCAAAGAAAAAACCCCACTCTACGTTTTTTGTTTCTTACACCGTGTGTTTGCGGTAGAAGTTTCAGCACGCATTAAAACTTATGAACCGGGTAAACACAATCCGCTCTTGGGACCTTTCCAACCGATGTTAGAAGAGTTGTTGGCTTCAGGGCAAGTTCCAGCGAAAGGGGAATAACATGGCATTTAAGATCTTAACTGATTTAGATAGCGTGTTGGATACTCGACAAGGTACGTTGGATGTTTTACTGGAGCCGGTTAAAGAAACCTTTGATAATGTTTACGGTGATCTGTATTTTAAGCGGGTACTGGATAAGTTCGACCGCGAACCTTTTGGTATCACTATGGATCGCTATCGAGATGCTTTTAAAAACCGGGATATTGCTACCATCGTAAAATCTCGACCAACACCATTACTTAAGCGTCTGTTTAGTGTTGTGGTGGATGCGGAAGCACTCACTGGTAAACCTATTCGAATAGAGAGTATTGAGATCACGGTATTAACCGCACCTTATGATCTACCGGACGAAGTGCTGAGTGATTTAAAGAAAATCTTAGAAGGCAGTCTTGGTTACCGCTGCACTGTGAATTTTGACAATCGTCCTACTACTAGTGTGACTGGTTCCTACGTCTCTAATTTTACACACGTCTTTATTTATCATTTGTTGGGTGAAGCTTATACCGAATTCACAAAAACATTTGATCAACGTCCAAGTCCTGATACAAAGCTATTTATACCAGCTGTGTTCCTGAAGGAACCAGATGAACTCGGCATTAGTCCCACGGCTCAAATACAACGAGTCGGGTTGTTGTGGTCGGTGTTATGGACGGTTGTTCCCCTCCCTTTGAAGTTTTACGATGGGTTGAGTGCGGAAGAGTCCAGACGCTTGGAAGCGACTTTATCAAATGAGTGAATACCCATTATATACTCCTACTCCACAGGGAGTAGGAGTATACTTTTGATTTTAATTTTTTAACCTACTTTTTCACCATCGAAATCTAAGTAAGCAATACCTTGTTCTAGCTCGTCATCACGGATCTTAGGTTGGTCATCTAAGAGTTCATCGAGACCTTCATCCATGTTAATAATGAATGAACCTTCTCCCCAAGTTGGGATCGTGATGTTTGTTTGGTTCATGGTATTCATAGCTTCAATCAACTGGTTAAAGCTAGCACGGTTTTCTTCTTTATCTTTAGCACGTTCAGATTCTTTACGGTCATCTCGTACTGATTTCTCAAGTGCGCCAATAAGGGAGTTCAGAGCATCCAATAACTTTGGATCGTTAGGTCGTTTTAAATAAGCGGCAGTGGCGTTATCAAGGATAAGTCCACGGTGTTTTTGAATGGCTTGAATCAGAGCTTTCTGGGACGGGTCTTCTTCGTCTTTTTGATTCGCTTTGAACAAGGCTTGGAGGATACCTCTTACTGTTTCCTCAGAGGCGTCCCCGTGATAAGGTTTATACTCTTCGCTGGACATAAATATTTTCGAACCTATATTACTTGGGTAGTAGGACTACCACATTAACAAAAGGAGGACACAATGCAGTCGGTGTTAAGTTGGTTCCTAGGATTATTCCGTAAAAAGAAACCACCGTATAATCTAATAACTGCGCGGGAAGAATTAGAACGCATCCGGGAATTATTGAAGCCCAGTAGTCAGGCAACCGTTAATGAGTTGTTGTTCGTTCTATACAATTTCCAAGAGGAGCTCCCCTACAGCTTTGTAGAGGACTTTTCTAAGTTAAGAGACCTGAGATTCACTTTTAATTCTAAGACCTCTCAGAAACTCTCTTTGTTACTCTCAGAAGCATTTGATGGTTCTTATGAACGCATCATCGCCCACCGAGAAGTAATGGGGTTAGGTAAAACAGAAAAGCCAGTCTCGAACTGGTATTCTAATAAAGAATCCATTGAAACCATAATGCAAGCGATGTCTGTGTGGTGTCAAATTGGAATGCGATTACATTATGAACGATACCAAGAAGGTCATCCCGGATTATGGGACGAACCGGTTTCAAAGGGCCAAGAGAACTTTGTGTTCAGTAATGCATTCATGAAGGTTCTCAGCGACTACGTTGAACTAATCGATTTGATACTGAGCACCCAACCTAGAGGTATCGACCTTGAGCAAACCAACCAAAAATCCAAACGATAAAAAACTCGACCTAAGCGCAATCACCAAAAACTACACGGAGGACAGAGACCTTAAAGATCCACCATCGCGTTTGTTCCGAGCTCTACTCAGAAAGATGGACCTAAACGTCTCCCAGTTAGTATTGTTGCTACAAGAATACATGAAGTGGGAGGTAACGACGAAGGATCCGGTTAAAATGAAATCGGAACGCAACACACTCATGGGAAACATCCGAGCGGCTTATTTTAAGAACGACACTATGACTTTCCCTAAATTACTCACAGGGTTGAGTATACTCCAAATTAAGAAATACACTTTAACTCTAGAAGTAGAGACTGAAGATGGCAAAACCGTGAAAGTTTCTGAGACGGGACGTGTGCACAACGCCCGTAACACGAAATAACATGGATTCAATCATTACGTAATGAAAGAACGCGGACGACTCCTAACGGGGTCGTCCGCGAATTTTATGCTTAATTTTTTTAACGGTGTGTGACTATGAGTGAATTTGAGAATATACTTGATTCCTTCGATCCGTTTGAGGGATTGTCCTCAACCGATCCAGTGAGCAAGAAATCGAGTGAGATATCGGGCGACGTGAGTTCAATTCGAAAGAAGGCGACCAACCCAATCGACGCGAGCTCCAAGGATAACAACAAAGGGGTGGAGACAGTAAAGCCTGAGAACAGTGCTTTAGACAAAACCCTTAATAGTTTTAAGTCCGACACTTTAGGTCAGATAAGTGACGGGTATCAGCAAAAAACAGAAAACCTTTCTTTAGATGACCTACGTGATTTAGCGTTAGTAGAAGAAGGACAATTAAAACTCAACAAAGACCATGTGATGTCGGAGTTGTCCGATGTACTCGGTTATTCCTTGGGGGACACAGAAGCATTTAAGGGAGAAGCTGGAGATGAGTTGTTTAAACGATTCACCCAGTTAACGGATCCCGATGGTGGTGCACTCCTAGATAAAAACGGGAACGAGTTAAGTTTTAAAGATGGATGGCGGGATGGAACAACCGAAGGGTTAATCTATTCGCTAGCCATGCGAGGTTACGACCTTTACGAAGAAGTGAAAGATTCCGCGTTGGAGGATTCGTTTGATGAAACGCAACTTTATTCGGCAGCGCAAGCAGGTATGGTGGAATCATACCGACCAATCTTCGAAAAAATCAAACCAGAAAGCAAAGCTCGGGTAATGATGATCAAGGCCATCAGTTACGTAATTCGTAATGGTGACTTTAACTCTCTGAAAGAAATGTTGAGTATTTTGGGTGAAGACACTTACCCGATGATAAAACGCAACTACCCTACGTTACCTCAAGATTTCCTAGCTAACTATTACTTGGATAGTAAAGTCTATTATCATGAACACCAAAGTGTTTCTGATGAACTTGTGGAAGTATTAACGAACCTTTATGGGGTAAGCTGGTATAAGACCGATACAGTCCACGGTGAAGCATATAACGTGTTGATCGGAACCGGCTGTAGTAAAGATGCGGTTAAGTTATTATCCTTACAAGACGATCTAGCTGTATTGGTTTCTTTAAAGAGCACTTTCACGGAATTCCCTGCCTCTGAAGTTTTCTTTGAACATTTCCCGGATACCCCAAGAATACATTTATAATAAATACTCTCCTACTCCGTTTGGAGTAGGAGAGTATCAACACTTTATTTTTTTATCGAGATATTGGTCTTACGAATACCTTAGAGATATCACCGACGATCGAATCTGCTACCATGCCCGCTATATTACCCGGGGATACACTTTGTTTCCACGCGACTTGTTGAGTGGTTAAGCGTCGTGATAGTTGGCTCCATCTCAGAACAGTATCGAGATAGTCTGTTCCTGTAATACGAGCCAGATATGCGTTGTAAGGACCCACATCGGTTAACATACGGGATACCGCTGCCGCAGGGTTAGTCAACGAAGCCAACAACCCTGAAGCTCGTGTGATAGGGAGGGAAATGTATTTCTCCATATCTACGAAGGTAAGCTCAACGGTGATGTTCAAACACTTACGGTCTCTAGTCCAACCACCCACACCATCACCGAAACGAATTGTTGCTGATTCAACCATCCCTGTGCGAATAACTTGTCGGCCCTTAGAAAACACCTTACATAAGAAAGGAGATGTCTGAGCCGAACCACCCGCTGAGTTAGGGAAGATCAATGGTAACAACATGCAGAACGGAGCCCACATAGTGGTTACTTGGGAGTACAGTGTTGCATACGTCGCCTTAAACTCGAACTTGTAAGTTTCACGATGTAGGTTAGCTGATGACTCACTCCAGTGCTCTGGGATATTAATATGAGTGTTGTTGGTTAACGCCAACGGAATATTTACAATAGCCGCAGAAGAAGAAATACCTGCCACTGCATCACGTGCCATGTTCAGGATACCATCTACCGGTGAAATACCTGTTTGTAAGTCCGCCATATCGAAGCGGAAGTCATTCACTGATTTTACCGCTGAGTTGAACTTACCAGCCATCGGCGATTGCGTCGTAGTGTTACTAAACGAATCACTCACTGCGCCGTTGTGCTCATGGCGGAAAGTGATCGCATCAAAGCCACCGTACAAAGAAGTCTCCAACAAGTCCACTATGTCTCCCATCCAACTGCGATCTTGAGTGTTGTCCTCGTAGGTCACTTGTTCTTGGTTAACTTGGTAAATGTTAGGAGTTGTTCCAGTGTAAGGTGGTCGCTCCGAATCACCCGGGTGAGAAGGGGATTGTGCGCCTGATGAATTGTTAACACTAGGTGGTACATCACCTGTTACGTTTTGATTACCGTAAAGTCCCGGTAAAGTCCCATCTCCACGGGACGTAATTGGGGGTTCTGGAGGTCGGGCACTTTCGTACGCATCTTTGTCTAAGTAAGCAGAGTGACGTTCCGCGGTATGCGGTTCATCAGTACCATCCCCACGTATACGACCGACGGTATTCAATTCCTTATCCAAGAAGTCTTTCAAAGGGACGTCGTAAGCGTTGCCATCTCCCGGTCGAAAGTTTCTCATCTTGTCTTCAATTGCATCCAGTTTCTCATCTGGTGAATTGATGTCGGCGTCATCGAGTTTCTTTGTCTCTTTAACAAAATGACGGAACTTACGCACACCCCGGGTCATCATCCGTGCTAAGTCGATCGTTCCGTCTTCATTAACCACATCACCGAAAGTCTTAGACAATCTTGCGACTTCTTCTTGGTAAGCGGTTTTGTAAGAAGGGTCAATTCCGTTTACCGGTGCGGTATCGTCGTAAGTCATTGGAAGTAATGGTTTGATGGCTCCCAATGAAACCATGATGTCGTTCAACAAGTTGTTTGCCGACTGCATGTAAAGTCCGACTGCGGGCTTGACGTAATAGAACTGGTTTTTCGGGGTGTTCGTTAACCAATAAAGAAACTGTGTCCCGATAGAGATCAACTGAATAGGGGCAAACGCAATAGTCCCGACCGCTTGACCAACATAAAACATGAATCCCGGAGTACGACCTTTGTTTGCCATTACCGCGGCTACGGGATCAAACATGTTTGTGATGAAAGTCAACAACCCAGTGAACTCAGGTACACCGGGAGTGATCGTAACAAGCGATGCGTTGTCATCGAATACTCGTTTGTATTGGGTTCCCATCCCTCCTTCTTTGGACGACATGAATTGAGTGAATCGTGGGTCTGCCGCTGGAGAAAACTGAGGTAATGGGTTAACGTAACGGTTATCCCCCGGTGAACTAGAAAAGAAGTTGTAATAGAGATCTTTGTTAAGGTGATCTCTGACGGTGACGTTCTCCACACCCGCCGCCATCAAACGGAACGACTTTTTGATGAGGTCGCGGTCCGTGACAGTTACACTCATGTTTGAGTCTCCTTAGTAAAAAAAAGATGGAGGGACGAATCCCTCCAAGGTTTAGGACATCATGACCGAGTCTTGTCTTCTGCGGTCTATTTTGTTGTTGCCTTCGTTGATCGCATTTAGTATGCCTTCCAGCAACTTAATTTGACCGGCTAAGATAGCTTCGGTTTCTGGGCGCATCGAAACGTCCACTTTCAGTTCATCAGCGGTTACTCTGATCTCCTTCAGTTTCTCGTCGATTTGCTGTTGAATGACCTCTTTACTTCCTCCAACTGGTTTAGGTGCGGTTGGAGTTGGTTCCGGTCTAGCGAGCGATGGAGGTGGGTCCATGGTACGTGTTGCTTTAACCGCAGCCGTTGCCTTAGACGTTTGATCATCTAACGAGTAAGGTTGTTCTGGTTTAGGGGACGTTAACGCACGTTCTTCTTTCATCAACGAACCCTTAGGTACTGCTGATGCGAAGCCTCCGACTTTTCTGTCTCTGGCCTTCTCAATCTTACGTCGTAAGTGTTCAGGAACACGATCAACTTTACCGTCACTTGGGAGGTTAGGTGTATCCTCACCACTTTCATCCTCTACTGGTTGTAGGTCTTTTGTGAGGTCGCCGTTAAGAATGCCTTTTAGGTATTCTTGATAGAGACGTTCACGTCGGTCCATTCCCGGTAGAGCTTTACCGCCATTCAAACCACGTGCAGAGAACGTGAAGTCTCCGTGTTGTTTGATCGACTGCATTTGTGGTGAGTTCTCTAGGAACCAGATAGCAGTCTTAGCCATGACCTCTGGGTCTTCAGAAACCAACCTAGGGTTATTGACAATATCAATCCCTAGGTCTTCTGCTGCGCGTTCGTAATTATCTTTACCCGTTAATTGAACCAACCCACGTCCACGGTACAACCAACCGTCGTTAGGTGAGTCAGTGTTTCCTAACCAACCGTTGTATACGGCATTGGCGAAAGCCACCGGTCCTTGACGAATGATGTCCTGTATTTGTGGGATATTGAACTTCTTCAATTTACGGAAGATAGAACGCGCTCGAGATGCGTTAGTGTAACGCATGTTCTCAGCAGTAGATTTGTAACCACCTGTTTCATAATCGGTCAACGCCAACATCTGAGCGATTTCCCGAGGGTCGTCGTAACCCTTCTTAACCATCTCTTGGATCAACACCTTGGTGATCTGATCTTTATTTAACGAGATGCCTTTATCATCCCCCGGTTTGAGGGTGACGTCGGTTTCTAATTTACGGTTAGTGTCAACCTTCACTTTACTCAAATCACTGGTGATTTGATCACGCGGAGTAGGTTGTTCCACACCAAACTGCTTAGAAATGTCTTGAGGGTTTCTCGGTTTGTTGATGTTCAGATTATCAGGAAGTCGATACACTGACTGGTCTGTCCCTTCTGGCGCTCTCACCGTACGACGTTGCTCCATATCAGGGTCTTTCAGTCTGGCTTGGTTCGCTTTAACTTCAAGAGCCTGAACTAGGCGTTTAACACGGGTTGTCATTCCTTCTGAACGCTCGCCTTCGAACGGCGCTTCATCCACGCTGAACAAAGTTTTCACTCTTTTGTCAATCATCACCTTAAGTTCAGTGACTTGTTGAGCAAAACGGAATTGAGCTGTTGCTGATAACGTCATCCAGACTTTAGATGGGTCACCACCACGCTGGTTACGACACACCTGATGCCATGCTAACCAGACTGGAAGGAAACGATACTGGAACCAACGAATAGCGAGCTCCCGACCACGCTTCGACGTCACACGGAAAGACGTACTGAACGTTGCCCAGAATTCTTCTACGCTCCCAGTGAACTCAGAACGACCATTAGAATAAGAAGTATATTTCTCAATCCAGCGTTCTAACTTAAGAACTGCCTCAACACGCCACGGCATGTTTTCCTCATTACCATAAGCAGCAAGTCGGAAAGCAGTAATTAATGCCACTGGCTTGTCCCCCGGAAGCATGTCGGAGATATCGATCCCCTTAATCACTTCTGGTTTCTTAAACCACGTATCGAGTTTCTTCTGTTTCTCTTGATCGTTATGATCTCCAGTCATCCGCATCCAAACACTTTCCAGCATCCCAGCCTTTTCGACTTTCTTGATCTTGGAGTTCACCGTGTCGATCGTTAAGTCCTCAGACAGTTTATCTGAGTTAAGGTTGACTGTATCGTATTCTTCTTTGAGTTCGTTTAAATAACGTGCGACCTGAGCTTTGGTTTGTTCCTCACTCATGGCGTATGTATCATCACTAATCCAAACTTGAATACGGTAAGGAGACGGGTTAAACATCGCGGCTTCTTCGTGTGCTTTCTTAGCGATCAAAGCAACCGTGTTATTTTTAAGCTGATCATAGTCTTCAAACTTAACGATATTAAGTTTTCGGAATTGAGCGTGGTAAGTCAGGTACACTGGTTTGAAACGAGCACTAAACCAATGTAACGTATCCCTAACCCCTTCACGACTTGAACGTGCTTGGATTAAAGGACCTATAAAGCGTTCTAACGGGGTTTCTCTAGAGAACCCTGTATTGGTGCCAGAAACTTGGATGTAGTCTTGTAGGTGTCGTTCAAGCTGAATAATCGTGTTGATTAAATCTTCATCTTGATCATCGATACCGTATTGTGCCATACGGAGCTTCTGTTGGATAGTTAGGTCACTTGAGGTGAAGTATTTGTAAGCGGCGTAACCTGCTAAACCAGCGCCCGCTACACCCAAGGTAATAGGGTTTAACAAGAACGGCGCAGAAGCTGCCGCAATCCCACCTAGTGACGTCCCTGCCATCCCTGCAACCGCTGAGCCTGTCGCTAACCAACCCGCTGCATTTAATCCCATTGAACCTGCATCCAACAGTTTATCCGCAGTTGAACCTTCTTCAACATCGAACCCATCGCGTGCTGCATCGATAGCCATATCGCCACCGAACATCAACGCACCACCTACACCAAACTTAGCCATATTACTCATGCGACCTAGTTTAGAGAAACGACCGAAACGTCCGCGCTTACCTTTACCCTTGCGACGATCTTTGCCGTCACCATCCATGCCGTCGACTAGATCGCCCACGCTATCTTTAGCTCGACGACCCAGTAACGCACCTGATAGGATTTTCCCTAAGCTGAACAAACCTTTGGTTAACGTACCGTTAAGTTTCATTAGGTTCTTAAACCCACCGATACCTAGGCTGAAGAATTGCTTCATTAATGCAAATATGCCTCCGCCGGCAAACCCTAACAGACGCCCCAGTAACCCACCTTCTTTTTTCTCTTTTCCTTCCTTATCGTCCGGGTTCAAGGATTCCGCGATGTCAATCACCGAGTCTTGGAATTGAGCATGCTTCGCTTCTTTCTTTCTACGGATTTTGTCAGCCAATGAGTTCAGACGAATTCCTTCAGTAGGTTTTTCATCTTCGTGTTCTCCCGCCCCTACGTTGTTCATGTAGTTGCGAACTTTAGGACTGACTTTCTCCACACCCGGCATCTTGGTGTCTAATCCCCAATGTCCAGCAATGAGTGAATAGATTGAATCAAGACGGGTGGTGATAGGTTCATAACGGTCAGGTACATTCCGGTTGATAGAAACATCTTGTCCTAAGATAGCAGAGCCGAGTTTCTCTCTACCGTTGTTTCTTAACCACTCCGCACCTTTACCTATTCCACTACCGATACGGTTACCGATGTTGGTTAGTTTGTTAATTGAAACCCCACCAATGGTTAGTAGTCCGTTATTGAGGTCCTGAGTGGAAACCAACATGTTACCATCTTGGTCAAAGACAGGTCCAAGGATATCACGCCAACCTAATATCTCATTACCTTCTTCGTCAAAATACCAACCGTTCTTAAACCCACGGGATGTTAACACTGGTTCGGAATCCCCTTTCAGGTAAACATCCATCTGGTCAACACTGGTTTTGACTTTATCAATCGCATCACGGACCTTACCCATTGGATCGATGGCACGGAAGGTCTTACCCACAAACGACTGGAGTCGGTGTATGCCATCCAGTAAGATCTCCCGACCGTCTGGACCGAACACTTTCCCCGCCAAACGTTTAGCGCTAGCAGCGACCTCCGAAGTACCTTGGGAGATATCGATTACGGTTCCCTTGATGTCTTTCCAAGAACGAATGACTTTCTTGGATGCTTGATCATAGTAGTCCCCGGCATTCTTTTTAGAGGCGTAGAGGATCTCTTCACCGTTTTCATCGTAAAGGTCTTCGTCTTCTTTAAGCTCTTGTCCCTTCGGTGCCAACGAGTTAAGCTTACCGTACAACGTAGCGACGGTTGCACCACCTGCCAGTAAAGCTGCCGCCTTAGGGTTAGAGAAAGCGGTCATTCCCAAACCACCAATCAAACCACCCAACACCATAGGTTTGTTTGCAATTAACGCTTCAATACCTTGGTTGAAGGCGTCAGCCGGGACGATAGCTCGAAGACGGTCTATTAGAGAACGTTTCTCACGTTCTTCTGAACGCTGTTCTTCCGTCACTTCACCAGAAGGTGTATCTGGATCAACCCCGACTGTAGAAACCGATTTGAGGCGTTTTAAGATAGAGATTTGTTCTAATTGCGATTGACTGATTTCCGCCAAAGACATGTTACCGGCTTTCACCAATTCCAATAGCGGATCAATTGCAAGTCCTTTCCCGTTATCACCGAAGTTAGGTAAAGAGGTTAACCCTGAGGTATTCTCTTTAATTTTTACTACGGCGTTCATGATATTGGTGAGTGTACCGTGAACTTCTTCCTGTAAGGGAAGGGGGGAAGGATTGGATAAGTTAAATGAGTCTAAGACACTATTATTATTTTGTCTAAATATAGTGCTAAGATCATCTCTAGTAGGATAAGGTTCATTACTACTTTTATTTAAAGAAGCATTAGGTGACTTACCTGCTAGTTTGTTTTGTAGTTGTTGCCAAATGAGTTCTTGGTTGATGTACTCTTTGTTTGTCTCAGGATCCACACTAACAAGACCAGAAGCCTTTAACCCTTCATCTAAACCAAGACTACGGACTAAGTCAATTTTCTCAGCAATGTTAGGCGTGTAGTTTTTAAGAGAGTCTGTGCGCAGAGAAAGACGATGTAATAACTCTTGTCCTTCAGCGGTAGGAACGGTTAGACGGGCCATGAGTCCATCTAAGCTACTTTCCTGAGTACGTTCGACTAGATCGTCTGTGATACTAAAGCGTCGACGAATCAATGCCTCAATTTCATCGGCTTGCTCACGATCCATATATTCATCAGTTTGAGCTCCGATGTAGTCGTAGACGTTAAAGACGTTACCTTTGTCCGCTTCTCTAGCTAGGCGATGAGCTAGGGCGTTAGACGCTGATTCACTCAACTCCCCTTTAGTATCGATATCACGAACAATCGACTTCGCTGCATCAGAATAAGAGTTTAGCTCCCACTCCGGTGTGATGATACGCTGAACTTGGTCATTCAAGTGATCAGTCGTAGTTGCTCGTGAAGTACGGTAATCGTAACGTAACTTAGGGACATCATCATTGCCTGTACGAATCTTTTCAAGCGTATGGTGAATCTCACTTAACAACGTTGGGATTTCTTCAGTTAAACTACGAGAGTCATGGACAGACCATACGGAGTTATCTTTCAGGGATTTCAAAGACTTCTCTTTGATTTGGTAAACACTCCCCTGAGACTCCATGTAGTTCTCACCGACAAGGTTAAAGGCAGTCCCTGCGGCTCCTGTTGCTTTTCTTACCGTTTGCCATAATAATTTAGGCATTGGTTTGGCGTCAGCAGGTAACGACTCCAAGTACTCTTCGTACGTTTCAGGGAGTTGATCCATCATACCAGTTTCCTGATAATGACGACCCATGACTGATCCCATCGCCTTAGTCGAGTAAGACAACAAATCACCAAACTGACGTAACTCTTTTTGAGTCTTGTCGAAAAGCTTCGCTTGGTCTGGGTATTTACTACGGACTCGATTAAGGAGATCACGTCCCATCTTGGTATCAAAGAACTCTGGTCCACGCTCTACGACGAACTGTCCAAGCATAGAGCCAACGAGTTCACCGGTGCTTATTCCCGAGTCTTGACTCATCTCTGTGGCGAATCTCGCGTCACCAACAAGTTGAGTAAGAACACCTAGTCCGTCGTTAATCCCATCCTTACTAACAAGACTACCAATGGCCTCACCAAAACCACCAGTGCGAGAAAACGTAGATCTCAAGATGTTATCTCTAATTCGACCTTTACTCGCTTGCAGTACACTCGTCTTTTCAAAATCAGACATCGCGGTGTTTTTAACAATGTCTTTCATTTCACGGATTAAACGGTGTTGGGAAGCTTCCATGAATTTGTAGTATTTAGCCGAAGTTAAATACTGACGAGTCATCAGGTTAAGTTTCATGGCTTCTCGTTGACCATGAACTTTCATCTGATATTGGTATAGGCGTTGTAAGTTAGCGTTGACTTCGAATAACTGTTCGTTACCTTGTAAGCCCGCCGACAACTGTCTAGACCCTACGGTACTCATCACTCGGGTGATGGCGTCAGTAGATTCTACGTGGACAATACTTTGTTGTTCCAAAGCATCCAACATGCGTTGTTGTTCGCTTTCTTCAACCGCTTCCATTTGGAAACGATCTTCGATACCATCCGACGGTTTCTCCCAATCGCTGAAATCTTTCTTGCTGAATTCTTCTAACCCATCCACGATTTTATTGGGTAGACGGTCACGCAAGGAGGTGCTTAAAGAACCAGAAAGAAAAGCCAGATCTCCCATGAGTTCTGAGCTGTTCTCTTTGAATTCTTTGAACGCTTCTCGTTTCTTACGATCTAGCTCTCGGTAGAAGTCAAAGGTGGTGCCGAAAGAACTAGGAAGGATGCGTCTTAATGTTTTAACTTTTGCGTCGGTATCACCGACGGTATTAGATTTTAGGGCAGAAAGAAATCCCTTGGAGACCGATTTCAGGAAACCTTGATTTTTATTTCCATCAAAGTCAAAATCAAAGTCCATGTCTCCATCTAGGAAATCATCTCCCCAATCATAATCTGATTCACTTGCCATTTTTGAAACCTCATGGTGTATTATGAAACCGACTAACGTTTCTTTATTAAACCCAAGCAAAGTCGCTTGGTCGCTGATGAGACCTGTGTCTTCAGCGGATGTAAACGAGGGTTCTTCTACCGGTCTGCACCCAGACGGACTTTATTCAGTAGAAACCTTCGGACGAGTAGGTAGTGAAGAACGTGATCGTAAGTTATCTTACATCGACGTTAAACTCCCTATTTTTAACCCTACGTATTTCAAGTCTTTGGTTACGCTCAAATCTTTATACTTGGGCATAATCCGAGGGACGGAATACGCCGTCTGGGATGCTGAGACTAAAGACTTCATAAAATCCAACTTGTTAGACGGGGAAACTGGGTACAGTTTCTTTATGACTCATTTTAACGAATTGGAGCCAAAGTTAACAGAGTCTTTTCGTCGTAAGAAAAAAGTGGAACTATTCCACACTTACCAATCCCAAGCTCTGTGTAGTAAAGTCATTGTTATTCCAGCTGGTTTACGAGACGTCCAATTTGGTGAGAACGACCGCATCATTGAACCTGAGATTAATGAATACTACCGTAAGCTGTTATTCCGTACTAAAGCAGTTGTGGTCGAACCGGGTGAGGAAAACTCCCCTGTCTACGATAACTTACGGTGGGGTGCTCAATCCAACTTTAATGACATCGACACTTACATCCAAAATTTGACCAAAGGTAAAACTGGTTTCTTCCAGAAGCGAGTTGCTACCCGTGGTGTGGTTGGTGGTACTCGTAACGTTATCTCTGCACGTCAAGTCTCTGTAGAGGATGCTGATGCACCTAACTCAATAGACGTGAACACCACTGATATTGGTTTGTACCAAGCTATGCTTGAGTTCCAGTACACGTGTCGTTACGGTATGTTAAACGGTTGGGTTCAGAACGTTTTCACTATCGGTTCTAACTTAGCTAAGTTGGTTGATCCTAAGACGTTTGAATACCAATACAAAGAAGTCGACCCTAAGGTTATCGACCGATGGATGACACCGGAAGGTTTAACGAAACTCTTTAATGGATTTAAAGACAGCCACCTCCGTAACAAACCGATCATGATCGAAGGTCTTTATATGGGTCTGATCTACGATGACGGTAAACAAGTTCGTATCGTTGGCGATAAGTCGGAGATTGGTGATCGCGATCCTGCACACCTTCGTCCATTGACTTACATGGAGTTATTCTACATCAGTTGTGGTAACTTAATAGAAACACGAATGACTCAAGTCACCCGTTACCCTATCACTGGTGTGGGTTCCATTTACCCATCTAAGATCAACTTAAGAACGACGATTCAATCTAAACCACGTGTGCTATTAGATGAGTTCTGGGAAGAAGGCGAACGTCTAAATAATTTCCCATTGTTGACCGGTCGACCGAGTTACTTCGATGCGATGTCGGTTGATGGCTCTCGATTGGAACTCTTGGGCGGTGACTATGATGGCGACCAATTGAACTCGAACGGTATCGAAGCGGATGATGCAATCAAACAAGCTTTGGAACGTATGGGTCAGCGAAGTTACTATATCACCGGCACGGGGTCTTTCTTGTATGAACCTATTGTGGAACCTCATGAATTTTTATTACGCGCTCTCACAGGCGGGTTGGAGTAAACATGCAAAACCAAGAACCTCTTGATTCAGAGATGATGGTGGATGGATTAGAAGCACTATATCCATTGTTTTTTAAGGAGTTTGTGTTACGTCGTAAAAACGACCTCACTAATCCTCGTTACCATTCCTTAAGTGACATCGAGCTTCCGCGTGGCTCAATGTTGTTTTACTATCCAAAACACGCTAACGACTTGGGACCGAGTAACCAAGAACCACTTGTCAACACGTACCCAGACATCGTTAATATCGGGTTTGATAGTCATTACGTTATTGAATCTGGTAAAGCTCGTCCGGCACCATTAGACGAGCGTAAACAAATTCAACGTTACCGTAACGGTCACTTCCGTTACAAATACGCACGCAACATCAAAACCCCTATGGGGCGTTCTAAGGAACTCATTGTGGTGAACAACGCATTGGGTCAATTAAAATGGGATTACGTCCCTGATCGCTTCCTAGCCTTCAATAAGAGCTACAACCAGCTGGCTAGTTTACTTGATGTCATCAACACCCATGCACAAGGGAATGATCGTCAATTATTCTTCCGCATGGAGCTTCCTAACCAAATCCCTATCTTTACTAAGTTCCTAGAATACTTCCGTCATTACGAGAAGTGCTTTGAGTTAAACGAGAAAGGGGAGGTGACTTTCATTGGTCCTAACGACCAAGCTATTCGAGATTTAAAACGTACGGGTGCTTTCTGGTTATTAGACTGGTTTGCATGGCTGAGTGGTAAATACGAGTACTCTTTGTTTGACCGTCTGGATCCATCCGTTATGGAACGACTAAACATCGTTTTCACGAAACATGGTAAAACGGTAATCCTGAAGCCGGGCTTATTGCGAACTTGGTTAGACGAACTTAATAAGGTCGTAAAGGTTGACGGGGAAGAACAAATCGATTACAATACCTCTCAGCGCCAAAATGCCGTGAAACGCACCTTGGCAATGTTCATGCGTATGATTGCGCAAGCAAATGCAGAGGTAGAAACTGATGACGATAACACAACGTCTGAAAAGGCTAGTACAACAAAAGACGGGGATGGACCGGACGGGACAGATGGATCCGAAGAAGAAGAATCGGGTGAGGAGACTCCCGACGTGGATCCTGCTACTGATACTGATCTGTTCGATGATTTTCTCAATGGACGTAAAACACACGTTGATGGACCTGATGGACAGTCCGGAGAAGAACCAAGCGGAAGTGGTTCAGGATCAGATCCAGAATCAGATCAAGAAGTTGTCGAAAATTGGACTGATGAATTAGACGACACGGAGTTTGTTACTGAAGAAACGGTTACGTCCACCAAGCGAAGTCGTATGGTGGACGAATCTCCTGAAGCTGGCATTAAGCGGGCTATTGAACGTAAAGTTCGAGAAGGTCAGCTAACTAAGTCTCAGCAGGATTTCTTCCTTAAGCAAGCGGAACGTTATAAAGACTTGGCGATGCCTAATGGACAAACACTAGAAGAGTTCATGAAGATCGACGAGAAAGCGTTACGAGACCTCCCTAGTAAAGTTGCCCCGGAAATGATTGGGGTGCAAGACGAATCTTACCTTAATTCAACGGTGACTCATCTCAAGAAGGGTTACGTTGAACACTTCATGCAAAAAGATATCGTTCGCGCTATCCTAGCGGTACAACAAGCAGGGATTTGTGTAACTAACTTTGAGCAAGAAACCGTTCACAACGTTGATGGGACTTACGATGTTTATCGTGTTCAATTCCATCCAGTCGGTGGTACCCCGGTTACACGTTCTTTCCGCATTGCTAGAGTGGATAAAGAGGGAACGTTTACAGTCGATGGTAAGAAACGTACGAAAGCTTTACAACGTATGGACCTTCCTATTCGTAAGATGGATGATTACCGTGTTGGGTTGAACTCGTACTATGGTCGTAAGTTAATCGTTAGTCGTTCTAAAATGGCGGCGGATGATTATGGCTTGTGGTTATCTAAACAAGTCCGTAAGCGAGCTCTAAGAAACGACTTTGAATTACTGGCTGGTAATTCTTACACGAACCAATACGCACTCCCTCGTCCGTTCACCGCGTTGTCACGTCGATTCAAGGGCATTAACGTAAATGGTGTCGAGCTTATGTTTGATGTTAATGCTATCATCAAACGTGACGAATCCCTAGCAGAACAAATGACGGCTGAATCAGCGGTAATCGGCTTTAAAGGGAAGACTCCAATTAAGATCGATCAACACGGTATGTTGACGGCGGGGAAAGAAGACCTAGGTAGTATCGAAAGCTTCTTAGGAATTGATGTCCGAAAAGCGCCTTTGGATACGGCCAACATTAACATCAACGGCTACCGTTTCCCTATGGGTGTAGTGTTGAGTTACTACTTTGGTTTCGATGAATTACTTAAAGTTCTTGAGATCGAACCTCGCGTTATCCCGGGTGGTGTGCGTATCAAATTGGAGTCGGATGAATTTGCCCTACGTTGTGCAGACGAAACCTTAGTCTTCAGTCGACGCGACCCAATGGCTTCTTTGATCTTTGGTGGAATGGCTAAGCTGAATAACTTGCATTCTTTCAACCGTGTGGATATGAACGATCCGGGTATCTGGGTGACCGCAATTGATAACCCTCGAGTTAAGCCCGCTCATTTCCAAGAGATGACCAACTTACTGGATATGTTCATCGATCCTATCACTCATGATGAGTTGAAACGTTTAGGTCACGCTACCAGCTTTGACTATTTGTTGATTGAAGCGACAGAGATGCTCCGCACTGAGCAACATCAACACGAAGTAGAAATCAAGGAACAGCGTTTCATAGGTTATGAGTCTTTTGCCGGTGCCATCTATCACCAGATGACGTCCTCCGCTCGTCAGTACCGAGGGAAGGCAATGGACCGTCGGGCTAAGTTTGATCTTAACCCTGAAGCCATCATGATGGAAGCGTGTTTGAGCGATACTTCAGTTGACATGGTGCAAGAAGTTAACCCGATTCATGAAATCAAGGAACAAGAAACGGTCACCTTTGGTGGTAACAACGGTCGTAACGATGTCTCAATGGTTCGTCGAACTCGTGGACAACTGCCGACTTACAAAGGGATTATTTCTGAAGCGGGTAAAGACTCCAGTAAAGTTGGCTACGTAGGATACACCACATCTAACCCTAAGGTTGTGGACTTCCGTGGTAATGTCGACTTAAGTCGTGATGTCGGTAACTCTGGTTTGGGTTCGGTTACTATGAACCTCATGCCGGGGGCAAACAAAGACGACCCTAAACGAACCCTGTTCTCAGGAGTTCAGCACTCTCAGGGTACTTCTGCGGTTAACTATACCCCGAACATCATGCGCGGTCCTTACGACATGGTTATCGCACACCGAACTTCAGAACTTTATTCTAAACCTGCTAAACAAAATGGTAAGGTATTAGAGTTAACGAATGAAGGTATTAAGGTTGAGTACGAAGATGGGACTATCGACGCTTACCCACTTGGTATTAAACTGGGGGACGCAGCTGGTGAAGTCCATCGTCACAATCGCGTTACTGACTTAACTCCGGGTGATACTTTCAAAGCGGGTGAAATCCTTGGTTGGGATGAAGTGTATTTCCAACGGGACACACTGAACCCACGTCAAGTAGTTTGGAAGTGTGGGGTAATGACTCGCATTGCCATGATCGAAAACCAGTTCACTTTTGAGGACTCTATTGAGATCTCGAAAGAGTTTGCTGAAGAAACCAAAACGTCATACGTCCTAGGGAATAAGTTCTACTTGAACTTCGACCAAGGGTTGGACATGCACGTTGATATTGGTTCTGAAGTAGACTACGACACGATTTTATGTCACATCGAGGATGCGTCCTTGGTAGGTGTGGAAAACCCAGATGACGACTTTGGAGAGCTAGATCGACTAGGTGCTCGCAAAGTGAAAAGTAATCATCATGGTAAAGTGGTTAAGATTGACGTTCGTTATAACGGTGACATTAATGAGATGTCAGAACCCGTTAAGAAGTTTGTCATGAAACATGATCGCCTTCGTAAACGTAACGCCGCTATCACTGGTGACGGTGTGGTTAACGGAAACGTTGCTGGTAGTCGTGGTATGCGAACTTCACTTGAACCTAACCAAGTATCAATCGAAGTATTTGTTGAAGAGTTCATCGAAACCTCTACAGTAGATAAGTTCGTTATCGGTAACCAGATGAAAGGTACCGTGGGTAACATCTTCCCTAAAGAGTACTTTACTCAGGATGGAAGAAAAATCCAAATCTTGTTCTCTTTCAAATCTCTGTTTAACCGAATGGTACTGAGCCTTCGTGATAAACTCGTGACTAACGAACTGGTTATTCATGGACAACAACAAATGATCGATATCTATCGAGGTAATTAAAAAATGTCATTCGCGTTAATTGGCGCTGTAAAACGTATCCAGTTAGGTTGTTTAATCGCCGGTACGTACAACAGTAAGATTGACGGTATTTGGGGTAAGGGTAGTCGTATGGCTACCCTTAGTCTTTTTAATACTGTCATTAAAAAAGAAGAATTAAAAGATATCCCTGCTTGGTCTAAAGCGATCGACGTGGTTAAGCTTTTTCAACACAATGCTCGTCTTACTGGCTTTTATGTTGGTCAGGTCGATGGTATTTGGGGCAAAGGTAGTCAACGTGCTCTAGATAACCTAGTATTAGCTAATCGTCGTTTTAACGATCAACCAGATTTAGACTTGGCTTGGTCCGAACGTGTTCCAACAGCTTTCACTCAAATCGTGAAGGAATGGGTCGAAGCACGTGGGTACGACGCATGTGTTGGTGATTACGTTATGTCCGTCATGGCGTTTGAATCAGGTCGTACATTTGATCCGGCAATCCAGAATCAAGGCGGTAGTAACGCCTTTGGTTTAATTCAATTCATGGCTCCTGCTGCAAAAGACTTGGGGTACACTTTAGATGAGATCCGTAGTATGGGTCAAATCGAACAACTAGAGAAGTGTGTCCTCCCTTATTTTGATATGCGCGCACGACGCAAACCAATGCGTAACTTAGAAGACTTTTACTTGAGTGTTCTCTATCCAGCCTACGTTGGGAAAGCATTGGATGAAGTATTGTTTGTTGAAGGTTCAATCGGCTATCGTCAAAACCGTGGATTGGATAAAAACAAAGACGGCAATATTTTAGTGGGTGAGATCGCTGAGACGATCTACCGTATGTATTACGAAGGCATGAAGCCTAAAAATCGGAGCATCATTTAATGAAAAAACCTGAACAGTACGTTTCGGATGTATTGACGATCGCAAACATCCAAGAAGTCGTGAAGGGTGCTTTAACCAAAATCGGTTTAGAAGTCCTCCCGCCAGTTGAAGACGAAAAGGTCGTCGAAATTGTTTCTAAGTCTATCAAAGAGGAAGCGTAATCATGATCAGTACTAACTCTATTATGGTCGCGTCTCCTATTGCTTTGGCTCGACAAGAAAAAGAAACTCCGTTGGTTAACCGTACTGCTGACTTCATCCAGACCTTGGTAGCGATGAGCACGGGCAGTACACCACTGACTCCAGAAAACTTAGTTAAAGAAGTTCCGGCTGGCGTTACTGCGGACAGTGAACATAACTTGGTTCAAGATCAAGCTATCACGATGATTGCCGATGGTGTGAACAACGCCTTCACCCAAATCCGTCAATACCTTCGTCCTTTAGATTCTAAAATTCGAACTAACATGGACGGCATCTACACTCCGACGAGTGCGATCACTGCGGTTCATAACAACCTCTACGTTCGTTACATTGAACTTGACCACATGTTCTTTGATTCTGTGATGTTCCCTACTAAGACTCCTGACCCGGTGTTTAACTATCAGGGCTTCACTACGAGTGAATTAGCAAAACACGCAGGTTGCTTCCCGGTACTAGATGAAACAGGTATCAGTAAGTTACTGGAAACCAACAGTGATGAGATGCATGACTTGCTAGACATTGGTTTAGCGATGGACATCTACAACAGCTTGTTCGTTCATGGTCACTGGGACCATTGGTTTGAAGTTAAAGAAGGTACACTGAACCTAACTCCTAAGTACATGGATGTTAGTCGTTTAATGCACCTGTACGTAATCGCTTCACGTTTGTTTGTTGAAGACGACGTGCTACCGGGTGTTGAACGTATGACTCTTCCTGAGTACCGTACGTACATCAACAAAATCCTGAACATCGCAACGTACACTCTACAGCACATCCGTAACCACTATCGTACTTTAGCGGGGTTAAAACTCCCTATCTTGAAAGTGAACATGGCGGACCGTGCTTACGAGTTCAATACCGTATCCGGTGATATCACGGTTGGTCTAACTGACACTGCCATTGCGGAATTAGAAGCATCCAACGTTTCTTTGTCGGAAGCATTGATTGGTTACGCTAAAACTTGTTTTGATCGTAAAGATAAAAACATCCCGTCTTTGATGGGCAACCTTAAAGAGTACATTGAAGTCTACCGAGCGTACGTTCAATCCGTACAAAATGCGATCGTTCAAGAATCAGAAAGTCGTGTAAAACATATTGTCGAAGAAGCAGTGAATGAGTTCCAAAAGACTCACACGGAATTCAGCGACAAAATTGAAAACATGGGCACTGACCTTGCCTACCGTCGTCTGTATTCTGCTATTGAAACCTCGGCTAACCAGTGGTATGCATCTTACCGTCAGCGTGTTATCCAAGCTAACGTCCCGCTGGAAGAATTCTTAAGCACGCCATTCATCGCGATTGCTGTTGCGCGTACATTAGGTCTAGAACTTGCCGCAGACGTCCTAGAGAAGTCTGTAGTGACTAGCGACATGACGTTGGAACAACAACGCGGTAAGCTAGCGGAAGCAGTAACTGGTTGTATCACCCAACTTTGTTTCGGTAAATACCTTTAATCATAGGACGGGATAGATGGAACCCAGTAAACTAACCCGTAACCAACTATTAAACCGTAAAGTATTTAAAAACCTTGAAGATGGTTCCGTGGTTGCCACCCGATCTTTGGTCGGGTACATCCCACAACGTTTTGTTGAGACCAGCTTAGCAACGGTCACTGACGTTGTTACAACTATCGGTGTCGTTGGGTTTGTGGATCCTAAAACTGATCAGTTCTTCAGTATGTTTGTTCAGAGTAAATTTAACCTATCTCCAAGTAACATGGGGGAGGAGTCGGTCAATGGTGAACGATACCTCACCATGGAGTTTGAAGAAGGTGATTTAGTCTTCCGATCTCTGAGCAGTATCCAAGACCCTAACTTGAACTATTTCTTTTACCGAGAGTTTTCATGGTTAAGTAAATTACCGTGGTACGTCGAAGGTAAGAAAGTTCGTTCTATGTTTGACCAAGCAGGTTTAATTACTGGTCGTAGTGTGGGGAGTTCCCCTGCGGTATTCCGAGTAATGACTTCACTTAACGAACGTGACCCTGACGATCCTACAAAACCTTACCGTTACTCTAAAGCCATTTTAGAAGGACGTCCTCCACTCATGGTGGGATTGAACAACGGTAGTTTGTTGATCGATGGTACGTTCAACCGTTTGATAGGTGGTTACGATCAAGACAACTTGATCATGGCGGTGTTGGATAAAGACACCCGTGTGACATCAGAAGAATTAATTATTAAGGGCGGTTTCGCTGATGAGTAACAAACTAACTTACGGCAACATCGAGTTGGCTAATGCTGACAACAAAGGTATCTTAGTTCCGGACAAAGACGGGTACTACACTATCGCGGGCGGTGGGTTTAACATGCCTAACCGAATGGGGATCGTTTACCGAATGAACCAGTACTTGCTGGAGTGTTTGGAAGAAGGTCCTACGGTTGGGTCTGGTAGCGACCTACGACGTCGTATTGAGCGTGGTGAAGCCTACATGGAAATGAATCACCCGGTACAGTGGTTTTATGAAAAGGTTGACGGTCAAGTTGTACGCACTCGCATCACTGACTTAATGACATGGATCAACCGACTCAAGACCATTGATATGGATCGCATTTGTGCTTCCATCGGTAACATCATTCCAAACTTCGATAAGTTTAATCGCGCTACCATGCAAGGTCCGGTTACCTTTGATATCGAAACAAAACCTCATGGCCCTTTCGGACATATGTTCAAAGAAAACCTTGATACCCCTCGTATGGGTACAGCGGTTTCTATTCGCACGGTTACTGCACCACAACAATTTGGAGCGGTGGTTCGTGAAGTTGAATATTGGACTGGTCTCGACTGGGTTCCAGAACCGGGTTTTGCGGAAGCCACTAAGTACCGCACTGACATGAGTGCCGTGGGTGGTATGGAGTCCCTCATCCAAGACCTATCTTGTGGAGAGAGTTCTGAGATCACCCTTAGTGCGAAAGAATCCATTGAGATCATGGAGACGTGTCTAGGTAACAAGAACGACATCGTTACACGAGAAGGCATGGAGTCTTTCAACCAACTCAACGAAATGCTGAGTACGTTGAAGAAGAACCGACACTTCGTTAACGGTGAACGTAAAACAGTGACTACTGTAAACCCTATGAACTTGTTCTAGGGAAATTTAAGTGGGCGGGGTTTCCCGTCCTCTTCTTTGCTTTTAATAAATTTTTACTTGGGTGGTAAATATATTGGTAATCACCCTGAATTAAAAAGGAATAAAAAGATGTACGCATCATACCCACAAAAATTAGCAATCGTCTCTGCCATGGCTTCTGTTCGCGGTGAAGTAATGATCATTAAAGGAATCGAGAACAGCGCCCGTACCGTATGGGACGGTTTCCGTGATCGTGCAAGTGGCTCTCACCTTATTGAGAAAGTGGCTTTCAGCAACCTTAAGACTGAATCTCTAAAGTCTTTTTCTGCGGCGGTATTAAAACTGTGTTTGGACGCAAAAGGTAAAACTCTTAATGGTTATAGTGACGACATCATCGTTGAGAAAGATGACCGCTTTACCTCAACAATTTCTCGCATGGCCGCAGTAACAAACCTTACCTTTGACCGCGCCTTTGCCACTATCCTTTCTACAGTAATCGGTTACGATCAGCTACTGGTTGAATCAATCATTCAGAAAGAAGAAACACCTGAGGCCATCGCACGTTTAACTTTTGAGTACGGCGTACGTAAGTTCGGGTTAGCGGATATGGATTACGCAGGTGTGATGTTACTGGACAACTTAGATGAAGATCTAGTGACTCAAATGAACGATCACCGTGATTTATTCTGGGCGGAAGTCACAAATGTAATCGGTGCTAAGCAGTACATGGATTTATTTGAACTGGTCACTGACATCAGTTCAGTTCGCATCAATCTTCCAGAAACCCTACAGTAAACCTAAATATTTTCACACCTATATAACTTAGGTGTACGAGACCAAAGCGTCTTGGGAACTAACATTCATTAGTTCCCCTTTTATTTATCATTAATCGTAATCGAGGCTACACATGTCTAAAGAAACTCAACCAAACTACTCTGACCTTCAAAAATCGCTTATCGAAAACCTAAAGAAGAATCATAACTACGATAAAGCCACTAACGTAGTAGTGTTTGATGCAGACAAACTGGAAATGCCTGAAGGCGTAACAGGCGAAACTATTCAAAACCACGTAAACTACTTTAACCAACTAAGCGGTGCTGTGGAAGCAACCAACGCGGAAATCACTCGTGACCTTCACGGTAAGAACGAAGAGCACGTAAATACAGAAGGTACTCTATCTCTACCGGGTCTAACATTTAACACTCAACACAATCTTCAAATGGAAGTGGGTGACGATAAACTGTATGGCGTTAGTACCACTATCACAGATTTCCAACACACTGAAGAAGCCAGTGATTGGTTGGCGGCTCAACGAGAGTCAAATGAATCTTTAGCACGTAAGTTGTTTAGCTAAGCATCTGACCTCTACTCCTTAACGGGAGTAGGGGTCCTATTTGCAATCTTTATTTTTTTAACATACAGTCTTTTTCAAGTCTATATAACCAAGGTGAATAACAATGAGTTATTCATTAATCAATCAACCTTTAATAAGGAAACATTTATGTACATTACTATTGCGGTTATCACGCTACTTTTCGTAGCATGGGTGGTTTACTCTTACCATAACAGCATCGATCCATACGAGTACGGTTCAAGTATTTTAGGTAATCGTGTGTCATTCACTTTCAAGACCAAACAAGGTGATCACCGCATTATCTTAAAGTTGAGTCAGCATGACGAAGAACATCGCTATGATGGAGATACATTGGTAGTCAGTCGTTCAGTAGCGGACACTGAATATCTCCGTAGATCGCTCACCACTAAAGACATTCGAGAGAGTGGTCCGGCTGGTGAGTTCCTTTACAAAATCATGACCGATAATCTTGAGGGCGAAGACTTCATGTTCCGTCATGCTTCAAGCATGCGTAAGTTACGTAAGTACGTACTCTCAAACTTCATGACATTACAGCTACGTCACTTGTATACCAAGGAAGCTGTTTGGTAAGCACTAAAGTAATTCGATAGGAGAGCTTAGTCTCTCCTTTTTTATCAATTGATCGGACGGAGTACCATCATGATCAAACTGATAGCCTTCCTCATAGTTTTCTACTATTTAGCGAAAGCCATCAGTTATTGGTGGCGTTTCTTACATAAACTCTTTAAATTTATCATCCCGGAGGATGTATGACTACTCTATTTATCACTCTTATTGTACTTGCTTTCATTGCTATTGGTCTTGCGTACCATTCATTTAAACAAAAGTACACAGATGGTCCGATCAAACTAACTGCACGTTCAGCTGTGACGGAAGATCGTTTAGCTATCTCTATCTATAACACTAAAGGTCGTGAGTTGTACCTACACATCGCACGTTCTAATCGTCGTCTAACAAAACTAAGTTACGAGCAAGAAACTGGTGCTTATATGTTAGAGTTAAGCGGCGAAGATCAATCTGCACATGAATACCACATGGGTATCTTAGAAGCTCTGGCTTTCAATGACCTTGACCCTAAGAACCCAATCACTTTACACAACGACTTAGATCTTATTGAAGTGATGCTGAAAGGCACATTGAGAGAAGACCATAGCCGTACAACACGTAACGAATTACGTAAAGCACGTAACGAGTACGTAGCGTACCTTAATCAACTGCAAGAAGAGAAATAATCATGGAATTCACAACTTTACAAGCAGCGTTAGCTATCATCTTTACTTTAAGCGTTGTGGCGCTTTACACTTACTTTAACGGGTTGCGTCGTGACCCTAATAAAAGTTTCACCTTTGAAGTAACCAATACCCGCGGCATCATTATCGTGAAAGCGAGTAATGTCGTAAGGTCAGAGCTTGGGTTTGAAGCACACTTCTATCCAACTAAAAGAGAACAAGTGGAAGAGTTTGTTAAAAGCATTGACGGAGAGGAGTTGGAAATCTTTGCTTTCCGTGAAGGTCGTCAGCGTCCAACTTACGCTAAACCTCACATGCAACAATACTTCGGAAAACGTGTCTACACATTCCGAGGTGTGAATACTGACTCTCATTACTTGGACATTAACTTGTTGGGTGAACAAATCATCGACATGTGTTTACAGCAACAACTGACCATGTCTGAAGACCGTGTCAAGTTCGACATGGGTTTGCTACGTGATTTGTTGTTTGGCTTCGAATACGAAGAGATGCAATTAGCTTCACAAGTTTATTCACCAGAGATGTTTAACTCGATTGTATCAGCGAGCAAAGAGTTCTCTAAAGTGAATGCGTTGAGTTACAAAATCCAATCGGATTCTGTTCAGCCTAAAGTTTCATACAAGTGGTTGCAACAACCAGCATGACTTTAATGTGGATGGGATTATTGGTCGTGGTTTTAGTGGGGGCGGGAATACACGCCCTCAATACTAAATACCATGGTGTTGGTGACTTTTATTACGTTACCTTGAGGACAGAGGAAGCCGGAAGATTGGTGCTCAATTTCGAGTGCTCTGACTCCAACAAGTCTTTCTCTTTAGTGTTAATTTCTAACGGATTAGAAAACGTCTTAGATGAAGATTTGAACACCAGCAGTGACTCATCCACTACTTATTTGAGTTACGACACTGGTAAACATTTCTACACGGGTATCATGAACCAGATTCAAACGTGTCTCTATCTAAGCAGAGGAGACCGTCAACTGAAAGAAAGGTTATTGATAGTCCATGATCTAATCGCTCTAATCTATCGTCAGCAAGACACGATGCGAATCACTGATAAAGGTAACTTTAAAGTGGGGTATCGTGCAGCTAGGTGTATCAAGGCTTTAGGGAGAATACCATGATCTTTGTATTAACGTTTATCGCATTACTGACCGTCGGGTCTTTATTTTCAGCAGATCAATACCAACTAATTTATATTTTTATGATCTTAGTAGTTTCAGCAGGATGGTGCATTACGAAACTGCTCGACAATAAATCTCAGAAGCGTTTCCGCGTTAACGCCGTTCGTAAGGATGACGTAACTCGTTTTGAGATCTATGATCATAACGACAAGGTTAAGTTCGTACTGGTCGTTATGGAGAACACAGAGGGATACAGTTTATTAGAACGAGATTATCATTCTTTAAACTCTTTAACTTGGTGTACTCCTAATCAAGAACGCGACTCTATGAATTTAGTCAAACTCCTTAGTTCACTTGACGAATCGGAACGCAATACGGTCACTGAACAATTCTTTAACTTACTGTTGGTGTTGACCCACCAAAAACCCGTCATCAGTCACACTTGTTATGAAGACTATTCGATCTCTGAATCTGCAAAAGAACAGTTTGCGAGTTCACTTCGTCTGGCTCTTTAATAAGCGCTGATGTTCAATATACTCAGAAGGAAACAATAATGAAAAGCAAATTCTCTTGTTTATTACTCATGTGCATCAGCATGGTTACGTGGGCAGACTACGCGGTGTTAGACACCACCTCCACTCAAAAGTGGGAGTACCATCCGGGTAAGGATGCGTTCACCTACCAATTTGATTACAACGTAAACCGCTCCTTGCAACTTAGCTTCCTTTGTGATCCTATCAATGGGGAAGGAAGATTTAAATTAATACTGGACGGTCGTATATATGAAGAGAAAGACTTAGGTAAACTTTTCGGGTACGATTCTTATTACGATTTGGCGCAGAACATGGCGCTTCGTAATACGGAATGGGACTACGGAGACTTTGCTCATTTCTTTGCTCAATACGAAACCATATGGTTCACCGATAAGGAGGGTAAAGAAATTACTTCATTCCCTAATGATAACCGAATGGCAGCTAACGAACTTTTCTCATTTAGAAAGGAATGTCGTGCTATCGTGCTAGGTGGATTATAATAATAAAACAATGGCTGATGTAGGGAGGTGGGTTTCCACCTCCCTGTTCTTTTACACACTTTATTTTTTGTTAAAAATTATTAAATCTATATTATCAAAGTGTTATGAGACTTAGTTTTCTTAAGGAAGCAACTATGAAAGAACGCATCGAGAAATACCAAGCCAGATTTTTATGGCTGGCTGAACAAGCTGGCATCAAAGTTAACCACCAAATTGTTCAGTTTTGTACCATCAGTAATAATAAGAATGACCCGGCTCATAACTTAGAGCACATATTAGGCGTTATACGCCTCGGTGTGGAGTTAGGAATAAAGAAGGGATACTACGGCACCAATGAGATGAAAATCATCTACTACGGTTGCCTCATGCACGATTTGGGTTGTCGTTGGGATCGTGCGGGTCACCACGTGGAGTCGGCAGCGATTGCTGAAGAACTGTTATCGGTATTTGATTCTGATATGACAGAAAAAGAGATAGAAGAAATATCTCGTTGTTGTTTAGAACACCGAAGCAGTTACCGTGGTGGACCTACTACTGAGTTAAGTACTTTAGTCGCATTATCGGACAGAGGGAAACCTAATTTCCCTTTGTATGTGATGAGAGCCTTTCAGTTCAGAATAAAAGAAGAGTTAACCCAGAAACAAATGACCTCGGAAGTTTATCACCACTTATTGGATAAGTTTGGTAAAACGGAAGGTTATAACTGGATTAGCTATCCTACGTTGGGAATGGATCTTTTTGCGGAAGAGTGGAAAGAATTTGATCGCTTGTTATTGCGTAAGAATGTGAACTCTTTAGTGAACACTTATACTGAGCAGTTTTTAAAGTATGGTAAAGTTCATCCCGTTGAAACCATAGACCGTCAGTACATGGGGTTGTGGGGTAAACGTAACAATAATCGTAAAATTAAATTTAGAGGTTAAAGTGATTTACACTAATTTTAAAGAGTTAGGTCAACGTGTTCTTAATGAAGGTGAGATGGTTCATAACCAGCGTACTGGTAAAAACTGTCTTACTGTCATTAACGCAGACCTAACCTACCGTAACGACCTAGGTGCTGTGCCCGCTAACACTCTTCGTCAGTCACCCTTTTACTTAGGTGTTGGTGAATTGTTGGGTTACTGGAAGGGGTTGATGAATGCTGCGGACTTCCGTGCCTTAATGACTAAGTCTTGGGACGCCAATGCTAACGAGAATAAAGCGTGGCTAAATAACCCTAACCGTCTTGGTGAAGACGACATGGGTGTGGTGTATGGTGCTGTTGCCAACCACTGGCCGATCATGGAGTTTGTGAATCGTTCTGCACGCATTAAGGATGACGGTACTTTAGACTTACGTCATTCTGGTGAGATCGATATTTTGCACAAGATCTATACGGACTTATGCGATGGTCTGGATGACCGTGGTGAGATTCTTAGTTTCTGGAATCCCGGGATGTTTGGCTTAGGATGTTTACGTCCTTGCATGTATTCCCACCACTGGTCACTGGTAAACGACAACATGTACCTGAACTCAACGCAAAGATCGTGTGATTTAGGACTTGGGATGTCCAGTAATATGATTCAAGTTTTCTTGAGCAATGCGTTGATGGCACAGATAACAGGTCATCATGCTAAAGAGTCTTATCATAAACTGGTTAACGTGCATTTGTATGAAGATCAGATTGATCTGTTCCGTGGTGAGATGGAGCGTGAACCTTTAGAAGCACCTAAGTTATGGATTAACCCAGACATTAAAACACTGGAAGATGTCCGTACTTGGGTGACACCTAAAGACTTCAAACTTATCGACTACAAACACCACGACAAAATCGTCTACCCGTTTACCGTGTAGTTAATTAAATTTAGGTGAGTCCTTCGGGACTCACTCCTTTTTGCACTTTAAAAAATTCATTAAGGAGTCATCCATGCAAACTGAACCAAAAATGTTTGAATTAGAAAAGATTTATTATCAAAGAAATGAAAAATCAATTCTTGAGCATTGTGACGTTTCGTGTCGTGAAATCATTCAATCATTAAACCGATGTCGTTATTTGGGGACAATGTCTTGTTGTGAGGGACATGAGTCTAACAACAATGTAGTTTACTACATCCAAATGGTTTATAGTTTGGAAGCGTTTGAAAAACTTCTTAAGCTGTATCAACTACTCACGATTACTTTTGACGAACCCAATGTGGTTGAAATGAAGTTTGCGAGAAAACGATCTCTTGCTAACAATAACGACCCCCTTAACGTGGTTACTTTCTTTGTCCGCCGTGACATTTACACGAAACCTAGCGCTAATAAAGTTTCTCAAATTTTCATGAGTTGGATTGAGGCTTACCGTGCCGACGAACCGGCTCACTTCTATTCATGGAGTTAAATGATGAAAGATTACTATCTGCAAGCGAATGCCGATTACATGCGAGTTCAATTTACTTCTGACCGAGGGGATTTTTGGACCTGTGAAAATAGAGGTGGGAAACCGGTATGGAGAGACCAGTTAAAATACCGTCCACAAGAAGGTGACCCTGAGCGAGTCATGTTTGGTAACCGCATCCTTTATGATAACCCTATGGAGCTTTCCAGTAGCGATATGCTAGATGTCGCTAAAACTTTTAATTTGGAAGAGTTACAAGCAGGGGAATACAAAATGAGTCCCCCTTCGTGCTATTTCTACCGACAGGAATTAACCCACTGGTACGGAATCACCGAAAAAGGACGAATCATTACAATCAGTTTATCTGGGTCCACTTTGACCATAGAAGACCATGGTACAGAAGGGAACTATTTTGTTGATCCGGATAATGAAGGAACTCGTGTGGCTGAAACTTTCGGTATTTTCTCTGCCGATGAAACCTTGATCTGGGTGATGTTGGTTAACATGCGCGCTGAAGTGCCTAAGATGGTGAAAACCTATTTTCGGGATACTGACTCCGTTACAGTACGTGCGATTAGTTATAGTGAGGGTCTCATTGAAGAATGGGTGGGTAAATTTGAAAAAGAATTGGAGGGGTTGTAATGACCATTGTTGTTTTTCATAAAGGGACTTTCATGGCTGACTCATTAAGTCGTCACGGTATTGAGCTGGAGGCTGAACACCGAGGTCGAGATTCTTCTAAATCTCATTTGAAGATTTGTCCTGCACCTAGTGACACCCCTAAGTTTGATGACGGTAGTGGGACTTTAAAAAGTCCAGATTTCATGGGCACCGCTGGTTCAACTTTTGGTGTCAGAATATTGACTTTGTTCTTAAATGAATTGCTAACTACGTTCGGCTTGACTAACTTTGTTCCCGGTAGTTACGATCTTAAAACCTGTAATTTAAAAGTTAACACTAATCGTGAATGTTGGGCCTTATTTCGAATAGGCGAACAATGTTTCCGAGTAAAGTACAGTGGGGATAAACTTAACATCGGGGAATTAAAGGACACCGAGATCATCGGTAGCGGGACGGGGATGTATAACTATATGTTAAGGGTGCTATACAACACGACCGAACCTTCCCTTAATAAGAAATTCGTTACGTTAAATTTCTTATTGTTATCGGGTATCGATCCGACCATCGGTGGTGACTTATGGGTGGTGGATAAAGGCTCCTCCGACATAACAGCTGAACCACCTAAACTTACCGATAAAGCTAAACAGAAACTGGTTAAGGATTACCGTAAGAATTTGTACGCTAAAGCCAATCTTACATTACCAGTTGAAGAAAAGAAAGAGGATTAAGTGATGTCTATCATTACTGTAGATAAAAGCGGCTTCATGGTAACGGCGGTAACGGAACGTGGGTCTTTTTGGTGTATGACGACTTCCGCCAGTCGACCAGTTTGGAGCAAAGACTTTCCTATTGAACGTGAGGAAGGCACGACGGAACATGTCATTTATGGTGCGGCTTACGATGATGCCGAGGGGAAGGATTTCTCTTCTAATGAATTTTACGACATCATGTGGTTGTATCAAGTCGAAAAATTAGAAGAGGGCGTATACCCGCTTCGCCACCCACTTATGATCCATAGCAATATGGGAGAACACCAGTGGGCAGGATTGACTGACAAAGGTACTTTGGTCACCTTAAAACTTAACAACCGGGAATTGCGAATTAAGTTTCACGATGTTAGCGACGATGGTGCTTATTTCATGGACAATGACCAAGAAGAAGGTGTTCCGATTGCAAGCGAAGTCGTTGGTATCTTAGACAACACTCAAAGTTTGCAATGGGGGATGTTAGCTAGTTACAGGAAAGAAACCCCTAAATTAGCTAAGGTTTATTCCGCTGAACGAGATTTAAGTGTGGTGATGTCCATGAATCCAAACCCTGAGATGTTAGACAGTTGGGTCGCTAGCCTTGACGAGAAACTAGGAGAATTAGTATGACTTTAGTTGTTGGATTTTTAGGGGACATGATGGCTGATTCTAAAGCAGTAAGTTGTGCTGAGGAATTAGACCGTCGTCCTAGAGTTGCGACGAAAGATCATCTTAAGATCATGCCAGCACCTAACTTAACTCCCCCTTACGTTGATGAAAAAGGAGAAGAACACACTCCGGATTTCATGGGTGTTGCTGGTAACACCAATGCGGTGGAGATGTTTAAACTAGACCCTACAGACATGTTATCTTTATTTGGTTTGGAGAAATTCGTTCCGGGTGACTATGACTTATCTTTGATTAACTTTAACATGGATACGGACATTAGTCTAAAGGTCATGTTCCGGGTTGGTGAGAAATTCTTTACTGTTTGGTTTGACGGACGGTCGTTGGAAATTTCTAAGTTGGCTAACTACGCATCGATAGGTAGTGGTGCTGGACCATTCAGAGTTCTGACCAAGATGTTCTTTGACGACAAAGCGGTGACCGGTCAAGGACTTGCCACGGCCTTTAAACTACTCATGATGTCTGGGGTCGATAAAACAGTAGGTGGGAACTTCCAATACTTATTAGCCGGGAAAGACATGGTCTTTAGCGAACTCCCTAAGATCACACAAGAAGAACGTGAGAACTTAGTGAAACGTTATAAGCGAACTCTTTACGAGTTAAGTGGACACCAGCTTCCGGAGGAGGTCGAGGAAGAAAAGATTGATAGGAAATAGTCATGAAAGAAAACACCATTAAGCTGGTGTTACTGGATGTGATTAAGGCGTACCACTCATACCTCGGAAACGAGGTATGGGAGGAAACCTTATTAAAAGCCAATAACGGGGATTGCATCTGGATAGCGCAATTAACAGCGTATGTACTTAGACAAGCGTTTGACTTTACAGTGGAAATACAAAACTCCCCGCATCACACATTTTTGATGCATAACGGTAAAGTTTATGACACCCTTAACTTTGATGGCGGGAACGTATTAAGTTTACCGTTTTATGGTGTATCGAGTGAACACCGCAATGAAGTGGTGCCTTTGGATTATTTTCGATTAGCTCCTTGGGATAAAGATATTCATTCAGTTATCCACCATGTATGCGGTCATTACGAGATAGTACCGATGACGTGCATAGGACATGAATTTGGTGAACCTGAACCTATTGTTATCAGCAGTAGTATGGAAGAACAAAATCGTTTAGAAGTCATGGACATTGACGTGGAGTATCGAGTCTCACCCGGTTTCGATGCCGAACATGTTCATGTTGTTGAAGTTAAAGATAAGAACCTAGGTAATTAAGAATGTTGTTCACAGTAGGTGCGTTAATTAAGAATGCGGAAGGTAAGTTGTTAATCCAAGGGCATAAGAAGATTGGTGGACTGACTATACCTAGTGGTAAGCTAGATGAGAACGAGCGTGACGTGGTTGGATTGGCTCGGGAATTAAAAGAGGAACTGGGTGTAAGTAAACTCTGGATCGGTAAGCGCTTAGCTAAGTGGCGGCAAACCTACGAAAGTTTAGGTGTGGTCGATCAAGCTCTATACGAAGTAGTGTTAAACGAAGAACCTCGAAACATGGAACCAACCAAACACCCTTACCAAGATTGGATGTCTATTGAAGAAATCAAATCAAGCGGTAAGAAACTTAGCGGGTATTTAACTAAAGTTTTAGAACTGGAGAAACAAAATGTATAATTCAAAACAAATCACCGAACTATTATTCCAAACTGTTGACGCTTACGCGAAGATCAGTAACAACAAACCTCACCGTGCGGTTCAAGACCTTAATACAGGTTACTGTTACATGGTTGCTACTTTAGTGCAGCATATCTTAAAGGAGAAGTTCCGTATTGATGTCAATATGGTTTCTCACCCACACCACTGTTTGTTGGAGTTCGAAGGTGTGTACTACGACACCATTTACCCGACCGGTTATCCTAATGACCCTTGTAAGGTTTGGAAATTAGATGAAGCAGAGTGTCGTTCAACGCTTGACCTTTTAGGGTACGGTAAGGTTGGCATCCTAAACCCTCATCCTCGTTTCATGGTTTTGATCGAATGGATGTGTGAGGAATTCGGAGTATCTAAGCCGGAGTTCTACAACCACATGGTGGAGTGGTATGATGCACCAGAGCCTTACGTTCGTCGCAAACACAAATGGTTCCGTGATTACACTAAAACCACTCACCGTCGTTTGTTGACTCGTTACCGTCGTCGTCACCAACAGTATTTCAACGAACCTCTAACTAAATACTCCATGGGGTGGATAGCGGATTTTACCGCTTACCCAGAAGACTTGTGGGTGACGTTGCGTGTTACCGATTACTGTACTTGGATGAGAAACATTATTAAGACACGTTACCCGTCCTATAGTGAAGTGATTGAATCTTGTTTTGGCAAAGGCGTGTTCAGCCGAAATAATATTCAGATGATGGGACGACTAACTAGAGTAGAGGAACCCGGTTTAAGTCAACTTCGTGGCTGTATTCCGACTGTGCAAATGATTGATGACCCGGCATACCAGAACTACCTAACTCAACGTGGAACAGTCGAGTTGGAAATGCATTGGGCTAAGTCTATTGACTTTACTACTGATCAATATAAGCTTGACTTGTCCGATGACCAGCTAAAAGCCATCGAATCCGCGTGCAGTAAAATGAAGAACGGAGAGTTAGTCAAAGTAGGGGACGTCCTGACTCTAGGTTCACTGGATAAATTGGAGGACGACCCTAAGCGTTTACTCTTTGCTATCGAAGATAACGAAGGTAATGTAAATTACACTAATGATCGAGAGGCATGGTTAAATAAAGCTCCAGACGATAGTGAGGAATAACATCGTATGTAAGGAGACCCTATGAATAAACTAGCAATAGCGGTTGTGGTGGCCGCTACTTTATCGTCACCACCACCTACGCTTGCAATACAGTGTGATTGGGAGCAATGTTTTGATTATGATTTCCTACCCACTGAGGTTAGAAGACCACCTCTAAAAATTAATGCGGTTGGGACGAATAATCTGAATAATGCTCACCACTTTTATTATTACGTTAGAAGGAACAACTGAGATGTTTAAAAAGGAAAACTTGAAGATTCTTGTTATCGCAACATTGTTAGCGATTGGTTATCAATTAGTTATGAGTCTAATCCCTAATACTTATGAATCAGAAGGTGAGATAGTCAATATCCGTGAGGAAGTGCATCAGATCGACACTATCAACTTCCCAACCGTCGGTGAGGCTAAACGTATCGAACCAGAAAGCCGTTCCTTTGTGCGTTACGAGATAGAAGTCTTAATAGAAAGAAAGATAGTTTCGTGCATATTAAAAGAAGAACAATACAGTTTGTTAAACGGAACTAATTTCGTTAACATGACTTATGAGATGATGGATAACGGTGAGTACCGTTGCATGAACCTAGTGCCGGTTAAGGAAGGATAATGAAAGCAACCACATTAATTAAAACACCAATTTACGGGTTAATTAGTTTCTTAATTTCGTTTCTGCTTTGGTGTAACATTAATTACGAAACCAATGAAGCCAGCGGACGCATCACAGACATCTTCCCAACCAATGATGGTGAAGGTGCTTACGACTATTTCATCCTTACGGGTGATGAACTTATTCAATGTGAATTGGATGAAGAAAAACATCGTTTAATTAACGGACAAAAATACGTTAAGATTAAATACGGTACCTTTCCTACCGGGGAACAAATCTGTTTAACTATAACCATTTAACATACAACAACTTTCAAGTCTATATAACTTAAGTGAATAACAATGCGTTATTCTTAAACTTAATTAACCTTTAATAAGGAAATGACTATGGACATTGTAAAGAACAAACCAAGCATCAATGAACTTCGTGCAATCAAAGCCGTTACTGGTTTAGCAATTGGCGGAATCGTAACCGCATTTAATGACGAACTACCGGGGCGTAAACTTGCAGTCACTGCGGCGGGTACCACTTTTGCTACTATGAATACTTCAGAAGAAGATACTTACGGTAGTGATGCACGTACTGATGCTATCTGGAGTACCGTTGGAACTGTAGTGTTGACTAACATCCTTGTTGGTGTCCTTTCTTGATCGGGCGTTAATATGAAGTACCGGAACCCGCTTAAAATAAACAGAATGCAGAAAACCTCCTACTACCCGATGGGTAGTAGGAGGAACCTTTCAGTTTATTTTTTTTTCGTTCAGGTTATTAAACCATCGCGTTTTTGTTCTTCACTTGAGAAGCACGATCTTTCATCTGCTCCATGATACCAACATCACGGAGGGACTCTAGTACCGCTGTGCGGTCTTTAAAGCCAGCAGGGATAGACGCACCGATGTTGTTGTACAACGGAAGCTTCTTCAAGAAAGTACGAGCCACTTCGCGAACAGCCAAAGTATCGAATTCTGTCAGACCAGTGTATTCTTGGTTGATCTCACGAATTTGACCAGCTTCGTCTTTATTACGACGAATGCCGACTTCTACTGTAGAGCGAGGCATTACTGCCATGGTGATTGCCGCATGTGCAATATCACGCATGTTTTCAGTGGTGTTGAACATCAACAGAGTCGCTGAACGTTCATCGATTAGTAGATCACCCGGATCATCCAGAACCACTGCACGAGGCGCACCGATATCAGTATCGTGACCTGCCCACTTCACCCAGATAGAGTGTAGGTTGGTGAACACCTCACCAGCTACATCATTACCTTGGAATGAAATTGGACCTAGGGTACGAGTACCACCAGTCGGCACGCTTAACGTACGACCAGACCAACGAACGTCACCGAACTCTAGTTCAGTACGGTCGGTTGGACCTTGCCATGTACGAGCGCGAGTTTCGAACCACGCTTTAGTTAGAGCGTGTAGGTAGTTACCCGCTGGAAGGCGACTAAATACCGACGGGGTTGACATTACGAAACACCAACCCTGTTGATCGATATGCGGGTGCTCACTGACGTAAGCGTATGAATCAGGCGCAAAGCCGTACTGACCACCTTGTGTACCATCCAACGTAGGACGATTGTCGCGGTCGGTGTTGGTAAAGAAGGCGGACGATTCAGACAATAGGGTTTTATTACCGCGATGCGGTTGGTTAGAAGTAGACATCTATTTACCCCTCAGCTGAGTCTTGCTCGTTGCGCGCAACGAGAGACATGTCCATCATGTACTTGCCTTTACGGAACTCGACGTAACCAGTTACGTAAAGAACAGAACGAGAATCAGCAGCACCTTCGTTGTACGTTGGTTCCACTACCAGACTTTCGAACATAGTACCTAAGTTTTTACGACATTGAGTCTCAGCACGATCTTTCACGATTGCAGCGTATTCTTCTGCGGTGATAGTCGTGTCACCTGAAACCAGTGTCCAAGTATCTGCGATGATCTTCTCAACGTTTACCGCTGTGAATACCGTGGTCCAGTCCTTAAGAACTGAATCTTGGTAAGGGTAAACTGTAGGGAGAGCAGGACGGTACAATTGTTCTTGGTTGTAAGGACGAAGTGTACAAGCGCCGTTATCGAAGTTACTTGCTCCGTTAGGATCAGCTTCTAGATCTACCGTTGGATCGTACATGGTAGTTAGAAGACGGTTATCCGCGTGATCTGGAGAATTCGCTTTCAGTAACTGACCTTGAGCGTTTCCGCCGAATCGAGCCATAGCGGTGGCAAGGTCCAGTACGTGGGAGAAACGCTCGCCAGACTCTTCGTTAATCTTAGCCATTTCCCACATTGCAATCATCGCACGACATGCAGGTGTGCCGTATTTCTCTGATTCAGGGATCAGACGAAGACGGTTAGTGATGTACGTTTGACGAGAGTAATGCTCTTCGATCGTTGCTTTCTTCAGCCATTCAGCTGAAGCAAAGATCGCAGTGTGATCTTTACGCGTTGCAAGCAGTTGGATTAGTTCGTCAACAATCTCTGAGTTGAAACCAACATCAAAGATAATAGATTGACGGTTACGAGTCCAGTCTAGGATTTCTAGAGACTTACGGTATTTCATGATATCCGCAAGTACCAATGCTTGTGTTACCGCCCATGCGTCTTTACGGTTCAATTCTTCAATTGGACCTTTAGACTCATCGAAGTTGTACTCACGAGATAACGTCACGCCTTCTGGAGCTTCCATCTTATCCGTTAGGAATGGAGAGATACCACCTTTAGCGTTCAGTTGAGCACCCATGTTAAACAAACGAGTCGGCGCATCGATCTCGATTGCGTAGTAAGGGATGCCTTCGTGGTTAACCGCAGTCAACGGGTTCATTTGTTTGTAAGGTTTAACACCTTCCAAGTAAACCAAGTTATCTGGGTGAGCCGCTTCTTCTACTGCGTAAAGTTCTTTACACAGAGCTTCAATAGACTCGTGGTAAACGTGAGCTTCGTAGAACGGAGCAGAACGAGGAGTCATCGGACGGTTAGCCGTTGCACCAGTGTACGCACCAATCGCTTCTTTAACACCGTAACGAACATTGTTAGCACGAGTGTCAAATAACGTGAACGTCACTTCTTCAGTGTTGTTCAGCGTCTTAGCTAGCACAGGAACACCTTGTGTGGTTTTCTCGTACAACTTCATGTTGAACGGGAAGACACCAAACTGGTTAACGAACTCTGAAATGTTACCAAAGTCAGCTGAGTTAGAAATACCTGCAAAGTGACCCATGCGGTTGTAAGCGTCACCGATACCTGCTGGTAGTTCGTAAAGCGGGTAGATGGTGAAAGAATCATCCGGACCAGAACCTTCACCAGTGATCGGCTTAAGACCTTTATAGTCTTCGTCCGTGGTGTCGATTAGCATCGGAGTGATTTTGATGCCCGGAAGGGTTAGGTCACCGCTATCTACAGGAACACGCGCACCAGACTCATCTAGGATGAACTGTTTAGATGCATCACGTTTGTACTGGTCGATGTCACCTTTAACCACTTTCACACCAACTGCTACACGAGCAATTTTTTGGTTAGCAGTTAGACGACGAACACCGAATGATGCTTGACCACCACTCGATAAAGAATGGATTAACGCAGCAATAGGGTTGTAGTACGGTCCATCAGTATCTTGGACGTCTCCGTAAAGACTACCAAAATCACTCATGTTAATGTACTTCTGTCCGAGAACGCCCTTAGGTGTAACCAAACTAATAACTGGGAAGTTACAAGGATAGGTAGCGAGTTGAGGAACCACGACAGGTCGTGAATCATCACCGATACCTTGGTTACGGACTTGTCCCGGAACAATAGATGTAATGGACATAAATAACTCCGTTGGTTATTGTTGTTAAGTACAAGTTTTTTGATCAAAAAACTCACTTCCCATCAATCGTATGACAGGAAAATGCTGTCTTATAACTGAAACGTAGAAAGTAAGTTTCTACATAGGATTCAATACGGAGATTATCATGTTTTCTAATGCTTACGACACTTACGTGGGTAAACCATTAGCGCACCTCGACCACGTTCCTACTACGCTAAAGCGTTTAGCCTTAATTAAGGACTTGGTAGATCTCGGCGACGGTGTGCACACTATTACTCACAACAATGGTCAAGGTATCCCTTTCCTTAACTTCCCTCTTTCTATGGTAGGTATTGATCGTAAACCTATCACTGTCATGGACGACCGTCCGTATACCAACAAAAATGGTGCGGTTACCAATAACGCGGAACGTACGGCGTTGCTGGTTACCTCATACGTTCAACAAGATTTGATCACCGGTAATATGAGTGTGATCCGCAGTACATCAAGTGTGATTGCTCGTGCACTGGCGCGTTCTTGGGGTTCTCAGATTATCCGTCAATCGGGCTTAGAAGAAGACAAAGCTCTAACCATTTACATCATTTTGTTTCATTACTACAACTGTTTGATTAATGCGGATGAAGGTGATTTGGTTTTTGTTACTCAGAACATGTGTCAACAATCGATGGGTATTCCTCGAGAACGCAGCTTAGAAGTACTGGAGCAAGTTGGTTACATTAACTCTCTTTCTTTATTACGCGATGCTTTGGTTAACTACCCGGGCATGTACAAGTTGAAGAACTTACAACTTAAAGACCTTATTGCTTTAGGTCAGCGCATCTGGTATTCGGCAACAGGTAAACAGATTGTTGGTGCGGGTCTAGAACACCCACCACTGTTAATCGGGATGTGTGCGGCTACTGTGGCGAATAAAAACGCTTACGGCAAAACACCACTCGGCATGCAACTGGATCCTAAGTTCAACGAAAAAGGTAACCGTTCATTGATGATGACCATCACTAACTCTTACCCTATCATCCTTTAACCATTTCCACGTCAAGGGGTCTTTATGACAGCCAATAACTACAGCAGCCCCTTAGCACGTTATGCCATTAAAGAGATGTACTCTAATCCCGGGGTGGCTCGTCAGTTCCAATTACAGCTGACTCAAGTCTCCCCGGACGTAGGGTATATAGACGTTTTCCAATTCATGGGACGTTACATCAAAACACCGATAGAAAGAGAATATTTTTTAATGTTTAACATGGCGGGCTTTGACGGCTCGACATGGAACTTTCAAGATCTACTTACACGAGTGGATCCGGTGAACGAATGGATAAACGTAGCCAAGATCTGTAAAGACCGAGGAATGATCATTGACATCTACGGAGACGACGGTCGTTTATATCCTCGAGACAAATGTTGGGTGATGTCCACTTATGATGGTCAGCACATCCTCGCTATTCAAAAACTACAAGCCTTTAAGTACGGTTGGGAAAATGCACGTTACTTACACTGTTATACAGTTCAAACAGAACTGTACGACCCGGTGACTAACCCTGATCAGACGGACTGGCCTCGCTTCACTTCAAACAACGGGAATACCGCTGAAGAAAAAGATCGGATGAAGATCATTTACAGTGAGTATAAGAAACTTCCCGGGCTCACCTCGGTTTACCTTAACGGGTATTTGTGGGATGGGTTCCCTGCCGATAGTTTGTTGTTGGGTTTTGAAACTATAGAGATAACCAACGACCCGAGCGTTTGGAAAACGGAACTGTACGAGGTGGATAGTTTAAATAACTTCTACTCGGAACGCGATGAAACCCGTAAGTTGATCGTTCATCCTAAGAAGGTGGAAGGGGATTTCTCCTACCGCTATGTGACCGATGTTTCTTTTTATTTGGTTGATAAAAATGGGCGTGGCATTTACCTTCACCGAAATCGTGCATCTAACTTCCGACAACTCACTCATTGTGACTATTCGGTGGATGCAACGTTAGTGGATGACATGGGTAACTTAGAGGACATGTTGAAAAACGAAACTCGTTACCTTCGTCTGATCTACCGTAAAAACGATTACGCTCAAGAGATGCAGTACGAGTCCAGCGGCGTCCGTTATTTATACCGAATGAACGATGACGGTATCATGGGAGCGTTAATCGGTATCAACTCCACCATGAAAGAATGGTCGGCTCGTGAATTGGAAAACGCAGAAACGAACTTGTACTTAGATCGCAACTACGGGGACTTAACACACGAACAGGCAGTAACTGCTGTGGGTTACAACCGCGCCACCCAAGTGTTATGCGGAACACCATTCACTTACGACCCGGAATCAGGAATGGAACTCGATGTTCCTCCCGCGTGTCGTGAACATTTAACTATGTTTGAATACGACAAAGATGGACTGTTCCTGAGAATGCGTGACTTTGAAAAGATACGTCATGTGCTCCCTTCGAGCGATACTCATTTGGTTGAGTTCTACCCGGGGAAACCGGGGTTACGCGTTCACATGGATATCGGTAGAGACCCAATGGTGGTAGACAAAGAAACCACACCGCGCTTCTATTACCAGAAAGTAACAACGGAAGGCAACTTAGTCGGTGAGCGTTACCGTGCAGTTGAAGGGGAACATTACACTTTCGATCGTACAACTGGTAAAGTGGTTTGGTTATTACCGAGTTCAATGTTCATTGGAATGATTTTGTATAATGACCAAACGTTATACAAAGAGTTTACTTTGGATCACATTGATAATTCCTTATCTTTCAGTGTGACTGAAGAATGGGCCCAAGGTGGTATGTTGACTGATGTTGCTCCGGCTAACATCATGGTGATCATGAATCGTCATTCCTTAATTGAGAACGTTGACTACGTGGTGCGTTTCCCTCACATTTACATTGTCAACCATCAGTACTTAAAGGCCGATGGTAATGACTTTGTTCTTTATTGTAGTGAGTGGAGCCCAGTGGGTGAAACCGAACCATTGGAGCAAACTGAACTTGGGTACGTCATGGGTGGCGTAATTGGTCATAACACACGTTATAACTTGCGTGAAGACCGTGTTACTCGTACGACTATCGGCGGTAAGGTTTGGGACCCTAGTAAGGTCCCTGCGGCGGAACATCATGCTCCGAGTGAACTGCTTAACCCGTACAACGGGTTACCTTATGGGGTTAAACACTGGTATCTTCCTCTCCGCAATTGGGTCCCTTACGACTTGACGGCAGGATGGGAAGAAGCACGGGATCAAGATAAGCGGATGAGTGACTACTTAACGTTATTTGCTCGTAAACCTGAGCCTCAGGTTATTCCATCGTTGATGGATAAATACCGAGTATTCAGTCCATTTATGAATGCGGTGGTCAACCAGTTACTTTTAGGTATTATTCAACTGGACGACCTACCTCCGGGTGAATCTTACTCTGAAGACTATGTATTACGGAAGACAGCAAGTTTCCAATGGTTATTAGAGCACGACCCTGTAACCCGTGAATACGATCGACGCTACTTTGCGATATTCCCTTACGTTCAACAAACCTTAGTGGCAGTGTCTCCTAAGGAACTCATCTTTATCCAAAGAGTTAATGAGATTTTCTTACAGAGTCGAGTTAACACGAATGGACACTTCGAGGTTAAACATGTTTGAGAAAGATTTAAAAAGTCCGTCTCAGTCATCCGTCATTCCGGGAGCTGGTCCACAGCTCCCTAATGAAAATGACCGTGGACGTCTTCACTACATTTGGGATATCTACGATCCTGATACAGTGAAGCCGGGCGAAGCACATCGTTATGTGGTTCCCCGAGAAAAAGAAATGGTGCTCGATCCTGAGGCTCAGCAAATGTACATGGTTACTCATGTCAACTGGGAATCGGATCTAAAATCAACACTCCAACCTATCTTTAATACTGGGGATGGTGGTAATGATGTTGATGGCATCTTTGGTTTACCTTCTGGTTTCCAAGGTGAGGCCATCGTTGCGATCGACTACTCTGTACGTCCTAACCGTGCGGTTATTGATGGTCAGGTCATGGCACCGGGTGCGGCTTACGCGTTACTTTACGAAGGCAACACCGTTGGGGACAAAGGTAAAGTTATCTCGGTAGTTTATTCTAACAACAACCAGTTAGTTTCAGACCGAGTACCGGTTACACTGGCGGCTTATCATGAGCTCTCTAATAAAGAGATTATGATTACACAGCCTTTCTCAGTGAACCGTAACCCAGACGAACTACCTGATGGTTCGCGTACCACCTTAGTTTGGTATGACGCTAAAGGTAATGTAATTCCTAAAGCACGAACGCTTACTGTCCAACATACGTCAATGTTGCGTGACCATCAAGTTGGTAAACGTTACATTAAACATGTTGAACTACTTGCCCCTTGGTTCCTGAATACCAGTGACCCGAAAACATTGAACGTTCCAGTTAACACCATGTTACAGAACCTAGCGTTCCGTGCAATGGTTCACTACAGTGATGGTTCTCGTTCAGATGAATTGGCGATTGATGGTCAGAAAGTTCAATTACTGGGTTTGAATGAACACAAACCATCCACTCCGAGTCAACGTGGGACATTAACCCTAGTTTACAACTTGGATGCAGATGAGCACATCTACGAAGCCCAGCCGGGCAACCCTAACCAATACCGTAGTTCTTATTGGTTGTTAGCGGTTCCGTTTGATGGAGCTTATTCACCTAAGCTTTACTCTTACCCTACTTGGGTGAACGGTCAGTATATTCTGAAACACTTCCTGACCGACTTAGATCGTAAGTTCATGATTGACGCCACCGATCACGTTCGTATTAACGAAATGTCACCGGCTTTCCGTCCTACCACTTACGGTGTAGAGCAAACACTGGAGTTGAACTGTCGACTCAGTGATGTGGTTCCGACCTTTAAACCTATGATCATGCGTCAATCGACCACGTTCGTACTGAAGGCACCGGGTACTGAAGACGGCAGTAAGTTCGATGTTCGTTATTCTTACGATCGTTCCTCTTACTCTGACCCAACGTTCAAAGCGATTAACCAAGCGGATGGTCGTCAAGAAATCACCTTCGGTGGTGAGTATGATGACTTAGAAGATTTCTTAGATCAAGTCTATCGTGCTGTGGAACCGGGCTTTAACCCACAACGTGAGAAAGGTCCGATTGAACCAACTCACTTTGAGATCTTAGCTACGTCTGGTAAAACGTATGAGTACGAAATCAGCCGTTATGCAGAGAAAATGTGGTTGGATGTCCAAGAGCCTCAAGGTCGTACGATCTACGTTCGTTGGATACACGAGTCCATCCAAGGTGATCGTTTAATCCTAGCCACTACGGGTATCTCTATTGACGTCACTGAAGGCCCGGATACTGAAACACCAGTTCCAACTACTATCGAGTTTGATACCTCCGTTCCTAACAGCATCGGTGAGCTTCAAATGATCGAGTTCTCTGGTCGCGTTTATGATCAGAAAGGTGCGTTGGTGACCGACGGTCTGACTAAGATGTTGGTGAAAGGTGGTGTTCAACACGACACAACCCCTCGTAAGGTCGACATTGGCTTAGACGGCACGTTCCGTTTCTTCACATGGTCTGAACGTGTGAGTGGGGCAACGGAAACGTTTGAGTTTGACTTTGAGGTCGCTGGTGAACTTCCGGATTACTTCTTAAGTAAAGACATTCGCATCACGTCTAACCCGGAACAACAAGTTGGTGAGTTCTTCCCGTACACTCCTACTAAAGTGAGTATCAACAAAGCGGGTCGTGCTTACGGTCAATTGCTGAACAGTGAAGGTCAACCTCTGCGTGATACTGAGTTCTTCTCTTACATGGATGATGATCTGGATTCTATCCGTCGTGAGACGACTGATGAAACAGGTAAGTTCTTACTTACTCGCATCCGTAAAGAAGGACAAGACCGCACTACCTTTAAACTGGTTGTGATGGGTAACCGTCATGAGCACCTAATCCGTTGGGTAGAAACTGAACCTTACGGTGACCGTATTACCTTAGACGTGGAAGACATGTCGTTTGTTGGAAATGAACCTTTATCTGTAAAAGGTTTGGTTTATGACCAATACGGTGATTTGGTTGACGGTGTTAAAGTTAATATCGGTTACGGTCCGTTATGGCAACCTTACGCTGAAGCTAACACCGCAGGCGCAGGTAAATACGAGCTGACAGGTTCTCCTAAGGAACCGGGTGACGTTTACCAAGTGGTGGTGTGGACTGACAACAGCTTTGCCTTTGGCAACGTGGAGTGGACAGAAGCACCTAAGATCGCACACGACATCGTGATGAGTCCTGATAACGTCCCTGAAGCACCGGCGGGTACGAGTGTCCGTATTGCGGGTCAGTTGGTGGATGAAGAAGGCAACAACTTCACAAGTGATAGCCGTACTCCGGTTTACATGAAGGAGTTGAAGGATGCCGACGAGACGATCATCTACGCTGGTTTCGATGGACGCTTTGAAGCGGAAGTTGGACCTTACGGTGACTGGGAAGAAACCACCTTTACTTTCCGTCTGGAAAACGGTAATCAAGGTAGTCACAGCATTCGTTGGATGGGTGAACCACCACGCCTTGCGAAGATTACATTTGATGACGGGTTACCGGTAACGGGTAAAGTTGGTGAGTCAGTAACCCTGAGTGGCAAAACTTTCGACCAACATGATGAAGCTTACTTACCGGGTATTCCATTTGAATTTGAAGTGGAATTTGCGGGTACTATTGAGAAAGCTCAATCAGACGGCAATGGTAATTGGACTTATAAAGCGGTAGGTATTAAATCAGGCAGTACAACTTACGGGTTCTCTGCTAACAACCGCGCGGTAGGTTCTTACACCATCAACTTCACTGGCGACATAACGGTTACGGCGTTACCAAGCGACGATCGTTTGTTCCGTGTTCCTTACGGCATGAACCGTGTTATTGGTTGGTACGTGCTGGATGAAGACGGTAAAGGTAAGCCGGGTGTGGAACTGAATGTTCGCCAAACGTCTACCATCTATTCGCCTGAGCGTCAGCTAGGAACCATCGTTACAGATGAGCATGGTATCGCGACTTACGAAGCACCTTACTTAGAAGACGAGAAGCACGGTGTGTTCTTCGCCTCACTAGGTCTGAAAGAAGCTCAAGTAGTTGTTAAATGGAGCGACGAGACTGGCATCAGTGTAACCATGACGCAAATGTCTGTCCCTGCAATTACCTACGGAAGAGAGTTGTTATTCACTGGTGTGATGTTGGATGAAAACGGTGACCCGTTAATTCCAGATAACGTTAGCACGGGCATCATACTGGGTGGTTACGATCGTAGTACGTTCGAACACATCCCTGTGTCTATCCGTGAGCAAGACTCGGTTACGGGTGAGTTTACAGCGTACATGATCAATGACACTTTCGTTACTAAAGACATCGTACTTTACAACGAAGTGAACAACGAACTTCATACGGTCGAGTGGGCGGTCCCAGACATCACCGGTGCGTATATCGAGTGGGATGTTGATCAACTACCTACCGCTGTTATTGCCGGAGAAGAGCTCCCTGTTACAGGTAAGATCTACCAGTCCAATGGTGCGTTGTACACACCACGCATCCCTGAGAAGCTTTCAGTGCGTACAGATGAAGGGCCACAGGCAGATGCCAACATCATGCCGGACGGTACGATTCGTATGACACTAACTAGTGAGAGTAGAGGGGTTTACACTTACTCACTTTACCGTGAACTAGGTGATGTCATTGACGACTCCATCGAAATCGAATGGGTGGAGAACGCATCGGTGACGGTTGCTCCTTACTCTTTCGACGAAGTACCTCAAGGTGAATCTGGTGAAGTTTGGTTGATCTATAAACAAGATGGCAACCAACCAATCCAATACCGTAATGTGTTAGTGGCTGTTGGTAGTCCGGGTCCGGGTAACGTTCCTAGAACACTCACCACCGATGAGTTCGGTATTGTGAAAGTCACGTTACCTTACAACGACGCCAAATCAAGTGATACGGTTACCGGCATCTTAGGGGAAACTGTTCCACTTGCCATCCATAACCTAACATGGGTTGAGGATACTGTTAAAGTAGGTACTTCTTTCCGTGACCTATCAATCCCTACTAAAGTGGAGATTGGTGCGGAAGTGGAAGCAGTCGGTGAAGTATTGGATAAATCCGGTGCGCTCACTGATTACAATGGGGTAGGTATTTACGATAAGACCACTCATACTTTCCACGAAAATGCCGTGAACTCGGATGGTAGCTTTAGTGTTAAACTAGGTCCTTTGGACGAAGGTGACCATCATTTAGTAGTTTACACGGGTGCTGAAATTTCAGAGCACGTTGTGCGCTGGGATTCAAGCTTTGTTAATTTTGACTCTGTTGGGATTGATGAAAGCTCTAACCGTGTGGCGTTAATCACTAAATAGGAAATAATAAATGGCAGGTATTATCAGAGGGAACTTACTCGATGCTGAAGGCAACGAAGTAAACCCGGGTAAACCCGTCACATTAAAGGCCGTCCGATCGGACGGCCTACCTGATGTGACTATCACGACCAATGATTCTGGTCATTGGTCCTTAGAAGTGAACGCTGAAGTCGACTCTCAGGTCGACTTCACTTTTATTTACAATGGAGTAGATGTAGGTGCGCACGCGGTGCGTTTCATTGAAACAGCTGAAGTAGTAACCTTGCCGTATTCTAATTTCCGCATTAAAGTTGGTAACACTGGTGTTATCGCATTTGCGGTAAAAGACGACCAAGGTAATGGGGTTCCCTATGCGGATGTGACCATCCACCGCGACGACGAAAACTCCGAGCCAGTGGCGACAGTTAAAACTGATGGATTTGGTATAGCAACATACACAACTCCTCGTGAAAACTCACCAGTTAATGTCAACTATTTTGCGAAAGCAGGTGGTAACATTAACAGCAACTACATGCAGTGGGAAGATGGTGAAGAAGAAGGTCGCTTCGGAATCGGCGACTTTAAATACATTGAGAAAATCAATGCCATCGGACGTGGTAGTGTTTCTGGCACTATCTTAGATGCAGCCGGTGAACCATTATGGGTTTCCGATATTGATATCTTTAACAAAGACACTTTAGAAAGCGTTACTACGCAAAAAGAATCAATTAATGTAGATGGGTTCCTACATACGTTCGACTCACTACCGGAAGGTAAACACCACTTAGTCGCGTATACCGAAGGTCAGTTCATTGAGTTTACGGTAGAGTCTGGTACCTTCCCTAATCCGGACATTCATGACGTAACACTCCCAATGGGGAATGCTAAGTTTTACCCAAGCGGAAGTTGGTCTAACATCTACGGTCAAGCTTTAGAATCAGACGGTAGTAATCACACTCCAACTGAATTCACCACTATTGGGATAGAAGACAAAGATGGTCAAGTAAGAACGGTCTCGATGTACCCTGATGGTTCTTTCATTTTCTCCATTAAAGGGGAAGTGGGTGAAACCGTAACGGAAATAATCAAAAACACCGCCGGTGAAGAAGTTGTTACACACCAAGGTGAATTCATCGCTGCTGCTGAATTAAAGACTCTTCCTTATTCTGTCACAACACTCTACACCAACGGTACTGGTGACGTCGCTTTTGCATTACTCGATGCAGAAGGTAAGGGTATTCCTTACGCTCAGATTGTAACTTGGGACCCGGATGGTTACGGACAAGCCGTGACCGATGAGTTCGGTATTGTGGAGACTTCGGTTTCTAAAAACGGAACCGCAACCTCAGTGAGAACGGGTGTTGAGTTTGGAAGCAAGTCTGCTGACCATGAAGTCTCTTTCAGTGGTTCTTCTGTGGCTAGTGAATTCCGTAACATGTCCTTCCCTAGTGTGGGTGACACCGTAAACGCCATGACCATTAGCGGTCGTATTTACGATCAAGGCGGGAATGGGTTTAAACCGTCTCGCTTAGGAGTGTTCGACAAACACACGCTAGGACATACTCCAGTGGATATGTCGTCGGTTAACGGTGACGGTACTTTCTCTTTTGACTTTGGTCCGTTAGAAAAAGGTAAGCACAACCTTGTTCTTGGTACCACTGGTGTTACTTTAGAGAAAGCAACAGAATGGGCGATCGGTTTCCCTCCGGGTTTACGTACTGAACGTTTGAACTATTCTTCTTACCCGAACATCTACATTGGTGATGAAGGGTTAGTTGCTTACCGTGCAAGCTTGATTGAAGACGCCAAATTAATTCCTGTAGTTGGTATTCCGGCAAGTCTGTCTGTTCGTGTAAACGGGGAATGGAAAGAACTGGAAACGAAACTAACTGACGATAACGGGATAGTGGAGTATTCACTCCCACCAGAAATTGATGGTGTTCAACTAAGTGGTTATCACGAAGTTCGTTGTGTTATGGGTCCGAATACGGAATCTAGTGGTATAACGTGGGTGAACGATCGTGACGTAATCAGTGAGTTTGGTTACTTCGATTACACTAACCCAGTTAACACTGGCGGGCGTTTATCAATTGAGCTAGAAGCATTAAACCAAGATGGAACGAAAGGTGACCTTGCCGATTGTGGTGTGGTGGTTCTGAACAGTTTCTTCTACGAATCTTACCTTGCTGAAATCACTGAGAATGCTAAAGGGACTTACTCAGTTTCTTTCCCTACCATGCCGGACGGAGACCACGATGTGGTATTCTACAGCGGGAATGCTCAACGTAAGCTGTCATTAACTTGGGGTGGTGCTACTGCCAATGAACCTGCTGGTATCCAATTGGACCCTACCTCACCGACATCAGCAGTTGTTGACACTGTGGTTACGGTATCTGGCTCAATCATTGACAGTGAAGGTAACGTTGTTCGTCCTGTGGAAGAAATGGAACTTTCCATCCGTGACGAGAATGCGACGACAGTTAAAGTTAAAGTGGGGCCATCTGGGTCGTTCTCTTTTGAAGCAACGTCCGATACCATTAAGACTAAGACTTACTCCATCTTAGACGACGGCAATAACCTTTACGTTCACCAAGTAGAGTTTATCGCTTCCCCGGTGATTGAATTCGCTAATTACACTGGTGACAAAGTTGCGAAGACCCACAACGCTACCTTGGCTGTTGTGGTGAAAGATGCTGACTCTAATGGCATCGAGGGGATGTTGGTTAACTTTACAAACACTTACGACGCAGGTGTGGATTACGGTAAGGTGGTAACGGATGAGTTTGGTGTGGCTGAACTTGTTTTAAGTTACAACCCAGATACTATTACTACACCAAGTACACCGCAAGATGAAGTGACTGCGTTTATTAACGGCACAGACTTAAAAGACAACCGCACCATTCGTTGGGCGTCCGATACTGAGAATTCAGCAATTGAAATCGCTGACCTAGTGATCAGTCCTCAAACCTACGTCGGTCAACCTATTCAGGTAACCGGTAAGTTAGTTGGTAATTTAAGTCAATCCGACACTTCTATCATGTGGTTGGTGGTGTTTAACAAGTCCACTCTAGGTGGAAAGATGTTCAACGGCAACATCAACAGCGATGGCACGTTTGACATCAACATCGGTCCTTATGATCTTGGTGCAAACGAATTGGTGTTTGCGACGAACAGCGCTGTAATCCCTAGCACGGTGTTTGTGACCGAAGCACCTATCGTACTTAAAGAACTCCGTACACTTCCTTATTCGACCAGTAAAGTTAAACAAACAGGAAGCGCTACGCTTGCGTTTGCCGGCATTAACTCCGTAGACAAACCAATGGTAGGTCAATCAATAGAACTACGCTTAGGAAGTGATACAGGACTATTGGTGGATACTAAAACTACCGATGAGTTCGGTATTGTTGAGTTTATGGTAAACGATAATCCAGACACTCCTAATTCTGGTGACCTGACTTATTTTGTTGTGAGCGAAGGTATTTCAGCAAACGCCATTGTTGAATGGGGTGTGACAAATCCAGTGGTTGAAGAGCTGCATGGTTTTGAAGCGACTCGACATGTGGCGGATGGTGAAGACGGTGTGATTAAACTCAGTCCTCTATCACACATGAGTTATGCGTCTGGTCCAGCCGCAACGGACCCGGGCGGTAATGTTACTCCATGGGAAACGAAGTCACATGTAACTGGCGCTGTGATTCGTGCCTTTGACAAGCGAACACTTCAAGAGATCGTATTAACTGAAATAGAAAGTGATCTTGATATCTACGGCGAACGTTTCAACCTATACCGTGTTCCTACACAAACCTCAGGTGATCATGAATTGGTGATCTTTGGTGAAAACGCGGCGATGGTAACCACAATGACTTGGGATGAGGATACCGCGTTGGTTAAACCAACACGATTCAACACACTCAATAACAGTGGTAATGCGTTTATCCGATTCAACCTTGATCAGTGGATTGATGGTACGGCTATCGATGGGTCAGGGGATACCGCGGTACTTACCGGTTATGTGGAAGCTCAAATTTCTGACACACAAAACCACCCAGTTTACATCACACCGAAAGGTCGATTTGTTGCTAAGTTGGGAGAAGGTAAACCAGCCGGTAAACATCCTTACAACTTTAAGGTTGACGGTGTGGTGATTGATACTCAAGAAATCAATTACTACGATCAACTTAACGTTACGTTGTTACCTTACAGTACACCTAAGCCAGCTAAAGGAAGAAGTGCAACCGTAGGGGTGATTGTTAAAGATGGTAACGGGGACGTAGTGCCTGACGCGTGCCTGACATTTACTCCGGGTGCAAGAAACTCTTTCGAGTATAAAGTCAACGTTAAGAGTGACTTTAATGGCATGGCAGAAGTAACTTGGAACCATGACGAAAGTTTCCCTGAGTTTACGATGTCGAGTGGTTACAACGGTGGTGTGACCGGAGAGTCGTTATTAATCCGTTGGGTAGAGTCACCTGAGTTAACCGGTGACCGCTTTGAAACCTTAGTGGTGCCTGAGAAGGTAGTAGGAGACGACAAAGCAGTAATTACTGGTAAGATCTTAGATCAAGACGGTAATCCTTACGCTAACGGTGAACTCGCGGTCTACAACAAGACGGAGATGACTAACACTGTACTGACTGACAACATTCAACCAGACGGTACGTTTAGTGTAGAGTTAGGTCCTTATCCGTTTAAGACCTATGAGTTGATCTTCGCCACACTAGGTAACATCGATCGTCAAACGACGCGTTGGGGAGGTAGTGGTATCTTAGCAAGCATCGAAATTGATCCTGATAGCGGCACTCGCGGTCTATTAGGTGACACAGTTGAGATCTTTGGTAGCTCCACGGATACCATCGGGACACCGTTCACACCAGATGAAGGAATTTACACTCTGGATGTTGTGAATGACAAAAACGACGATGTTCTTCCAACGGTAATCGATGCACAAGGTAACTGGTCCTTTAATGCGACTCATGACGTAAGTGAAACCATCACATATACCTTTAAAGATGGTGAGACAGTCCTAGCGACCCATGCTGTTGAGTTCTTTGAAGGTGCGGGTACTTTACGCAACTTTGATGTCCCTAGTACAGTTAAAGTGGGTCTGAACGAAGACTTCTCATTAACGGGTAAAGTGTACAACACCATGAACCAACTTTACCGACCAATCGTTGAAGAATTGTTCACACTGGTACTGGATGAGACTACTGAGTTCCAAGGCACGATTCATACTGACGGTACATTCAGCGTGAAGCCGACGAATGATCAAGTGGAAACTCAAAGCTTTACCTTTAAGGTCGGAGAAAACACTTACGACACGGTAGACATCAAGTGGTGTCAGACGGTAAGCTTGGTGTTTAACGCAGACTCTCAACCTAAGGCCGTTGTCGGTGATGATGCTTATGTATCAATCCGAGTGGTGGATGAGAACGGAGAAAGCGTTACCGGACGTGTAGTGGAGTTCTATGAAGGTGATGTTTCTGGTGACCCTCTGGGTACTGAAAACATCTACAGTGAGACCTACATTGGTTACTGGCCTAAAGAAGCCACTGAAGTGGGTGACGTAGTAATCACTGCTAAGTTGGGCGGTATTCAAGATACCTTGACGTTGTCTTGGGTAGGTAGTGATCCTAAGATCGCGGCTGGATTTGGTCGTAAGACTTCAAGAACTGGTTACGTGGTTGACACTAAACCGGCTTCCGGCACAACAGCAACACTACGAGGTACAGTTGTAGATCAAGACGGCACACCGTTAGCAGGTCCACAATTCCTTAAAGTGTTCGATCAAGGGTCGTTTGACTTAACGGATTACTCTGCACAAGTTCAAGCAGATGGTACGTTCGATATCGAACTCCCAGTCAAACCAGATGGTACTTACAACTACAGCCTTGTTACTGAAGGCAATGTGGGTTCTATCAGAGGTATTTCTTGGGATGCGGAAAACGAAGACCTGAAAGCGGTTAAGTTGGATGCGAGTGTTCCTACTCAGGTTAACGTTGCTACCACACATACTCTCCAAGGCACCATCTTGGATAGCGCTGGTGATCCAATTGCACCAGCTAAGAGTATCACGGTTTACGTAAACAGCAGTGAGGGTAACACCTACGAGTTCACAGTTACACCGGACGGTACGTGGTCGTTTGCTTACACCTTTAGTGATGAAGGGGATGTGTTGTTTGACTTCCATACTTATCAAGGTAAGTACTTGGGATCGGTCACAATCACAGTTGAGGAAGCGGCACCGGTATTCACCTCTATTGAGTGGGTTGGTGAACAACCTACCGAAGGGATGGTTGGTGAGTCTGTGAAACTGACTGCGGTTACTTTGGATCAATACGGCGATCCGATCGATGGCGTTTCAGTACGACCGTTCATTAATGGCGAACCACAAAACGCCTTCCGTTCTCCTCCGGGTGGTTCTTGGAGTCTGGATTACACTTCAACTGAAGCAGGTCCAGTGCTTTACGAATTTGGTTGGGAACCAGACGTTGCTCGTATTGGACATACTGTTGAGTGGAAACTCCCAGTGGATTCAATTGAGGTCATGCGCTATTCTGACTCTAATGCAGTACCGGGACAAACCGCGTTTGTACCATTCGCCGCTTTAGATAGTTCAGGTAAGGGCATTGCAGGTGTTCCTATTGCTCTGCACTTGGATTCGGCATCGGGCACACTGTTAACAACTGTAACTACCAACGAGTTTGGTATTGCTGAGTTTAACGTTCCTCAGAAAGGAAGTAACGCTAACCGTTTGATCTACGCTAAGTACGGTGACCTTGTTAAGGAACGTCGTCAGTGGTGGGCTAACGATCCACTTACACCTCCAACTGGATTCGCTAACTTAACGGTTACTAACCCAGTACCTGAAGGTGAGCGTGCGTTAGTCAGTGTTCAAGCAGTAGCAAGTGACGGTAACCCTCGTCCGTTGTCCACGGTAGGTATCTTTGATCCGGAAATATTGGATCAGGTATTGTTTAACCGTGTAACCACTGGTGAGTCTAAATCCCACTTACTGGACTTTGCGCATAGCGGAACAGGAACTAAGACTTACATCTTAACTACTGACGCTGGTCGTCAAGAGTTCTCGGTGACATGGGAAAGTAAACCGGCAGTCACGCCAAACGACTTAGTGTTCGACGCGGATTCTCCGGAATCATTAGTAGTAGGTGAATGGAACACGTTAAGCGGTAAATTAGCGGTAGACGGAGTTCCAGTGACTGAACTGGACCACTACGTTAAGGCGACAATGACTGTGGGTGGTAAGGAGAGCTACCTAGACTTAGATGTTAGCAAAGGGACGTTCCGCGTACTGGTTAAACCAACAGCAGCAGGAACAGAAAACTACGACTTCAAACTTAATGGTACGAGCGTTGTGGTAAAGTCCTTTCGTCACAGTGACAACGTGACGTTAAACGACGTGAGTGTGTTATCGGTCACTACACCTCAGATAGGTGACCCTGTGGTACTGAGTACTGTGGTGAAAGATAGCGAAGGGAACCCTATCCCTAAACTCCCGGTGACGTTTAAACTAGCCGGCGGAAACACACTCGCTACATTAAACACGGATGTCAAAGGAATGGTAACACATTCAGTGCCTTACCAATCCGGGACAATGTCTTCTAACTTTGAAATTAAAGTAGGAAGTGTCGTAGAAGCAGTAACAGCGACTTGGAAACCAACTAATGAACTTATCGACGTGGCGTTTGAAGGGTTAACTACCCCGGCAACGGTTTACGATGGTGAATTAGCGAAAGTAACAGGTAAGTTAATCAACCAACAGAACAATGGGACATCAACAACTAAGTTCGAGATTTACCATCGTGGTTTATTAACTCACACCAGTCATGCCACCGATGTACAACCGGATGGTACGTTCGACTTTAATATTGGTCCGTTTACAGTAGGGGTGAATGAGTTCTACTTCATCATCAACGGTAAACGCATTGAACGCAGTATCGAGTACATTGAACGCACTGACCCAGAACTGAATCGCGTTGAGTTAGATGAAGGTAATCCTACTTCAGGGTTCTCTGGCGAAAACTTAACCATCAGTGGTAAAGGTTACGATCAATACGGTGATCCAATCGCAAACGCTCAGGTTCAATGGGCGATCTCTGGCGACGCACAACCTGCACTAACCACAGGTCCAGATGGTTCATTCAGCACAACAGTTACACACAACACCAACGCTAGCATCACCTACCGATTCGGTGGCAATGATGACATACCGGTGGCCAACTTGAGTATTGCGTGGACCGTGGCAACGTCAAACACGATGGCGTTTGTTGGCACCTCACAATGTAAGCAAACTCAAAACAACGAGGCTAACATTGAGTTGTACGTGAAAGACCAAGACGGTGTTGGGGTTCAGGATGCTCAGATCGTAATTAGAGATCAGGGTTCAGAAACTCCTATTGCGACACTAACGACTAACGTACGTGGTTTAGCGTCTTACGCTATCCCTTATGAAGCAGGCAACGATAACCGTACTATCGAAGCGACTCTGGATCAACTGACAGAGACGTTAGACATTACGTGGTATCCTGCGGTAACTAAGTATGCGACCGGGTTTACTCGTCTCTACATGGATAACCGCCCTGCTTCAGGAAAATCAACGACGGTACGTGGTCAGCTAGTTGATCAAGAAGGCAATCCAATCACAACGGCTTCAACGTTGGGTATCTTTAACACGATTACCTTGGAGAACCATGATTACATCGATCGACTACAACCAGACGGTACGTTTGAGTTTGAGTATGGTCCTGAGGCTGATAGTAACTACCCTATCTCACTCTTCACCGATGCCGGTCATTTCGATGAGACGATCATCTGGGATTTGAATAACGCTGACATGAAACGTGTGGTGTTTGACAACAACATTCCTAGAATGACGAAGAGTAACGGTAGAGTTAGTCTACACGGTACGTTTGTGGATAGTGATGGTAGCCCATTCACTCCGTTGTCTAATACCGCGTGTACAGCAACTGGGGATAATGGTGACGCCTTTACGGGTACCATTAAAACGGATGGTACGTTCGAAGTTGAAGTATGGTTCCCTGAGTACCGTACTCACAAAGTCGACATATCAGCACCAGATAAGACTTACCTAGGGACTTACTCTCTGGTAGTGACCGCAGACAACATCATTGATGAAATGCCTTATTCGGCTAACGTTGCAACTACGGGTCAACCGGCAACAATGGCAGTGAAAGTCGTGAACCAAAGTGATGTTGCGGTAGAGGGAACTGAAGTCACTGCTCACTTGGGTGACCCAAGTAATCCGGCAGTGGTGACGGCGAACACCGACGCCAGAGGTATTGCGACCATGAATGTTCCGGCTCCAGCGGAAACAGGTAAAACAACGGTCTACTTTAAGAACGGTACTTCGGTACTTGACGCAGAGGTGGATTGGAAACCTGTGGAAGAATTGGTCGGTAAGACATTCCAAGATGTTGTGACGTCATCTCCAGCTGAATACGGTCAACCAGCCACAATCAGTGGTAAACTGTTAGATCAGAACGGTGATGTGTTACCGGGTCGTAACCTTGGTGTGTATCACTTGAACGGAGGTACGTTGTTGGATACCACTGTAGTGAAGAACGATGGAACAGGGTTTACTCTGGAAGTTGGTCCTTTAACTACAGGAACTCATCAGCTAGTGTTGTTCACGGGTAATGCTGAACGTTATGAAGAGATTACATGGAACGTGGAAATTCCTCCTATTGGGAAACTAGAAACGGTCTCGTTCTCTTCAACTAAGGCTCCAAGTGGTCAACCTGCTAAAGTTCACTTCTACGTCCTTGCACCTAACTACGGTCGCGTCAAAGACGTTCCGGTAACCGCACGTTGGGGTAATGCTCAGGGTGAAGTTATTGCAACAGAAATGACCAACTCTGAAGGCTTGGTAAGTTACACCTTGCCGGGAACGGATGAGTCTGGTGATCGACTAGGTGTACATACGGTTTACGTTGAAGTTGGTGGTAAGTCCATCACAGATACCGTGGAGTGGGTAGACGACGAGTTAATCGGTCAATCTATCATTGAAATCGACAACATGCAGAACATCGAATACGGGGAGAAATTCCTAGTTCGCATGACGGTCAGAGATCAAAACAACGAACCTATCCGTAATCCGGGATACAGTTTGTTCCAACCTAAATCTCGTCAAGAGGTGATCAATCTGGTTCGAATCGACTACCCGGGTGATGATGTGGTGTTCCAAGCAACCGCACAATCAAGTTCAGTAACGGAGTTGTATGTGGGTACTGATAATGACTATCGTGTTATCCCTGTTAACTGGGATTACGCTAACGACATCATTAAACCAGTAACCGCAGCGATCGATGTTGATGTTCCTGAATATCATCCTGTGGGTGTTGACTCAATAGTGAAAGGTAAAGTACTCGACACCAATGGTTTAGAGTTCCGACCAACTACTATTCTGAAGCTGAAAGCACGTCGTGTTAGCGATAATTCAGAAACTGAGTTGACGGTCATGCCAGATGGCGAATGGGCGTTTGTTGTGAACGAACCTACTGAGTCTGAAGTAGTGTACAAGTTAATGTACGGCAACGTAGAATTAATGGAATACACGGCTAAGTTCGGTACTCCTGCAAGCTAATGTAAAGTAATAACTCAGGTGGGTCTAGCCCACCTGAGTTATCTTTATTTTCCACTTATTTAAACCCCACTGAGAATTTATTGAACGAAACGCGTAACTGGGTTCTCCCTTGGCCCGGTATGTATAACAAGCAAAAGGAAGATACTAATGACGGGTGTTATTAGAGGAAACTTGTTGAAAGGTGACACGACGGTAAAACCTGATGGACCCGTCAGTCTTACCTTGAAACGAGACGATGGGCTTCCAGATACGGAAGTCGTAACTGATGCTGATGGTAACTGGCAAGTCGAGGTTGAGTCGGCAACGAAAAAGAAAGTCAAATTTAGTTTCTTTGACAAAAGCAAGCCACTTGGTGAGCACGAAGTGGAGTTTGTCAAAGAATTAGAAATCATTCCTGCATCCGGTCGATTCACTAAAGAAAACCTGAATGGTTTCCACGGTCGATTGATTGATCAAGATCTGAATCCAATCTCTGATGCGGAGATCACTTACAAACGTAAGTACGACGATGCTGAAAACTGGATCGAAAGCAGCGTCACAACAAACGAACATGGTTACTTCAACGTAATGTGGGGGATCAACGAACTAGAGCCTAAGAAACTTTACGTTCAAATCTCGTACGGGGATTTGAGTGATGAGTTTACTTACGACTTTTCTGATGGTTCTTTGACCACTTATTTTGTTGACCCCGTGGGGCAAGAAGAATTGGCTCCGGGTGAGACCTTGAAAGTAGTCGGACGTGCATTCCCGAATTACGGTTCAGGTGATGTTAACCTCACCGAGGACGCGTTCCTTGGTCACTTTGTGGATAACCCACTTTATTTCGTGGATAACAGTGAATCGTTAGAGAGTGGTGGTAAGTTCGCCATTGATGTGGATGGTCCACACGCCACTTTAATGAGCAACAACGGCAACCTAGAAGTAAAACCACCTGTAGTTCAGGGATTGAACCCACCCGCGATTATGCGATTTGGTGTACGCAGTGTACTTGTCAACAACCCAGATCTACATTACAGTGGAAGTTTCCCACTTACTTGTTCGGTGTACACAGCGGATTACAAAAAGCCGAATGTGGACTCTGGTGAGTTGGAATTCTACGATTTCAATAACTCCCCGCATTCTTACGGCAGTTACCTGACAGAAGGTAATGACCGTTGGTATTCTGGTGAAGACTTTGTTAGTATTCGGGAAGGTGGGTATAAACACACAGTACTTTGTCGTGGTCGACCACTAGCCGATAATTACGTCCGCTGTTTTACTGACGGTGACATGCTTAACTTAGTAGGTGGCACTAGAAACTGGGTCCATGTGGGTAACGAAGTCGTAAACCGTCTTGCGTTGACCGACAACCAAGGAAATCCAAGATCGGGAGTAACTGTTTCTTTCTTCAAAGGAGATTCGGAAACAGCGTTCCGTCAAGCAACCACAGATGGCCTAGGTTTAGTGGAAATCACGCTCCCTGCGGAGAGTGAAGTGACTCGCACCTTTATGCGTGCAGAAGCAGGTGGTGTTGAAGCAACATGGTACAATGACTGGGTCCCAGCTACACTAGAGGTTGTAGAGAGTGTTTCTACACCTTTCCTTCCGGTTTATTTTGACCGTGATTTCTTCATGTTTTTAACCACTCCTTTGGGTAAAGATGGTCAGCCATTTAACCCTCAAGACAGTGATGTATACGAAGGTCTCACGATTCAGTTATTAGACCGCTGGTACGTTCGTCCTTACCTCAGTAAGCGCGATTCGGCTTGTGAATACCTTCTTCCACTACAAGACGATACCAACCCAATTAAAGGCGGTCGGTTATCAATGACTTGTGACCACTTCCACACAGAAAAAGATGTCGTGGTTGGTAAGCGTGTAGGATTAAATCCACTGCCTTACGCTCAGGGCACAAGTGTCGCCAATCAAGACCTAACCACTGGGTGGTTATTGTTGGACGACGCTCTGGAGTCAGTAGAAGGTGGGGTGATTGATGTCTGGATCGATGATCGAAGTGGTGCAGCCGATCATAAACTAACTACCGACAAATACGGGATTGTAGAAATCACGGTTCCTTTTAAAGAGGGTGAGTTGGTACGTAAGGCTTACGCTAAACACGGGACGGATCAATTTGAACTAGAATTGATGTGGACTGAGAAAAACGCCGCTTGTCAAATTACAGTTACTCCTCCTCAAGGTGACATCGGTATCGATGAACTCGTCACGTTTGATGTACGTTCTTTGGATCAACACGGTAACGAAGTTAATGAAGAATCCCCAGTTCTCTTTAACATGTATGGTTTCTCCAACCTCGGTGTTTACGACAAAGTCACACACAAAGTCGAATACCTAGGTTCGGACCGCACTACCGATGCAAACGTACAGACTAACGATAAAGTTGGTGAGCAAGAGTTGGTGTTCTTTACCGAAGCTGGATTTAAAACGGTTAAGTTCAATGCCATCCAACGTCCGGTTCGCAATACAGATCGCTTAGAGTACAGCTCGAGTACCGCATTCCCTGATTCCGAAGCCTTGGTCGGTTTCCGTGTTTCTGATGAGAACGGACAAGGTGTTCCGGGCGAAACTGTCGAGATTCGATACTTAGGTGAAGAAGTCGATAAGTTAGTAGGCAATACTTGGATTAAGGTTCACGAAGGTGGGTCTGATGAAGTCATCGCAACTCTAACTACGGATGAATTCGGTATTGTCGAATTCCCTACCACTATGCCAACGGATACCGGCACTCATAGCTGGAGTGGCACAACAGTAGGTGCGGGTCCTAAAGACAGAAAGGGTAAAACAGACGTTTACGTCCATTGGCGTGACGGGATTATCACTGACCTGAAGGATGTGAAGTCGATCCCGGTTGCCGAGTCGGGTGAGAAAACGGCGTTCTCCGCAGAGTTGTGGGAAAACGTCAGTGCTGACAACCAAGTCATCACTGAAGACAACATGCATATCTTTGTTTACATAAAAGAACTAGGTCGTACTCTAGAGAACACGGGCACTTTCTATAAGGGTCATAAAGTTTGTTCAATAGATGAGGTCTTACCGGACGGCACATACCACGCGGTACTCTACGTTCAGAACGCGCAACACGAGGTTACTTTATCGTGGGGTTCTGTGGCAGGTGTTAACCCGACTTCATTGACTTACAACAACTTTGTTCCTAAGAAGTTCCCTATTAGTGCACGTTACATATCTTCAGTAAGCCTTAACGATGATGACGGTAAGATTACTGCAATGACCAGAGCGGTTAATGTAGAGGTTTACAACTCTGACAACCAAGTCATGGGCGAAGGTGTAATCGATGTTGATGGTAACGGACGTATCCAATGGATTACTAACCACGGTACCCCTAACCCAACCGAAACGTATGAGTTCCGAGATGGTTCAAAGGTGTTGTTCTCTATGACGGCTGGTCTTGTTACGTGGCCTAAGATTAAGATGGCTCCTTACAACCTAACCAACCCGGTTATCGGTCAAACTATTACCGTTGGTGCGTTTGTTGAGAACGAGGAAGAGACGGAAGCGGTAGACGGCATCTATGTGACGATGGAAGACAACTACGGCAACTTGCTTGCTGAAGGGGAGACGGATGAATTCGGCTTCTTTGACATCAGCTATGACCGTATTGGAGAAGAGTCACACATGCTCGTTCGAGCTAAATGTGGTCAAAGTTCTAGCTATGACACTGCTCCTTGGACTGACACCAACTCGCCTCGTTGGGTAGATTTGCAGCTCACGAACCCACCAACTAGCGTGGACAACGACGGGACTGTCTTCATGAACGGTATGATGCGAGATCAGGATGGTAATCCTGCTGACCGTGTTGCTTACAGTGTTTATGATGTTCGTAATCGTAGTACCATCGGTAGTCGTAGTAAATCAGACGGTCGCATCGAACCTTCCTTGGACAACATTGCATTGGGTAAAAACCCTGTCGTTGTTACTAGTACCAACGGGATGGTTAGACATGTGGTCACTTACAAAAAGATGCCAGCTTCCGCTGATATCGTAAGTGGACACAGTGAAGCCTTGGCCTTTGATGACAATCCTGAAGTCACTTATCAGTTGAAAGATAGTGAAGGTAACAACTACGTCCCTAACGAGGGCGAAGTGGTGAACCTACTCACTCAAAGCGGGCGATACCAAAAGCACGGCACCCCGGTAGGTCCGACGGGTCTGGTCACAATACCTTGGTTCAGTAAAGGTGTAGGTAATGAGACCTATATCCTTGCTAACGAAGACATGTCTAAGGCTCTCAACACCACGCCTACTGAGCACATCGCGATTAAGGAAGTTAAAGTATTCCACGCCAGTGACTACCCTCAGTCTGGTGACCCGGGCATTATGTTGGTAAACGTTCAAGACTTTAACGATAACCCTATCCCTAATATCGAGTTCCGTGTGAAAAGCACTACCGATGGTTTCGAGTTAGATGCGGTTTACAAAACTGATACCAACGGTGTTGCTAAGGTGTTGTTAGCCGGTCAGTCTGACGGAACGAACATCTCGGTCGAATTGACCTGTGGTAATGCAGTTACAAGTTACTCTATTGGTTGGGAAGATGGGGGTGAATCTAGTCTCGGTACGGTAATCTTGGATACGTTACCTTCAGAAGCTTCGGAAGACGACGATTATCCGGTTACAGGTAAGGTTGTTGATAGTGAAGGTAATGGAATTAGTGGTGCGTTCGTCTACTTGTACGTAGGGACCCCGCATAATACTTATTACCAAGAGGACTCTATTAACGCGGATGCCGATGGACGTTTCTCTATCACTCCTTGGTTGGAATCAGGAAACCTTAAACTTCTTGTGGTTAACGGTAATAGTTTTGATAGTACCGAAGTGTTGTGTTACTCAACACCTATGGTTACTATGACTAACCTCACTATTCGTGATATACACGAAAATCAGCGTGGTCGCGTTTCTGCCCTCTATAAGGACAGATACGGTAATCCGGTCCAAGGTGAAACCGTTGAGTTCCGATTTGACAGCGCAAGTGGTGAGTTAATAGACACCAAAACCACTAACGAGAAGGGTCATGCGTGGGCTGAGGTTACTTGGGCGCAAGCACAAGGACACAGTGAGATTTACGCTGTTTGTAATGGGGCGTCGGACTCTAGCTCCATTAACGTTGCAGAAGCGGGTGACACCACCCCAATGGTTTCTACTATCGCTTGGCACAACAATGTTGGCTTTGTACACCCAGAAATGCCAGCATTGATAATGGGTAAAGTGTTAGACCAAGACGGCAACCCGTTCTCTAAAGCGGAGGTGAACTACTATCGTCCTGACATCGGATCAAGGAATATGACTTATACTGACTCAGATGGTAACTTTACCTTAGAGGTCAGTCCGGGTCGTTTCGATCCTACCCGTAAGGATTTGTTTGGTGTACGTGGTAAGTTTACTGAGATCGCCCCTAAGTGGAACATGGGAACCAAGTTCAAGTCTGGAGCTATTAAGTTTAACAAACCTGATTTTCCTGAAGGTATTCCATACGACTCAACCATCACCTTATCCGGTACCGTGAAAGATACCGATGGAAGCATGGCTGAAGTGGGTGACACTGTAATTAAACTGGAAGCGCGCGTACGTTCTGAAGGAACGGAACTAGGGCTGAAAGAGTTCACGGTTTCGCTTGACGGTACGTGGTCCGTTGACATCCCAACACCGGATAAAGAGGTTAAGTTCGATGTCTGGTTGGAAGATGAATACGGAAATGGTTGTGATCATGTCGCACTTTGGGCAGGTCCACCTAAGTTTAAGACATTGGCGTTTGCTCCACCTACACACGACTACATCCCTGAAGGGCAGAATCATACACGAGTGGTTTACTACTTGTTGGATGAAGAAGGGAAACCAATGCCTAACGTAGCCATCGACTTTAAATATAAAGCGGAGGGTGACAGTTATTGGAGTTGGGCCGGTGGTGATCAAACCGATGCGGACGGTCACGTCAGTCTTCGTCCTCAGCTTCGCGGCAACTCACCTATTGTGTTGCGCATTAAAGCTGAAGGGTTAACAGCCAAACACACTATTGTCAGAACAAGTGAACCAGTAGGGACTAGATTGACTGACATCTACTACCCAAACACGACCAGTTTGGAGCGTGGGTTGAATGGTTTGGTGAAACTGACAGACTTCAATAACCAAGAGCTGGCTGATGTTAGTGACGTGAAGATTGGCATCTATGATTTCGTTACTCGAGAGACTTACGATCTCAAACCGGGCATGCTTGACAATCAGAACTTCATCTACAGCCTCAATCCTCCGGTTGGTAAACATCGTTTCATGCAGTACTCTGATGCTTACATGGATTACTACCAAGTTGCTAAACCGGTAGAGGTAACTGAAAGTGATCCGTTTGAAGTGATCTACCCTACAAAAACCGTACTATCACCGACCATGAGTAACGGTGGTCTTACGGTGAAGTCAAACATGAACATTAAGACCGGCTTCCGTGTAGTGGATGATCAATACCGTGATTGGAACGCAACTGGGATGGTGACCGTTTATGATCCTGCTACCAAGGAACTGATTGGTACTCGATCTGAGGGTGAGGTCCATCAAGTTGATGTATCTCGTCAACTTGATCCGGGACTACACACATGGCGTCTATTCGCTAACTACAAAGAACTTGGCACCATCAATATGTTCATTGTAGAAGGTGATGACGTTATGAACTTAGTACCGGGATCTACAGTAGTTAACCGAGTGAACCAACCAGCGGTTGCGATGTTTGGCTGTTATTCAGCTAATGACGACACGGCTTCGGTTGGCAAGACCATGAGTGTTTGGGAAGTTGGGAAAGAGGGAGCTAAGCAAACTCTAACCACTGACGATAAAGGTTTGGCGACGTTCAGTCTGCCTGCACAAACCACACCGGGAGTTTACCACTACATGGTGGAGTACGATGGTAATCAAGTGCCGTTCAGTTTCCATTGGGTGGCTACCGATATGGTGCTAGGTGAGAGCTTTGGCGAGACGTTCTTCCCGACCGTATGGACCGAGGAAGAGTACCAAGCATTCAAGGCTGAGGTGATCGACCAGAACGGTGACGTGGTGAGTAACGGCGTGGAAGGTATTTCAGTTAAGGACTTTGATGATCCTCAAATGAACTACTGGTACAACATCGACGGCGAGTATGTGAGACCAGCTTACTTTACTAAGGGCAAACACTTAATTGGTATGTCTGCGGGTGCGGTAGGTGAGACGTTTAACATCTTCAGCGGGAATGCTACCGGACTCCGTACTTTGGCTTACGCTCAAGGTAAGGGTCTGGATGGTCAGAACCTGAGAGTGGCGTTTGGTCTAACTAACGAATCATTCGCTCCGATTAATGGCGCAGTGGTTAAAGTGTGGCTAGGAGAGAAATCGGGTGATTCTCATTACGAGGTGACTACTGACACTTACGGTATTGCTGAGTTTGACATCCCTCAACCTGAGGGCGTGACGCGTACTTGGTTGTATGCGGAATCAAATGGTCATGAGTTGAAGATACCAGTTGTTTGGGCTAAGAAACCAACACCAAGTAAATTCAGCGCATTGACAGTTCCGACTTCAATTCCGGCAGGATCTAAACTAGACTTCTCTGCAACGATCGTTAACCAAGACGATACACCGGATACCATAGACAGCTGGAAAGCTCCTCGTGGCGGTGTTTACGTCAAGGCTAACCAGAAGTTTGAGTACTTGTTCTCAGCGTCTGGTGATCATTCGTTGAACATCATTGGTGATCTATCGCCGGGTACTCACGAAATTGTGTTCTTCACATTGGCTGGGTACGAGGTGAAACAAATCACTATCACTTAAACATAACTAACTATAACCGAGTAGGGCTCACGTCCTACTCGGTTATTTATGCATCGTATAGACCCTAGCCATTAAGCAAGGAGTTATCATGGGTGCCAAATTAGAATTTAATTTCAATGAACAAGAACAAGTTTTAAAGTATTTAAATATTCAAAAAGAAACGATTCCAGACCAATTGCTGGATGAACCTTCCGATGATGTTCCTGAACGCAACTGGGAGGAACTATTAAGGGCACACTGGGAAGAGGACTCCTTACGTTCTATCAAAACCGTGCGCTTCATGAAAGACTTTGAACGTTACCGTGCAAGACCGGACATGACGACAACCAACAAGTCTTTTATTCGTACAATGGATGTATTCCGTCGCATGGGCGTCAAGAACTGTGCATTCCATTTACAACTTAATAACCCGATGTTGGTTGGGGTGGATCCTCGCTCACCGGACTTAACTGACGATCAACGTTTGATGGTCATGAAAGAAATGCAGGAGAACTTCTGGTATTTCTTACGAGAGGTGTGTCACTTAAATGGAGGTATTCGTTTCCGTGCTAACCGTGCTAACATCTCTTTTGCGTGGTGTTGGTTGAACCACCTAACCACAATGTTGATCCTTCCTCGTCAGCAGGGGAAGGAATTGAGCGTCGATGCTAAAGTAAAGACCATGAACGGTTGGGTCCGAAATGGAGACCTTAAACCCGGTGATGTCGTGTTAGCTTCGGATGGTTCTCCAGTTAAGGTTAAACGAATTTACCCTCAAGGAGTGAAACCCCTATATTGGGTGACGATGGAAGACGGACGGAGAGTTAAAGCAGGGCTCGATCACTTGTGGAAAGTGTTTGATTACGGACAAGAAGCTTGGAAGGTTTCCAGTACAAAGGAATTAATGGTCGGGTTATGTAAAGGTCGGAAATACAGTATTCCGATCGCTTACCCCGAACATAAATCCGATGTTAAGTTACCAGTGCATCCTTGGCTGCTAGGCATGATCTTGGGTGGGAATGGAATTACTGGGGCGTTGACCCACATAGGGAATAAAGACACTAAAGTTCGTCAGAAGCTAGATCACATCCTAAGCCTCCATGACAAACCTATTGTGGCAGGAAAGGAAATCCCTGATGAATACCTCACCGCTTCCTATGTTCAGCGTGTGGAACTCATACAAGGGCTGATGGACAGTCGTGGGGAAGTTACACCTACAGGTAACTTACTATGGGTAAACGAGGACGTGGAGTTTAACGTCCGTTTGACAGAACTCATTCGTTCAGTTGGTGGGGTGGTTTATTCGAGTGAAGACGGGACGTGCTTAGAAATTAATGACCCGGCGTTGGACTTGTTGGTTTCCGTACAACATAAGAAAACAATGTTGAAGGACAACTCTAAAGGTGTCCCGAGACCTACTGAAATAGAAGTCACTTCTATTGAGTATGCGCGTGATGAAGAAGCGCTTTGTATCGAGATCGATCACCCGAGTCATTTGTACGTCACTGACGATTACATTGTGACACACAATACGGTTACAGCACAATGTATCTTTTTCTGGTTAACTTACATCTCTGGTCGTGCTTATGAATCTCACCTCATTACGCTAAAAGACGATAACCGTCAGCAGTTCGTTGACGCGATTAAAGGTATCCGTAACAACATCCCGGCTTGGATGACAAACGTTACTTACCGAGATAAAGACGCGGGTAACTCATTAACGTATTCAGCGTTTGGTGATGAAGTTAAGAACAAACTCACTATCTCAGTACCTCAGATTGGACAGGAAGCAGCACGAAACGTTGGTCGTGGTTTAACCATCAAATCTCGTTTCATAGATGAACCTGCGTACATTAAGTGGATGGAAGAAATCCTCAACGGTGCCGGTCCTTCTACGTTGACCGCTCGTGAGAACGCTCGTCGATTAAACGAGCCTTACGCCACCGGGTTCATTACAACACCTGCTAGTATCTTAACGGAATCCGGGCAGTACATGTACAACATCCTCATGGAGTCTACGGAATGGCGTGAAAACTATTTCGATACTTACGGGGAATCCCATCTGTACGATGTATTGTTGAAGAATGCTCCTAAGGCTACCACCAGTCCTTCAGTAGGTATGGTGTTCAACTACTTACAACTTGGTAAAAACCGAGATTGGGTTAAGAAGACTATTGACGAACTTAAGCTATCACTTAGTGAGGCTAAGATCGACTTGCTGTTGATGTGGGATGACAACGGTAAAGGTAAGTTATTCGATGATGAAACTCGTGACGCTTTGAACGAAGCCAAACGAGGTCGTAGTTGGAGTCAGCAAATCTCCGGGACGTCGTTGTTCTTTGACTGGTTCATCTCCCAAGAAGAACACGCAGAGATCATGAGTGGCGGTAAAAACTCTACGTTCTACTTGATTGGACTGGATACATCTGGAGCGGTAGGTCGGGATGCTTGTACCATCGTAGTACGAGATATCCGAGATGGCTCTGTAGCGGGCGTAGGGCGTTATCAGCGTGCTTTCCTAACCGAGGTAGGGATGGTGGTACAAACGTTGCTCATGGAGCTTCCTAATTCGTTATTGATACCAGAACGTAACTACGCTCACCACATGATCGATCAGTTACTGCAATCTCTCCCTGCGATGGGACTCGATCCTTTTAAGAAAATCTACAACCGCATCTTCCAAGACCCAATGCGTTACCAAAACCATTACCGCGATATCAAAGCTCGCACCTTTGGTAACCGAAATGATGTGTTCTATCTCAAGTACAAAGAGTTCTTTGGATTTAACACTGGAGCGAAGTCTCGTGAAGTAATGTATGGTTTCTTAGAGGAAGCTGTGAGCTTAACCGGAACGGGAACCCGATACACCAAACTTATCGACGAGCTAACCAACTTGAAGATTAAGAATGGACGTATAGACCACGACACCGGTAATCACGATGATATCGTAATCAGCTGGTTGTTGACGTACTGGTTCATTAAGTTGGGTGAAAACAAAAACGAATACGGTATCCCTGCGGGTATAGCGTTGAGTAACGTTGACATGTTGAAACTCGGCGAGACTAAGAAAGAGCTGTCGGACCCTGTTAAACAAAAACGCATTGCTTTCTATCGACAAAAAATCGAAGAGGTCAGTGCGAAATTAATGGAAACCGATGAACCTGTTATCGTAGCACGTTTAGAGGTTGCTCTGGATCGTTTACGTGAAATGGTTCCAGCGGATGTGCGTAAGTCCATCACCATTGACGACATCAAACGTCAAGCTGAAGCTGAGCGTAATCGTAGAGCTCTTGAAAGTAAACGTTCTAAATTCCGTAATCGTTAAATAAAAAAAAACAAAAAATAACTCCTACCTCCCTAGGGAGGTAGGAGTTATTAACTTTGGACACACAAGATCCGTCATCGCCAAATGACTTCACTCTGTTCCACACTTTAACCAAAAGGAGTAGGAGTTATCATGTACGCCGCTTCCCAAACAAAGTTCGTACATAAAATGCGCATACGGTAAAACTTTACAATGCTAATCGTTTTAACTCTTCGTAGACGAAATCCGGATCGTTAGAAGTGATCACTTTAACGCCAGATGATAAAGATAATGTTCTTATTGCTTTCTTGTATTCTTTTTGGAAACGTTCGAAGTTTTCCGGTTTACTAATGTAACTTTCTACGTACTCAGTTTCTGGACGATCTTTACCTAGGCGTTCTAAGTAAGTGGCGTGGTCAGTTTGCAGGTAAACAATAACATCCGGGACCACGTTTCTCTCTAGGAAACGACCACCTTGTAAGTTACTCAACAAAATAGCACAAGCATCATGATCTGCGTCTTGTTGGTAAACCATCGATGTTAATAGACAACGATCGGTGATTACTTGTTCTCCGGCTTTAAGCGCTGGGATAACACATTCTTGATAAAGAGCAACACGTTGACCGACACTACAATGAATTTGAGCTACCTTAGGAATGTTAGGTGAGATAATCATTTTACGTAAAGCTCGCCATTCCTCAGAATCTTTACGAGGTTCTGCAAACACGACAGGGGCTTTCAGACCATCCTTCAACATCTTGTTTGTTATTTCTTGAATAAGGGTGGACTTACCAGAATAATCCAAGCCTTCGAACGCAATTACTTTTTTCAAAACTTCTTTCCTTTATATAAAACTATGGTGAACCTATAGGTTCACCATAGTAGTTTGATTATACGTTATCTTTTGCCAGCACGCGCAGCACAATATACAACATTAAGGCAGTGCGTAACGCCGAGTAAGTTGAACGGGTACGAATACCGGTCAAGTCCTGAACGATGTCATCCCCCATAGAACGGATTTTGAGCACGCTCGCATTTTGGTTACGAGGGGACGCATAGGTTCCCGCCATACGAGAAATCACTTCACGTAAGTTTGTTTGTCGGATTCGGTTAGAGTTTAAATACTCAAACAGATGGGTTAACACCTCATCCACGAATTCTCGATAGAACTCACCACGTTTAGACTTCGACTGGTAGTTACCCGGAAACTCTTTCAAGATACGTTCGAGTTTATCTTTTGGCGCACTGTCTATTTTCTTCGTGATGATGTCGGCGAAACTCTCACGATAGAAACCAGTCGGAGCCGTTAAGATCGTCTTGGCGTAGTTTTTGTAAACGTTAACTTGCTTAGTGATCTCTTTGACGGTCATACCTTCTTCCATGTTAACTTGGGCTTTGTCAAGCTGCATGATGTTAGTACGGTTCTTTACGTCGTGGAACACTTTGTTAATATCGTTCACTAGACCACGTAGACGGTCTTGAATATCCCCCACCATGTAGATGATTTTCTTATCGTCATTCATGTTCATGAAGGTACGGTAGTGGATCCCGGTGGTTGGACTCAAAATGAATTCTGCACGAGCGATGAATAACGCACGCCAGCTTTCGTATTTCTTGATGTCGTATTTAAGACTTAAGCGGTTGTAAGTCTCGTAAACGATTTCAGGTTTAGCCAAGTAGGGGTAGTCATTGTGGATCATCGAAGTAATGCACTTACAATGATACATGAACAATACCATGATTTGTGCTTCGCGCTTTAATCCACTTGGGAGTTGTTTGGAGAACTGAATCTTCCATAACAAATAAGGTATCGTGAGGTTAAACACATCACCGGTTACCGCCCAATCTTTGTTTACCCACTTACACTCATGGAGGTTTTCTTTAAGTTCTTCTTCATCCACGTCCCAAATGTCCGTAAACCATTCGTTACGGTCTGCGGTAGTGAATGTGATCTTTTGCAAACCCAGATAAGGAGAACCAAAGAAGTCACCGTAGTCGGTCACCCCCACTTTACGAGTAGTGAAACTAAACATGTAACGCTTTAAGCGCTGGAACCATTTGGTGTCGATGATTAGATCTCGACCAAAGTTTTCACAAACTTCTAAAATAGCGTTGTCACGTTTGTAATTAAAGTTGGGGATGAGGGATTCCATCCCATCAACTAAATACTCGTCTTGACCTACGTACGAGTCGTTGTTGAAAAATGAAACGGTGGGTTCGTAGAAACCTTCCCCACCAAACACATCGTGTTCCATTAACATTACATTCTCCCCGGAACTGTTTTGCGGATCATTTCCGCTTTACGTTGGGTATCAGAGTAACTCATGTATTTCAACCATTTTTCTTCGAAATACTCTTTGTATTCTTTCCATGAGTCAGAGTAACTATAAACCTCATCACGGATAGAGTCCACGTTAACACCGCCACGAACCACACCTTCATTGATTTTGTTGCGAACGTTTTTGTAGATGTGTGCTTTGGTTGCTAGTTGACATAGTTCAGCAAAGTACGGATAAGCTCGAGGGTTGATATGAGACAATGCATCATCAGACTCTAAGACCAAACGAGCAGTCATGGAGAATATCCCGGACGGACAATTACTGATGATGAATGTGTTATTTCCGATCACTTGGATATTAGTAAACGTTTGAGGGATCGCACGGTTAGAACGAAGACCGTTCAACATACCAGCGGTCATATCGTTCAAAGTACCTTCCCCACAACCTACGTTTTGCGCAGCCATAGACAACGCACCACTGGAAGCACCAATAGAACCTTGGTATACTTCAGCCACGGAGACGATCTTACGACCGCCAGTTACAAAGTCTGGTACTTGGACTTGGATTTTACCTTGGCCTAACTGAATGATGCTAGACCCAGTTAAATCAAGTAATTCGGTAACACCACCTTGGACGTTACATTGTTTGAGAACAATCCCGTGGATGACTCGCTCACGCAGACCTTGCTCAACGCTGTAGTTAAGCGGATCTGCTAACCAGTTATCCACAACGTTCTGGTTAGGGTCAGCGAATGCTAACTCCAGAACGTAGCTCGAGATGTCCCCGCCTTCTATTACTTCGTTGATCGCATAATCTACGCAGTTCATAATTATCACCTTAAGTTAAGAGGTCGGTTACGGTTCAATAAAATTCCAAAAGCAAAAATAAGGGGTAGGGGAAACGTCCCCTACCGAACCTTAAATATCAACCCAAAGATATTGAAACCCAACGCAAGCATTTCCCGGTCGAAAAGACCACCGACGATCACCAACCAAAGCGTCATTCGTAAAAGAGCCTACTTGCTATAGAATAGGACAAGAGTATTTAATGTAGGGATTCATTTACTGGACCCCTCATTTAATGTTAGGTTTCCAATAATTAAAAGGAGTACTGACAATGTCATTTGTCTTTTCAGAAATAGTAAAAACACTGCAATTTATATTGCTTCGTGTTATTTACGATAATTTCGATACCATCGTACATGCCGGTCATCGTGAGATCATTCGTCAACAAGGTGTCGGGGTAACGATTGTTAGATTTCGTAATGGGTTACGAGTAACCATGCGACGTGATGAACGTCTTCGTTATTTCATGGATTTTGAGAACGTCCCTTATCCCCAAGAAACCCGTGGGTTCACCATTACGCTTGGTAAAGGTAAAAACCTAGTCAACCATAGGGTAATGAATGACGTCGGGGTAAGACTTAATGCCTTTTTGGGTGACTCTGCTTATTCCACTAATAAAAGCCTCATGATGCGATTTGCTTTGGATTGGGCTAGTAAAGATTTGCGTATTGACATCCCTAGTTGGTTTAGTCGTCTCTTTGGAGTGACCACGATTAACCACAACGGTGGGATTTTGGACGAACTCCCTCATCTGACTCTCCGACACACTACTGACTGGAAGTGGTTGGAAGGAAGCAGTAAAGTGAAGGTTGAAGTGGAACTCTTGGGTGGGGTTCGAGAAACCATTTACGCGGTACCAGAATAACTTAACATATTAGTGGTGGGGCTTCGGTTCCACCACTAACTTCGCTTTTATTTTTATTCAAATCTATATTATCAACTAGATGGATCTTCATATAACACGTCAGGAGCTTATTATGAATCACTTTATAGAGACTTTGTTATTCTTTCAATTCTACGAAAACATCGAACCTTGGTTAGAAGAAAGGTTTAAGGCAATCGACGAAGGGTTAAAAGCTCAACCTTGTGGGCAAGTCGTTCGTTTTAATGAACTGGATGTCACTTACCAGATCACAGAATCTGGAGTAGTCCGACTTCACGTAGATTGGTTACAACACCGAGCTTACGGTCAAGTGTACGATTTTCATAGAGAAGATGACTTAGCGTTACAGTCGTTCAAAGATACGTTCAAAGAACACGTATCACCTAAGAAGGTAAAAGCAGCAAAGTTTAACCTCACCCAAACGATTAAAGCGAACATACCTAACCGAATATTAGACTCTATGAATTCAGGGGAACTCACGCATTACCAAGCAGTACACGGAACGCTTAACACCCCGTTCTCTGCTTTTGTGCAACCTCGTATTCGAATCTTTGGTGGACGTAGTTACGAACTCGTCTTCAGTTTTCAAACCCCATTAGGAGGATATAAAGAATGTGTAATCGGAGATCTGGAAACGGTTTAAGTTTAATTAACCGAACTCATTTGTTGTTATTGTTAAAGGACTTAACCACGGAACTCAAACGGGTTATTCATTTAAGGACTCATGATTTTGACCAACATAACCACATTAAGGTTTTCAACATCATCAACGAAAAGCGAGAATGTGAATGTACGTTGTTCAATGAAGGTGATGAACTCATACTTTCCCTTTATGGATTGTGTAACGTTCTAGGGGAAGGGGTAAGTGAAGGTTTTGTATTTCGTTTCGATCCTAAATCTAAAGAAGAGATCGAAGAAGTTCAAACTTTATTACATGAAGCTTTTGAACCTTACTTTAAGAAATACCTCACCGACGTTATCCTGAACGATTATTACCAAGAGCTAACGAGCCGTGTATCGGCAGTCAAAACTTCTAATCTCTGGGATATTCGATCTCGCTTGAGTAAAGAACAAGTCACGGGTTTATATTTCTTTGACAAATACTTACGAACGGAACTGGTTATAGTTAGACGTGGGAAGTCCAAAGGGAAAGCCTACTATCGCATCACGCGCACTAGCTTATCCTTTGTCAAAGATGTGGTGACTCTACCTGTTGATAACTCACTAAGTGATTAAAGGACTTATTTATGAGTTAGGTAGTTTTTCTAATCCTCGGGTTTATTATCTTTGTGAGGTCGTAAAGGGGGATAAATACCTTAATCACAAATTCATCATTTCAGGTGAATTTGATTGTAAGAAGTACCGCATGGTTAACGCTTATTTAGTGGTTAAAGGTGAAAATAAAACTTGTAATAACTGTAAAGTGGAGGTGATCGATAAGAGTGAGGTCGATGATAAGTTATTAATTAAAAACCAATCTAATCAATTCAAAGGTTGGTTAAAGAAACCTAAAAAGTAATTAAAAACTAAGTAACATGTATTATATGTTACAAAAACCTTTTTACCCTAACTTTTTTGAACGATTTTCCCTATGATTTTGCACCCTAAAATGCAATTTCGTAAGGGGAGAAAGAGGGGTTCCAAGGTTGAGAGGGTTCCAAGGTTAGTGGTTCAAAGTTAGTTAAAAAGAATCGGGCAAAGCCCAAGATAATTAATATTAATATATTAATATATCTAACTATAGAGTATGACTTCCTTACAACGTAACGAGTATCACGAGTGAAGTGGTTAAGGTAAAGAGTCATACGTTAAGAAGGCATAGATGCATAGTAGGATATCCGTTAAGGAGTCCTACTAGGGTTTATACTGCATTTTGAATATTTATACGTTAATTAAGGTTATTAGACCATGAAAGAAAAAGAAGTATTAGCGGGATTAGTAAGTAGAGCGTTACATTTAGGAGTAGGGTTAGTACTAGAGGAAGGAGATCATAAAGTACTGCTTAAGACTTACGAGGTCCGTAATAAGTTAAAACCACCGTATTATCGCTTAGAGGTTCACCTAGAGCGAATAGGAGAGCGTTATAGGTTACGTACCGTAGGGTTAGTTAAACTAGGGTATAGTGATATGACGTTAGACTATGGATTAGGAGAACGAGTAGAGTTAAATACGTTCGGGGATTTAGATAAGGACAGTTTAATTAGCTTTATAGGTAGTAGAGCACTAGACTTTATCGATTTACCTATTATCCACAATAATGAATTAATCTTACATTACAACGTACCACCTATTAAGTTATAAGACTAGGAGTAACTACCATGAATGCAGCAAATCGAGTTAAAGTAAGTAAGGCACTAATCCCAGTGATCTTAGGTTGGGTAGAACTCGCTACCTTTACGGACGCTAAGCGTTTAAAAACCAAACACCAAGGACATAAAGTCATAGCGAGCATTGCGTTGCCTTGGGATAAAGATAAACAAATCGTCGTGAAAGCATTATCCGTAGACTCCGTAAGCTTTACGGTGGTCGTAGAAGGGATGGCTTACGTAGATCGTACTGGGATCTGTTTAAACGTAATGAACGAAGAAGTGTTATTCAACGAAGCGTATGAAGCTTTGAGAAGACGATCTGAAGGTTACTTAGACGTTTTGCACCACTTAGCTAAAGAAACGCCGGAACTACTACCGGAGCTTACCTTCGAAGTAACGGATAGACACTTTACCGTTATGCATAAAACCATCCAAGATATCGGGCTAGCTTTTCCTATTAACAAAAAACGAGAGTTTTAAATCATGGACTTAGTAACAAAATCTAAATTACAATTAGCTTTGGCTTCGTTAGTCAAAGAGTGGTTACAACTCGCTCCTCGAGTTAGTGCAATAAAACCGTTAGGAGAAGACTTAGTTATCGCTAAGTTTAAACTTCCTTGGGGGATGGATACGGTGCTTATTAGAGCGGTAGCACGAACACGTAATGGTTGTACGATCGTTACCGAAGGTTTACGTCACTTAAACTTAAGTAACTTATTTACTGAGGTGTATGTTGAGCCAACCGTCATCATCCAAGATAAGGTTTACCGCCAAAACCTTTCGTTAGTTGGGGACTTACATCGCCATGCGTTCATTGAGTTGGTTCAAGCTGGGGATTTGGGAGTAGAAGACATTATCATAGAACCTACTGACGAAGGAGTAAAGATCAGTACGAAAGAAGGGATGTGTCCGATGTCTACCACGTTACTTTCTCATATAACTCGAGGAGCAGAGCACTACGCCGCTCACGGTCATGTAGTAGTGCAACGAGAGTGTTTGGCTAAGACACTACTTAACAAAGCGTTATACGAACTCCCAGACATTTTAGAGCGGTTAATGCTGATGCCACTACCGGGTCCTCGGTTAACACCTAAGCGAGAGCGTATTATCAAACTCCCGATAAGTAACGTTACTCAATACACACTTTACTTAGAATACCGTCGTGAATTAATTTACTTGGTGTTAGATACCGGTGAAGGGTTAATGGAATTTCTAGTTCCTCGAGAATACTTAGTTCGACAACATTGGGTAAGGGATTTAGTGACACACTTGAAGCATACTTTCTTACTCAGCAGACACATCGACTTAAAGGAGGCGTATCGTCTCTGTAAGGAGCTAGAAACCCTTAATAATGATTATGGTAGTATATCAGTCGATGAAGACAACGAAACGGCTCTAGTGAACGTACACGAGCATTTATTACCATACCACCAAAAACGTGTTTTCGAATTCACGACTAAAATCGAAACCAAACCACTTAAAATCTAATTCAGCCAACCCATTACGGTCACCTAGATAAAAATTCAGAAACAGATGAAATCAATTTGTTCTTGGATAAAGATCTCTTCACAAGAGACATCCATGTGCTACTCGTACCGGGCAAATAACATAAATTAAACGTCAGTTGGACCAAGGAAAATGGAAAAACATAATTACCAAGAAATGGCTTTGTCGTTAGTAGAACAAACTATTAGCGAAGGTAAAGGTGAGGTCTTAACCCACGAAGGTAAGGTTACTTTAAAATTAGAAGGTAACGACTTACTCCTTATCATCAACGAAATCGTACACCGTTACAATGGATTACGCCTGCTAGACCGTAAGGGTCTGGCAGGATCCATAGAACGAGTACTTAACTTAACACTAAACGCACCTGACTTAGAACATGAAGCTCAGGTATTGTTCGACTTAGATCGCGGGACCTTTTGGTTGGATCCCCTAAAACGCGTCATCACTAACTACTTACTGAACAGGAAAGCAGCATGAATACCAAACTAATTAACCTAGGTTTAAAGGGTTTATTTCAACACGCTCTACATTCTATCCCTACCATTATCAAGAATGACTACTCGAAAGCCATGACGCATGAGCTTTACGCAGTAAAGATGCCCGATGGTGTTTGGGTGTCGCTGTCGTTTTATTGGAAAGAAGGTGATACGATCACAATCACCACTAAAGGTATGACACATATCAAGCAAAGGGACTTCACATTCGACTATAATCCAAAATACGGTCATGACTTTGAAAAACTCATTCCGTATCCATGGAATAAAAGAGTTTCAGGTGCGATTATGCGTAACTTCCTAAAGGCAGCGGAAACTTACAATTTCGATACAAGACTAACTAAGAACACGGAAGAAAAATACATTCGTTACTCGATGCCCTGTGAATTGACTCCTAGTTTGTCATTTGAACCTAATCCAATCTTGATATATCAACCCCACGAACTGCTAGTGTCCGTAAGAGAAAAACTTTACTTGTTGTTGGCGAAGGTAGCGCTTGGGGATCTAGAGAAATACGTAGAACACGAGATCGCTACTCAGGCGCATTTAAGTGAGCTAGGTAAACCTCTGTTGGATTTCCCACACATCCAAGGTGATCGTTTACAAATGGGATTAAAACAATATGGTAACCCTACCTTGCGATTCGTAATCCCTTTACCTTCTGGAGATGAGCTAACTTACTTGGTCCCTGCATCTCGTGAAGATCGTGTGGAATGGTACAAACACATTACGGAGATTGTTTACGAAGAATTGGGTTCTTTCGATCATGCTCCAGTTTGTCGCGTGTTAAAGGAACACTACCATAACACGAACAACGATCTGTTAACTTTCAAACCAACACCTCACGGTAACGTTTGGGTGATGACCGTTGATCAGTCATTAATACCGTGGGGAAGTATACATACCCGTGAAATCTCTTTCATGGTCATATAAGTTCCTAGGAGGTCCTTAGAGGACCTCCTAGTGCTTCATCCGATAAATCATACCAATCTCTTTTTAATTAAGCTCTTAGAGCCTTAAGGAACGTATTATGAACGAACAATGTCCTTTCACTTTACACATGGGTTATAACCGACACGGCATGCCTATTCCTCACCCACCTACAACCCTCCATACCTTTGAATCCCGTTTAGAGATGATGTCCAAACTGGCGTACGCTTATCGTAGTTTCGATGATGCGTTCCAATGGATTATCGATGTCTCTAATCAACTCCACCAAGACCGAGCCCAATCGTGGAACTTTGCTTACAAAAACCACTTCCGTATATCCCCGGCAAATTACGACAACCGACAGTTCACGATCGAACACCATAATCGTAAACGCAGTAGCATTACGATAACGGAATCTTACAATAAACTGAATCCTGACTTTTTATTCAAGTTAGAATTCAGAGAAGGTAATGGGTATGAACTCACTTGGGAACTTCCTTGGGGTTTATTCAAGGACCGTGCAAATGAAGATTGGTTCCGTAAGCGTCACTTTAACTTCAAGCTCAATGTGTTGACCGAACCGGGTATCAAAGCCATGGTACAAACCATTACTCAACACATGTGGTTAGATCCTTCTAAAACAGATAAAGAACTTGAAGCTTTCATGCGCATGGTGAAACCTCGTGCTAAGCTCAACTGGTTTAAGTCAGAACACGCCATCACCCACCCTACAACCATCAATTCCGATTGCATGACTACTGAGTTGATTATTACTCGTGTTCCCCTAAGGCAAGAAGTAGTCACTTTACGTGGTACTTATAACGAACTTAGCGGACTTAAAACTCACTTCATACTCTAAAAGTTATTTCTTAACGGATAATATATTATATGTACTAAAAAGAATCCGTCGAAGACCCCCTGAAAAGGATGGGAAAGGGTTATTTTTACATACGAGTTATAGTAGTACTCCTTAGAGTGATCTATGAGGTACGAATAGTCACGGTGAGTGTTGTAGTACGAAGTACGTAAACACGATAAAAGGAGTGTACTACGTATAACGAGTATAGGTTCATGTAATAAACTTGCTGTAATCAGATAAAGGAATTATATCTCTATATTACCAAAGGGATATAAAACTGAGTCATTTAAGTTATTAGGATAATAACGTTAGTAGGAGTAGATTCAACATGAAAGAATTAGTAAAACAAATTGATAATACGAGTTTACATCATTTGCACGGAATGATAGTGACTGCTAAAGGGAAACCTTATCGTCAACAAAACGTTAGCTTTACCGTTAAGGGCCGAAAGCAAGTTCGGTTAACACGAGCTCAAGGATGGTTAACTCATTTAACAAAGCTCGTAGAAGGGTTCCCTATTCATTTAGTAGACTTAGCGGAAGAATTGCACTTTAAAGAAATCTTATTGCCGACTTACGAAGACTACGTGGTTCACGCCCCGTATGTGTGTAAGGTGATTAAGTGGGAAGGTTTAGAGCTATACATCTTGCCGGGGTTCTTGGGGAACGCTGTGGATGGGGAAGGCAAGATCTACGAACTTTATGTAGATCACCGAAACAAAGATTGGTACTGGCAAGAAATCTACCCAAATCAAAATGGGTGTTATGATTTGATCAACAGTATCGACGGGGATATGTTGGAAGTCAGCGTAGACGACATTATTTATTTATTGAAGTCTTGCGTTGTGACGGGGGATGATCTGAGTGACTACTACGCTAAGCGAGTAGTTAGTCGTCGAGCGGAAGTAGCATTAGAAGACGGGTGGGTGGAAATTGATCCTAAAGACATTTCTGAACCCCATCACGTTGCTGCGCTGAAACAAGCTGACCAAGACCATGTCTTAGTTAGACTAGAAGTAAAACCCAAGACGGTTAGAGAAGCGTTCCTGAACGCCTATAAGCGAGCGGGAGGCATTCCTGTAGAGTGGGACAATCGTCTCGCTGTTTAAACCAGTATCCTGCTTGCTCTTCAGCAAGCAGGATTATTGTTGTTTGTTAAATATTCATTAAAGGATTTATTATGTCCATAGATACACTAGGAATCGACGATGAAATCGTTTTGACCACAATAGCGAACATTAATGCGCATTATAAAGAAAAACGTAAATTCGTCGACATTGCAAAAATGCAAAACATCGCCCCAGATGTATTGACTGTGCGTTTTCTAAATCAAGGTTTAGAAACCCCTACACATCACTTGAAAGAGTTACGTAAGGATTTAGCTAAGCGTTTAGTCTCTGACGGTGAACTTTCACTAGAAGAAATCGCTAAAACCTTAGGGTATGATAAAACATCAAACTTTTACGTTTGGTATTTATCCGTTTTTGGAGAGCGCCCTACTAAGGTCCGTGCGCGCATGGGGTTAAAATCAAAAAGACCGAGTTTAGGTGTAGTCGATGCGGTTATCAGCTCCATCGTTGAAAAGATCGACCTTAATCCGTACTTATACAAAGACGTCAATGTATTAATAAACGACAGTGTTTACACCACCACTTACATTAGACAGAAATTCATTGAACTACACGGAGTAACTCCTAGGGCTTATTTGTTAAATAAGCAACTAGAGTACGTTGCCGAGCAAATCAAAACTCACGGGTATAAAGAAACCCGTTTACTGGAAATGACCATCTACAACGCCCCTACTGGACTTAATAAAGCTTTTAAAGCAAAGTACGGTATGACTACCAGTGAATTTGGTGAATCAAAATCTATCGGTATGTGGGCCAAAGTCCATGGTGAAAACGTCTGGATACTCCCTTCCCTCATGGAAGAGATAGTGGATAACGTTACCGAAAACCTGCTTGAAAATCGTCCCCACTTAACTGAGCTGAGAGAATTTTACGGAGTAAACACTTCTTCTTGGGAAAGAATGTTTACTCTTTACACAGGCATGTTACCTAGTAAGGCGCGCTTATTCATCCGATTGGAAATAGTGGTGTACTTTTTACAAAACACTCGTTGGAAGTTTTCTAAGATCTTAAGGAAGGTTGGTTCGGATTATGAATACGACATCAGAAGACACTTAATGGCTAACTACGGACTGACTCCTGCGGAGATCCGTAAACATAAAGGTCCACTTACTCGTCGTAACAAAACCAAGCAGTTTGTTCGCTTTGTTAAAACTAACGCCGACTTATGTATTAGAGAAGACGATATCCGTCTGGGTAAAATAAAGGAAACTGAATTATGTACCCTGTAGATAAAGAATCCAGAATTCGTTTAATGGAAGATCTGGACAAATGGATAAATGAACACTACCTAGAAAAAGTCACGGTCAAAGACTTAAGTCATCAACTAGGTGTGTTTATCCCGGATGTCTACCGTTTGTTTGCTGAACAACGTAATACCACCCCGGGTGAGTATCTTCGACGTAAACGCTTAGTTAAAGCCAAAGCTTTGCTAGAATCGGGCATCAGACCTACACTAGCTGGAGCCCACGTTGGGTATTCTCACTTCCAATCTTTTACCAAAGAGTACAAGGCTTACTTTAAACGACACCCTCGTGAAGATTACACGGATTCCCTCGAGGTTCCGACCATGGATTCTTATTCTAAAGAAACTATGGACCGATATTATCCTAATGAGTTGCGTGAGAAGATATTGAATTACCTACTTAAAAACATCAAAGTCAATTTCAATTACGCCGATGTAGAAAAGAAGTTTGGTTTACCAGATCGTAGCTTAAGTGAAATGTTTGAACACTATTACGGTAAAACCTATCGTGAATGGAGAAAGGATACTAGGATGAAATTAGCTAAGGAGTTACTCCACAAAAATCCAAGTATTAAGATTACAGACTTGGCGACTACTGTAGGTTCTTGTAGTGCGACCTATTTACGGAAGCAATACCAAGAAGTCTACGGGGTTAATATCGTTGAACTCCGGGAAACTTTGAGAGGCGCTTGTGTCTGATAAGAATTCCAGAGAGTTCAAGAAGCTCAAAAATGCGGCTAAGAAATATTGTTTGGAACCTAATGCTTCGGAATTAGTTTTAAAGAAAACAGGGATCTCACCCACTAGAGTCATTAAACTATTCCGTGATGCAGGTGAAGGGAGTTTGTATGATTACATCACCCATTTAAAAATGTTAGAAGCGAAGAAACTCTTAGACGACACAGATCTTAACCTAACCTCTATCGCCAGAGCAATTGGGTACACTAATCATAAAACGCTGAGAGAAAATTTCATTAAGCAATTTGGCACGTACCCTTTAAATTATCGCAACCGACCGAAGACCAGTGATTTAGCTTGGGGTTTGTTTAAATCCCATCCCAAGTTAACGGTGCAACGTCAGACGTTTTTGTTAGATCATGTCAAGAAACATTACAAAGATACCGGTTTAAGTATCCAGACCCTCTCGGACCGATTCCGTTTAACCCACCAAGAAATAGAGTTGATTATCAATCATCACTATGGATTTGGGTTGAAACAATTCGTATTAGACTTGCGTTTAAATCAAGCGCATGCCAAGCTACCTAATTACTATAAGTCGGTGCGTCAACTCGCTGAGGAGTTAGGCTTCCTCGACTTTAGTTACTTCGTAGTGAAGTTCGAGAAAAAATATGGAATGGGACCTAAACGTTATCAACAACACACCCGTCTTTAAATTAATTCCTAACCCAAGGTACATTATATGTGAGCGGTACAAGATTAGGTTTAGCTAGACTAGCGTGTCCGAAAAGAAAAGGTGTATGCCGCGAGTCCGACCTAGGAAGTTATTCCTTCATTACAACCGCTCACAACTATTCTGGTTCAGGGGGGAGTCCTCCTTGTCAACATCGATGTCACTAAAGCCATCCCCTGAACCACCCTATTCGGACAGAAGCCACTACTTTTGTTCGTAGGACGCTTGAGCCTTTAACTCAGCGTCCACAGCGGTACACCCCTGACCGCTTTAAAAATGGAGAGTGTTTCCTCAGCTCCTACACTCCACCAAGGGATGCTAAGCCGAGGCTAGCCGGCTGGGTTCTTCGACCGCGTAAGAATCCAGTTCGGGTAATTTCAGTATTGGCACTGAGTTCCACTGCTTTGACCATCCCCGGCGAAGGGGATGGTGCTTTTTTGCATTTTAAATATTTTTAACTAAACTTTAAAGGAGTTTAATATGTCTACATTACGTGCATGGTGTATTGGTGGTGCGGGTATTAACATCGGTTCTGCATGGAAGAAGTCGTTAAGAAACCTTCCTATCTCTAAAGTAGAGTTCATCGGTTTAGATACGTCTACCAACAATAAACCGGATGATGACTCGTTCATTTTAGAGTGTCCACCGAACACTCGCGGTGGTGGTAAGAAGCGTACTTTGAATCGTGATCTCATTCCTGATTTTGTTAACCAAATGTTGGTGAAACATAAAGCGGGGGATTTCAACGTTGTGATTTACAGTGGTGCGGGTGCGTCAGGTTCTACCATTGGTCCTTTCCTAGTTCGTGCCCTTATGGAAGCAGGTATTCCGGTAGTTTCGTTCCTCGTGATCGATCAAACCACGGACATCGAACTGGACAACACGATTGCGACTCTGCGTTCTCTGGATGGTCAGCGTAAGCATTTTGATATGCCGGTCGTAATGGATGTGTTACAAAACGACGAAGCTTTAACTCGTGGTGAGTTAAACAAAATCGCTGTTGAGCGTCTCAACCTACTATCGCTGTTCTTAACGGATAAACACGAAGAGTCAGACTACGAGGACATCCGTCATTTGTTGGATTACTCTAGCGCGGTCGATATCCCACCATCTCTTACTCGTATTGAGTTCTATGATGGTCTGACTATCGATAAACGTCAAGGTAGTGCGGTAGCGAGTTTCTCTCTATACAGCTCTCGTAACGACATCCGTTCCGTTCAAATCGGTAAAGGGTATCGTGTGACGGGCGTAATGCATCCAGATGCGATCACTCCTAACGATACAGGTGAACTACACATGATGCTTGAGTACGATAGCCTAACAGAACAGATCATCAATGATATGGAGCGTTCTAAAGAAAAAGCGGTAGAACGTCAGACCCAATTCACTAAGTCCCGTTCTAAGGACCTCACAGAGGGCTCTGACAATTCCGGGATGGTCTGGTAATACCTAAGTAAGACTTAACTACGTATGGCATCTTCTAGGTGCCATACGTTTATTATTTATATTTTTTAGTTTTATTAAAAACGGGAACGTAAATGAGAAAGAACTGTATTAAAGTCGTGAACATCGCACTTAACGACTATACAAACCTTATTGGAAACGAACATTCCGTTTTTAATGGAATTGCTTTGATCCACGAAACACTAACCGATTTGGGTTACCACGTTTTAAATCGTCATATTGTGTATGGTGATGAAGCAACGTTGTACCCAGTCAAAACTTTCATCCATACCACACTCGTAGCGCAATCAAGTGGGATTTCCACCGACACTCAGGTTACGGTGCGTCCTGCTAGTCCCGGGTGCTATGCAGTCATGTTTTTTAAATAAGGGGTAATTATGTACGTTGTCAACACGGGTCGAATTATGGAGAACCTACTCACTTTTGATAAGATGGGGTTCGATAATTTCACCATTCATGGTTATGTGCATGCTTTGTTGGAAGACGTTGTAGAAGTTTTTAATTCTAAGGACTTCGACCAAGCTTATGATCGAATAGGTCATCTCACCACACTACTTGGGAATAACACAGCAGTTGAAACGATTTATATCGAGCAGCTGGAGGGGATTCGAAAGTACGCTCGTGCTTCGGGTTGGGACTCGCGCCTCAAAATAAAAATCTGTGAAGAGAAAAATGTGAAGAACCGTGACGGCATCATTCATCAAGTATTACTCATCATGGATTTGGATGCAACGGTTGAAGAACTTTCATTTGCCCCTGAATCACCAGTATCGTTAGGAGAGCTAGTAAGTGACAACCCTAGCCAAGATGAGCTTTCTAAACTCGTCCAATGAAACGAAAGTAGTAAGTGTCGACCTTTCCCAAGTTAATCAATTAGTTTACGATTTAATGTTTGATAATGATCTCCGTTCAATTCCGACTGAACGGATAGCTGATGTAAAGGCAGGGCTCATTTATCAAACCCTTAGGGATATATGTTCGGACTCAAAGTTCAAACTATGTGTCGCCCCTTCGGAACCTTCGAAGTACGAAGTAATCTACTTCCAAAACAAACTACAAGATCGTGTCGATTTTGAAATTCATTTAACGTCCCTTGAATATGAAACGACTCTACTACATCGTTATTATTCAGCGGGAGTATTAGAAGATATCTTAACTGACATCGGTTACGCCTTTTACCAAATATTGTACTCGATGACACCAAATACCCGATTTGAACACGAAGTTCAATTAGCTTTACCAAACATCGGGCATTTAATAGTCTCAGTGCATAAAGACGATCTAAGGGAATGTAATGCTGACGATATATCAGACACAACCATTAGCGGACTTTATACAGAGGCGTTGCTTGACAGATTTCACGGGGATGACTCAAGCTGAGTTACTCCACGCTTTCTTTTATACGGCGTATGAAAACACTGTGTCCTTTGGAAGACAGGCCGCAGTCGAGCAAGCCATCGCGGGGATGTTTACTAACTTATTACGATCCATTGTGATCATAGAAAAGTTTGAGGATTTCCCTTGGTTAATTATTCAAAACGAAATCACGGCTATTTGTATTCAAATGGTGGAAGACATTGATGACATCCTTTCCGGGAATGAATTGATTGCCTACAACCCACTTCCTAATGTTGAATACCCTAAAGCCATGATGTTGGAGATAGTCCATGAGTGTTAATACTTTTTCGTATAATTTCAGCATACCACCCGCAACCGACATCGAAGCATTGATGGCGTTTGTGGCTAAGTTGTTGGGGGCACATCAAGTTAAAAATACGATCACTTCTTTGTCCAATACAGAGCTCGATCACCCTATCCCTGAATCTAAGCAATTGTTGATGCAAGAAGCTTACCGGTTAAACGAATACATCGGTGCTTTGAAATCACAATGGGCTAATGTGGAAGTGGAAGATGCTCGCATGGCGGGATTATCGGTGATGATAGTCTTTAAAGTATCTGGGGATAGAACTAATGAATTTATTTCTATTAGTTGATGTCAACTACCCGTTACTAACCCAGTATGTTAATTCACTCTACGACCCTGACACGTGGGTGTTAAATTCTGACATGCTGGGAACTCATTTAAATGACCATCTACATCATTTAAATGACCAACACGGGGACCCTGATCCTATTCTCACTAATTTGATCTTACCGGATACGACTTTATTAGAGATGTTCGTACCTATTATGAAAGACCGCACGGCGGTGATGTTACCGACAGTGGACGGAGGCGTTTGCCACTGTCCAATGATTATGTTGGTTAACCGCGTTCATTACGATCATTTTTATAGGCAATAATTGTCTGTCCAACCGAGGAGAACATCACAGTGATTTACAACATAGGTGAAGAAGACAAAATTAGTTTTCGCATCGTGGAATCTGGATTAATGAATAGTGCCTTTGAAGGCGTGACTTATCAAGGTACCGTGTCTTACGCAGTAGCCTTGCAAGTTACCAAAGACATTAACATTAAACACCAGAACCTAAAAGCATACTTTAAGACTACTTACCCAACGGCCCTCAATCCAACAGACTACCAATACATTTTGGTGAAGCACCCGAATGGGATCATTGAAGCGATTGGTGAAACTTGGATTGTGAAAAACTCACTTAAAGTAGTGAATGTGAAATCTAAAGTTATCACTATCACCAACTGGTCTGAGTGGTTTAAAGACCCTATTGAAGATCGACTGAATTCATTAGGTGCGAATTTTACCATCAAAGATGTAGAATAATAACCATCCTACCCCAAACGGGGTAGGATGATCTTTTATATTTATTTTTTTTTTCAAGGAAATGAGATGGAAAACTACTCAGATCAAGAATTAGATTTTAACCTAGAACAATTAAAAGAATGGGAACAACATTTTCCCAACCTATCATTAAAGGCGTACCTCGGACCCTTTAAACATCTTGATCTAACACAAACGTGGTTTTGTCCTCGATGCAGAAACCTCGACAAACCACTGTTGTTAAGTTCAGATAAAGAAACTCTGTACTGTGATTCTCATCCTCATGAATGTGAGTATAATTACAGTAACTTTAAAAAACGCAAAGTTAAAAAGAGCTTCTTAGGTGAAGGTTATTCCCTACCGTTGTCAGTAAATGACGTCGCTAACTTATCCCTCAAAAAGTTTGAAGATGAGAAACTAAAAATCATACAAGAACGTGACCGTCTCGATAAATTAGAGGAAGAGATTGAAAGTCATATTATAACACTAAAACGCACCTTAAAGTAATCCATTACTCTGAGGTTAATGATTTAGCATAAATTAAATTTTACCTTGGAGTGATATAATGATACAGCCGATGTTGTCTCCTTTTGTGGACGCGGATTATCATTCTGATAGAAACATCGTGAAGCATTATCACGATCAGATGATCACCTACTTACAAAAACGATTTAAGGTGACCGCTGAGCAAGCAGCCCAAATTGTTAAGAAAAAATTCCGACCTAATACTGGGGAATATCAAGACCGTAAGTTTAAAGTCTTGGAGAAAAATAAATACGGCGACCGTGAACTTAAAGTCATGACCGCCAGTGAGTTCTTTAAAAACGTACACAGTAACAACTACCACTTAAGTCCATCACTAGTGGGATACAAGAACTCAGAAGAAGAACAATCCGTTAACTCCATCGGTACGGAGCGTTTCCTTAAACTTCGTAAGTTGTACAAAAACAAACGACAAGACGCCAAAGATAGTGGTGATAAGTGGGCAGAGAAAACCTACGACGTTATCCAGAACGCACTGAAGATCTTTAACAACGCTCAGTCTGGTGCGATGTCGTCTAATGGTACGCCGCTAGTTAATAAGTCCGGTCACACTTCGATGACGTCAACATGTCGTGGTCTCACGTCCACAGCTAACATCTGTAACGAAAAATTCCTTGCAGGTAACCGACTCTATAACACTTTTGAAAACACCTTACAAAACATCATTGCGACGGTCCAATACACCGACCTTGAACGCATGCAGAAAGTGATGGATAAGTTAGGGATGCGTCACGCGACTGTAGAAGAAGTGATGAACATGATTCGTCACTCTACAGGTCGTTACTGGCGTAATGCAGTTCGTATGCAGACCATCGAAGAGTTGATCAACACTTTCCGTCCGGTGGAATTAACCGCTGTACTATGTGTGTTAGACTTAGAAGGTCTTCGTGTCACGAACCAGAAAACGTTATACGAGTTACTTGATGACTTCTCTAAAGTACCAGAAATACCGGAAGGTGCTAAAGCTGAAGATTACCCTAAACCAGATACGGGTGACCGATACATCCTTTGTGTTTCAAAGATTGTCGGTAAAGCGAGTAAACTTCAAATCAACCACCTTAATGCTTGGCACTTAGAGTGTGAGCAAAAGTGGTTTGATTTCATTGAAATATTCCTTAAGCAAGAAATTCCACCATCTGGTGTTTACAACATCAAAGATATGATTCGTGAAGTAGTGTTGACTTCTGATACGGATTCTTCTATCTACACGGTGGATACGGTTGTAGATCAATACACCAAAGACCGTGCGACCTCACTTCGCACTAACGGTGTACTGACCTATTTCATTCGTATGATCGCCGTTCACCAACACGCACAGTTCTCTGAGAACATGAATGTGGCTCATCGCTTCCGTTACCGCCTAAACATGAAGAACGAATATTTGTTCGGAGCGTACGTTACTACAACGATGTCGAAGCACTACTATGCGACACAGTTGATGGTAGAAGGGGTGATGAACAAAGAAGTTGAGATGGAGATTAAAGGCGTGCATTTACGCTCTGCCAAAATCGCTGCCAACATTAAGTCCTTTGCACACAAACTGATGCGTGAAGTATTAGACGCCATCCATGAACACCGTCAACTGGATGCTGCTGACATTTTGTATCGTGCGGCAGAACTCGAACGACAAATCATTGCGGATATAGAACGTGGGGATTGGTTGTGGTTGACAAAGTCTACGATTAAAGATGCAGAAGTTTATTCTAAACCTGAATCGTCTGTTTACCAGTATCATGTACTGTGGGAGAAAATCTTTGCTGAACAATACGGACATGCTCCGGAATTACCGTACACTGCCATTAAAGTAAATGCTAAGACTCTCAACCGTGCTTCTATCCAAAGCTGGTTAGATTCACTACCTGTAGAGATTAAAAAGAAAGCGGAAACTCACCTTAGTGATACCAGTAAACTGACGACCCTTTACGTTCCCGAAGAATGTTTAGGTTCTGAGGGGATCCCTAAGGAAGTTATACAAGCCGCAGACATCCGTGCTATCATTAAACAAAACCTTAAATGTGTTTACGCAGTATTAGAGTCCCTAGGTCTCTTTATTGTGAATGAGAAGATAACACGACTGATTAGTGACGAACACTAATAACTCCGTGCGGGTAATCCCGCACGGAGTCATCTTTACTGTATTCTTTTTTCTAACTCATTTCGCATCGCCACATAACGTTTCTCTAATAAAGGGTTACGTATCTGTTGTGTTGATAATTTAACGTCTTGCCGTAACCATCGACGAACATGACTCTGTAAGAATCCATTGTTTGTTCGAGTTATCTGGTTATAGTGGAATAAAACAGTGAGGACTTTCATATACGAGAAATTCCAAACCCATCGCGATTTAAGGTAAAGTCCGTATTGTTCGGGGTCTTTCCATACTACCGGGTTATTAGGGGAATTTGGAAGAGTATCGTAGATCTCTAAATCATCAATCAACGCGTCTAAATTCCTTAATGGCTTCTTAGTTAATAAGTTATCCATTTTCTCGACAGTCTTTACTAACAAACGTTCTACGGAATTAATCGCGTAAGTAGTTCGTGGGACTGTTAATAACTCATCGAAATCACGTCCTGTGACTGCGTGTTGGTATAACGCGTTTAAAGCTACCAAACGGTTACCAAGAAGTTGAGCATTAAGTAAAGGGAACTTAGGCAACCATAAGTGCGGTTTAGGATCAAAGCCGTAAGTCACCGCGTCTTTCAAATAACGCCAATACCCAACCGCAAGTGCGGTGAAGTCGATACCGATGATGGCAAACTTACCGTCAGGGTCTTCGCGAGGCTTATCCTTAGTAGGTCGAAAGTCTAATTCAGTAGAATCACTGTAAACCGGTATAAAGGGGCAGATGTCTTCGGTGTTAGTGATTAAATAATCTGTAAAGTTCAACTGCGATGGCAAAGATATTAGTAGCTCTCGGTAGCCCTGCTTATATAGTACATTTTGGTGAAGTTTACCATTGTTGTATACACCGACAGCACTAATAGAACTCGCCCAACGTTCTCGCTTGAACTCAATAACTTGTTCTAATTCCTCGGATGTCCAATGAGGATCAATCTGCATAAACTCCACTAGCTGAACCAGTGGATGTTCATTTGGTAAGCGGTAGCTGGTTTCCAACACCCGCTCTTTAAACTGTTCTTGGTTGAATCGACACATGCGTAATAAATTGGTTACATTTGTATAATGGTAACTCGCATTGGTCATAGAACTCAACTCGGTAAATAAAGTTTGCATAACTGTGTGTCCATTATATGTAGATAAAACTTTCTCCAGCCGTAAGGTTGGGGTGGATAGGACCAGAATTGAAATATTTGAGACATAAAATCGAAAGGTTTTGAAGTTCCTAAATATTTTCAGTCCTATATAACCTAGGTGTTAAGCAAGTGGTATTATTGCGATGCCTTAATGTTTAATAACGTTATTGAATATTGAAACCCGAATAATAAAGGATCAATTATGATCTCAAGCAAAAATAGCTGGGATGAAATCGAAGAGAATGATCAATCTTCTAACAACCCACAAACCCAACAACCAACCAAAAATCAAACTGCACAACAAGGAGCAGAAAAAATGTCATCTAACAAAACCAACTCACTACTAGATTTCGCTAACGTTCTAGGTATGAACTCAATGATGTCTGGCGGTCGTAGCGTTCCTGTTGTGAACGAGATTGTTAAGAAGTTGAATGACTTCCGTGAAGAGAAAGACAAATCTTCTATCAACCCTGCGCTACAGCAAATCATCCCTCAAGAAGTAATCCTGATGGACACTAACCTGTCTCCAGTATTACCGGGTATCATCCTAGCTCGTCGCGTAGGTAATGCAATGATCATTGCTCCAGTGCAGTTCTCTAACCGCGAGATCGCTATCCAGCTGGAAGAAATTCACACTAACGGTGTGATGGGTCAAAACATGCCGGCGAAGGTGCAAATCAAACAAACACCAAACCGTTACATGAGTAAAGAAGTGGTTCGTAACCTAATCGAATCAATGAAACTTCGTTACGCTAACGACGGTGTAAACGACGTTCAACTTATCACGTCTCGCGTTATCGACCTAGAGTCTTACCAAACTCCAGAAAACAAAGAGATTGGTATGGCTGACCTACTGGCGAACGTTATCCTTGAAGAGTGGGAACGCGGCATGAAAACTACGCTAACCAAAACAATGGTTAAGCATGGTGTAACGCTGAAAACTCCATTCATCAACGCTAAAGGTCAAATCGACGAAAATGCGTACGGTCCAACTAAATGTGCGACTGCGCGTATCGAAGCGATGAAAAATCAATCTGGTACTCCAGTAAGCATCGACGGCGTTCCGTCTGGCGCTAACATGTTAGTTCAGCTGCAAACAGCACCAAAAGAAGGTCAGCAATACAACGCTGATGCTGCTCGCGGTATTGTTAACGCTTACTCTAACGTACTGTTGGTTGGTGTTCCGTTCGCTGTTTACACAGCGCAAATGGCGAACCGTCAAATCCAACCGATGTTCTCTCCAATGATGAACTCGAACGATATGTACCCTCATGGCTACCACCCGCTTCAAGCAGTTGTAGTTATGAACCATACTCGTGCTCAAGCACAGATGGGTAACAACTCAGGTATCGCATCATTCCTAATGGGTCTGTACGCGAACATGACTGTGAACCACAACCACCTATTTACTGAGCCTCTACGCTTGGCTAAGATTGGTGCACGTGGTAACCTGTCTCACATCGAGCGTCGTATCGAAGACATGATTGGTGGTGCGCTAGGTAAGCGTGACGAGAAACTGAAAATGACTGAAGCCCGTCTAAAAGACATGGACTTCACAAGTTCTTGGATCCGTCGTAACATCGCTGAGCGCGCATCTTACGCTATCGACCTAGTTGAATTCGGTAACGAAGCAGCACTTCACAACTTCCTACTTAACCTTGTAGGCACTACTGAAGCTGCTACTGAAAACAAACTAGTAATCGTTAAAGTGATCGATTCTATCACTAACGGTGAAGCGTCTCGTCGCATCTCAGAGAACAAACAAACTGGTAAAGGTTGGACTCCAGAGAAAGCAGTTCTATGTCAATCTGGTATCCTGAATCCAGTAGGTACGTTTAAGCACAACGGTGAACTTCACTCACTAGAAGAAGTGGATGAAATCTTCCTAAGCCGTCTATGCCCAACTGACACTACTCCAATGATTCAGTACCTACAAGCAGTGTACGGTGATGGTAACCAAACTCCAGAGCCAGTACGTCGCTACCGCATGACTACTATGCTTCCTACACTGATCAACGATGATGTAAACATCACTGGTACTTCACGTCGTCACTACGTGGCACCAGAGTTTGCAGAATTCCTAGGTCAATGTCTAGACAAGCTTGGTAACCTAAATGCGTCTGGTACTATGGGTACGTTTGCATCTAACGTTGCAATCTACGCACCATCTGTTGAATACGCAGTAAACGCGGCAGCAGGTGCTTCTGGTGCTTACATGGTTAACGGTGGCGGTATCGTGGGCAATGCTTCTGGTATTGTTTACTCATAATCTGCTTCGTTAATTAAGTTCTAAGGGTGGGAGCTAACGCTCCCACTCCTTTATATCGTTTTTAAATTTTTTATCAAAAATAAGGAGTTCTGTAATGTCGTCTCCAACGAAAGATATTGCAGTAGAGGTATTAGCAAAGGAATCTTTTGACGATTTGCTTCCTATCAAACAGTTCCAGCGTTATCAGGAACAATCCGGGAAGAAATTCTTCGACGATCCTAGTTACTACGCTCCGCTTTATCCAGACTTCCGTGATTTCAATTACGCCCATGATACATCTAAGTCGCAACCTGTTTATCTGAACGACTACGACTTCTGTTTAGAAGAAGATCGTGAACGTTTGGAGAAGCTGATTCGTGTGGACTTTGATACGGACACTTTTGAAACCATCGCGTCGTGTGGTTGTGATAAACCTTTAAAGGGAAACCATTTAATTGGTTCTGGACGGGTTTGTAGAAACTGTGGTAACCAAGTGGAGCGCTTAGTTGATACTGAGTTATCGACCAAAGTTTGGTTACGCCTACCTACTGGTGTCCAATCATTCATCAACCCTGCGTTCTACAAGACATACTTGCAAAAGATCGCAACAGCTTCACCTAAGATAGAGATCATCACTTACATCATCGATCCAACCTATCGTCGTAAGGTCAATTCACAAAGTTCGGAAAAACTCCGTGATCTCCAATCTCATTTAAAACGTCTGATGACTCGTTTCGATCTCAACGAGTTTGTTGTTAATGCTGATACCATCATGGATTACTTTTTGTTAGGTGAAGGTCGAACTTTAACAGCACTTAAGAATTCCGATGCTAAAGAGATTATGTTGGGTTACTTTGATTACAAGGATATTGTTTTCACTAAGTATCTCCCGATACCTAATAAACTCTCTACCGTTATTGAAAAGGCGGGTAAAGAACGTTACGCTTCTTCAAGTCAGCTAAAGATGGATTCAACTTACATGTCCATCGCTGATACTAAAGATAACACTGACCTATACCAAGTCAATGAATTCGATATCCAAGAATCCATTGATCGTGTTGGTAAGGGGATAGTGGCGTTAGCGGCACAAAACTCAGCCCATTTAAAGGACTTCATGTTCCCTAAACCGGGAGCGGCGCGTAAACTGGTGGCGTCTGGCTCTTTACCGATGACAGGTCGTTCAGTAATCACCTCTAAGACGGGGATACATAATCCGGGAATGATAGAAGTTCCATGGATAATGGCGCTCGCCCAGTTAGAGAAACAGATACTGTCCCATTTGTATCGTAAAGGTTACTCACCGATGGCTGCGCTGACCAAGATCAGTAAAGCTGCCCACTACCTCGACCCCGATATCGACGCTTTCTTCACTTACCATGAAGAACGCAATGACATCGTGTGTAAAGCAGGTCGTATGCCATCCATTCAGTATTTGTCTCGTCGCACTTTCTTTGCGCGAATTAAACGAGATCTGGGAGACCAATCTATTGGACTCCCAATACTGTCTGTGTCCAATTTTAACGCTGATTTCGACGGTGAACTATTGCCGTCTTTAAACTTCTTTAATTGCTGGAACCCCGTAAAGCTCTATTTACTACAATAGTTGAGTGATCGACTATGAATGTGGACGAAAGTCAGAAATAAAAATAGAGATGACCTAAGCTTAATGGAAAACCAACTTCACCAAGGATAAGTGTGGAGTGCTAAGGGCTCTTATCAATCGGAAATCAGCAGCGAAGACTCTCACGTAGAGTAACGTTCAACGACTAGGTGGGGAGAAGTCTCCTCGAACAGGAAGAGTGGATTCAAGGAATGATGAAGCTAAGATATAGTCTCGCCCGGTGTGAAAGCATCGGAGAATGACCTTGCCCGGTTATTCAGCGGAGTAACGACCCGTAGTCCTTCAAAAAAAGTTGAATATGAAAGAAATACCTAACACTAAAGGTTATTACGCCACTGAAGATGGACGGATTTACAACCCTGATAAAACAGAGGTTGAATACTACACCAACGGTGACGGATACATAACAACTATGGTGGTGCTACCTGATGGCACTTTTACCACCAAAGGGGTCCACAGGCTCATATTAACAACCTTTCATGGTGAGCCTGAGGAAAATCAACATGGGAACCACATAGATGGAGACATAACAAACAATGAGTCTACTAATGTAGATTGGGTAACACCGGAACAAAACAACGTTCATGCGACACTTTTAAATCGTTATACTAAACGACCACTCATCGTTATAACCAAAGATGATGAAACAAAGTACTTGAACAACTTCCTTCATGCGTGCGAATTCTTCTCATGCGAAATAGCTGAAGTTTGGAAAAGTATTAAAGAGGGGTTGTTGTTAAACGGCTGGAAAGTAGAACATCTTAAATCGTCGGATAAACGCGTCCAGAAATTAAGAAGACATGAAAGGGAGCAACAGACCTACCGTAGAGAGATATCATGCATGGATCTTTTTACCGGTGAAGTCAAACAGTTTCCAACTATGAAAGCGGTTTCTGAACACTTCAAGTGTAGGTCACAGACCGTCTCGCAATGTATTTCTACCAGCGACTTTCCAAAGTTGTTCCAAAAACACTACGTTCTAATAGAGAGTACAAATAACTTTGACTTTTTGACTGATGAGTTAAAACAGAAGTTGTTATCTCGTGCTCCTAAGAAAGTGTTAGCTGCCAAAGAAGGTGAAACAATAATCCTTTTTGAGTCAGCTTATGAATTTAGAACAACACACGATTTAAGTAAAAAGATGGTTACAACAGCATTAAAGCGTGGTGTAACCAAAGTGGTTGATGGTTGGAAGTTCTATTACCTAGAAACAATCACTAAAGAGCAAAGGGAAGAGTTGATAGATTGGGCAAAATCTACAACTACTTAGTATTTTCCTGAAGGGCGAATAAAAAGCATCCTAACGGGTGTAACAATGTATGCGGACCAGATGGCGCTATTCTTCTTACCTGACTTAAGATCTAAGGCGGTGAGTTATGGTGCATTCGGTCACCAATCGGTATTTGATGAAAACAAACCGTTCTCAATCAGTCGACATTACAAACAACCGTCGACTAACTTGATGAACATCAATAACGTAATGCGAAAACTGGAGTTCAAATAATGAATACGTGTCGAGCTTTCTCTATGGGTACATCGGGGATCGTGCATGACAACCAAATGCAGTCTTATGCGAACATGATCCAGATGAACTTTGAACAGGTTCAAAACGTAGGCGGTTGGTTAGGAGAAGGTGCTTCTAACTTTATGGATTCCTTTAAGAACTTTGTTAACACCCGAGCTTGGGATTTAGCGAGCCGTATTCGTGGTAATGCCGAAGATCACTACATCGGTTACTACGATATTGGTGTCGCGACTTCAATGGAAATGTTACAAGCTTCTCAAGGATTCATGCGTGATTACATCATGGCGATGCCGGGCGTGATGGACCTTTACAAAGAAGGAGAACTAAGTGGTTGGGAAGGTGAGTTCAGTGAATGGTGTACGGGTGTGGGTGAAGACAACATCTACTACCGTCGTCAAATGCACGGCTTATTGCAACTAGAACAGCAGGAAGACAAAAACGTAGCCCGTACTACTCATTTCTATGATTCCGTCGCTGGAACCGGTTTGAGTGTCCGTGAGCGCTATGATCTAGCAACTACCCGCACTGCTGTGAACCATCATCTTGCTAATAGTCTATTCGACTTCACTAATGCAGAAGGTGAATTACGCACCTCAGCAAAAGAAGCGGAAGACAAACAAAATAAAGGGGAGTAATCCCCTTCTTTTTATTAGGAGAGTTATGAGTTCTGTCAATATTGTTAATCGTCGTCGACTTACTATTTTTCGTAAAGACCAAATAGATCTAAGCGTCACCAAACTACTACGCACCTTAAAGAAGAGACCAGAGAAAAAACGTTTCTTATTAGTTGAATACGGAGAGCCTCTGGATGATCGAATCAACCCTCAACATGCGGTATTAAAACTAACCAACTTCATTTACAATGAAGAAGGGGATTTGACCGCATTGGTCTATCCCGCTGATACCAGCCGACCTAGTATCACCCTAGGAGGGAGTACTAAGCGTGTGAGTCTGGGACAACTTTTATTGAGTTCTCGTGTCCCTACGTTTGAGTTTAAATTCAAACGAGTACGCAGGCCCGTGTTGAAGGACGAGCAACCTGTTTATGATGAATTGGGTCGACAACAGTTTTTCTACAATTGTTGTTTGTACACAGTGCCGATAGAAAAACCAATTTTATCAGAAGGTCAGAATTAACACACAGTCTTTTTCAGGTCTATATAACCTAAGTGTAAAATGAATTAATTTATTTAAACTTTGGAGAGATCCCATGAAAGATTACGTGAACGTTCAACCTAAAAACACTGAAACTAAAACTTCTTGGTTGCGTAGCAACGGTATGTTTGCACTCATCTTTTTGGTGGGTGTTTACACATCGTTTAACTACGGTAACTGGTGAGTTACTTCCTCCTACCTTCGGGTAGGGGGATTCCTCCTCCTCTTTATTTTTTTTAGGTTTATTATGGCTAAAGATTACATAGTCGGTACGATGTCTACTTTAGGGCATATTACCGAGGCGACCGAAGTCGCAATGGACAGACACTTAGCTTATTGGTTCGCATCTCGTCGCAGCCAAGGCATGACTATCTTAAAAACAAATTCATTCGAGTGGGTCTTAAAAGAAGCCCAAGGTAACCAACAGCGTGTTGCCGATGATGTGCAAAGCAACCTTAAACTCCATTTTGAAGAGTTGTTCCAGAACGTACAAGTTCAGACTTCCACCGAAGGATTTGAAAACGATCGAGATGGTCGTTTCCATCTTTATATACAAGTTTCTATTCAGCATGACGGACAATGGTATGATTTAGGATCCGCTGTCCAAGTGTCAGGCGAAACGTTTAACCTCATTAACCAAGGACGCATCAATGCAAGAGCAAGAACCTAACATGATCGAAGATATCACTGAAGATACTGTTATTGAAGAAATCGAGATCGCCAGTAATGAAGACCTCCGTTATCTTGATCGAGTTCGTGTAGTGGACGAAAAACACCGTCCAAGCTTAAACGAATCGTTCGGCTGGATTGGGGACTTAAAACTGGTTAAAGTCGACGACCAATACGCATTAAAAGACCCAGCGGGCGGTTATGTTATCTCTGACACTACCATCCATGAAAAAGCATTCGTTAACCGTTGGTTGGATCAATTTGCATTGGGTTTCGTTGGACCTACTAATTACTTTGATGCCAGAGCTTGGGGTGAATTAACTCACGGGCATCAGCGCGGTGTTGTGATTGTAGATGATAAAGGTGAAGCCATCTTTGTTATTCCACCTTTGTCTCGTATCCAGTTAAATGAAACAGAACAGTACGTTCTTGACCTCGCTCATAAAAACTTCACCAATGCGAGCTCAGCCGAACAAACTGGTGACGCCCACCGTGCCAAAGAAATCGTCCGTCAAACTTCAGAGCTCATCAAAACCCACATTAGTGACGAGACCATTACGGTCACACACTTAATTCCTGAATGGTTCTACACGAAATACGGTGTGGTACCTTACATCAAACGTTCGATGATCTATTGTCGTGACATGTATGGATTGAACCCGGACATTAAAGAAGACTGGGAAATGGCGAAGAGTGTCTTCACTAACATCCATAATAAAGTCGCACTCACCCAAGAACAATTGATCTTTATGGAAATCTTAACAGAAGGAGAATTCACACCACCTGATTATGTTCCCGTAAATGAACCGAGTGAAATTTCACCAGAGTCGCCATCTAACAGCGAGGACTTTGATCCATTTGAAAACTAATTAGATTGGCGAATAATAACTATGCAAGACAACCGCTTTTTCGGGTTATGGTTCAGTGACCAACATAACCTACATAGTAAGACCCCGACTAGTCACATACTGTACAACTCAAGTCAGTTTTTGACCCGTAGTCACAATTTAGAAGAAGTGGACATCGTTGTATTCGGTGGAGACTTTTATGAGCGTTTGGTCGACGCTTCTCACCCAGACATGCGATTAACCCAACACTGGATTAGAAAGTTCTTATTGGAATGTTTGGAGCACAACGTGATTGTGAGGGTGCTTGAAGGTACGTCCTCACACGACCGTGAACAGCCTGAGAACTTTGTTGTTCAATGTCCCGAAGGGTTAGACCTTAAATGGGTGAAAGAGCTTTCATACGAGCGCATAGAGAAACTTGGGATAGATGTCTTTTATGTCCCGGATAACATGGGTGGACTTTCCCCTGATATCATCTGGGACAAGACCTTAGAGATACTGGCGGCTAATGGTAAGAAAGAAGTTGATTACGTTTTCTTCCATGGTGCGTTTGAGTACCAAATTCCCCTTAAGTTTAGTAAACACTCACATTCTGAAACTCGCTGGCAGTCTATCGTAAAGCGTCATTTGTTTGCAGGGCATGTTCACAAACCATCGGAGTACGGAAAAATACGAGTCAGTGGTTCGTTTGACCGTATCAACCATGGTGAGGAACATCCTAAAGGGGGCTACGAATTCTGGTGGGAACCGGAAAGTGATTGGTGTGAAACTAAATTTTGGGAGAATAAAAACGCCCTGCCTTATCTACGTGTATTGCAGCATCCCGATGATGATAATGAATCGTTGTTGGACAAAGTGAATCGGTTGATCAAACTGAAGAACCCGATTCCTAAAAGCCGCATCCAGTTACGTGGTAAGAACGGGGCGTTGATCAAAGGAGTGGCGGAATACCTAAAGGGTAGCTATCCGCAATATTTCTTTGATATCGACTCTTCCAGTCAAGTGGACAAACTCATCTCCCCAGACATCATGAACGATTTGACTTACGAGGGAGTGACTTTAACAAAAGGTAACTTCTCTGAACACCTTCGTCAATACATGATCGAAGAACGTACAGATCAAAATCTAATGAATGGTGCCTTGGAATTATTAGAGGAATTCTTATGAGAACCTTAGGTGAAATACTCCCGATGTCTGTCGGGACTGCGCTAGCCTTTGAGGGAGAGGAGGGAAAACACGCCATCCCTAAGGCTGACACTTTCTTAATTAATTTACGCACCTTGATACGTAACGTACGCGGTGCGTTCTCTAAAGACGATCCTCAAATAGAGGACGTTGATGTTTTAAAGTCGGCATTGTTAGAGGATATTAAACAAATAGCTTCGGCTATTACTGAGATTGCTCCTCGTTCAGTTATCCACGTCGAGATCTATTACCCTTCATATAAGTCTTTAGGTCAAAAGTATCCACACGCCAATATCTGGAAACCAAGAACGGCTAAACAGATAGCGTTGAATGATTTATATGAAAAAGTGGCGAAGTCTTTTATTAAAGACCATTCGTCACTAGTGACACTTACGGATGTTGGCCTCCCGACGTTCAAAGGTAAAGGTCTCGTTATTACTCACCATCCGATCGATATCGCAGACACTGAAAGTTGGGGTCGATTAACGTTGCTTGAATCCCATTCTGGTGTCGTTAAGCCATATTTGCAATGGAACAGCAAACTCACCGGTAAAGAAACAGCCAACTACAACATCCCACTAAACCGAATGACCATCCAAGTGTTCGGGGATAACTCAGTGAACTTCCTAGGTCAGAGTAATGCGATCAAAAAGCTGGTGCGAGATCTAGCGGTTAAAGCGGGTTGGACATCAGCGACTACTCCGCAACGATGCCGTAGTTCGATCAACACATATTTAACGGGTGTAGACAAAAAAGGATTACTCTTATTCTGGTAAGCCTTCACCCCAGTGCACCTTTATTAGCACAAAACCAAATTTTTAACTAATTCAATTTAAGGCAGAAAAGACTATGTCTCAACAAAACGGCAACGCACGCGTAAAAACTCCACTGAACGACTACTACGGTGTTCACCCTCAAACAGCACAACCAGTGGAAGGTGCTAAGTTCCCGGGTCAAGCATTATGGGAATTTGCTAACAACGGTAAGGTATTGTTCAAAGCGGATGATAAACGCTACAATCCTAACGACCAACAAGCGTACAAAAAGAAAGAATGTGAGATGGAAGCATCTGACCGTAACATGATCTTTGAACTGTTGCTAGAAGCAGCAAACGATGAGACGTTTACTAAAGGTCAGTACACCATCAAGAAACACCAGTTCGTTCGTCAAAACGGTCAGTCTAAGCTTTCAGACCAACCAATAGCACAAGGTCAGTTCACTGTCATCCGTGATCAAAACGGTGTTATCTCGATGGGTTACACTCGTGGTGATTACAAAATTCTGTTCGTGTTCTCAGCTCCGGGTCACTCAGAACTTAAGTTCTTTGAAAACGGTGAGTGGGTTTCTAAAGAAGGCAAGATGTCACAAATGTGGGTTCGTTCTTACGTGAAACGCATGGGCGGCATTCTTAACACGAAAGAAATGGAAATCTACCAACCACCTAAGCCTAAGAACAATAACTGGAACAACAACAATAATGGTGGTAACAACAACAACGGCGGTTGGGGTAATAACAACAACGGCGGTAATGGCGGCGGTGATAACTTCGACGATATCGACTTCTAATTTACTTTTTGATAAGTAGTTCTGAAGAGGGGCTTCGGTCCCTCTTCCTCTTATGCTTTTGCTAAATTATTTCAAACCTACATTATCTTAGGGTAATCCATAGGAGATTAAACATGGAATTTCACATTACCAATAAAACCCGTTCTCAATTTAAAGGGATCGTGGTCTCCCACAAAGGCGAAACCATCAATTTCGCTGCCCACAGTAAGATTCATTGTGGGGACTCTGATGGCGATTTATTCATTCACACGAATGAGTATTTCAAATCCATCCCAGAAGCCCGACTGGACAAAATGTTTGATGTCTTTAAGCGAGCTAAGGGAATCCTTGAACCTGATTACGCAGAAACGTTAGGTAAGGATGACGAGCTATTACGTAACCATCGTGATTACCGTTATTTGATCGACCGTTTAATTCCATTGGTTCGTGAACTCTACGAATCTGTTGATCTGCGTAACTACTCGTATTACTTAAAACAATCAGGTGTTTGTGCTCCTCCTAGAGGGCTGCGCGAAACGGTATCTCGTGGTGAGTACCACGCTGAGCAAACCATCAACCCAACGGAGTATGAGCAAGTAGCTGAACTCGCATTATTGATGCGACCAAGTTTCCCAATCATCTCTGGGATGATGCAAAAAGCAAAAGAGATCACCGGTGACGAATACAAAGAAGTGGTAACCGCTGGACTATTCAAAGACTTTGATGTGTTCACTAACCATCATGGTTGGATCAAGATTCGTAATTACATGAATTACTTTTATTCGACCAATGGTGTGAACTCTTTACAATTGTCCTTGATTTCTGAAGACTCGTATGTGAACCACGCATTTTATTCTGCGTTGTTTAGCCGACTCGGTTCAACCCACATTCCTTCTTTAGACAACAGCAAGAACATCGCCAAGTCTTTGTACTCCGTAGCCAAACAGTTCTCGGCACCATCGTCTCGTATCCGTGAAAAGAAACTCACCACCAAAGATGAGATGAATGAGAAACGCAGTCTGTACGAGATCTACTTCCTTAAAGAAGAAGTGAGTTCGGCAGATGAAGAATCACATGCTGAGTTTTTCTCCATGGGCTTGTTTGATTGCGAAGACAACCCGAGACATACTGAACGTTTTGACATCCCGGCTTCGGGATTAAAAATCGAGAACGTCAAACTGGTAGAGTGGGTGTACGACCAAATTCCAAGTAACTGGGAGTTCGAACTACAACCACACATCTACACACTACTCCAATTGGTTTTCCAAGAAGACATTTCTTACAACATCTACCTGTCGTTAGATCATTATCAGTTGATGGCTGCGCTCTCATTAGCCACTGTAAAACTTCACGAGATGGGCTATCCTAAGTTAGCAACTCTTGTGTGCACGGTTTATGACGAAACCCAACCACGTAGCTTAACTGATGAAATTTTCTCATTAGACAGTGCAGATAAAGAAATGTTAGAATCGATCTGTGCAGTGTATCGTGGTCAATCCACACTAACCACAGATAACGAAGCCGTTATCGGAGCGAATGACTTCTTGAAGAACTTAGGTAACGGTCAATGGTCTTCTATCATCGAACCTAACATGTTGGGTGATGAAGCGATAATGAGTAACGCCGACCAAGGTGACTTGTTCGAAGTTGAACTCGACCGATCCCTAAAAACTGAATTCCTCAACCTAATCAAAGAACTTAACTCGTAAGAGTTTGTATTTATCATTAACGTTTAAAACGAAATTAAGGAAACCCAACCATGGCACAACTAGCACTTATCCGCGCTACTATCGGTCTATCTAGCCAATACCACGACCACTACATGCGTGCGCACTCTTTAAACCTATCTGGTGATGACACCAACCAATTACTTGGTGCTCGTCTAGGTAATACTTCATTAGTGGCTCCATCGGAAATGAACAACATCGCAGCTCGTTCTGGTGGCGTTGCGACTCAAGCGTCCGGTGTAGCGGGCATCGAGGATGGCTGGCAAACATCCCGTGGTCTAGCAAGTTTTGAATTCGCTATCAACGGTGCTTCACCGGTGCAAGCGCAAACCTTGACAGTATACGGTTACATGTATGGGGGTTCACCGGCTGACACCGGTGGTGCGTTACCAGCTGACGCGATGTTTGTCCCTGTCCGCATGTGGATGGTGGAAACCGCTGTAGCTACCGACCATACCGGGTTTCCACAAGAAAGTCGTATGATGTCACAATCAGGTACTTACTTGTTGAACGACCCTAACTCAATGGGTAATCCTAATAACGGACTACACACTATCCGTCCGGTAGACGTGATCAACTCTGCATCAGCCTTTGCAGCCTTTGACGATGACGAACAACCTTCGGGTATGTTAGACGGCTTTGGTGGTTCAAGTACCGGTATGTTACAAACTGCGGGTATGAACATCTCCAAGTCTAATAACCAATCCACGGTGGATTACGCAAACAAAATCTTAACGGCAGCAGCAACGGCGTCGTTTGAGAACGAGAAGCGTCAAGACCGCTATGAAGCTATTTCCATGGCGACTGGTCTTAGCAGTATCCGTGAAGTGTCATTGGAAGATAACCCGTTTATCCGTGTAATGCGTCGTGAACTTGGTTATGTGAACATGGCTAACTTCGTTGGATTTAGTATGAGTGAGATCGCAACGGTATTTGAGAACTTCTACCAAGTGACCAACGCCCAACTAACAGACGTGAGTAGTTTTGATGTTGCTGACCATCGTTATAGTTCTAACGCTATGGGCGGTTCTACATTCGAAACACTGGTGTGTTCTGAGCTTAACAACATCGCCAATGCCATTCTGGATGGTCATCGACTATCTTATCTGAGCATTCGTGCAACCAATGATGTGCAACAAGGCATGGGTCAAATTGTCATCAACGGTCTACCTGTATTATATCAAATGGGTGAGTCTGCACCTATGGTGGATAAAGACCCTGATTGGCAATACTTGGCGACACAAGCAACTGAAACACTGCTTGCACAATTCTACACTAAGTACAACGCAGAAATGATTCACGACCGTATGATTGTGGATTTCGAAGCTAACCTATCGTTGTTTGGCGAATCTACTATCACGGTAACACTACACGGTAATCGTGAGAACCCACATAAAGAAACGTTCGGTACTATGGCGGGTAACCGTTTTGACCCATCTCTGGTTACCTCACAAGGTCTGAACCAATCTGTGGGTGCGTTCTACAACAACCTAAAAGAATACATGAACTTCTAATCCCCGTCTCTGCAAGAGGGAAGTGCACGTCTTTCTTGCAGAGTTAACCCATCACTATTGATCAATATAACAAGGAAATTTCCTGATGAACGAACTGAATAAATTGTACGTTGCTATTACACGTACTTGGAACGCTACTCATAATGACATGGGTAAGCTTGAGTTGGAACTGGACGGTAACAAATACCCGATCACATTGGACGGGATGTCAGTTTACCTACCGTTTAATGAAGCGCTAGAACAAGACACGACCGACATCGTGTTCTTCCATCCAGCTTGTGAATCCATCATCTCTAAAGAGACTGAGATTTTCCGCATCATCCGTAAACTAGTCGGTCTGCAACTACTGACACACTTCAAGAAGTTTGCACCCGTCTTGTTTGACATTGCAAATAAGAAAGCCAAACGTGGCTTGCGTAATGACCTCTTGGAACACATTGAAGTAATCAAGACGGCTAAAGCGGGACATCGTAAAGAAGTCGCAGGATTACTTGACCACATGGCAGTAGAGCTGGAAGACGATAACCTAGATCGTCGTTTCATCCACTTTGATATCAAACGTGGTGGTCGCAGTAAACTCACTGGTGACAAAATCTACTACAGCTGTAAACCAACCTTCCCGTTCTACAACGAACTTGTACGTCGTCTAACTCGCACTGAAGGCGAAGCAGCGAATAAGCAGGTTAAAATCTTGGGTCGTGAGTTTTCTCGTGGTGCGTTGGTGGTAGCTGAAGAAATCTTCCGTTTCGTATTGCCGGGTGTTGAAGATCCATTGGCTTACGAGCAAGAGCAAACTTCAGCAGAAGCAGCACGCTTCACGGTATTGGTGAATACATATGCCTCAGTCATCGGTGATATGAACAACCTCCAAAACACGTTCCGTGCAGACTTCGACAAAGTGGGTGTTTACGAAATCGATACCTCGTTCACCACGATGTTGGAAGACATTGACGTCATCTATAAGCAAGTCCCACCTATGCCTTACAACTCTCAGTCTAGCGGTTCTGAAAGCGCTCGTGCTGAAGTTCAAACGCAACAAATGGTGACTAACTTAATGAGTCAGTCTTCTCATCAATCAACGGGTATTGAGAATGTGCTACCAACTAACCATGTTGGTGGTGGTACCACAACGGAAGTTCAAACGGCGTCAGCAAACGACGGTTACGCGTCTTTGGTTCGCGCATCCCTAGCACCGGGTGAAACGTGGGTAGGTGTTTCTCAAGACCCTAATACTGGTCAGTTCATTCACACAGTCCAATCACCATCTGGTCCGGTACAAATTCGTTACACTCGCCAAGGTAACTTCTTGAGCCGTGAGTCGTCAATGATGCCGGGTATGGGTATGATGAACAACATGTTACCTTATGGTTACAACATGAACCAAGCACAAATGGCTGCTATCATGGCTGGCGGAATGAACCCTGCTATCCAAGAGCAACCTTTATCTTACAACCACGTCACCCCAAGTCAACCAATCACTGAACCGGCGACCACTTGGTAATCACACCCCGGGGACCTACGGGTTCCCGGGATTACTTTTTATTCATTAACTTTTCGGAGAAACCACATGTTAAAGCGCTTAAGCTCGGCTGAAGTCCAAGCCCTAGATCCAAAGGACCTAGAAGCATATCAACTTAAACTCATGGAAGAAGATTCCTTTGACGTTACTGAGATCTTAGAGAAAAACCCACCAAAGCCAAATGGTGGTTCGATCGATATCCTACGTCCGGCTTTAGTGGACAAAGAAGACCCAACCAAAGGTTGGACAGTTTACGGGCTGTTCTCAAACGAGTTCAGTAAATTGGAAGAGGTTACACTGGACGACATCATTAAAAATGTTAAAGCGAGAATCGAATCTCCTGAAGGCATGCTTTGTGAGGTTGGAGCTCGCCCGCCTATCGATAAAGAAAAATACCAAGCTACAGCGAACGGTGTTAAAGGCTATAAGCAACTCATTGTTGCGCATTTCAATAACAGAGAAGCCCGCATTGGTTGTCGTGTTATCGATATTCGTTTAGGTCGCTCTGGGATACATGTGACTTTCATCTCCGAAGGCGATAAAGCCGAGTTAGTGGAGAAATGGATTAAAGACCCTAAAGTTTCATTGCGCATGTACCCTCGCTTTGGTTACAATACTAAACTAGAGCAAGAGTTCATCACCTTTGACTTAGATAAAGAAATACTATTGCCTTAATAATCCGTACCCACCTCCTGTTAGGGAGGTGGGTACGAAAGTCTATTTATTTTTAACGTTTAAGGTTCATGCGTTGTACTAACTTATTAATAACTGCCGGTTCAATTATTAGTACCTCTTTCATATCTCCTATGTACTGTGAAGGATTTTCAACGTCATTTAAAAACGCCACAGTCCAGTGCAGGTGTTGAGGTACATTAAAGCTTTCCCATAGCACACGGTAAAAATCATAACGATGAGCGTGTAGAAAGCTTAAGTCTTGTATCGGGTACTTACCAGCGACAGAAAGTAAATACTCCTTATTAGAACGGATCATGGTTTTATATTCGTCAGTAAAAAACTGATCCATAGTCGGGGGTAGTTCAATCGCCATAACTAACCTTTTGAATGAGTGAGCAAAGACCTAATATAAAACAGGTCTATATTATCTAAGTGTGAACCAACCTAAGTAACATCAAAGGTAATCCAATGAAAGTCTATAAAATCGATAACCAAATTTTACCAGAGGTGACGTCCATCGCGATCAACCTCGCTGCAAATCCACACAATGCAGCATCTGGACGTAAGTACATGTCTGGTAACATGATTCCGAAATCATGTCGTGCAAAAGGCATTACCAAACGTCGTATCACTTCTGGCTTTGAGCGTCAGTACGGTGATCATGCTCGTAAGATTGTTGCGCCAAGCAACATGGAAGTAGAACTGGTCATTTACCGTAAGTCCATCAAATCTCAAGATGCGCGTACCGATGATTGGGGTGAGATACACGTCGTATACTTCGATGCAGATCTACAACGATACGATGTACTACATCTACCTAAATATCATACGCATAACTTCTATGTGGGTTTTGAATACGACTACGATAAACAAATGTTGAATCGTTTACGTAAAGGGGCGACCTACGCTAAAGGAGAAATCTTTGCTAAGTCCCCGGGTATAGATGATACAGGGGAATGGAAGTTCGGACTAGAGACCATGGTAGCCGGTATGACCTTACCGTCTACCGAAGAAGACGGCATCATGGTCCGTGATGATTACCTAGACCGTTTGATGGTGATGTTTGAACACGTACGTAAGTTCAGTTGGAATGAAGCAGAGTATATCCCAGTTAACCTTTATGGTACATTGGATAACCCTAAGGCATTCCCTGAGAACGGGGAGCGTGTTCGTGACGACGGGCTGGTGATGGCGTTCCGTCGAAGAGATGGTAATTCTGGACTAGCGTCTCTTACTAAGAAGGCGTTGATGAAGCCTGACTTGCTCTATGACGTGAAGTTCTATGCACCACCTCACTCTATTGTTAAGAACATCGAAGTGCGTTCAGAGCGACTTAAAGACCGTTCTAACAACCGACGAGTTGAGAAACCAAGTTATGCTCATACCAAACTGTTGGAGATGTATGAGACTGAAGATAACAACATGTGGTATACATTAAAGATGTGGTACATTCATCAGATCAAGAAATTTGGTTCAGATGAAACGTTACCGTTCTCTAATGAACTGCTTGCGTTTATTTATCAGTCGTTTGGTAATGTCACCAAGGACTACGCTCTCAATAAACCAAACTTCACCAAACGTACACACCGTAACAAGTCTTTGTTGGACTGGAACGTTAAAGTCACCCTAAAAGAAGACGTAGCGGGTAAAGTCCGTTTCAAGCTGTCTGACTTGAATGGTGGTAAAGGGGTAATCGTTAAAGTCTTTAAGAAAGAAGATGCCCCTGTTGATGAGTACGGTCGTTCCCCAGAGATCATCGTTAACAACACACCGGCGTTCCGTCGCCAGATCTATGCGTCTTTGATGGAAGCTTCGATCAACTTTATCAACCTGAACGTTTACGATGAAGTTATGAAATATCGTGAATCAGGAGATTATGATAAAGCGTATCAATCGTTGCTGGATTTCTACGAAGTCACATCACCTGAGTTCTTCCGTATTGTAGAAACGGTTGGTAAGGGTGATCCTAACTTTAAGTTCGATCACGTTGATTACATTAAGAAAGAAGGTATGATTTCTATCCAACGTCGTAGTGATTCAGAGATCGTGGGTGTGGAAGTCATTCGTCGTCTTTCTGAACGTTACGGTCAATGGAAACCTACTCCAGTTACTTTCACTAATGACTTAGGTCAACGTGAGAAAACACTGGAGCCAGTAATTATTAGCTCCATGCATTATTTGTTGCTGGATAAGTTTGGTACGGAAATGTCTTCAGAGTCATTCCCTAAGCGTAACCTATATGGTCTGCCGGCTAAACTGAACGCTAATGATAAGTACAACAAACACTACCGTAGTAAAGTGGACCGCAACACTGGTGAAACTGAAGCCCGCATTGCTATCTCTCACGAAGGTGGTGAAGAAACTGCTCGTATGTTAACTTTGGCTAACTCACCGGAAGCGGCTAGAATGGGGATTAAGCGCATCATCCGTGCTGATGACCCATTTGCGGTACCTGAGTTAGTGAAACGTGAAGAGTACCGTACTAACCGTGCACTACAACTCACAATGAATATGTTAACAGACGCTGGATATGAACTAAGGACTGAAAATGAAAACGATCTCACTTCGTGAATTCGCTAATTTATCGGAAAAAGAAGTTATCGGATGGCGTAAAGATTTAATCAAGGTCAAAGTCATCGATGATGAAGGTAAGGAGTTAGTTAGTAATACTTATGACCTTATCATGACTTGGTATGGATTAGAACTCCACCGTCGTTACGAACATCTTAAAATTCCGTACACGATTAAGGAGATCATCCATTGTAAAGTCTATAACGATCAGACGTTACAACGACCTCTGCAATACATGTTGGATATCCTCATCTCCCATGTCGGGGATCCAGTTGAAGCCGACTTCATAAAACAGATTGTTTACATCTGGCATTTCAAGATCAACAACATTCTGGTTTACCTAGGTTCCCCGGGTGTGATCTCAGCGACCGCAGAAGACGTTATGGAAGTTTTCAATCATCCAATGATTGCGGATATCCGAGAACGTCTGCGTCGTGGTGATATCACCTACGATGAAGCAGAAGAGGAGTTTAAACAAACGGTACTTCGTGAACCAACGTTGGACTTCTCTACCTTCATTATGCAGGCTCGTACTGGTGCGGTTTCCATTAACCAAGGTTTCCAAACCTTTATTTCTCGTGGTGCGTGTTTCGATCTAAATAACCGTATCATGCCGAACCCTATCGAACCTTCCTTTGCTGAAGGCATCACTAACCTAGCTGACGTACTAGCTGAATCTCGTTCAGCCGGTAAAGCGTTGGTATCTAACGGTAAAGCTCTGGAAGACTCGGAGTGGTTCCACCGTAAACTACACTTAACCGCCAGCCCAGTGAAAGACATCGATCACTACCATGATTGTGGGACTACCACGGTAGTACCGGTGGCTCTTAAATCGAAAGATCTAATTAACTCACTGCAAGGTAAATATTACCATGATGAGAACGGTAACCTTCGACTGATTACCCGAGATGAAGTTAAGAAGTTAAAGGTAGGGGAAACCATACACTTACGTTCTATGCAGTTTTGTCGTAACGAGAAAGCACCTTGTGCGGTTTGTTATGGTCAAATGCGAATGTCTGTACCTTACAACGTCATCATGCGTAAATCCGCTAACCCGGGTATGTTGAGTGGTACCGCGATAGCAGAACCGATTGGACAGGGGATGCTATCAACTAAGCACTTTATGCGACACGTGCAAGCAGTACCATTTACGGTCATGACTGGTGATGAAGAATATATTACAACTAACGGTGACGATATATTCCTCAAACCAGAGATGGTTAAATCCGGAACCCGTATCCAACTTCCGGTTTCGATGATCAGTGAATTGACCGACTTACGTTCTATGGAAAACTTAGATGAAGTGCAAGACGATCAGTTGACGTGCTTCCCGACGTTAACCTTAACGTATGAAATGGAAGACCCAATGTTACCGGGAACCAAAACCAACACTACCGTCCACTTAGATACTCAAGTGAGTTCTCGACAAGCTCGGATGTCTAAAGAGTTTATCGAGTACACCATGCTTCATGGTTGGGAGAAAACTAAGAAATACATCGAAATTGACATTAAAGATTTCGATACCGATTACCCGCTATTATGTCTACCTTATGTGTATGAGGATTTGGATAAATACCGTAGTGAGATCGAATCGTTCTTAGCACTATCTCGTCGTAATAAAGCGTGGCGTGACACACAAGTCACTCCAGAGTTCTTTGGGCAAGTGATGACGGATTTCTGGTTACTGATTAACCGTAAGTTCAAAAACATTAACATGGTACACATAGAAACGCTCTTACACAGTACAACTGCCGTGGCACCTAGCGAGGGATTGTATAGGTTGCCAGTGGGGGATGAACCACGTTACTTTATACCGTTTAAGAACGCTATCGAGAATCGTGGCTTTGGTTCTTTGATCATCTATCAGGGTCAAAACAAAGTAATTGAATCCCCTTCAACGTTTTCTGTTAAAGAGCGTCAGGCGACAGCAATGGAGTGTTTCTTCACAAACGCCGCTAACTAGGAGGTAACATGCGCTCTACTGTAACTGTGTGGAAGGGCGGGACTTACCTAAGAATAACAGACTACAAAGCGCCGTTCGTAAAAGACGTCATCATGCCGTTTTGTCGACGGCGCTTATATCGTTTGGGTCAAGAACCAATCCCCGGGACTAGACAAAAACGTACTGTAGTTACACATTCTTTCGCTCGTATGAACAATGACCGAAGTGAGTTTAGAATCTCGGCGGGGTTACTTGACGACTTCATCCAGTTTATGGAAGGAGTTGGTTACAAGCAATCACGTGTTCAGATTAAAGACGAACCGGTCATCAAAGGGAAGGACGTTGAGTTTAAATGGAAAGAGGGCTGGGGAGCACCTAGACCGCATCAGGAGGACTGGTGTGAGTATCAGCTAGCTGATGGTCCGGTTAAGGTGAACAACGCTCAGACAGGCGATGGGAAGACCTTTATGGCGACGCATACCATGGTGAATACCGGTAAGCGTACTTTAATCACATGTCTCCCACGCTATGTCTCCATTTGGTTTGAATCGTTGGGTAACTCCGTTGAGTTGCTCCCAGAAGACATCATGTTAGTCGGTAATGGTAAGATAGAGGAAGCTGCACAAACCATTAAAGAAGGTAAAGCGGACCCTAAAATCATTATCTTACCCCTAACTCGATATGACACGTATTTAAAACGTGAACGTGAAGAAGAGATCCCATGTCTAGACGAAGTCTTTAACGATATGGAAATTGGTCTCCGAATCATGGATGAAGCACACGAGGATATTTATCGCGTGTACATGTCGATGTTGTTTGGGAACTTCGAAAAGACCATCGCACTCTCAGCGACACTCAAAGCGGATGATGCTTTTGTTAACGATATTTATCGTTACGTGTATCCACCCAAGATGCGACTCAAAGAACCTGAGTACAAAAAGTTCATCGATGTAGTGGCGTATCATCACTATATCGACATGCAGAAATACCGTATCAACACCAAAGGATTTGGTGGGTATTCTCATGTCAAGTATGAACAAGCCATACTCAAAAATCCTAAGTTGTACGACCAGTACCTTGGTTTGTGTAAACAAGCCTTTGAAGAATTTTACGTGAATGACCATAAAGAAGGTCAGAAGTGTTTGTGGTTCTTCAGTACTGTGGAAATGGCAACTCGGATGAAAGAGGACTTTGAGAAAGCATATCCAGACATGGATATCTGGAAGTTCACTAATACGGAGTCTAAGAACAAAGAAACGGAAATGTCCTACATGGAACATCAAGTCGTCTTTACAACACCGCAGTCCTGTGGTACCGGTAAAGACATCCCAGACTTGGCGGTAGCGTTCAGTCCGTATGCTTGTTCGTCTAGACAGCGTAATGATCAGATGTTAGGTCGTACGCGTCCGTTGAAGAACTACCCGGGTGATAATCCTAAGTTCGTCTACTTTGTGTGTAGTTCTATACCTAAGCAGAAAGAGTACCACCAGAAGCGAAAAGAGTTGTTCTCTGTGAAGTCCAAGTCACATCGAAACATCAATTCTTTCCACCACATTACTTAGCCCACCGATATCGACCTGAAGTAATTTCAGGTCGATATTATTTATGTGTACAATGGAGTTATTGTTATGTCACCGTTATTAAGAAACATTAAGCTAAACCTGTTGATCAATACCACCTATTATTCTCTCTTCACGGAAGTCAATTCATTAAAGCTTCTTGCTAACTTATTCCTTGAAGATCACCCAAATAACATCCAACCACCGTTCTCATACGACGAACTACCGGAATGGAAAGAAGAACTCATTGAGTCTCTTCACCAACTTCTAAAGACCGAAGACGAAGGTCGTCAGTTCGGAGAACAACTTATTCTTAACTTCTCAGAGGGTTATACTTTGGAGGAAACTACCACTAGTAAAAACTTCGTACAAATAACGTTCTGCTTGAGACAAGAACCCAACCATGACAACCAAGGCTAACACTATGGAAATTTTCGTGAACATCAATAACGAGTATGGTTATCCAGACGAGGTATTTGATATTACACTGGAACACTTATCCGGGTTATTAATTTCCACGAAAATGACACCCGATGAACTCCATGATGATTTGGAGTTATCGGTGGAGAATGTGTTGGAAACCTATAACCCTAAGTTTCATGAAAACATGGACGACTACGTTCTACTGGCTGATATAGAAAACCGTTTCTTTCAAGCCATGAGCGATTCTAAGGACTTGCTAAACGAAGTACTAGGTAATCATCCAGAACTTCGTTATATGTACATGCAGAACATTAGAGACGTCGACATAAAGAAACTATCCGGTAATTGGGGGTTGTTGCAAGTCACCATAGATCCACCCGGAGGTGAGACATGGAAACAAACAATCCAAAAATCTTAAGTGTAGTATTTACACATGTATTCCCTAACAACGAGTACATCTCTCATGAAACATACCAACGAGTCATCGAATGTGCAGTGAGAGAAATTTTCCAACACGGTTCTTATCAACCCACCATACTTGCTTCGGTAGTGGAATCTGTGATGGACGAACTGGATGGTATGCACGGGATGATGTCTTATTCCTTTGCATTCGATCAAGTTTACGCTGACCTGTATGAGTTTCTTGAAGACGTCATATTGGGTCCGGCGAACATTGATTCATTAAACACGTTAACCACGTTATACGGGACAGGGGAAATTCATTCAATATTGTGTTCTCCTGTTATGACTAACATTCTATTGTTAGTAAGTTTACCTCATTCATTAATTAAAAATTAAAAGGAATCTCCCATGCAATTCAACCTTGTGGGTACCCCATCTCTAGCTTCTAAAATCAACGGCACTCTATTGGTGCAAACCCAGACTCTTTTCTTTAACCTGTTGTTAGAAGAACTTATTGCTGCACGTCGTGTTTCAATGGGTGTTCAACCAGAACTTAAAGAAGATGAAGATCACGATCCTGACGTAGATTCAGAAAACCGCATCCTTGACATGTGTGAAGCGATCATTGGTGAGGCTCCAGAAGACCGACCAGAAGAAGAACACAAGTCAATGTTGGAAGCATTAGAACAAGACATTTCTAATCTATTGCATGAAGCGACAGAAGTCTTCAGTAACAATTCTGATAACAACGATCAGCTGGATGTGTTGTCTAATCAAAACCTAAATGACGTTAAAGAACTTAACTGGGTGCTGAGTGAAAACGGCAACCTAGCATTACGTCTAAAATAACGAACGCAATAATAACCTCGTACTCCGTTACGGAGTACGAGGTTATAACTGTTCTTATTTTTTTGATGAAAAAAAGAAGGGGTGACTGCCACCCCCGCAATAGTGTTTGTTCCAAGTTGGAGACAAACAACCCCATCAAAAAGAAGGACACCTAAAGCGTCATATAATGGACTTATTCAAATAATTCGGCCAGAGTGAAGCTCTTCACCGACATGTTGGCTTGGTGGGCGGCTTTCATTCGCTGTAGCATGAAACCTGTTGGTATGTCAGAACACTCCATGGAGATCGCGTCCGAAGCACCTGCTAGACCATCACCGACACATATCTTACAGTAGTTGCCGTCCCCAGTCCCACAAACGTTTGGTGTTCGGAATTGAACTGTTTTACCTATTAAGGATTTCTCGTTACCTAACCAACGTTTAATTTCACCGGAGGTACCAAGGTAATACATGCCAGTCCACAACTTAACTTGGTCTTCACTCATCTTAACGTCTTCGTAAACTCGAGTTTTACAATCGTCGTCTGGAATAGAGATACGGGACGTCAGACGCTGAGTATCCTTAACAGCCGCACCACCTTCACCTGTAGCTTTACCACGGTCGTAAGAACCAGAGATCGCGGTGTTAACATAGTCATGGAGATGTTCCATGTCCCAACCGTCATCTAGCGACTTATGAAGGAATGTGTACTCACCAGTGTTCCAGTCTTGTTCCGCACCAAATGCCAAGAACATACGTTTACGGGCGTTATCAATGAACTTCTTATTAATGAAGAAATCTTTCGAATCCCCATTAAGTTGAATCTCCATGTCCTTCGCAACCAATTGGTCGATAATCCATGATGCTTTAATCGGGTCTTTAATCGCATCCGGGTTTTCTTCCAACAACTTAGCTTTAAAGGCAAGGAGTTCTTTATCAACAGTAAGCGATTGAATAGACGCCGCTTTACAGAAGACGTTATTCATTCCCATCAAGTAGTTAAACTGTTTTGTGACTTTATGACAGTCATCAACAGAACATTTACCTTCCGGAAGCACTTCCCCTTCTTTAGGGTTATCCACCATAACTTCGTCGATGATACGTTTGACGTCCTTACGACCCATCAGTCGGTTTATGTAAGGAGCGTTATGCTTCAATGCTTCATAGAAGACCACTCGGTTGACCAACAATAACCCCATGGTGGATTCTAAGGGCTCTACGACCCTAGGATCAAGATCTTCGTCAACGGTGATACGTTCGTCCTTATAACAAAAAGGACCACTCAAATCACCTTCTACGCGTTCTACGGAACCATCGTCTTGTAGGAAGTAAAACCCGTCTTCATCTCGCTGAATAGCAAAGCGGATATCTTTCAATATCCGCTTAGTGTCATCGTCGTCAGACAACTTAGTAAAGACACTCAACAGCCATGCTTTTTTCTGATAACAGCGGTTTTTAAAACAAAGTTTAAGATAGTCGATTTTCGATATCATGGTTCTCCCCTTCAGGTAACTTGATTTGTTCCGCTAATTGTTCAGAACGATAAAGTAGTTGGACTTCTTCTACGTTCTCTTCGATAACCCGTTTGATTTGATCCCAGAATTGGTCGTTACTTAACTCGCTGATCAAAGCAAATCCAAAGAGCTCTTTAATGTAATGCTCCGGTGACGTTGCCATGGCTTGCTCTAATTCCATGCGGTAGAAACTTAATAAAGTCAAGAACCCCATACCAAGCTGACCGTTGTTTCTCACGTGCTTGGCGGCAACCGTATCGTTTAAAAACCCAACATTGGTTTTAATGCGCAGTTTAATGAAATCCGGAGTCTCAGGTACAGCATCCGTCACGATAAGGCTAATGCGTAACGTTTCCATTAAGTATTCTGAACATTCAAGGATCAAATAGTTGAGGTCGTCGATGATTGGATCCATGGCGTCGTGATCGTACATCTTACGGAACAATTCAATGAATCGATCTTTAGGTGGGAGGTCACGCATCTCTAGGATTTCACTCAACCCCTGAAGATCTTCGTAACCATTGAGGAGATAAATCACGTCTGTAATTTGATACAGCACGTGCAGTTTATTAGCCTCAACGTACTCTAAATCTACCGTGATGCCAAACTTAACCAATTGTTCAATTATATTGTTTAGTAAGAGCTCCAGTATGATCGCTTTTTGTTCAATGACTGCCGAGTCATCATCACTCAGGATATTAGCAATGGAAGAAACCAAAACGTTCTCTTCATCTGCCAGTACCAAGAGGGTGTAGACTTTTTGAATCAACTCAGCGTTTTCTGGTGTAATAGCTTGGGAAAAGTTAATCCAAGGTTCACCCAAGTCTTTTGTTAATAAATCCACGTTGGTAACATCCATCGCAGGTAACATATCGTTCATAATAACCTCTTAATTAGAAGGAACATAAAATGCCAAAAATTAGTAAACATAAACAGGCAAAACGTAAAGCCCGTCAACGTAATGTAAAGGCCGCTAAACAACGCAGCCGTTTAAAAGAATCACAACAGTTGGTTGATGAACACGCAATGAGCGACGAAATGAAAGCTCAAGCAAAAGAAAAATTCTGGAAAGTGTTCAGTAAATTACCGACTCAGTTGCAAAAAGAAGCAATCAAAGATTTTGAAACCAACGGTGGTCACGCTACCCCGATGGACATCGACGGAATGACAGAGTTGCTATGTGAAGGCATGAACTACTACATCCGTCCTCATGCGATGGTCGACACGCTCCATTCTCTCGTTCAACAAGAGAAAGTCACACTAGAACCTAAGCTGCTAGAGCTAATGGACCAAATGGATGAAGCGACACTTAAGTACATTTCAGGTGCGACGAAAGTCCTAGGTTGTTTCCAGAAAATCCAAGAGCTTCCAGAAGCTGAACGTCAACAAGCAATTCTGGATGATGATGTGCTTGGTGATGATCTTATCCCGACGCTTCTTGCTTATCAAGAAGACTATGACACGATCATTGCACCACTCATCGAACTGGCAGAAGTTCATTCAGATCTTATCGACGAAGATATCGAGTTCCACTCCGATATTCGAGGTGAGAAAAACCTATACAACGTAGCACGCGCGATCCACTTGGAGCGTGTTGAACAATTGATTAAGCAGAAGGCTAATAAAGATGTCTGAAGATTCACCAGAAATCAAACGTCCTAAACTACGTGAAACTCACACCGCGGAAAACACAACCATGAAAGAGGGACATGCTCCCTCAGTGTTAGACACGATGGATAAACTTCCGGATGGTGAAGATCCGTCTCTGAATATTTTGTTGGGGACAGGCAAGGATAATTTCTACAACATCCTGACACTGTCAATGGCTTGGGCACAATACCAAGCAGCGATTTCTGAAGGACGAGCGTCTAAAGCTGAAATCACCCGTCACAAAAAGAACTACAAAGATTTGGCGGAGAAGCACTACCCGGATATGTCAGAGGAAGAGATCGAGGAGATGATGTCTCATTTCCTTAGCTTCCACCGTAACCTTGTAGAACTTCCTTACTTCCGCCATAAGTCTATGCGTGATCGCCCTTGGGAGAACCTAAGTGAAATTGCGGATGGTAAGATTGAAGCGGACGTGGTTCCACGTTACCCGGGTATTAAGAATGAAGCCATGGCACTTAGTGAACGCATGCAACGTTCCTCACAACGCAAGAGCCGTACACCGAATGGTTACGACGTGTTGTTCCGTGATTCGTTCATCCAAGTTCGCCTAGAACCTAGTTCGATTATTGAGTTAGGTCGTCTTATCGATCGCATCAATAAAGAAATCCATGGTTACGTGAGAGAGTACAACGGTAACTCGATGACTCTTATTCGTGCGGCAATCTACCGAGTGTTCTGGAATTACATCTCTGAGAAAATCGTGAGTCATTCAGTTAGTGACGTGGATGATCCTCGTGATCTTTCTCGTTACATCAAACTGAGTGACATTCGTGCACTGTTCATTGAACTCATGACAGAGTTGGCAGAAGACGGCCTTCCAGTACAACTTTATTGTAACCAAGATAAGTGTGATTGGACCGGCTTTGTTAAGGCTGACCCTGCACTTCTTCTTTGGCATGACAAATCGGTGTTGAGTGGTGAACAAGCTGCTGCGCTTGGTAACCTAAAGAACTTCACCACCAAGTTCAAGGTCGAAGAAGTATTGGAGTTACAAAAACAGTTCCAGTACCTTAGCAACGATGACATTATGTTCCATGAAGACACTCACAAGCTTCGCCTAGAACAACCATCGCTAAGCGAATACTTCTTGGCTTACGATACGTTCATGGAGTACATCGAACCATCGATCCGTGAGCTACGTACGAGTACGTTAGATGACAAAACATTCGATGAAAAGTTGGGTGTGTTGATCGACACTGTGCGTGGTCTTGAATACTTACACTGGGCATCTGAACTCACGATCTTCCCAGAGCCGGGTGCAGATGAAGAACCAGAGGTATTCACTCGAAGTGAGAACCCGGTGGAGTTCTTTAATGGTTTGTTACCTATCATTAATAACTCTGACGATGCAACGACTAAATTGATTCGTTGGTGTGTCGAAAACGGTCCCGAGATGTCTTCCGTGGTCACGGGGATGAGTAACGCGACTTGCCCTAAGTGTGGTAAAGACACCAACGGGGGTCACACGTCTCACGGGATTACTCCGTTTGATCCATTCATGGGTTTTTTCATCCTGACCCGCCAAACGATTTCCGACCTGTCAGTCAAACGCGGGATAGTGTCAGTGAACACCCTCTGATTCCCGGTTTAGCAACAGGTGGGTCCTTTAATCATTATCGAGATAAAATTAAAGGGCTGGATCCAGAGATGATTGGAGATGTTCAGCATCAAACCATCGCTTTGATCTTACATCGTGCTGCTTACGGTCGACTCAATGGACCACTGGAACCCGGTGATGATATTCGTCTTATTGAAGATGAAAAAGATTACAGTCATCCTTGGTCCATCGAACAACGAGCACACACTTACGCGTTCTATGAGTTAAAAGAGATCTTTGGAGACATAAACACTTACATGTCGTTTCCTCCAAAGGTCGCTGCTCAAATAGTTAAAGGAATGCGCAAGGGTTCTGAAGAACTCATGGAACGAAGACGTCAAGCAGACATTAGTCGCGGTAAATCTTCCGAACAACGCAGTTTAGAAGAACAGCTAGATGAATTGTCCAAAATGGAAATATCCAGCGGGTCTAAGTAATTGATGTCCGTCCTGATGGGCGGGCATCTTTTTTGCAATCCTATGTCTCTTCCAAATGAACAAAGGAGTTATCGTCATGGGTAAATACACCCCACCTAAAGAAGAACAAACGTTCGACCAAGTTGAAAAACCAGTAGTCGAAACTAAAGAAGAAGTTCACCTAGCAGAAGAATCTGAGAAGTTTGATGCAGGTGAAGAACCAGCAGTAGCAATTTTGAATGAACGCATTGACAAATTCATTATGTTGCTAGCAGACCGTCGTAACGTACCGAGTGAAAACTACGGTAAAGAACAACTGGAATTCATGGCAGCCATGGATGAGTTGATTAAACAGCCGTACGACGTGTTCTCAACCGTTATGGATAAATTGGTTAACCGTGTTCGTCTAGAACCTAAAGCGTTCTCTATGGACCGCCTGTTTGTCCACACGATGCATCCTGAAGTAAAGGTCGCTAAGAATGACATCTATTTGCAAAAACACATCGCATTACTTTCAGCGATTGTGACTCTAGGTCGTAATTTGAAAGATCGTCAACGTGTTGGTCGTCAAGTGGATATTGTGATGTTAACGAAAGGTTACCATCCTAAAGTAGCACAAAACCTACAAAACTACTTTAACCGAGTCTACAGTTAACAACGTCAGTAAGTTAAACTCTCCTGCCTTAACGGGCAGGAGAGTTTATTTTTTAACATACAGATTATTTCAGATCTATATAGTCTAGGTGTATAGACATAGGTATATACATCAAACTTAATTTAACTAACCTTTTATAAGGAACACTATCATGGAAATTTCAGCAGCAAACAAATACCGTCTAGCTATCGGCGCAGCAACAGTAGTTAACACAGCAGTAGCAGAGAAAGCATTTGATTCTCGAGGCATCGCACTTTACCACGCGATCTCAGGTACCGCGGCACTAGCAGCAAGCGCACTAGTTCCAGAAGTAGCAGAGAATGAAGAGCAAGAGTACACGTACTCAGATGCAGCACTGACATTCGCAGGTGCGGTTATCGGTGGTACTGTGTTATCAGGTGTATTTAAAGGCATCGGTACTCTGCTATCTAAAGAAGCAGAAGACGAAGCAGATGCAGAAGAGATTGCTAGCGTAATCGAAGAAGTAACTGGTCTAACACCAGAAGACTAAAATAAATATAACTCCTGCTACCCATCTGGGTAGCAGGAGTTTGTTCTCTTATTTTTTTTTTCTTTATGCTGCCATCGGAAGTGGTACACCGAATTCTTCTTCGTAAAGCTCTGGGAACAACTCATCCATTTCTTCATAGCTAGGGAAACGATGTAAGGTCGTACATAGTGACACCGCATTGGCTTTTGGAGAAGATGCGTAGTTAACCCCTACTTCACGGAACTGTAGTGGATTCAAACCTTGAATCGCACAAGCTTCGATCTTGGTAGTTTTGTTGGAGATGTTCAAAGCCACGGTTGCAGTAGGATAAGCCCCCTCTACGTCGATGTCATCAGTAAGACCCCGACCTCGGGAACGTATGCCCGGCATCCCGATAAATACCGCTTTACCATTATCCGCGTTTTTCTCTGTTTCTAACAGTGCTATCCAATCACCCAAGGTAGGTTTATGGACGTCCAGTTTCTTATCTGGGTCGTCTTTAGAACCTCTACCTTTAGTTCCCCAAATGTAACCGTTCTCTTCCGCGATGAACGAAAGTTCGTTAGAGATACATTTTGGTTGCGATGGGTAATCAAAGAACTCAGTGGATTTCAATAGCAAAGGTAAGTTAAGTGCAACGTCGTTTGTTTTCTCATCCATCTCTTCAATAACTAAGTTATCAGAGATGTTGTACATACAGTATTCGAACTTAGCGTACTTTTGCATCCAACGGTGCCAAGCACCTTTACCTTGTGTTAGATGAGAACCTTTGTCCGTGTAAAGCTTACCCTCGATACCGTTGTCTTGAGCAGTGTATTCCAATGAGTAAGATTCTTTCTTACCCTTAGGTGCGTTTTTAATTGCATAGAAACTTGCACCGTCTAACCATTGCCATTTGGCAGCAGCACGAACGGTAGGAAATTGTTCTTGCCACTCAAGCGGTTGAGAGTCACCGTTTTCTTTACGTTTATGAGTACGACCTTTGTCGTATTTGTAGTAACGGAACTCACGAGGAATAGATGGGTCAGTATAAACCTCTTCTAAGTCACGACCACCCATAATAAGCGCGTGTTCGTTACGCTGCATATCGTAGGACGCGTTCCACGAAGAGATAAAGTCTGGTTCCCACATGTGCCAAACTTTGATGTTGTTTTCGACACACTCTGCTTGATCGTCAACTAAATTGTAATGAACTTCAGCATTACGTTTACGCAGACGTTCACCGATGAGTTCTTCTTCAGCTTTCTTTAATCCCTTTAGAATGTCTTCATCTTTCATTCCCTCGAAGAAACTACGAACCACAGAGAAAAAGATTTTCTCTTTCATCGTGGTGGAAGCCATAATAACGTCTTCACCATCACCATTGACCATATCGGTCTCTACGTCGTATGCGGCCAGAGTCGCAGCTTCGGTTTCTTGGTAATCAGGATAACGTTCAAAATACTTACGTTTGATCAGTACCGGGACTGAGGATTCACAACCAAAGACATAAGGGTTGGATTTAACCATTAGCAAGTCAGCACCTCGGTCATTGATCCCGTACAAAACACGTTTAATGCTCATCGCTAATCGAGCTTGAGTAGAACGGTATTTTTTAACTAAACGCTTATCAATGTAGTCTTTCTTTTGATTAAACTTTCGGTATTTTTCTTTTACGATATAAAAGTCTCTAACATAGTCAGCCACTTTTAAAAACTGATTTGTGCGGTCACCATTCTCGTGGATGGTGGTTTGCTTAATAAACGTCATGTCCTTAAGAGGATCTCGTTTCGACGGAACATATACCGCGTGTTTACACACTTTTCCTTTAACAGGGGATTCGCTCGAAGGCGGCGTGTAACTATAATCCATTTCAGCCTTCCTCATTTTATGACTGGATTCTATTAGGTCTAGTATAATGCGCATTGTAGTAAATTTAAAAAGGTAATCCACATATGATCAATAACAAATTTCTTAACCCGCCGGTTCAAGTTGCGGGATTAGAGTTTATGGATTTCCAATCTCGTGATTTCTTTAACAAAATGGTTGCTTTGTTTGAACCGGTTATCGAGGACGGTCAACTTTCAGACCTTCCTACGGGTATGTTAGAAGTTATCAAAGATTACACGGGGTTTGAAAACTTTAACTTTAACCTAATCGATTACGCTAACTTAGCGATTGACGCAGGTTATGTTTCTCCCGGGAATATCCTAAATAGTAAAGACATTGAATTGTTCTTACCTAAGTCCCAGACCAACCTTTATCGTTGGTTCACACAAAACCAAAGTAACTTGATGCGTGGTACGATCGACTTCCGCACAGGTAAAGTTGGTGGTGCTTATGCGACCATGCCGTTTGAGATCTACATTAACTTCAACCTCACGGATTTCATGGAATTAAAAACACCAAGAGAAATGGCAGAACGTCTAGTAGCTTTCATTACACATGAAATCGGTCATGCGTTCTCTGGTGTGTTTTCGATCCACCGTACTTTGGTAGATTCTTACGCGATCACTTCTGCGATTCACTTCCTAAGTAATTCGGCTCACGGTCAAAGTGAAATTGCAATCTTTAAAGATACTCTACGTATCATGGAGATTGACCAAAAGCAAGTGAAAGACTTAGAGAAAATTGCTGAGTCTGGTAACCAAGAAATCATCGTAACCAGTCTATTGAAACTTGGTCAGCAACGCACTCAAATGAACTCCCGTTCTCTCGGCGTGGATTTGATGAACTCTGAAGTGCTGGCGGATGTTTATGCTGTCCGTATGGGTTGTGATAAAGCTCTGCTGGAAGGCACTCATGAGTTAAACAACAGCTTCTTTAAAGAAGCAATATTCGGCACCGCGATGGGTTCTCTTATGACTGCGGTCATCGTAGGGAGTGTTGCCCCAATGGTAGGTCCTATCGTTGCGGCGTTCTTCATCTCATGTATGGTGTTCGGTCTGATGTTCTTTAACGTCACCATGAGTTCTGATATCTACGACACACCATACCGTCGTCTGCTGAATATCTTCCAAGAACAAATCCAACGACTCAAACAATCTAAAACGTTATCTTCATCAGATAAACGTAAGATGTTAAACGAGTTAGATCAAAACCTTAAGATCGTCAAAGAAGCGAAACCGTTCTTTGAAGACACTGCGGTACAGCGTTTGTTCACTTGGTTTTCCTCTGAAGGTTCTCCACGCTATGATGCCTTGGAGCACTACACTAAAATCATCTTGAATAACGAGATGTCCCTAGTCAACAACAAAGTTCAACTTTTAGGTACAGGAGCGTGACATGTCACACCTAAGTAAAGTCATTAAATTAAATACAGTGTTAGCAGAAAAAGATCTAGCACCAAGTCCATCTGTTCAAGCATTGATCGTAGAGTCTGCTATGATTCGTGCTTCGGTTGCTTACGCTCATGCTAAAAGCGGTGTTGAAGGCGCGGGACTGTCTGAATCCGTTCGTGAAGACATCCATAAAGCGGTAGAGAAATGGAATGAAGTTTCTCCTATCAATCACCGTCATGTGATCAACTCTGTTGGTGGTGCGATCCAACGCCTTTACAACCAAGCGCTAGCGGGTTGTGACTTCCGCCCTATCGAAGTCGGGCTGGATGAACTGGACATCAACCTAATGGAGTTACCGGAATACAAAGAACTGTTCCGTTGTTTGTTAACTGAGCTAATCGAAGATAACCGATAAGGAGCACGTGATGAGTAAGTCCCCGAATTTCATTTCCATGGGTACCGACTCGACTTCCGGTGTAAATCTGACTGACGATCGTCAAATCATAGACCTTGACGACCATTACGATGACAAAGCAACAGAAGAAGAAACGAAAGCCATTGCTGAGTACCTATCTACAGGTAAGTTGAGTAAGAAAGCATTGCAAGCTCAAAACGTCGCAGGTCAAGAACGTTTCGAACCGGGATGTACAGAGTTGAACGGTGTATTGGGCGGTGAGTCTTTTCTGCAAAGCATCGTGAAAGGTGCTGCTGAGTTTGTTAAGAAAGTCATCAAAATGATCGCAGATGCTGCGCGTTGGTTGACGGAGAAAGTTCGTCAGTTCACGACTTACTTTAGCGACATCCGAGAGATCCAGAAAACGGAAGAGATGATGCGTGAGATTGAAGCCAAGCTTATGGAGCTCGGTGGACCGTCCATGCTCATCCCTAATGTGGAGGAACTCTTTGGTAAAGATAAAGTTGTGGCACGTCGTGTGTCGGTTGTGCGTATGTTAAGAGACCGTAACAAAACGGTTATCGAAGCAGCGGCTAAGTTATCTGAATCATCGCCTCAAATCAAAGAGCTGATCCTTTCATTGAACTCACAAGAATTCAGTGCACGTCGAGTGAAAGATCAGTTTGATAAGTCAGTCGCCCACATCCGTAAACGTTTTAAAGAGAACTCTCTTACTTTAGAAGACGTTACTTTGTGGGAAGCCCAAGTCAGTGACCTTGTTGCACAAAACTTACAACCTCACAAACTGAAAGCATCGTTCTCTAAACTGGCGTCTGTTGTATCACTGGATCAAGAACTCAGTGACACTGTACAAGCAGAAGAACGCTTTGCTGAGTTTTACGAGACCCTTCGTAAAAATCAAGAGCTGGCTAAAGAAGAGCTATCAGTTAAAGACTTTGCTGCCTTTGCTCAACAAGGTAACGCAATGCGCGATATGGTTGCTCAAAACCCGGGTGAGTTCGATATCGCTATTAAGGCATCTGACCTTAAAGAACTCGATCAGGTTGTTTCTATGAGTGATCTGGATTTCTTTACTACGATTGGTAATGCGTTAGGTTCTCCACGTCCTGTTGCGGTTTACCGTGATTTTGTTGCACGTTGTTCTGATTACGTTAAAACACTCCGTATCTGTGTTGAAACGGCGGTACGTTATACCGAAGAAATCAAGTACGTTGCAGAGTGGGCACAACGTTACCAGTTGATCTTAAACGTTTACTCTTTATCTAATGCGACTAATCGCGAAGAAAAGATAAAAGAGATCGAAAAGGAAACCGGTAAATCGTTTGATGGCGCGGGGATTGATTCCGTAGCAGAAGACGGTCTGGATAAGACTGAACGTGTATGGCGCGCTGCTTACGAACGCATGTTCCCTAGACTGAAAGATCAAATGAACCGTTTGTCACGTAAACTTAATGCGGGGGTAACGGTAAAATGATTCGTGAGATTAATAGCTCGTACAAAGACATCCGTAAGCGTGTCCGTAAATGGGAAGCCGAAGTCATTGAGTTCAATGAAAAGGTGAAAGAGTTAAAGGCAACTCTAGACCAACCTATTGGGTATCAAACCTTAATGGAGATGGCTAAATTCGCTCAAGCACTTCCATCTGAGGTTCGTGAGTTAAAGTTGTACGCAACCATGCAAGCTTCTCATGTCAATGGTGATACGTTCCGCCAATGCGTCAAACTCCGTAGCAACAACGGTTACATTTCCTTGACTCAACTAGACCAAGGTCGTGCGCTGATCAAAGAGTACTACCATCTAGCGGAGAACATGCTCAAGTACACACTGGATGAGCTTAATCGTGATCGCACTCAAACCAACAGTCATAAGGCGGTGTGTTTAAGTCGTGATGTGGCGCGTTTCCAGAAATACTTCCAAGAAGGGTTTTACGGCCCTATCGAGTGGTCTAAGATTGAACCGGATGCTGATTACCTTTCTAACATGTATTCGTTAGAGAACGTAAAAGACGACTTGTTCGAACTGACTCGTCGTGATTCTACAAAAGGTCTTCACCTGTGGTCACTCACTTGGGATACTGAACGTCTACAGTACGCCATCCATTCGTTACAAGCTCTAGTAGAGCGCGTCACTGAATTTGGGGTTGCGCGTCTGGAACTGACGCCGGAGCAACTTGATAAGTTGGATCCAAAGTAAACAATATAAAGTACTCCTTCCCCATTTGGGGAAGGAGTACTTATGTTTATTTATTTTTAAAGTGTGGTAGGAATGCGTAAGAGATAGCTTCTTTAACACTCGCTACACCGTCACCTGTGTTTTCCAAACGTTTGCGAACAGAGAAACTCGTTGTGGTATCCATGTTGGATACAACATCAATCTCGGTGTCGTCCGCCAATGCGTTAAGACGAACATCCACAACATCACTTGGTAATGTGTCTTTCAACGCTCGAAGGATATCATTGTTGGAAACGGTAGAGTTCTTTAACATCTCGTTAATAACATTAGACGTCAAAGTCTTCAGTGCCGGACGTATGGTGTCACTACGAATCCCCGCAGGAGTTAAGTAGTAAACCACGTTGAACGACAAGTCCGCTCTTACCTTCGTTTCGAACTGAGAGTTGATCACGACATCGATCAAACCAAGTTTCACTTTCGGTGAGAACATCAGTTCAGTCTTATCTCGCATCTGGCTGCTAAAGTTCGCCATGTCCTGCATAACGACATCTGTGATGTACTCTTTAGTACGATCGGCGAAGTCCAAGTCATATTGGTCGTTAGAGAACCAGAAGTTCCCATCGAACGTTACGAAATCCATGTAATACTTGAGCTCACCACCACCCAGTTTGATTGGGTTACCATCGTCATCACGAACCAGTGAGTTTTTGTAATGCAAGATAATCGGGTCACCGTCATCGTTCAGCATCGGGTCACCAGCTTTATGTTCCAATACCAGCTTTCCGTCTTCAATAACGTAGGTGTTGTCCGGGTTACGCTTAAATCGGTTTTCAGGCCAAGTCTCGTAAACGTCTTCATCGTAACGTTGGTATTGCTCTTCACCCAATACCGGATGAGCGCGATGGTAAAGGTTATTTAACGCTTTACCGAACACCACGTCATAACCGACTTCGATCAAACAAGTCTTATTGGAACCAAACAGCACAGCGTCGATACGAAGATCTTGTTCTGTGGGTTTCTCACCTTCTGACGCTTCCACTAGGAACATTACCTTAATGTCAGTCTTCAGGTTGGCGTGGACTTCATTTGCTGGACGACCAAACATATTCATGTTTGTGAAACTCAACATGTCACGAACGTCCACATCGAAGTTAGACTCCAAAGTGAATTCCCAAACACGATCTTGTTCTTCGTTACGACCCAACACTTTACCTTTTAGGGTGGCGATCTCATTAGAGTCAGCAGGGGTAAAGTAAAGCTGAGCACCCACCTTTTCATCGGGCATGGTTTTGTACGCGTCATCACCACGAGTTACCATCACGATACGGTAACCGTTGTCTTTATGTTCAACTGAGATCGAGGTCACACTGAGCTCAACACCCAAAGTTTCTTTCTCATACAAAAAGTTTTGGTTATCGTATTTCGGTTTGTCCAGTAAATAAGGACGAACCTTGACGGTTCCACTGGTGGTGTCCAATACGTTATGGAACGGCGTGTAAACCAACATGCGGTCATTAACGTAGTCCAATAACTCATCCGTGGTCATTGTCCCGATTTGATTCACCTGTGTCTCAGGGATAATACGGGTAGACGTGTCATTAACCTCAAAGACCGTACCCGGTGGAATAGTTACACGAGTGTCGTTATCGTAAACTACACCAGAGTCTCTCAGTTCATTCAAAGAGTACATCACCTTAGCAATGTACGCGTTAACCGAAACCGATTTCTTTTCAGCGTCTGCGTAGCTAGGAAGTTCTCTGGTTAATTGATACAAACGGTTAGTGTACATGTCGATTAACTTAGTCGCACTGTACCCGTAAGCATTCAAGTAACTACTGATTTGGTTTTCAGAGATAGGGATGGATTGACGACGACTGTTGTTAATAGCTTCGCTCTTCATCTGTAAGAAGTTACGAGGACTGCTACCACCACTAACTGGTGTTTGGATTTCCCATGCTGCGTTATTGACTTCTCGAATAGGTGCTTCGTAACGACCCAACTGATCAGACCCGTAATCAAAGTCTAAGAACGTTGCAGTATGAGTTTGCGTACGTAACGTCTTAAGATCTTGCTCATACGCTCCTTTGGTCGTATAAACCACTAGGGTTAACGTACCCACCCCACGTCCGTTATTAATGTAAACTTCTGGGATTGAGTAAGTGAACTGTTGGTTGTCTTGATCCACGTCTACCGTTAACGTAACTTCGTTCTGGTTAAAGACTTGATTATTGTAAGCAATACGGATTTCTCGTGTAGCGCCACCCACGGGGGTTAACCAAGCACGCACTCCGAATAGTTTGTCTTTATAAGGGAAGATCTCTTTAAGACCAGCGGTAGGAGTTACGGCGATCTTACGCTTGGTCTCACCTTTAAGTTGTTTGACAGGAATATCGACGTACAAGTATTCTTGACCTGCCATGTTCACGGTACGGCGGTCTAAAGAGTTAGTCGTGATACCGTAGAACGGGTGTTGACTTTTCGTATCGTATACAACCTGAACATGACCAGCTTCCATTAAACGGAATTCAATCGGATGAACGATATTGAAAGGTACGCCATAAACTTCAATGATGGTGTCTTTTGGCATCACCAATTTACGATAACGGTTAATCACTGTCCCGGACTGTTCTTCATAAGGAATGGATAAACGACGAATCTCATCCACTGGGAGGGAGTAACGTATCGTGGCTTCACTAGGATAACCAAATAACCCAAAGAACTCATAATCACTCATATGTCGGAATAAGTCCGATGGTTTACGAGCGTGTTCACGGTACAAACGAGATTCAACGTCACCCACACGGTTAATCAATCCCGCTGATTCAGAAACGATTGTGTCTAATGCTCGAACAAAAGGGTGGCTCGTACTTTCGAACGCCACACGCTTTCCTTCGAACGCTTCCGCTGTTCTATCCAACACCAGAGAAATAGCTCGACCGGGGTTGTTAGCAATACGGTTTAATTCATCAAAGGTTAGTTCACCACTCATTAGTTCTTCACCCACCATTCTAGTTCCATGGTATTGATGTTAATCCATGGATAAGCTTTAAAGTTATGATCTAAGAATTCAGACGGTTTTAACTTACGGTATACTCTTTCACGTCTACCATCAGCCATGTCCTCATTAAAGAACAAAGTTGAACCGTTAAAGGCATCGATACACTCAAACGTATCTGCTCTTGCACCCACGGATTTAAATTGCACGTCAAACGTATCCTGACCCGGACCACGACGACTAGCTTGATCATAATCGATGGCCGCTAAACTACCCTGAGGGTGAGTAGAAGGAACGGATTCTATCGTCATGTAGATAGATTCGATATTGATCATGTTAGGGTTCATGAACAAATGGAAAATACGAGTGTCAAAATCAAAATAGTTTTGATGTTGTGCTTCAAAATACGGTTCCATTTGGTGATCACCCAAACGTACTTCTGGAATGTAATGTTCCCAGACGGAAAACAAATAAGGGAGAATCCCCCCTTTCACGTTTTGGTATGTTTGGTTAATGGTCAATACACCGTTGGTTTCTAACAGCCCTTCGATCCATTGGAAGGTCTCTTGACGAATACCCGGTTGTGTTGAAGTGGATTCCAGTTCCAAATCAGGGAAGCCGTCTGACTTACGCAGTAAGTTGGTTAATAAAGGCATCCATGCATTTTTGTTATCCAACGCTGGATGACTGTACTGACGACCGGTTCGGTAATCGAGTAATCCTCGGATGTAACCGCCGAGGGAATTAGAGTCCGCTTCCAATAACTTTGCAAATCGAGGTGACTTAGAAACGTTCTCGTCACTTAAGTTCAACACAGGTCTTGGGATAAACATTAATCCTATGGTGTCATCAGCCAAAGGTGCGAGTTGTATGCCGTTACCCAATATTTTTATCCCATGAAGAATATTGCCTAACGGACTTAAATAACTACCCCCGCCATTCTCCTTGAAGATGTCATTTAGCCAAACCTTTAACTTTGGGTCGACTTCTCCTGTGAATGGGTTGAGTGAGGTAGACTTTTTGTCTATTTCATCCATTCTTAATTCCTAATAACTAACTGAGAGTATTTATCATGATTCCTTTTGCGTCTCTAGGGGCTACAATGCTAGCCAACCTTACCGGTGAAGGTGCCGGCGTCTTAGCTGGTGAAATTGCCGGTAAAGCGACAGATGGTGGTATTGCAGCCATCGGTACCAACAAAGGTAACAGCTTGGTGCGAGAAGCACAAAAAACAATGATCCGACCAATGGTGGTCGTAGAACAATCTATTATTCATCAGGACTACGCATCTGACCTGATGACGATCATACAATTGCGAGATATTCAGGCGACTCTTACCCACTTACGTCTGCAAGGTTCAGTGGGTGGTGTGCAGATTTCTAAGTACATTGAACCTATCCGTCCAGTACGTGGCATGGGTCGTTCTCTGGGTAGCTTTGGCGGCCTAGAGTCTTTTGGTGGAACTAACATTGTGAAACCGGTTGACGGAATGGAAGCTGTGGATACTCCAGACGGCGTTAAGGTTGATTCTAAATCAGCACAATCCGTGTTGTCTGAATACGCGCCACTTGCACTTGGTCGTACCATCGAAGCAGTAATTACTTCTAACGGTGAAACCGTTAGCTTCCCATTAACGTTCCGTCAAATCCCAGTGCCGATGAGCACTAAGGATCTGGAGCGTGTCTTCGACCACGCTAAAGGTGAAGATAGCTGGCAAACTCGTTTTGACAAACTTGAAGTTGGTATGATCACACCACCAGAGCTTCTTACAGGTCGTGATATCATCAAAGAGAAATTCCGTATTCGTTTAGATGACATCAAAGCGAACTCACGTTATATTTCCGATTCTATCAAGAACCAACGTAACCATGTGAAGAAAGCCGCTACCTCTGGTGAGATGTCTTTGAACAACATGGCTAACGCGTTCGTGATCACTGATACCGCAGCGCGTCAAATCGAAATGTTGACTGGTAAACGCTTTAGTGTATTTAGTCAGCGTGAAACCCTATGGACGGGTCTGCGTGCTAACACGATCGTAATCTGTAATGAAGCTCGTGGTTTATTCACGTTCTACACTTGGGGTTCGAAGGATGCGGAAACGTATACTCGTAACGATCTTAAACAGAAAGCAGCAAAAGAATCTAGCGTAGGTTCTTTAACTGACATCATGAAACTACTTAATGGCGGTATGTAATGGAACTTTTAGATTTTAAAAACAAAATGAAACCGCTTAATAAAGCGGATGTGGTGAAGTTGATTAACAACCACCGCGACTTTACCGAAGGTGCTTACGACAACCTACGTCTATTGACATCTGAAAACATTTCTTTGAGTGAAGCAATTGGTGGCTGGAAAATGGCACCGGCTTTATTCCAAGCAATGCGTGGTAATATCCCTAAGTCGATCAAAATGGAATCGATCTTAGAAGGTGCGATTAAAAACGTATTGTTGATCATCGACGTAATCGAAAAAGACGTTAAGTCTGGTCCGAGCGTCATCGCTAAAGAAACCGCTACGGTTAAAGAAGTCAACGCACTTATGTTGGATTCTTACATCTCGTTCTGGGTTGACTACTTAGCGCGTCTGATGAACATGTTCACCTCGATGATGATTCATAAAAAATCGGCTGAACAAGTGGCACAAAAACCAGACCTCGAGTTCTTGACACAGAACCTAGAACGTTTTGGTGAACTTACTTACATGTTCTTTGAACGTGGTGGTGTTGTTCTTAAACGTTACCGTTCAGCACCTAAGATCGTTGCAGACGAGCAGACTGTTGATGTGCTGACAGCGACAAAAGGTAAAGATGCTGTGTTGGTCATGCCGACTCGCAACTTCGGTCCTCACTCGCTTAACCCGGGTTACTGGTGGTCGATGTATCAAATGGAGCGTGCGTTGTCTCAGTACGAAGCAATGCAGAACTCTATCGAGTCTAATGCCCAGAAGATCAGCTACTACCGTGATCTTCAAAACCAAGACCCATCACCTGCCAACGAGAAAATGATCGAAAAACTTGAAGGTCGTATTATCTCTGCGCAAGCGAAGATGGAAGCAATTGAACAGTCTTACAGCTAGAGGGGTGTATCATGAGTGACTTTCGTAAAGTTGCTTACGGCTACGTGGATAGTCGTTTGTTAGACCCTACCCTTACTGTCATCAACGGTATCTTGCGAGCTTACGTTCAAAGTTCGCAAGACATGACTATGCAGATTGATCCCGCGTCAATTAAAGAAGTCATTGAAATGGGTAACAAAATCACGGGTCAAGATTTCAAACACTGGGTAACCGCCAACTACGAACGTGGTGCAGGTCGTCGTGCTCGTCTAATGCGTGCTATTACATTTTTCTTAAATGGAAAGATTTCGGCACGCACTTTAGAACAAGCTATTACCGGTGATGAGCAATTCGTAACCACAACCGACATTAAACACATTAAGTCGGGTAATGGTCTCGTTGAACGACGCAACCTTGATGAAGTAGAAGATGTCATTCGCCATTTAAAACACGACGATATGTTCCGCCTCATTGAAGGTATCGGTCCTCAAATGTTTGCTCGTATGTTGATCACCTTTAATGGAGAATCTGCATATGCCTGAACAAGATGTTAGCAGTGAATTAGCAGCACTTAGTGTGGTCAGTTCTACTGAACTTGCAGAGCAGGCAAAGGAAGGTCGTGATCTGGTTAAACTCCAAGAAGACATCAACAACTCGATTGACCGCGTAGAAGCGGTCAAAACAGTTCTAGGTCAAACGGAACCTAAAGACGTTACTCAGTTATTCGGTAACATCGTAGACCGTCAACTGGAGCGCGTAGGGATTCGCAGCTTTGGTGACTCTGAAGAAGTCGCTGGCGTTGAATCTCTTGGTCATCAGTTAACACCGAAGCGTTACTTAGAAACTCGTATCGCAGCGTGTGAGTCGTTCTTAACGGAATTCATGGACTGGAGTCGTTCTATCGCTAAACGTTTTTATGACGAAGTGTTAGAACAACTAGTGCTCATGAAAGACGGTCACGATACTCTTACCAAACGCGCTAAGCTACTACAAGGTAAGTTAAACGACAAGAACACTCAACTCCTAAAAGAGGAGTTGACGATGAGTGGAACCAACCGTGTGCTTTTGTTAAACAACAAAGTACCGGAAGACATCCATGCTCAGATCTTGCGCTTCGTGGCGACTACCCGTGCCATCACAAGCAACTTCTACCGAGTTAACCAAGCTAACACCAATGAGATCATTTCTTACTTTGGTGGGTTCTCTGGGTTAAATGAAGAACAGGCGATCGAACGTCTACTTAAACTTCCGCGTGCTTTGTCTAAGTACCAGTTTAAAGAAGCAATGTTCAATATTCGTGAGCAATCCAACGACATCTATCAAACCCGTGCAAGCGTGACGTTATTGGGTGACCGACGTTACATCAACACGTTCCTCGTTAAACGTGATGAATGTCGAGACCTCACTCAGCTTAAAGAGTGGGTTGAGTTGTATCGTAAAAACGAACGCATTAAGTTGGAGATGATCGAACGCCCTAGTTCCGATGTAATCCTCCCTTCGTTCGATAAAGATCAAATTGATCGCGCTATCCGTAACGTACATTCTACATTACGCGATGTCGAAGGCTTGTTTAAGGAAGGGGATCGTTACTTAGTCGATGGCGCAGAGTACAAGAAAATGCTCGCGATGCTAAGTGACGTGACTTGGTCTGAAAGTACGAAGACTGCGGTAGGTGATGCTTACATCGCTTTAGTGTTAGCTCGTAACAACGAACAAGTCCGTATGCGTTCCGATGTTGTTAAGTACACCACGTTAGTCATGAACGCTATCCTTAACGTTTGTGAAGCCTCTATGGAGTAAACATGGAAGAAGACGAATACACACCAGAACAACTAGCCTTAGCTTTTAAAGCTCTAGCTGGTGAAGAGTCTTTTCTCAGTGACATCCGAGATGCGATTGGTTTGGGGGGTTCTAAGACGGAACAAGTCAAAGAACTCGAAGACGGTAAACTCGCTCAACGTTTCATGTTGGGTGCTAATACGGTGAGTCGTCTTACTTCCAAAGCTCTAGGTTCTAATGAAGGGGTGATTCAATCCCTTCTTAGCCGCGCTAAGTCTGTGGATGTTCACGAAGCAAAAGTCTCTGGTAAGTTAATTGCTGACTTAACCGTGGAATCTAATCCGGACCATTTATTAAAGGATCAAAAAATCCTTACTGACACTATCTCTTTGGTAATGAAATATCAGAGTGAATTAGAGTCTTACGGCACCCAGATCAATACGTTACTTAAAGCAGTGACTTCCGCTAAAGGTAACGAACAACTGACTGAGATCAGTACGAAGCTCGGGTTAGTGAAATTCCCTATTCTGAAGTTAGAAAAACGTGACGAAGATGGGGAACATTCCGATGAACTTCCGGGTGGTAAACAGATCCATTGTAAAACTAATCCAGTGGGTTTTGTTTTAGACGGCACAGCTGACCCTAAAGGTGAACAAACCTTTGAACTGAATAAGTCTGATCTAACAAAGTACTTAACCCAGATGCGTTGGGTGAACACCCAACAGAAATCGTTGAGTGAAATGATTAACCGTTATGCGAAGTTCTTAAAGAACTGGAGTACGACCGTTAAAGAAACTCAAGCTCATCTGGATAAAACGGAAGGTGTGAGCAAGTCTGTGAATAACCAGTTAGTAAGTTTCATGGCGCTCAATTCTTCCCAAGTGGAATTTTATACGACGTTCCTTCCTCGACTGATTGCTTATTTGAATCACTACGTGAATCAAGGTAACGAATTAGCGACCGTTGTTTTAGACTAATTTAACTTAAGGGGATTCTGTCCCCTGATCTTTATTGCAATAAAGGAAACCACAACAATGACACTTAGCATTAAAAACATCCTAGCGCTACACGCAGGAGTCGAGTCACTAGAAACACCACCTGTTGATATGCCTGCTGAAGAAGTGGCTGAACTTACGAACGAACTTGAGCACCGTCAAATGCGTGCTGAGATTCGTGAGAACACAAAAGAAATCGACGACACTGCTGAAGTGATCGAAGAAGTTCAAGATCAAGTTGAAGAACTAGAAGAAGTCGTTGAAGGTATGGAAGCGCTTGCTGCTCAACCAACCCTGAACCGTCCTGCTATCGCTGTTCTTTACCGTCGTGCAGAGCGTATCAACGCTAAGCTTGGTGCAGAAGCTCGTCAACAAATCGCCGGTAATGAAAGCCTAGCATCAGACGATGCGTTCCGTGCTGCGGTTATTGACGGCTGTGAAGGCTTCATGGAAACTGCGAAGAAAGTATACGAGACAACGTCTTCTTTCATCAAGAACATTTTCTATGCGCTTGTTGACGCGGTTAAGAAACTATTCAGCTTCGCAACAGATCAGTCTGCTAAAGCCGAATCCATGAAGAAAGAACTGAAAGACAAAGAAATCAAGTCTGAAGTTAAACTAGGTGGTTGGAACCGCTTCTTTGAAGGTAATCTAAGTGTGCTTGACACAGTGATGACCAAAGTTGGTGATATCGTTCCTGAATTCGGTGGTCTGCTAAAAGACATGTCAGACATCACTTCAGTAACAGAAAGCGATACTGCTTCATTACTTAACAAAGTAGAAGCACTCTCTGCTAAGTTTGAAGGTGTCATCAAAGGCGACACTATCCCATGGGATATCATCGGTGGTCGCGGTAAACAAAAGACCGCGCGCGGTACTAGTGATAAAAACCTGATCTACTGGTCTGTTCCGGGTAAAGGTATGTTTACTCCAGATACTGTGGATAAAGCCATTGCAGAATTCTCTTTTGATGTCGCTACCGTTAACTACACTAACATCGTCGACGGTACCACACTAACTGGTACTTCAAAGGCGATGTTTGGTAAAGGCGACCTTGACGGTATCTTGAACAGCGTAATTAAGAACGCAGAAATGATCAAGAAGCTGAAGGCTAGCGTGGAAGGACTTAAATCCACAGTTGACGGCATCGTTAGCAAACTTAAGCAAGGTCCTAAAGAAGGGTCAGATGAGAAGGCGACTAAAGTCTTCATCTCTGCTCTTAAACGTTTAGTGACGAAGCACAGTCAGTTAGTAAACAACTTCTGTCGCATTGTTTCTAGCATCGACGGTGCGAAGTTGCAAGCAGTGAAAGCTCACTTCTAATCTGACTCTAAAGCTGTGGTTCTAGGAACCACAGCTTTATTTTTTTATTTGTGTTTATCATAGGGTTGAGAAATGAGTAAAGTAAGAACATCTTTACGAGAAAGTGTCATGGGTCTTGAATCCTTAGACACCCGCTCAGAAGAAACGTCGGAATTGGTCACTGACGTAAAACTTAAACAAAGCGGGATAGAAGTCAACAAACAACTCAAAGTCCTAGAAACAGAGACCGACACGATTGTTAGTCAGGACGAAGACTTAGAAAGTTTGGCTGACGCCGTTGAAGGCATGGAAGCCCTCATTAAGAGTGGTGAAACCAACACTCCAGTATTTTCACTTCTGTATCGTCATGCGGAGCGCCTCCACGTTAAGTTAGGTGGTAACCCCACCACACCTCGTTCGGGTAACGAAAACCTAACCCTAAAGTCTTTGGAAGCTCACGCTATTGTCGGCTTTGAAGGTTTCATGGATACGGTAAAAGGTGGTGCTGACAATTTTGTGACCTTCATTAAAAAGATCATCGCTTACATTAAAGACTTGTTCTTAGATTGGTTTAGTTCGGAAAAGCAGATTAAATCAAAAGTAGAAAAACTGAAAAGACGTTTAGCGAACAAAGGTGTTGCTAAAGAAGTCAAGGTCGGCGCATGGGGTGCACAAGAACCTGCATATCAAGGTACTGAAGAAGTGGATGAAAAATTCTACCAACGTTACCGTGAAATTGATGAAAAGATTCATCACGTGTTAATGGCTATTACTGACTTTAATAGTATCGAGAAACTGTATGATAACCTTAACAAAATACGTGAAGGTCTTAAGTCCATGTATCCGTACAACGCGCCAGCCAGAGTCATGGGTAAATACACCACGCTGTCTTTACCGGGTTACCCGAGTGTTCGTTTCCTAAACACCAAGGTCAATAGTTTCCCGGACTCATTAGAGTTCATGAAATCATTACGTTTCTCCGATAACGTCCTTCCTTACCAACCGAAGGCAGGTAAGGTAAACTCCGAATACGACGCTACTAAGTTGAACGACACACTCGATACCGACATCCCTAAAGCGATGGCACGTGTTGAGTTTCTAAAGAGTTATTTACGTGGTCTTGAGCAAATGGAAACCCGTGCTCTCAATAAAAATCAGGACAACTACAGTAAATTCATAAAGAGTTTATGTGGTATGGTGAGTGCGAAGATTTCTCGTGACATCCGTTGGACAATGAAAACGGTCAAGATGAAACTTGACATGGTAGAAGCACACATCGCTTAGTTGCTAAGGTAAAAAAATGAAAGGTGTTATGGCGGCTCGCCTAAGAGCAAGAGTTGCAGGTATTGAATCTTTGGATATGACTGAAGAGGAAGTCGTGCAGCTAGTAGAAGAAGTGGCTGAAAAGAAAGTCGACAACGAAGTAAAAGAGATCAGTAAAGAAGTTGAAAAACTCGCTGATAAGGTAGAAGAAGAAGCCGAACTGGTTGAAGAACTGGAAGAAGTTGTTGAGGGGATGGAAGGGTTGATCAATTCAGGTAACCCTAACCCTGCCGCTTTATCCATTCTTTATCATCGCGCGGAACGCATTCATACTAAGCTAGGTGGAACTACTACCATGCCACGCTCTGGTGTCGAGAACCTAACCACTAAAACGTTGGAAGCTCACGCGATCGTTGGTTTAGAGAGTTTCTCTGATACTTTAAAGAACGTAGGTGAATTCGGTAAAGATTTGGTGCGTCGATCCATTCAGTTCTTGATCGACCTGTGGAACTCCATCATGGGTTCGGAAAGTCGTATCAAACGCCAAATGAAAGAGCTTAATGAAAAGCTTGATAAAAATGGTGTTAAAGAAAAAGTTAAGTTAGGTCCGTGGGCGAATATGTACCCGGCTTACTCAACTTTAGACGAAACGAAGAAAGATCAAGCTCAACTTGCTAACAACCTACTTGACATGGCCCAGACCTTCTTGGATAACATTGAAAAGCACATTACCAATGAAGGAGAATTAGTTTCTCACTGTAGTGATTTCCAGAAAGGTATCGAGACGTTTTACAACAAAGAAACGTCCGAGCTCACTAAAAGTGGGGATTTCACACTTTACCGTGTTTCACTGGGTCCGGGTATTCGTTACTATTCTGGTGAGATTAAAACGTTTGGTGACGCTAAGAAGTTCTTGAACTCGATTCGCATCCTTCCATATTTAACGGATAAAGTTGAGTCTAAAGAAGTGTCCTCCGCATTTACTAAAACGGATCTCAAACGTTTTTTAAACGAACACGTTCCTAGACACTTAACTAACGTTAAAAACTCTAAGACCGCCATTAAGAACGTTGAGCGTGACATTAACCAGATTCTAGCTAAAGGACCTAAGCCAGAGTTGCAGGGTTTGTTAAAAGCATACCTGAGTGCTTTAACGAATATCTTCTCAGGCGTCATGCGTAGTAATCAGCGCATAATTAAGGTTGATTTGGAAATGGTAAAAGTCCATATTGCATGATCGATCACGTAAGGCAGGTAAATACCTGCCTTATCTTAGGGTGTTTACGAGTACCCTAAGATAAGGTCAGACGTGACCTAACATAAACCTCATGAGGAACCACTATGTCTATCCGTACAAAACTCTCAGGACTCGCTGGAATGGAGTCGATGTCGAGAGATGAAGTCACTGACGATCTCCATAAAACTATCGTCGAAAACGTGTTCGCTAATGACGTGGGTGAAGAACTAGCACCGCCAGAAGATTTAGAAGAACAAAAAATAAATAAAGCGATAGCAGAAGTCACTTCTGATATCAAAGAGTCAAATAAGGTAACTAAGTTTTACCTTAAACAAAAACAGAAACAAGAAGAAGCTGTACAAGACCTTCACGAAGCTGTAGAAGGATTGGAACAACTTCTAACGACCGATTACACCAACGAGTCTTTAAACGTCCTCACGCGCCATACAGAGCGATGTGCTAAACGTGCCGGATTATCTATTAAGCTCGGTGTAGCCGGTATGGAGGGACTTACTCCTGCTTCAGTCTATTTGTCCGTAAGAAGTGGTTTGGAATCACTGAACGGGGTGCAACAAAATAATGCTGATTCCATTAAGATTGGTTACGATCGTTTAATCAGTTCTTGTTCGGATGTTGAGAAACGTTATGACCTTTTATTGAAGCGTCTACATTTACTCATGGATCGTCTTAAGAAACACCCTGAGATTAAATCAGATATTTCACTTGGTGATTGGAACCAGTGGCTAAACGTTCAATCGAAGCCACCTAAACCAATCGTGAAACTCGTTAACTTAATGGAGATTGAGTACATACTGGATCGCATTAAGGTTTTGGATATCGTTTCTAATGACGACTCAGTGTCGGCTAAAGCTCAGGAACTGTTGAGTAAAGACATTAAGAAATCCATTGACGTGTCTCGCGATCGTACTGAAGATGGTAAGAACCATAATGCATGGGAGTTCCGCTTTAATACCGCGTGCTTCTATTTTGATCTTCCTAATCAAAACGGGACTTCTCTAGAAGCACTTAAAGTGTACAACCTCCGTATGCAACCTTTCAGTTACCGTTACGCTGATAAATCGAAGAACGTCTACCACGGTGTTGATGAAATGATTTCCGAGCTAGAAGAAATGATTTCGATCATCGAGGACACCAAGACCACTTACACAGATTGGAAGAAGTCATTAAAGACTCAACGTGATTCGGTTGTTTCTGCACTCAACGCAGATAAAGTAGATTCAAGTAAAGCCCTAGGATACGTCTCGTTACTTAATCGTTTCATGACGACCTCACAACGTGGTATTTACGAAATCGTCTCAGCATACGAACACCTATTCCGCGCTCACATCGCCTAGGTGGTCATGCGAGGTAATTCTCTTTATTCCCTTTAACTTCATGAAGGAAACCATGATGAATACACGTTTTAAATTAGCCACCATTGCAGGGCTGGAAGCACTATCGGGTGACATTAATCCAGAAGAGCTTCAAACTCATACTACAGATGGTGAGTTATCCGCTGACGACGCAGTTATCGAAAACCAGATTAACTATGAAATGTCGGAAGCAACATCGGACGTTAAAGCGTCCATGGAAATTGCAGAAGAGTTTTCAAACCGACAACTTAAACAAGAACAAGCAGTGACCGATCTAGAAGCTGCTGTTGAAGGTTTAGAAAAGTTCTTTGAAGGCGAGTTCTCGTTAGAAGGGTATAAGGTTCTCATGAACCATGCATCTCGTTGTGCGACCCGTGCAGGTGTTGAACTCCCTATTAAACTTGACGGCATGGAATCGATGACTTCCGCCTCTGTTTATTTGGAAACTCGCAACGGTCTTGAAGGTTTCATGGACGTTGTTAAAAAGGCCGGAACTGATTTCAAGAACGTAATTATCACGATTTATAAATATTTCCGTGATGTGATAAAAGGTTGGCTCGCACAGTTCGGTGGCATGGAGTCTAAGATTGACCATGCATTAAAATTGTTGTCTAAGACAAACACCCTGAATTCGGAAATAAAGGTGGGTAAATGGAACCGTTACCTAGATATCAACAAGAAACGTTTGTTCAAGACTTCAGACTTACACCCTCTTGCAACCATGGCGAATGAAACCGGTAAGGTAAAACTTACGGATGTTCTCACTCCACAAGACCTCCCGGATCAGAAATACCCTAGCGTTGATACACTGTCTGATGTGATTGTGAACCGTGATCTAGAGTACGATCGCAGAAACTCTGGCGAGAATATCGAACTATACACACTAGAGATCGCCAACCTCTGTTTACGTTTTACTATCCCGGGTCGAGTTGCAAAGGGTATCGGTGCTTTTGAAGATTTTAAAGTACTTCCAAAAGAAATCGATGGGGTCGACGTTTCTACTCATTCTGCGTTGTTCAGTGACAAGCGTATGATTGAACAAGAATTAAAAGAGATGTTGACTTTTGTTAAGAGTGTGAAAAAGACATTTGAAACTATCGACCGTGAGTTAGTTCAAGAACGTGACACACTAGTAGCAACCGCACGCACACTTCCTAACGGTGTGTCTCGGCGTAGCATCATTATTGCTTCTTCAGCAAAACGTCGAGTCATCAGTGGTTGTGAGACGGCTGTCTACAACTTACTGGATGCTAAATACTCAGCATTACGTGCTCACTTCTAAAGAACGTAGTGGCGATACAGTAATTATATGTGAGATACTATAGTACTGTGGTACCACATATTCGTTATTGATTTTCTCAGTAACGTTTAGAATATTTAATTAAATCTTCTAGTCAAAAAGACTAAACATCAAAGGAACATAGTTATGAACCATATTCGTAATCAACTTATGTCACAAGTAGCGGGCATTGAATCACTATCGTCTGCTGAAGAAGCACAAGTTGAACAAATCGCTGAAAAGACTGCTGAAGAAGTAGCAGAGCTAGTGGCGGATAAAGCAGCTGAAGAGATCAAAGAAGAAGTCGAAGATCTAGCTGATGAAGTTGAAGATCTTTCTGAAGAAGTCGAAGAGATCGAAGAAGAAGTTGAAGAACTAGAAGAGTGTGTGGAAGGTATGGAAGCACTACTTAAATCTGGTGCTTACAACGCAGCGGCTTTCGGCATCCTTTACAACCGCGCTGATAAACTAAACGCTAAGCTTGGTGGTAAGCCTTCAGGTTCAGTTGTTGGTGCAGAAGCCCTAGGTGATGCTACATCTGCTGGTTTAGCGGCTCGTGAAGGCATGGAAGGTTTCGTAGAAACGGCTAAGTCTTACGGCGCAGCAGCTCTTAAGTTCATCATGAACATGTATGAAGCTGCAAAGAACTTCGTAAAAGGTCTACTAGACAAGTCTGTTGCTCTTGAAAACCAAGTTAAAGCAACTAAGGCTCGCCTAGAGAAAGCTGAAGAGCTTAAGAAAGACGTTAAGCCGGGTAAGTGGGCTTCACTAGCACGCATCACTAAGACAGACAAAATCGAAGCATTGATCCGTTCTTCTGATAACGTGGTTAAAGCTGCGGGCAAACTAGCGACTAACGATGTTGCAGGTTACGCTTCTGCCTACAACGGTCTTAAGAGCGCTATCGAAGGTCTTGCATCTACTGGTGATTCTACTAAAGCGAAATCTGGCGATAAAGAAACTCACCAAATCAAGATCGGTGCAGTTACTATCGTAGCTTCAGTTTACACTGGCGAGATCAAAGAGCAAGCTGACGTTTCTAAAGCAGCTAAAGCAACTGGTCTAAGCTTCTCTTCTGAGAAGAAAGCTGACGAGAAGTTCCAAGCACTAGACAAGTCTTCTGCTGGCGCTCTACTAGGTGAAGTGTCTAAGACAGCTACTCGTCTGAAAGAGCTTAAGTCTTCTGAGTCTGGCAACGAGAAAGGCCGTGACGAACTAATCGCAGCAATCAAGAAACTTGAAGGCGACGATAAAGAGTGGGCTAAACCAGCAGTATCTGCGGTTAAAGCTTCTACAGCGATGACTAACAAGATCTTCACTGTTGCAGCACGCGCACTAGGTACTATTGCTGACGCTAAACTAGCGGCGGTTAAAGCTTACCTATAATCCAACTCCCGTGTGGGTTAGATACTGATAATCGGGGAGGGCTCAGGCTCTCCCCGATTATTTCACGTTTTCCTTTTAGAGGGTAACATAATGAATAAAACAGATGCTGCTAAGGCTCAGCTGTCTACGGTTAAATCGAAATACGATCAAGCCAAGGACGGGACGAATAAAGCACTGAGAGAAGCAGATAAACCTCTGGACCCTAAAGACCAAGGGACTTTAGAATCAGACTTACCGGTTAATGCTGACGACCTTGATAAGGATATGAACAACGTTAAAGCCTTCCAAACCTTATCTGGGTTAGCAGGGTTTTCACCTAAGGTGGATGGTAACGAAGGTTTCATGGATACGGTAAAAGAAACCGTAACTTGGTTACTACGTCGTGCAAGTGATATCCTGAACTGGGTTTTAGATTACACGATGAACCGAGTGAGTTCTTTACGTCGTAAGATAACACGATTGAAGTACTCGTTCAACGACAACGGCATCAAACTCAAAGATACTTCATATCCTCGAAGCGTGATAAAGCTGGCAGCTAAACCTAACATTCCGAATACTCCGGAATTTGCAACTAAGACATTAGATGAAGCTCAGCGCTTCTACAACCGCATGATGTCTCAACAAACACAGATTGCTAGTTTAACTCGCGCTTTCCCGTCGGATGTCACTAGAGAGCAATTGTTGAATTTCTCTGACTCATTGAGTACGAGTTACATCAGCGGTATGGGTGGTAAGCGTGTTAAGGACAACCTTTACGAAATCCACATGCCAAGTGGTTTCCAAACCATCAAAGCGATGAGTAACCCAGCGCGTGGGTTCAATGGATTCACTTTGTCTGAATACTTCTTAGCGAAGATTTCACCGGTGATTCCAGATGCGTTTACTCCTAGCGCAGATGTGGTCCAACGACTCATCCTTAAGCTGGATGTTTGTTTGATGGATGTGGAGAAATCCCATAAATCTCAGCGTAGTTTCGCTAACAACTTTAAACGTACCGTACAGCCACTTGCCGATGGGGTTAAACTCTACCCAGAGAAAACCAAAGACGAGATCTTAAAGTACTATCGTTGGTTGGTGAACTACCAACAGAAAACGGTCTCTATCCCACTCAACTATTACCTGAGTGTTATCTCGGCTTCAGTCGATTTATGTAACGCTCAAGTCCACGTATCTAAATAAGGTATTCTCATGATTGAAGTATTTAAGAAGATCTTTTTCTTACTACGCCTTCACCGTGTGTTAGAACTAGATAGCATGATTAAAGATCATCGCGATGTGATGATGTTAGAAACCACGGCCAAAGAACTTGGCATCGACCCGGAAATCGTGGGCACGTTTACCCTGAACGAACCGTGGGTGTTACTGGCCGCTATCCGTAACGAATTGATTCAACAAGCTCACGAGTGTCAATCGTTCATGGAAGGAATCGACTTCCTCATTCCTCGGTCCTTTGAAGAACGCTTGCGTCGTTTAGATTACTCGGAGATGCGAGACTATTGTCCAGATGTTAATTTCAATCACGCAGGGTTCATTAAGATGTTAACCCCGCAAGAAGTATCAGAAGAACTGATTGCCTCGGGTACTTTAGAAAAACTACTGGGTGACTTCCGACTGAACTTAGATACACTGGAAGAACAACTTAAGAAGAATTATGATCGAGACATCAAACTCGCTGAAGAATGTAACCGCGACATGTTACTCATCTTCGCTATCTTTGATCATATCGAGTCAAAGGGTCTTGAGTTATTTACCCCGGGTGATACTGAATACGACATCTGGTACAAGAAGTTCACCGTTTATACCACGTCCGCTGAAGCAATCCTAGACTCTAAGTTACTGGATGACCCGAGTTCAATGGACAAAGAAGAACGTGAGGTGGTTAACACAGCGATGGAAGAACTTGGTGTCGACGGCATGGAACAGTTCTGGAATGAGGTTGACCAGCAAGCTTCTTTGCACTTACTTAAGTTTACTGGTAACGAAGATTTTAAGAGTGACGTGAAACGCATGGCAGGTAAAGCTGCGGAAATGTTGACCACCGCGCTTAAGTCTTTGAAGACTCGTTTTGATGAGCGTAAGAAAGAAGGTTCGAAAGAAGCGGAAGGCATTAAGGAAGCAATCGATAAAGCGATTTCTGATCTTAGTAACAAAGCAGGCGAGCCTGACGCTAACCTAGTCAAACAACTTCAGCAACGTTTAACTAAAGCGGGTTTTGAGAAACAAGCTTCTAAACTGAATGGAGTGTCGACGTACACGCAGTTAGGTCAAGCTCTCAGTACCATTTCGGGTGAGTTCACTAGCATGATTTCAGAAATGAAAGAAGCGGAAGCCAAGTTGCGTGAAGCCGAAGCTAAAGTGAAGGAAGCATCTACCCCACCATCGGGAACTTCAGAAGACGCTGATGAAACCACCAAGGCTCAAATCAAAGCTCAAATGTCTGAAGCTCAAAAGACAGCCAAAGAGTTAATGAAGTCCGCTTCAAGTTCTATCGGTGAATCTATGAAGTCTATCGCAATGCTTCGTGGGATCAAATCTACATTAGAACGTATTACTGAGTCTACTAAAGAGAAAGTAGATGGTCAGGAATCTTGGATGTTATAAGTCTATGGGTGGGTCCTCCGGGACTCACCCTTTCATCGATTTTATGATTATTCACTAAAGGGGAGAGTTATGCTTACTGCTCTTTTTGATGCTAGCGAGACGTACCGTAATGCGACTCGTCCCGCTATACTCGACAGCATCAATTCCGTACTGGAATTTTACCAAGTTCGAGAAAAAGATCTACGAGTATATTTGAACGGTGATGCACAAGACGCCCGACCAATGTATTCATCTCCTGACGACCACCCTCGCTCAGGTCAATACACCGACTTTATTTTCAATAACAAGTTGTTTGCCATTGCTGAAATCACAACGACAGAATTCAACTCTGGTTATGGGAACCTAGGTCGACAAATCAACAACGCGCCGTTATGGTGTAATAAAGGTACTCGAACTGACTTGGTACCTATTTTCGAAGGTCGTAAGATTAACGTGGATTGTAACGTTCACTTTAATACTCGACAACAAGCTAAGAATTTCCGAAACCGTCTACAACGTATCTACGACTTACAAGGTGCAAACCCATGGTTCCGTGCGCATATCCATTATCCAGTTCCTTACGAATTCATGTTGCTTTCAAGCCACCTACAACAACTGAGTATTAAGTCTGGGTTATCTCAAGCAGATGAAAGCTACCCAGATTGGTTTTTACGTCACTGTGCGGTTCCTACGAGCATTCTAACTAATGCAGCGGGTGAAAACCCTATCTTTGGTATGAAACGTCGTATAGAGAACTCTGAGATCATCTTAGAGGAACCAACGATTGCGTTAACACAACGTAACCAAGAGATCCTAGGGAAATACGAAGTCAGTTTCCGTTATTCTTTTTATTGGCAAGAACTAACCAGTTGGAAGGTCAGTTACCCATTGATGGTGAACCAGAACCCTATCAGTAAAGATTTTGTTAATAGTCCTTTAGAAGAGCCCGGGAATCCTCATTCACCGTACAAAACCTTTGAACTCCATGCAGGAGATTCGATTAAGGGATTCGACGGGACTAAGTATTACTACTACGCACGTTACCCGTTACACGACCCTTGGTTCCCACCACCTAATTACGAGCGCGTAGAACCTAAAGTGATTGTAAACTTTACGGTAAGGGATGTGGAAGAGAAACAGTTCTTGTTTAACATCAAAGCAATCCCGGGGATGCAATGGAATCCAGTTATCCTAGAATTCATATTGAAATACCATGATCTGGTAACCCGTCGTGGTAACTTGGTATTGTGGATGCAACTTTACTCCGATGACATGCCGGTCTTGCAACGTGATATTGAGTTGGATGAAGAAGGGAATCTGTATTTATTACGGGACCCGGTTATCGAGAACAACTATCGATTTGTCTTGAACCTAGATGGTATGTTGGGGTTGTTGAATGAACAAGGGAAACGTCTGATCATAGACGACGACAATTACCGTCTTAAAGTGTTACCGGAAATCTTCCCATGGTGGAACTGGAACTCAATGAAACAACTGGAACACGCTGGTCCTTGGGGCTCCACTGGTATTCCGGTTCCGGGGACTGAATACGCAGACCCTGATAAAGGGTATTACGATGATCGTGTGGTGATCACCCTAGAGGACTTGGAAAAAGCCATTGACTCCATAGGAGCGTTGCCTGAATTCCCGGACACTCCTTCTTTCATGTTAGATATGTCTTTAATTGCGAGGTAAAGAATGTCATTCTTAGAACAAGCTCCGGGGATGGACGATAAACCGGATTTGAATAAACCTACCGTGTACGCTAAAGAGTATCGACACGCAATCGTTGATTCTGAATACACACCCCACACTAGTTTACTCCATAGTGTTTCAGGTCAACCTATTCGATGCGACTATTACCGTCAGTTCCTAGGTCAAGACGAAGAAGTGGTTGGGTTACAACTCAACGACGTCTCGACTTATCAGTCTTACACTGAAATACGTAACATGGTTTACAAACGGGATGGTGATCCTTCTCGTAACTGGAATGAAGAACGTTACGAAGTTAGTCAAACGTGGATCGGTTATTTTATCTTTGACTTAACTCCGTTAAAAGCTGACATGTTCGTCCAAGACATTGGTGATGGACGAGCGGGTTTAGTGCAGATCACTAAAACCCCCGAACCAATGAACATTTACAAAGATAAAGTTTATAGTTGTGAATGTACGTTGCTAGCAGAAATGAACCAACAGATTGAAGATAACATCCGAAGTAAAGTGGTGGAGACTTCTTGGTTCTCGGCAGAGTCCGCTATCAAAGGTGGACAGGCAATCATTTCTGAAACCGATCGTAGTTTGAATAAAAAGCTTGATCGTTGGGCTTACATGATCTCTCAGCATTTGTTGACGGAACACTACTGGAACCCAGAGCGCACAATTGCGTTGGTTGAAGATGACCGTCTCTATTCTTATGACGCGTATCTGGTTCGTTACCTGCAACGTGTGATCCCACACAAATATATCCCGGGAGCTAACCCAATTGAGTCCTTGAACTTTAACGTAGGTCGTAACTTTAACTACGATAAAGAACTGACCATCTGGGATTGTTTTGTTCAAGGGTCCTTCGATTTCCTTCCGATGATCAGTAAGAAACTCTACCGTTACAACCGTACGAGTATGATGTCTTCTCGTGGGTACACTGGGTTCTTAGCAACAAAGTTCGATTACATCTTGTTGCCTAGTAAGTTAGAGTTCAACGAACTTAACTCGTTGTACATCAGTCGAGACAATGGTTTGGCTCCGAGACCCCCAGTAGAGGAAGGTGTAGAGGTTGATAACTATTTCTCTGAAGAATTCTACAATGGTAGTTACAAAGGAGAATTTGAACGTTGGTGTAAAGAGTTCTTTGGGGAACGTACGGTGGACCGACAAAAGCTCCTAGAGTGGTGCGAGGATTACGCAAACTGGTCTAAGCGAGATCAAGTTTACCGTGCTGGTTTGTTGGTTTCCGCTATCATGATTTCTAAACGCGTATTTGGAGGTTAACGTGGATATAGTGCGTTACACTTATGTCCGTAGCCGTTTGATTGATTTATGGAAGGAGTTATCTTTTCACGGGTTCCGAATGTTTGTGCCTAAACACATGTTCTTGTCCCCTGAAGAGATTACAAACCACGACCATATTTCTTACGAAGGCTCTTACGCTTGGGGCAGTGATCTCTATGCACACAACCATTACTTGGTTACCGTCCCCATGCTTAAGGATTTGATCAAGGGAATTAACACGGAATCAAGCATCGGGTTCTACGACGCTGAGGACTCCATTTGGTTGTTCAAACACATCACGGAATATTTGGAATTGTGGATGGAAGTCGCTAATGAAGCACCTCAATACTACATCCCTCATATCCCTGAGTTGTATGACTTAGAAGAAGTGGCGTTGTGGGTCTTTCATACTTACAAACCGATCATGATTCATCGGGCTAATATGAAGCTTGCCAAACGCCGCGCTGAAGGGGAAGACACCAAAATCGATCCTTTCTTACTCTTGATTCAAATGGGTGCTTCTGAATCCGTAGACGAGATCCCTGACCAAATTAGTTATTCAAGTATTTTGGATGACCGATTACCAGAACGTCTCAAGTCCCACTATAACCAGATCAAACGTTCTCAGTCCACTATGGATGTGGAAGACGAATGGCGGGTTAATATGTCGGATATCGCGGACTTATTAGATATGGGGGTTTAACATGATCCCATTGGAGTTAAGTAACATACTGGATCAAGCTCGGTTAAATGCCAGTGCTCCGACATCATACGTTTATCAACTAACGGGGAGTTTTGTACTCCCTGATGGGTTTGTTGACATTATCGGGATAGAGCGACTTTCTGGATTAGGGAACTTCGTCAGTAACCGAAGTGAAGACATTCGGGTTCGAGTCAGATTGCAACCGGGGGTGTATCAAAGTAAGATACTTCCATTCAAAGACGACTTACAGTTCGAATTAATCATGGATAATGGAAGGGAGTCACAGCTTCGGTACTACCGGTGTGTCCCTCTCTCAGTTAACGACACGGAAGCGTTAGGAAACACCACCAAGGAAATCGATTTAAGTCTTTATGACAATCAAAACTTTATCAGTCTTGATTTTCAGTTGATCGATTTAGGGTTTTCTAAACTTCGTACGATTCCTTATTCCGATACGTTCTTATCCGCTAACGTAAAGGACGTCATTCACTACGTGTTAAGTTCTGAAACCATTGATTTGGGATTAACAGGACAAGACCGTTTCCGTGGTGTGTTCATAGAAGAACCTGTTGATAACCAAGTAGTGTATCGTCAGATCGTCTTCCCCCAAGGAAAAACTAACTTGATTAATATCGTGCAGTTTCTTCAGGAAAATGATTACGGTGTTTATTCTCGAGGAGTTGGTTCCTACTACATGAACGGGGAATGGCGTGTCTACACGTTATGGGACTCTGTGAAATATGACCGCAGTGACTATACGTTGGATATTATTCGTGTGCCCGAAGATGTTATGCCTTCTATCGAACATTCTTACTACGTTAACGATTCTAACTTGAGTATCGTTTCCAGTGGTCAGGGTGAACTTCGTAACTCGGTAGACGTCCAGCTTCAAAACAAGGGTACTGGTCAACAGATCATTTCCAGTAAAGCTGCAAACGGAATGGTGGGGAGTCATTATGAGAAAGGTCAAGTGTTATTAACTCGACAAGACTCATTAACTCAATTCCGTACTGTTGAGCGAAAATCTGGAGAAGAACGAATACACGTGAATCCCGTCCCAACGAACAACATAGCGAGGGAACTATCTAAGTCTCGAGTAAACAACGGCGAGGTACTAACAATACCTTGGAAAAACGCGGACCCTAGATTAATACGTCCGGGGATGCCCTTCCGTTATTATTACTTGACTTCGGATGGAGTGGTAAAACAACGCACGGGAACTGTCATTGGTATGGCTTATGATTTCGCACCGAAAGATGCTTCCCCTCAGTATTCGTTTTATTGTAACATGAACTTAACACTGTTCATGGGTCTGGAAGAACAATATGTCTGATAACTACGGTGGACTAAGTCCACCGTAGTTACCTTTGCATTTAGATTTTTTCAAATCTATATTACCTACATGAAACTAAGAACAGTTTCATTTTCATTAACCTTATTAGGAACCCAACCATGTCTGATAATAACGAATACCAAACACGTAAAAGTGCAATGTTAGGTCTTATTGAAGAAAATCAACATGACACTTTGAAGTCCTTAGTAGAGACGATCCACAAACCTTGTCCGGAAGGTCAAGGAGAAGTTCGACTCACCACTCCACTCAACACCCAACCCTTTATCAAAGATAAAGATCCTGAGAACGTTTATTGTCTTATTGATGGTCGTCCTGTCACTACTAAAGTGCTAGAAGATATGAGCGTACCGGGAGACTTACTTCGAGTGGATTTAAAAGAAGATTCGGTTACGATGGAGTTGATCAAATGTTTTGGTCGTAGCAACTACGCTATTGTCGGTGATCCTACTGGTTTAATAGAAAACCTGAGAACTCAATTAAAACCCAAAGAAGTACACTTCTATCAAGGTAACCATGAAACAGACTTAATCACTATTTCCGAACAAATAGAAATAGAAGATAGCTTCATGGTGGAGGTGTTTGGTGGACGTATTAACATCTCATTGTTGGATGGTGAGAAACAACCTAAACTAAATCCTCACATGCAGTCGGATGCATTCGTTTGTTTAAAATCTTTGTGGCTAGGGACCATAAAAGATATCGATGGAGCTAAGCCGGACTTTTCTATACGAAGAGTGAACTTACAACGTGATGGTGGACCACAGTACCTATCACGACAAGTAATCCGTCAACCCCACATCGAGTTCTACACTCGTATTGTGGAAGGATTCATGAATGAAACCAGAGTAAATCAACTCTACCAACTAGCTGAAAATCTGGAGTGTTACATCGGCAACATTAAGTGTGAAATAGAAGAGGTTGATGACTTTGTGAGACCTAACGACATTTTACTGTTCCAGATCTTCAGTGATAAAGTGCGGTTAGTTGTAAACCGAGCTGTTGGCGTCTTTCAACATCCAATTAAAGACAATACGGAAAGAACTAAACTAGTTATACTGAAGCAAGCTAAGTCTATGTTGACTAACTCGACCTTTGGTGCTCACGGGACACCGTATACGTTAAGTACTCCTAAAACTTACCTCGGTCCTAAAGCTGTGTCGTCCTCAGAGTTCATTAGCTACTTGAATAAAGACGACCGTCTAGTTTCACATTCACTGGGAGTGTCGTCAGCAATAAGTTGTGACCGCGCTGACAAAGAAGATTACTCAGATTCTAAATTGTTCGTGAACTGCACGATTCACTCTTCTTATTTAGATGGTGAAGGACCTACTTTATTAGAAACTGAGTTTGTTAAAGAGATAACTGGTATGTTGGGTGATCTAGATCTAATCTTACCTAACTGGTGTGAAGAGAACATGGAACCTATCGAACCGACCATCAAAGGCGTGAAGCTTAAACAGTCTCGTAAAGAGATATCACCACTAATGAAGCGCATGATGAAGCGCCTTTAATTCATCAACCGATAACAACTGATTTTACCAATACATCAATTAAGGATTTATACCATGACTATCAAGAAAGACGGTTCACTAAACCAAATTCGTATCTTCGCACTAGTTCAACTAAGCAGCTGGGTTTACCGTAACCATAAAGTGAAGAGCATCAAAGCGATGGCGGAAATGGCTAAAGTGAATCCTTCAACGTTGAGCTCTATTAAGAATGGTAGCGTTAGAAGCATCTCACTTAATCGCATCTTTGCGATTATGGATAACCTGAACATCAACTATACCTTCCAGATGGTACGCCGTAGAGGGATCACCAGTTACTCGTTCCAGATGGATGTGTATAACGTCCGTAAGTCGGATACAAGAGAACTAGAAGTTAGCTACCAAGACGAGTACAACCAACTTCGTAGTCACCATCAGTTAAATGAAGCGAGTTTCAGTAACGTCTTTCACCTTTAATTCACCTAAATACTCAGGGATCCTTCGGGGTCTCTGGGTATAGGAGTTTATTATGTTTTTAAAAATTAATCCTACCCCACCTTATTTCGGTCAACACTCTAAACCTGTTATTCCAAATCAGACAAAACGCCGTAAAACGGACAGAGACAGTGATAAAGACTTCCAAGCTATATTGGTTCATGAATTAAACAAAACGGTAACCAGAGGGCGTTAGAATGCGTTTATTTAACTGTTTCAAAAAGAAACCCAAACCTATCCCTTATGAGAACGTCGCAAGACTGTTAATACGAACCAGTCCAGAAGAAGAGCTCACTTTGAGAGTAACTCGATACAAGGACTTGTATTTTGTTAACGCCTACGACATCTTCCGATGGAGTGATGGGACTTGGTATAACCAGTACGTTGATCAAGCATCAGATGATTTCTTGATCTCTACTCTAAAGTCATTGAAGTGTGACTTCACCGTATCCGAACTCAATAACTTGATTCATGGGACCTTATTACTTGATCATTTTGAATGTAATTGAAATATTTTCTTACTGGAAAAGTTATCCTAATGGGGGAGGGGGAAAGAGTTAAAAAACATCGAAGATAATTTAATTAATATATTAAGTTAAATATACCTTAGAGTATATACGACATTACGAAGTGATGAGAGTATATACGGTGAGTATTACGGAGTAATACGGATAAAGGTTATTTAACGTGTACTACCCTAACGACCGTTAGGTCACGATAACAACTGATAACAAAGAGAACACATTATGACTAAATTGACTTACACCCAACGCTTTGCCACTCGTTTCGAAAAGAACATCATGTCCCAACAACCTGAGTTGTTAAAATTATACCAACGCATTTGCAGTCACAATTACTGGTATGATTATTGTGATGCATTAACGGGATGGCGAGCAGGCCTAGAGAGCGAGCAAGAAATCATCCGACAGTTGGATAAAAATAAAGAACATAAACACTATCCTATCTTGCAACGTCTCTGGAGTGAACAAGGGGATAAGGAAGCAATTGATGGGGAGAATGTGTTCGCTGAATGGTTAGAAAAATACCAAGATGAATCCATGGACATGTATCGTTTCTTGGAAACACTTGATCGTCTAGAAATGGATGATGAGAAAATCGCTAGAGCGGTTAGAGCGATGCGCCGAGTGAGTAAGTTCCTAATTGAAGAATCTGGAGTAGAGTCTAAAGTCATTGACTACTGTCCTAAGTTGGTTTACACAAAACACTTAGGTCCTAAGTCCGTTGGTAAGAAGTACGTGGATAAAGTACAACTCCCTAGGAAGCTTCAACGATTTACAGAATTAATGGCGACTCGCGTTGAGATGTACGACTTTGACTGTTTAGGGTTGCTTACTTCTCACGTAGGTACTTTTGATACTGTGCGTTTTGATCCTGAGTCAGAGAACGAGGAACACTTGGCGTACATCAAAGGATACCACTTCAAATCAGCATATGTCCTTAAAGATAAGTTACTGGCTAAAATCCGTCGTATTGAGCTACGTGATCTTAAAGATCTAACCGAAGTCCTAAGAGGGAAGTTACCAGTTAAAAGTCTGTACACTTCTAATACTTCGGAGTACGTATGAGTGAATTAAGAAACCATTACGTCCGGGATTGGTTAACCAACGATGAAGGCGCACTATGTTGCGCCGAATTCTTTATTAATGAGTCTTACAAAGGAAGGTTCATTAATGTAGGTTACTCCATCAAAAACCGAAATGTCGCTTCTGTGTTTTGTATGTTAGACGTCGACAACACACTCAACCAAGAAGTCACTCGCCACATGCAACACGTTACCGAACTTATTGGGGTTTTGGATAAGGCCCATGACTTTATCACCGTTTCGAGTAACGAAGGTAACCGACAACGATCTTGGGCTATACCGCATCGAGATATCCACGATCAGGTCACTATTTCCATCCAACATCATTTTAAGAACTCTTTTAAAATGATCATACAAATAGGAACTTCTACCACGTATTTTTCTATGGAAGATGAAAAGATGGTGGATGTACTTCTAACATTGACGGACTTGGCGAAACAACATAACAAGGCATTAGGTAAATTGGTGGCGTCATGAAAAAGATCGGAAGAAGAGAGTTCTTGAGCGACAAAGGGTTGAGTATGGTCGCTTACAGTTGTTCGGTCAATGACAACAATTTGTTGAAGATGTATTTTACCGTCTATCTAAATAAAACGGACGTCACCTTACATCGTGAGGTGTCATTGAAAGAATACCCCCTTCGAGAACTCAACATCGAGTCGGCGTTCAACAAAATAGAGCGCCTCATCAAAACCTTACAGGAGTACGTAAAGCACTTACAAGACGGTGGCGTGGTAAACGATCACCGCCCGGTTGGTTTATTAGTTGAACCAGATACCGGAGAATACGTAGGAGAAACCAGTACAGTCCATCTATGGGCAAATGGAGATCAAGTCGTTTTTAGTTTAACCAGTTGTGAAAAGAAACTAAGAACCACCTTGGATCGAGAACCTACGATAGAACTACTGACAACACTCATCGGACACTTATGGTGTCATTTAAACGATGCGAAGACAATTACACAAGAAGCATTAAAATAAACAAGGATTCCACCATGACTAAATATCGTTCACTTATCGACCATTACCGTAGTGTCCTAGGGTTGAGTCAAAAATTAAAACCAGTGGATATTAATCGCACCTCTATGTTGATCACCAACCTCAACATCAAAGATAAAGAGTCCAAAGCGCTCTTTACCGTAGCGTATTACCATATTAAGGTGTATACACGGTTTACACACGAGAAAGCGCAGACAATCGCTTACACGCTCACTGAGGGGGTGAGGATGTTAGGTGAAGGTAAAAGCAAAGAAGACGTTTATTTGGAAATGATTGCGATCCCAAGTAAGTTCTTCAAAGAAGAACAAACAGCGGTTAACTTAGCCGATGTCGCACTGGATTATCTTGAACGTATGATTAGTAATGTGGAAGAAGCAATCAAAGAACAGGTGACGGCATGAAATACGTAACTCCTTTCTTCCTTGAACTCCAGCGTATCTTCTACGCTATTTTTTATCGCATTAATGCTGACCATGAAGTTTTCCATGGTTATTTGTCCTATTACCTAGGATTGTTAGAGTTTGATAACATTCATCAATTCTTACATAACGAAAGGCTTCAACGCCAACTAGAATTTTTAAATTACCATAACTATAAACATGACTACAAAGGCGCGGTGTTTATTGCCGGATGTATTTACGCAGAATACACACTGAAATATAAACATCATCACCAATGCCTGTCGTTCGGTCAAACGTTGGCGGATGCCTTTATCCATCGACATCACTTGGAAACCATGAATAAAGAAGCTCTTATCACGGAGTCTCTGGAGCGATGCGGGTTAACTCGGACGAATCAACTAAGTCGAGATCTAACCAAAACCCTAACCCTTATCCTAAACCTATCTTACAGGTAAAGACATGAACAAAGTAATCGTAGAAGCACTCCGCGCTAAACTAGAAACAAAAGAGACTAACTTTAATCCGGCTGAATTTGAAGAAGATGCAATATTGATCTTAGGTCTTCAGTGTACGATGGAACCAGAAAGCTTCGGTCCCAATGGTTGGTTCTTGAACCTGATGGCTTGTGTGTTGTCAGAACAATACGAAGCCGTTCGCGCTCTGGTCTGGCGTGAAGATAACGTAAAGAACATTTATCGTTGTTTGGATTATCTTTACGAAACCGTCTTTATTGGTCACATGTGCCCTTGTGAATTACAAGAGCTCAAAGACCGAGTTTACCAAATTACCTATTAAAAATATTTCACACCCATATTACTTGGGTGTGAACTCCACCTTAATGAAACCTTTAAAAAGGAAATACCATGAAAAACGTTAACAAACTATTAGCTGAAACTGGCATCAACCTTACATTCGAACTTCCTGAGACTAATGTAAAAGACTGCATGTCTAAGATTTGTCCTAGTCTAGCACTACAGATCCTTAAGCATAGAAATGAGATCTTAAAGAATCTCTGTAAATACACTGTATCTTTAGGGTTGCAAATGCATGACATGCTTAACTTGTTGCAAAACAGCACCGGTTTCTTCAATAGAAATTTCAACCACAACATCATGTCGGCCCCAGTTGCTTTTGGTGAGACTTACTACACCAAGTGCGTTCGTACTTTATCCGCTTTAACTCAAACGCCAGAGTCGGTATCAGAAACCTTTATGAATTGGCTGGTGTTAGGTGAGACAACTAACAAAACCTTACCAACTAACATCTACTCTAATTTTGAGTATGCGTGTTCATCCATTGGGTTAGGAGAAAACTTCCGAAATACCTTCTCACCCGGTGTTGCCGGTTTATCATTTGACGTGAAGAAAATTACAGCACTTGACCTCACTAATCATCTCAATCAAACATCAGGGCACTATGGTTCCAGTCAAGCCACCCAATTAGTTGAATTTGGAATGAGGGTCACGAACTTAATAAGCACTCCAATTTCATTTGGGACTCGTGCTTTGGATTTGGGGGATCCAACACCGTTGTACGAATTGGTTCTAAAACACCTAGGTAAATTAAGTGGGGTTAAGTACGAACCTAAGTTGATTAGTTTAACCAACTTATTATTGCTTGGCGAAATACCTAAAGAACCTATCCTCCTAGAACCGCAAAATTACCAAAAGTTACTTTCTAATTTTGGTGTGCAGTATTCAAACATGGAGGCTTGGTCTTTAATCCAAACCTACGTAAGACCGGTTAGTGTATCTCCAAACATCACTCAGCCATTAGAGGGCATGGGTATGTCAAATGGGCCGTCGTTCTGTCTACAAAGCATAGAACATGCTTTTAACACAGTTGCGGCAGAAAAGTTCACTCGTAAAGAAGCAAGACTGTTATCAAGACTTTATTCTGACTTTCATACTCGTGAACCAGAGTACGTTGTCACCCACTATGAGCTGGAAGATATGATTAAGTTAGATGCTTATATCCGACCTCTGCTCCAAAAATACTACGGTACATTTGGCGGTGAGTTAGAAGGTGTAACTGCTTGGCATGGTATTCGTACCAAGTTAGAAATAAAGAATCAAGCGGAAGAGAAAGCAAAAGAAGACACACCTCTTGCTAAACTGATGGTTAAGTCGCGTTTACAAGCAGAGGAACTCATTGCCGGTTCAACGCCTTTCTTATTTGAAGATCGTCAGTTTACTTCTGAAGAAATTCAAACGGTGATTGAACATGCAAAAGATGAAGTCTATCTTCTTTCTCTATTGGCATTAGAAAACCAGATTAACTTGGAAGGGGTTTTCGATGACTCTAACGTGATCGATATCCCGACCTTTGATAATGCTCCATCGGAGCAGGTTTTTCTACCAACCGAAGATCTAGCTGAGACACAACCCCAAATTAAATTGGAAAGTGTGAGTGATGAAATTAAAGTAGTGAAGTATACCTTGGAGCGTTTAAGTGATAAGCTTAAATACCAAGGTGGTGATTTGGATAATGTGTTAAGAGAGTACTTTAACACTCGTCCAATCTCCATTGATACGGTTATTCGTTGTTTAGTCTTACTTCCTAAATCCCAAGATACACTTGGGTTGACCGAAGAGATCAAAACAACTTACAAAACTTTAGTCGCTGAGAACGGTACAATGCAAATAGAAAGTTTCCCGACACTAGGACAATCTATTGCAGAAGCACTGTACCTAGCTTTATCACCTGTGACCTTTATTGGATGGTAACATGTCCTTAGTTGGTGAACTACAGACTCCTTTCTTTAAGGAGTTATATCAACACCTCAATAAACTCACTTACACGTTGGAAGATTTTGAAGATCCTTATCTTTATCAAAACCTTCAACAACAATTAACAAGCGACCTCTTTCGTATCTTGAGACCGCATGTTATACCTCGTCCGGATATCAGAGACAAATACCGAAATGCTGATCTAAGAGTGCATATCCATTTAACGCCCTACGAAGTCCACTACTGTGTTAAACCTGTAGTACTAGACTTAGCTTGGGATTTGATGGAAGCCTCTTTACCGCAAGAAGTAACGCCTCCTGAACCATCTGACGAACTACCTTTTAATTAACCATTACCTTAACCAGCTTACGGGCTGGTTAAGGTAACCTTATCATCACAAGGAGGGTAATTTGAACGTACCTGCTGTTTTGGGTGCTGTTTTCGGTACCGCCATTACTGGACTGGTTACTGAGGACCCAAAAGCTACTTTACTAGGTGCGGCTACGGGTTTAATCACCGTAGGTATATTGGACTCTGTGAAGAAAGAAGATGAAGACCAAGATGGCGACTTCTTGACCAATCTTTCTCCCAGAGATTTTTGTACCACAGCGTGCGCCTCACTATGGCCCGCGTTAGTGTATGAAAAAGAAGAACTATATCGACCACGTATTCTGGATGACGATGAATTGTGGACCGAAGATGATATTTTGGATTTACCTATCACCATCCAAAGTTAAAAAGCAGTAATAATACCTTACCTCCTTAACGGGAGGTAAGGTATCTTTTTGTTTATTTTTTTTTATTTATTATGCGTCAAAATCATCAAACTCATTACCATCAGCATCGAGTTGAACTTTAAATGAACGTCGACATTGGTTCTTACCATTGATGTCATGCACTAACCCTTTAGTTGGGTCCAGATCATAAATGCCAAATCGGTCACTCATCGGTGACCCCTCACCACCACGTGCTTTACCTAAAGACCAAGTGAAGTAAGCTTTGTCTCCACCCGGTTTAGCAACGTGGAACGTAAACTCGTAATCCACTTCGTTGGTAATCTTCGTGGAAGTCTCCGTCATGGACTTACCACCAACCTCACGAGCAAAGTAAAGTTCAGATTCATCATCTGCTTCACGCAAGTGCTTCTTCGCTTCTGGAGATAACTGGTGTGGAGTAACAAACGCAATACCACGGTTTACCATGAAGGCACGTGTCCGACGGTATAAGTCTTGTAACTTATCCCCTTTGGTTTCACCCGTCATCCCTTTCAAGTCGGCCATCGCTAAGTAGTCATAAGCGTAGAAGATGATCTCATGACCTTTCATCTCTAACTTACGGATACGGTCCGTGATGTTGTAGTAATTATCTTCCGTTGGGTTAACACGGTTGATCTTTAATACCCAACCATTCTCAGCGAATGCGTCGATAATCACCTTAGCGATTTCCGCAGCAGGGGTAGTAGCAAAGTCACCCACCTCACCTGTCTTGTTAACCATGATGAGTTTGTAGATGCGTTCAATGATCACATCCAACGCATCTTCTGCTGAGTCCAACAGTACCGTAGGAATGCGGCTACGGTCTCGCAACATCGGTTTGTTGTATAAACCAACTGACGCCACTACGTGACCCAGACCAAATGATTTACCACGGTTCGTTAGTGCGTTAATCAAATAAAACTTACCACGTCGTAAACCACAATCCGGCCATAACGCTCGGTTCATTCCTTGTAAGCCTAATTTAAGAACACCTTCCGCTGAGGATTCTTCTTTAGCTCGTTCGATGATCTTAGTGAAAGAATCCGGGTCATCGGTATCAACGGATTCCACGAGTGATGGGTCGGTGTCCCCTAACATCTTTTGAGTAAGTTGGTCTTCAATCATATCAGCTAACGCTGCCCACTTCTCTTTGGTCATCTTAGATGGATCACCGAAGAAAGGTTCTTTGATTGCTTCTTTAAAATCCAAACCAAACTTTTCATCCGCTCGTGCTTTACGGATTTCTTTGATGTGTTGGTAAATAACTTGACGGGTGCGTTCTTCTGATGGATAGTCTTCCAGACCGTACTCAATACTGCTTTTTAGTTCAGGAGCTTCTTTAGAGAAATCAAGCACACGTTGCATTAAGTTTGATTTTATGACCGGTTCGTCTTTTGGCTGGTCCAGAACCCACTTAATGGTGTCCCTGATTGAAACCTCTATCTTTTTGTCTTGGGTGAAAACATCACCCTTTGCCTCAGGTATGAGCGCTAAGGTATCGAGTAATTCTTGTGTCAAGGATTCGTCGGTCAGCTTGCTCGCTTGATAGAGAGACGTTAGTATCTTGACTAATTGTAACAGCGGACTCATAAATGCTCCAATTTAATGTATATCTTTAAAGGTTAAAGGTTGAATATGAAATTTGTGAATAGTGGTCTGGCGGCACCTCAAAAAGTGTGGGTGGTTACCGACCAACAGTTACTCAGTTTGGATACAGCAGGTATAGGATTTGATCGTTTGTTCGAATTACCTACCCTGCATGAACTAATGCCTGAGCAGGACATTATTGACTTAGCATTAACTCAATATCGTGCTGGTTTAAAGTTAGATGTCGAAGTCGGAAATGTGTTTGAACGTTTTGATGATGACTATAAAGATATCTTGCTCAGTAAAATTAAAACTGAACAGAAAGGTCTTTCTAAGATCGAACACTTTAAGGAATTGAAGAACTACAGTAAATTCTATGTACATAACACTAATGACATTTTGGTGTTGGTACTCTCGGGCAATGAAGTGCCTATGAATTATATTAGTGGACTATGTGCTTCGTTCACTGAGCTACACGTGCAAACGTTTTCTGAAGCGATGTTGAAAGCGCTTTATCAAATTCACGGTTACACTTACCTTCATCATAAAGAGTGTTGTCGTGAATTGATAGACGGAGAGTTCAATTTAGCCAAAGTCTACAAGGCGCTAGTTTAGTATGTTGTAACATTCTATGTGCAACAAAAGCACAAACAAATATTTGTTTATGTTTTATCCTTAAAATAAAATACATTTTTTCGATAAAGGAAAAGAGTAATGAAAAGAAATATCGTAGCTCAGCTGACTCCTACTTCAGCGAGCGTTTACACAGCAATTAAGAACGGCCTAGAAGCAGGCGCATTCTCATCTGTATCTGGCGTAGAGAGCTTCGCAGATGGTTCTCAAACTCTTGACTCTGTAATGGGTTCTGAATCTTTCGCTAGCGGTACAGTGGGTGAAACTATCAAAGGTCTTTCTGGCGAACAGAAATTCTCAGTAGTTAGCTCTATCCAACGTGCACTAGAAAACAAATCTGTTTCTGGCATGGAATCTCTGATCCGTGAAGAAGAGCGCGTAGCTGGTCTTGAAGGTTTCTCTTGGGCTCAGTCTCCGGGTCACTCTGTAGAAGGTAAAGCAGCATCTATCACACTGAACGCACTAGCGCACCGTCAAACTGACGCAGCAGAAGCGATGTTCAAGACTGTGACTGTTCCTTACGAAACAGAGCAACTTGAGTACACAGTTCGTACATCTGGTCTAGGTCGCTACATCTACGGTGCTTCTGCATTCGATTCAGCGTCTCAACTACAACCAGTAACTAGCCTACTACGTCAGTCTAAGTACTTCCTAGACGACACACTAGAGCTAACTCCGGTTTACCCAACGGCTTCTGATTCTCCAGCTCGTCCACTGTTCGTTGACGAAGCAGACTTCACACCTTGGGAAAAGTCTTACTCAAACGCAGACGCACTACGTCGTACGAATCACCTAACTTCGTACCTACGTACTGGTAAGACAATCACTAACCTTCTTGGTCTAGCTGAAACCCCGGGACAAACTCCGTTCGATCATTCAACTGACGAAATCGAAGCAAACTCAATCACAGTACAGAAAGTTCTTCTGAAAGTTACTGTTGATGGTAAAGATGAAGTTCTTGTAGTACCTACTAACAACTTCACTAACTCTTCTTTCGGTGTAACGTCTAACGGTCACAGCTCTGACGATCGTCTACTAAACATGGTAGTACGTGGTCTTCCTGTGAAAGCGTTCCAAAACAAAGACGGTGGCGAAACAACTATCTTTGATCCAGTGCAAGCAGGCGGCGCTAAAGCGTACTTCAGCTTCACTCTAGGTGGTACTTACCAACGTCAACAAAACACAGTTCAGACTAGCGTGTCTGATCTAAACATCGATTACATCGAACTTGACGGCGTTAAGCACAACCGTGGCACTAAGTCTACAGCAGCAAAAGCTCTGTTCGCTAAATACACTAACGGTCAAGTAATCGGTTGGTTGCCTTCTTACAACCACAACAACGTTAACCGTACTAACTTCGGTTACCGCGTTGAAGTGTTCGATGCACACAAAGTGATGAACGTTCGCCGTGAAACTCCTATCTCTGTGAAATACCCAGTTGATAAGAACGACGTGAACGAGCAGTCTCTAAGCTTCGCTATCGAAGAGATGAACACTATCCTACAAGCGCAAACTACCGCTAAAGCTTACCAAGCTGCTGAAGGTCACATTGCACGCGTAGCATCTCTACACGGTCACGCAATCGTGGGTAACGAACAGTCTGCATCTGTAATGGCAGGCATGCACTTCGTTAACGCTTCTTACCTACATCGTACGATGAAGCTGTCTGAAGCAGTATCGGCGCTTGACTCTACTACAGTTCTAGAAGCTGTAGAGAAAACGCTAACTATGAACATCACAGAACTTTGTGCTGCACTAAGCACTGTGTCTGGTCTAGCGGCTATCTCTGAGTACCGTCGTATCGACAAGAAGTGGGTAATCGTTGGTCACCAAAACCTAGCACGTTACATGATCCGTCAAGGTGATGCGCGTACTATCGGTGCTGGTATCTCGTTCCAAGCGATCGAGTCTAACCTAGACGACATGATTGGTAAGTTCTACATCTTCCCAGAATCTGAAACTAAAGATTCTAACATCGACGTGATCGGTGGTATGGGTGTGATGGTGTCTAAAGAACACCAAGTGATCCAAGCGAACCTAACTCGTAACAACGCGGACTTCGGTATCGTGATCACTCAACCTGCATACAAACACCACTCTGTATGTCCAATCGTTGGCGTACTAGAGATCGAAGATGCTAAACATGCGGTTAGCGAAGAAGGTCTTATCCGTTACCTATCTCAACAACGCGTTAAAGTTACTAACGCTGCTGAGTTCCCTGAAGCGGGCGGTACTTCTGGCGCAAGCGTAGACGAAAACGCTGGTAAACTACCATAGTCTTTCGTCGTTAACATAAGTTAACAAAATCAGCTACCTCTCCTGCCCGAAAGCAGGAGAGGTAGTTACTGTTTTTTTGCTAAATTTTTACAAATCTATATTATCTTTGTGATGCATGACGATGTATCGTTTTAAATTACTTAATTAAGTTTGAAGTACATTAACCTCATGAGGAAATATATTATGTCTGTAAAGATTCCTTCTAACTACGTGGAAAGACCGCACCTTTATAACAATCACCGTGCGCCACATCGTGAATATCTCAACATCGAAGTCGTTAACTATACGACGAGTAATGTCTATGTCAAACGCGGACCGTATAACACGATCAGCAAACCTTTGACTATAGTTGAAGACGAACGGTGTTGCGTAGAGTTCGAAGTAACGTTTTCTTTTAACTTTGAAAACCGCCCTTCTTTTTACGAGCCAGAAACTCCCTTGGATGTTTACATTATGTCTAAGATCAGAGAGTACTACCGTAATAAATCGGAAGAAGAACTCATCGCGTATGGCGGGCAAATTAACGGAAGATTCGTTATCGGTGTTGGTCGAGCCAACTTAGGGGAATACATAGGAAGCGATGGTGGGATCCACTCTCGGCTTTTAGGTATTTCCGTTTATCCTTTCTTAGATGTTCCAGAGGACTTCCATAAAAGTCCGTCCCCTTACTACGGTCCAGTGACAACGGACGAAAATGGTAATCGGATAGACAGTCGTTCTCCGACACAAGTCATCTACGAGTATTACAACAACTCCAATCCCGAAGCGACGATTTATACGCCCGTGAATGGTAGGGTGTTGAAACTCGTCCCTAAGCAGGACCCGAGTATAGAAGATGGAATTAAAATGATAGTCGTTTCTCCCCTTGGGAAGAAAGAGTCGTTTATAGAACTCCCTGATTCTTTTAAAGACCGGGATAAGTTCTTTAAAGTACTTGAAGAAAACAATTTTTATTTGTCTTCTTCCGACGCATTAGAATCCATAAATAGTAAATCTTTACAGCAAGCCTTATCTATGGTGTCCCAACTGCAAAAAGAGTTGAAGGCATCACAGAAGGAAACCCTTAATCTGAGGGAAGCACATGGTAAGCTTAAGGATGCTAACAGCAAACAACAGATAAAGCACGAACAAACATCGTTATGGAGTAAATTGTTGGAATCAATCATCAAAGTACCCTTTACGATAATCGCGCATTTGTTGGAAGTCAAATTAACCCAAGTCCTAGGACCTAAGTTATTAATGGCGATTCTGTAATCTTATCCATGTGTGACCTCAACAATAATAAGAGGAAACACAAATGGACCCGAGGTTACTAGATGCTATCGACGATACCATGCCCCGTTTTAATACGGAGTTAACCAAAGGATTCCATGCACGTCAGTTCGAAGATATCGAAAAATGGTATGAACGGCAATTACGCATGATCCTAAAGTCGTTAGAATCGAAAGGGGTGAAATTCCACGGATTAAAACCCGTGCGCCCTGATGAGATGTTCAAGGTCATCAGCGAAACGACTCAGAACAAAACCTTTGAGACCAATAAAGAATCTTTATATCCGACTAGGCTAGACATTTCCTATACCGACAACCAAGGCATAGAACGTGTATTCCCTAACATCTACGTCATGTTGCCTTTTACAGACGAGTACGGAGACATCTACATCAGAGACTCTTTATGCTCATTGCAAATCGTTTTAGCAGACCGAGGTCTAAGTGTTACCAAAGATGAACAAATCTTTGTAAGAATCCTAGGTTACAAGTTCAAAATAGGAACAGAGAATATCGGATTCGTCCGAGTGTTCCCTGCACCTAATGGCAACCGTATCGTGCCTATGCAGTTAAACTTACCTGCAAACCGCTTCTACACACCAAAAGAAGCATGGCGCGTAAATCCGAAGAAAGTACCTGAGCCTTTATTAGCTTGGTACATGTTCGCGGAATACGGTGTAACTGAGACAATGAAAAAATATGGTGAATGCGAAATCGCCGTAGGGGATAGTGACGTCATTAGTGACACCTACCCTGAAAGTGAAGGCTGGGAAATCTACGCAAATAGTGGTCGTCGTTCGGAAAGACAGTTAACGAAGAACTCTATTTACAATTCCTTTGCGATTGCGGTTCGTCCAGTCAATCGCAAACGGAAAGAAATTCCTACCGTAGCATTACAATACGTAGCAAGTTTAATATTCTTGTTTGATTGCGGTTCCACGCTAGTTGATCTCGATCGACTAGATGACCGAATGTTCTGGCGTTTGATTATCGGTATGTCATCCATGTCCTCTCGAGGCGGTGCGGATAACATATTACGACAAATGAAAGACCATTTTCAAAGCATCTATGAATACATGGATGAGAGTTCAATCAAGCGCTTTGCAGCGCAACGAATTGTTGTGAATGATATGTTCGATTTGTTCAACTACATCATCGCAAACCGTACTGAAATTGTCAAAACTGTCGACAGAGCGGATATGCTTCATAAAGAAGTCTGTTCATTAGAATACACTATGGATCGTCTCATCGTCCGAGCTAATCGTTTTAAACACGAAATTAAGAACATCACTGATCTGAACACGAGCAAGGTAGGTCACACTATCGTCCGCTGGTTTGGTTTAAGAGACATAGAACCCGCTGCCCGAGAATCAAACATGGTGCAAGAATCAACTCCGACGGATTGTCCTTTAGTGGACTACGTATTAGGGGTGATGACGCAGGCCAAGGTTTGTTCAACACGGGGAAGCAAACGCGCTGGCTTTAACGTCAGTGATCCGGCTAACAGTATTCACCCATCGTTACCGTTTGCTATGTCTGCTGAGCGTATTACAAAACCAGATCCAGATGGTCGTGGGTACCTAAGCCCGACGGTCAAACTGAATCTGTCTAATTGTATTGTGCTCGATCCAAAACTTCGGGATTTGTATAACGCCACTGCTGCTCGTTTGACGACACGTCAGCCGAGAGACAACCAAAAATGAGTCATCAAAATCCAAACTTCCCATCGCGTCCCGGTACCCCAGTAGGTCGAGAAATCGGCTCTACTCAAAACTGGTCGCAATCCCAGCCTCAGCAGAACATGATGCCGACAATGGGAACGGGTCAACCTTCAAACATGGGTATGCCGGGAACGGGACAGCGCCAAATGTCCCCGTTAGACCAATTGCAATCCATGATGCGGTCAGGCCAAGTCAAAAACAACTTTTCGTATGAGGAACGTAAAGGTAGCACCAACATCGACTATTCTTCCGTTGATAGTTTCATTAACGGTGGAACGGACGGTGAGAAAAGTCAAAGTGAACTAATGTCGTTACGTCGTGAAGACGCAAAGAACGCCGTTGCTCCGTTGATCATGCACATCGCAAATGAATACGCGTTGCGAAACTCACGATTCAAAACCGTCGAGTTAATGATCACACAGTTTGCTATGAAGTTCACCGAAGGCCATCCAGTTAAGACTGTACACAAATACTGGGAGATGATGTGTAATAACTCCAATATGCGTCAGGCCATCGGCTTTAACGTTGGTACTTTGTTTGCCCACCAGATGGCGACAGGTATCATGCACGAAGCCGTCCCAGATTCACGCCAAAGCGAATTGCTTTATCAAGGCTGTATTGATAACATTTTAGCGATCGAGTTATGTCGTTGGTTAACCCAATCACCGAGTGCTCGTGCTACGTTACAAGAAGAAGGTCCTATAGGGGCTCACTTTCGTAAACGTTTGTTAGATCAATACCGTGATCGTGCGCCGTCTATTTCGGATTCATTTGCCTTTATGGGGATCGATTCCCCGTACGATGGATTTGAACCGAAACTGGAAGAAACACTGGACCACGCAAGTGATCCAGCCAACTATGTGATCAAGCAATACGCTCGACCACCAGAACCTTACCATCAACCAGTTGTTGATGCTTTTCAATATCAACCGTCTCCAGATTCCCGTACTCCGGTTACTGACATGTTGTTTGAATTGAATCGCTTGGAACAAGAGAACCTCACCAAGCAAGCAACTGAACAATCACAACAACGTTCCCCTCAATCTTACTACCGTGAAGAAACTCTTCCAGAGACTAGCACGAGTTGGACGGATGATGAGGACGACGCACCGTTAGTATTCGGTGAACCAACTGTAATCCAAGACGACTTTTACGGTATGACTCCTGATAACCATCATAAGTACAACTGGAAAGAGCGTTTGATTGCAGTACCGCACACTAACTTATTTACTACTGATGAAGAAATGCTTGACGTTCTACGTGATGCTTTCTTCCGTGGTAGTTACCGTTACATGCGTTCGATCCCGGGTTACGTGACAGTGTTTACTCTGGACGAAAATGGTTTGCCTAACGGTGACGACCACTTGATCAATACAAGAGGGAGAGCAGTGGAAACATTCCTTACTAATCCAGAGTTACTATTACCTCATCTGAAAGAAACTGAAGACGGCATCGTTGAAGTTCGAAACGTGGACCTAGTGGTAGACGAAGAAGAACAATACGATCTAGACGCAGTGAAGATGGCGGCAATGGAAGATCGTGAAGCTCGTCATACCTTGATTGAAGAAATCGCAGTCCGTGATCTCGAAGAACAAGACCGTGAAGCAATGCACGTTCACACCGTGGGTACTCGTAAGGGTATCATTCACGCAACGACTAACATTGAAATCCACCATGAGTCGACTCTAATGAGTTCTCCTTCGGCGGTTACTGAAGTGTATCGTTGTCTATCTATGCTGATTAAAGATCGTCCGGTGAATACATCGTACTTCGACTTTATCCGCAACGTGTACCACACCATCGGTCGTCAGTTTATCGAGGAAGGTGAATTAATCCGAATCATAGACACGTACCTTAAGACTGAACTAGAACGTCACATGATTGATCGTTATGGTTACAGCAATGATCCTAAGAGCGACCACTATTTCCAAGTGCATACTCTGACGGATTGTTTTGATGATTTAGAAGACGAAATCCTTAAGCTTTGTCCTGAAGCACATGCTGAACTGTCTACTAATAAAACATCACAAACACTTATTTCGAAATCGCAATGTTTTGTTGATCGAGTGGAAGCACTTCGTATCCTAACAGCGAACATTCGTCCTAAGTCCCGCACTCGTGCGGTAGAAGAATACGACGCAGCGATGCGTGTACTATTCGTCCGTGAAGTTATCATCACTCGCATCTCTAACATGGCTCCACCGGTCAATAGCGCTGGAGAGTCCATAGCAATTGTGAAACGCAGTGAAATCCCTAACCTGTTCAAATTAGTCAGCGCCGCTTACGGTAGTGCGTCAGCTAAGTTGAAACCGGGAGCGGAACAGATCATCGTGTTCACTGATGCAAGTGACCAACGTTGGACATTCCAAACTAATCGTTACGATGGTGGTAACGTAGGTACTCTACGTAAACTTAACCGTCAAGATCGTTTAGGGCTGTTGGATTTGATGGCAACCAATTAATAATAATTACAAGAGAGGGTCTTCGGACTCTCTCTTATTAATCTCAGGATTTTTTTAGTATGTTAGTTAAGAAACTACTTTACCCAAGAACCGTGGATGGGTTTTTGGACCAGTTAGAAGAAAAAGTAATGGCGTTGAGTTCGGTTAAAACCAATAACTATTACGACTTGGTGTTTACCACCTTACGCGAAGAATACGAAAACTGGATGGAGTTACGTGTTTTTCCTAAGATAAAGGAACACCGTCAAACGGTTCGTTTAGTGAATGTGTCGTTAAAGACCAATAACCGTAACCGCGAGCGTTTGTTTTTCCGCTTACCTGTTGTTGTGAATAGTCGAACTGATAAGAAAGAGTGTGGTAAGAAAAATCACTTTTGTCGAGGTTATGACGAAACTGATTTGGATTTACTAAGAAAATCTTCACCACTCCTAGTCAGTTACCACGATACCCCCGTACACATCCACAAATTAACTTCCCCGCATAATTTCTACGCTTATGTGGACTTTGCCTTAGTACGACGTAACACGGGCTTACAGCGCCGTATAGATCGTTTAAGGATGTGGGGGCCTCATCTACCTTGGGTTAGAAACAAAAACCTTTTGAAACTACCAGTGAGACATTAAGTTATGGAATACGCACATCATGATGATAATGAATTGCTTGATGCAGTCGCTTACCGCATACAAACCGCAATTCAAAACAAATCCGGTATGGAAGACATGCTCGGTATTACTAAGTTGGTTTGGGCTCTTTACCCATTTACTTCTGACCTCCGCTTCATGAAGGATTACGCCTTTACGTTGAGTGACGGTTATCTTACGGTGGATTTCCCTAAGACCAAAGACGAACTCCATATGTTTAACAAAGAACCCGGTCTTTATTTTAAAGCGGGTGTGGATAGTAAGATTAAATTCCATCAAACTTTCCCCTTTAATAAAACATTCCCTTTAAAAGAGGTCACCAGTTATAAACTCATGACTCGTATTTATCTGGGGGAAGAAACCCCAAATATCGCCTTCTCACCAGAAGGTCATTACGGGTTCCCGTTTATTGGTCCGCTACGTTTAGTGGGTAAAAAGTTCCACCCCGGAGAAATGCATTATGTGTTGTTTCCATTGGAGTTGGAAACCACTAGTCTCAAAAACCTACCGAGTCAAATGGGATTATCGTTCTTAAAACCTGATCCAGATAAGCCAGATTACATCACTATTGCTAAACTTGATGCGGTGCGATTAGCAATGATCATTGGGAGTAATCCAGAGAACGCAGAATTCTACTTAGAAGAGTGGTTTAAAGATCCTCGTTTCCCAGCTTACTCGGAAGATTCTACCGTGACTGTAGGTGACGTGACATTAACCTACCCGAACGATCAGCGTGATTTACTTGCGCTTAAAGATTGGAAGGTTGATTTCACTAAAGCTTTAAATGTAAAAATTAACGACGATGCATCAATGTCACCGAACACGACATCGCCAACGTTCTCCGGGGAGCAAATACCTGCGGTGAAAAAGATACCACAACATTTGCTGTTAACCCAAGTGAATCTATTACGTGAACACCTTGGGTTGCCTCCAGTCAAAGCAAAATGGTCTGTTGGTGGGGATATTATCGACTTAGAGGAAGAGTCATGACAGAAAAAGATCGTTCTATATTTGGTGAATTCACACCGGAACAGTTCCTTGAGGTTATGAAAGGTGAGTATTTTGACGAGCAACTGCTCCGAAAGTGGTTAACGGAAAAACGGGAGATGAGTCTACTAACCCAACTCCCACCGTCCCTGAGCTTTTCTATCCAACGCAGGTTCTATAACGTCATTATTCCGACGAACGACGTTATGTACACTTGCATAGATAACCTCGACCATTATCCCATGGTGGTGTCAGAAGACCTAATGGGGGTGAGTGAGATTTTGAATCATCTCTTGATGGGCGAGTATAAGGAACGTAAAGTAATTTCTGTGGCACTTCGTAGGTTGTTAATGGAAACCTCCAACCACCATAACGATTATCCATACATACTTGAAGTGACTGTCGGGAACGAACAACTGACACTAAGTTTCTTAAATGAAAGTTTTGTGGATATGGATCCTTTAGAGTGGACAGAAAAATACGTAGATCACCGAATCTTAAACGAGTCCTACGATCGTAAATCGCTCGATGAACGCCACGAGGATGGCCCCCCTAATTCATCCGACGAGATGTTCAAAGAAGTTGGTAACTCTTTACAGGAAGCCATACAGGAAGTTAAAGAAGCACCTTTGGCTGAACACATCGAAGGCGGGATGGGTGATGACGGTCGTTATGTAGTTAAAACCTTCCGTCAGTTCCATAACCGTGAAGAGTACTTGGATTACATGCGTAAAGTCATGGACCTTTAATAAACATTCTAACCTCACCTCCTTAACGGGAGGTGAGGTTATGTTTGCTTTCTTTATTTTTTAACATACAGATTATTTCAGATCTATATAGTCTAGGTGTATAAAGATACATGTATTTAAATTCAACTAACCTTAAAGAAGGAACACATTATGTCTAACAAAAACCAAAACAAAAACGCTGGTAAAAACGAAGCTGAATACGTAGATGATTTCGAAAAGTACGAAGGTCCTAAAACTGAAGAAACTAAAGGTTCAGATAAAGACCAAGGTACTTCTGAAGCTTCGAAGAAAGAAACCCCTGTTAATGAAGGTAAACAAGGTATTAACCTTTACAGCCTAGTGGGTGGACTAATCGCAGGTGGTGCAGTAAGCGCTTACACTCGTTCTACAACAGCCGCTATTACAACAGCGGGTGCCGTTGGCGGGGCTTCCTACTACCTAGGTAAACAAGACCGTGAAAGATCTATGGTGAAGGATGTTGCTATCGGTGCAGCGGTCGGTGTAGTTAGTGCAACAGCAGGTAGCATGTTGGGTTCTCTATTCGACAACCCTGATGCAGAAGAGTTGGAAACTATCCCTACACAACAAGACTAAGTTATTAGGATGTTATGGGCGAAAGCCTGTAACATCCTAAAACTAAAACAATTTATTTTTTGTCTATTACTAAGGTCGAATCTGATGAGCATTGAAGTCGCACCGCACCCGATACCTTTCCTAACGGAAGCATTAACATTGGGTGAAATTAATGACTTTAAACCACGGCTAGTTAAGCTGATGGTTGAAGACGACATCTCAGAGAACTGGAAACATCCTAAGCTCTCGGAGTGTAAAACCGTGCTTTATGATAAAGGCTGGTACCGTGGTGACGCGGAACTTACTCATAATGTCAGCTTGGTTTTTCTGTATTGGTTAGAACGTTGTTCAGGTAAAGAAGCTTTGCTTAAGCGAGCTTACCAACACTTCTACTTACTAGGTGACCATGGCACTAAATTCTTTGGACATCTAAACACACTTTACGACGTGTTAAGATCCCATAAGAAATAAATATACCCACCTCCCCGTTTGGGGAGGTGGGTATATACAGTTTATTTTTTTTACTCTTCCGGTTCTTCTAAACCTTCATCGTCTTCCAATTCTTCTGTTTCCTCAGACTCTTCCTCTTCAGCAGGTTCGTCTGTTTCTTCAGTTTCCTCGGTTTCTTCAGGTTCTTCAGTTCCGTCAAGTTCTTCACTTTCAAAGTCGGCAGACTCATCAGTGTCTTCTAAGGATTCGTCCGTTTGCTCTTCACCAGTGTCACCGATCTCCAGTGGGTCGGAATTTTCATCACCCGTGAATTCACTACCTTCCGGTTTAGGTAAAGCCTTAGCAAGTCGTTCCACGCGATCGTCGAACTGTTTCATGTATTCAATGATAAAGTTACCCACGTTCTCGTTAAAGTAATCGAGTTCGTTAAGTAAGGAGAACATGCCGCCCTCTTTACCTTTGTTCATGATATCATCGAAAGGTGTTGGGACGTTGAACAATTTAAACGCTCGGTAACGGATTACTGCTGCAAACTGACTTTCCAGTTCATCAGGACTCAGTTTTTCACTGTCGATATTCAATCGCTCCAACAGTGGGCCCATTAGTCCTTTCGCCGCAGACATCGACACTACTTTCTCAGACCATTCCTCGGCTAACTCCATTTTCTCTTTGATCTTAGTCACGGATTCCATTGTTGTTGGACGTGGTAAAGAAACAAAGAAGTTTTGAAGGAAGTCATTTAAGATCACCATGACTTTCTCTTGTTTGTCACCTTCGATCTTAACTTTAGAATCCGGTACCAATAACTTTTCCGGGGAGTCCAGAATCGTATCCACCAAGCGGTTCATTACCGGTTCGTTAACTAAAGCATTCTTACGAATAATGTCAGTTAACATTTCAGCAAGTTGAGTTTGGTACATGATCGTTTGGTTACACAAAGTTTCTTGTTCAGCCAATGCTTCGATCTGGAAGTTGTTACCGTTCTCATCGCGTTCATCCAACCAGCTACGAGGTAGACCATAAGTGTTGGCAATAGAAGACAGCAAATACTGACGAGAATCTTCATCAACACGCTTAAACGAAGTACGGTCGATTTGGTTCACCTGCATTTGCGGGGCGGTAACGAATTTGTTATCACCAGCCTCTACACGGATCAATAAAGATTGTTCTTTTAACGCATCCACAATCATTGGCATTGATAACGTGCCAGATGAAATCAAGTTATGAACCGTAGGATTCGATTTAAAGAACTCATAACGAGCCATAGAGATCGTTAAGTCTGGATCGGTGTCTTGAGCTTCTAAAGCTACCACGAGTTCATTACGTGTTTGAGCGTTATCTAGTTGAGCTAGTGCGTCCGCAACATCCAACGCGGCCAGACGTGCAATGAAGTCTTTCGCTTGAGTGGTTAACGACTCACCAATCCCTAGACGGTTGTACTGGAACGCCATGTAAGTGAAGTAACACTCAGGGATGTAAAGTACGCGCGTCCGCTGTTGTTGGAATGCGCGCTCTAAGAAGAGTTTCAGCACATCTTCTTCCAAATCGATTGAAACGTCGGAACCATCGCTCCCCGACCATACGGCTTGGTAAAGTTCTTTCTCAATTTGTGACTTCGCGATCATTGCAAATTCACTCATATCAAAATCACACTCACCGCCGCTCTGAACTTTACGTAAGTTAGCGATCAATGAGTTAGTCGACGTCCCAGTTGGTTTGTCGTCAATCTTATTGGCTTGTGCGGTCAGCGACTGGTAGAAACGGTAATCCTTACTCATCTTCAGGAACTCACCGTTTTCATCCAACAATGCATAACCACCACGGAGACGATTAACATCACCATGAACGTGTACAGGGATAAAACAGTCACTCGGAAGATGGTAACCTAAAGGAGTCCCCCAAGGAGCTTGACTATAAACCCTTGGTGCACGTAAAGATTGTGCAGCTTTAGTTGCATAACTGCGATCACCCGGCATAACTTGTTGCAGAGCTTCTTGTTGCGCTAAACCAAGGTTTGCAGTTTTAGCTCCCGGATTAGGTTGCTTGGTCTTCTTTTTCTTTTCTTTATCAGCACTATTCAACACGTCCGTTTTAGCCATACGGTTAGTCACGTAACTCTGAATAGACTCGTTACCCTGAATACCGTTTAATCGCTCTTTGATACGATGGCGCATGTTTTGGACAGCCAACACACTAACGTTATCCGTTACCGTGATCCCGAATCTCTCGTCAATGATAGGGAACTCGTAGTCGTCTTCTCCAGAACCATCGTTCCAGATAGCTTCCATACCAGTTACTTTATCATCCACCGCTTTTGGGTTTTTAACAAATCCAATGTTCTTAGCTAACATTGCCGGTTTATCATTTAACGTAGCTTGTTTGAACACGTTATTGATTTCTTTTTCAACCGACTCACGGTATTGTTGTTTGGTAAAGCTTTCATTACCTTCAACAATCTGGTTACCGTTAATAATGTTATCAAGCGCAGGACGTGTGATGTTTAGCTTAACGTAACTACCGCTACCAATTAATAAGTCAGAGACCATATTTGGTAGTTCACGCTCGATTTTATAGTCGTTGGTGTAGTACTCACTCAAGACCCTTAGTAAGCTATCATGCAATTTAGTGTTTTTAAATTCACTGTTGTTCGAGTCGTACTCCAGAATGTTTTTCGTTGCACCGTTAGGGTGTAAGATCAACGTTTTCCAAATTACCTCAGCCTTGGTGATATAAGGTGTGATTTTCTTAAGGTCAACGTTAGCGTTGATCGTATTGGCGATAATGTCGCCTAGACTCTTTAGCTTACGACCTTCAACCCGACGAAGTTGTTCCTCTTCGGTACCGGTACCCTCAGATCGAGTTTCTGATACCCGAACGTTAAGTATTGCTTCTAGTGGTTTAGGGACACGCGATAGTGACTTACGTAGTTCCGTAAGGTCGACTCGAGTATTACCTCTCGTTTGTTTCATAACACCCTCTTGGATAAACTATGGAAAATATTGAATTTAACGCCCACGTGGAGAGCGTACTCAGTTTGATGCGTACGTTGGTTATAAAGTGTGAAGCCATCGGCGTCACCGATAACCGTCTCCTCGCAGAAGCGGGGTACCCAGTGTCTCAAGATAAACGCAAGTGGCGTTATTATCTCAATATGACCGGGGAATACCACGAGACTGATGAACCCATGTACGTAGCCTCCATTGATAATGGAGACCAGATTTTGTTCAGTAAAGTTAACCTTGATATTCACTTGGCAACTCGCCGAGCGTATCAACCGGGTTCTTACTGGTATAAACGATTGACCGAAGAACACCCGGGTCAAATCGATTTAATCAACGGGATCATAGACCCCATAAATATGGAGGACGCGATCGCTGCTGAAGACTATAAGATCTTACGCTACAATAAAGATTTAATCGAAGCCAATGAAGATCAGTTGATCCCCGGTTTACAACAATGGATCAATGCGTATACACAACGTCATTTTAAGACGGACTATATGTACACGGAAAACCTACAGTTACCTATAGACTTGGCGACGATGTACGGTTTAATGATCCCACTGGTGTTAATATTAAGATTAGAAGCATTTGGAACACGCAATGTTTCTGATTACCATGTTTGGAACCGCCTTAATTCTTATGGGGACTTCCGGACTTATCGTACTGGTTTAGGTCAAACCCAAAAAATGTGGTTATACCGTAACATCGAGTACTTGAGAAATAACCTCGGTAAGAACTTTACGTTAGAGCAACTCATCTCAAACTTATTGACTCCAGAGTCTATCCCAATCTTCCATTACCGTTCTATCATCAACACTGAACAGATGGAGACTGACCAAGGTCAACCAGAAGGGTTGTTCGTTAAAGAACGACTTAACTTCAAAGAACTTGAATACGACACTGGAGAACGCTTTACTAACTCTCAGTTGTTGTCATTTGAGGAACCAATGGCAAGGGATAATGCTTTACTTAAAGCTTACCATGAAGTGCTTGTTGAACCTGAGTCCAAAGAAACGACTTTTAATGATCTAAGTACTAAAGTGTTGGATTCCACTATGGAGGACTACACTAACCGTCACGACGATACATTAATGAAGACGTTATTCCATGAATGGATTTATACCAGTAAACACAAACTGTATGAATCGATCGTGGACTTCATAGACCCACTCAACGGTAACCATGTGCGTCTCAACACTCATGACGCTCTGATCTACTGGCAGTTGCTATTGCGTTCCTACCTAGGTACACCAGTTGAAGTCATTGAACCATTCTGGTTCCAATGGGTGATGACTAAGGACTTACGTGACTTTGATACCTTCCGAGCCGCTGGTCCATCACCTGCACTTCATGATTCGGTAGTGATTGATATCCGTAAACAATGGGTGCCTAAGCTCAAAGTAATTTCCCCAGATGCATTCTTTGATCAGTGCTTTGCCATTCATCAAGCAAAATGGAAAGCTAAGAAAATCTATTCACAGCATGATGAACTATATCAACATGCTTACACCAAAGAATGTGTTCGTCGTTTGTATGACCATGGTGTCTATTACCTGCATGACCCAGCCGTTCACCCTAGTACGCAGTCTTGGTTAGATGACAAAGAACTCCACTTAGGGGATTACAGTAAATCCGAGTTGATCGAACTATGTTGGGAGATCTTCACTAAGGCCACTGGTTGGGATGTTAAGGGTGTGGTTTCTTTGCGACAGATTCAGTCTAACTTAGTCTCTTTGATGACTGACCTGAGTTCTTACACCATTCAAATCCTAAAGGATATTGATGACGGTAATACCACGGCGGAAAACACGGATAACGTTCACCTAGGACTCACTGGGGATAACCAAATGAGTAACGTAGGTGATTACCTTGCTAATCCTCTAGTACCGGTAGACATTCACGCTGTACCTCTAGCAGCGATGAACGAATACCTGATTACAATCGACGACCGTAACCATGACGTTAAACTTTCAGCTTCCACTCTTCATAATGGGGAACTTAACGTTGGTGTTGGAGTAACAGAAATTCCACGTGATCAAGTCGCTAATCTACGTGTCCCTGTTTCAGTGGGTGTGAGAGAAGCTACTTGGGCTTACTAATTACTAACCTTATAATGGTATACAAACTATTATAATTTGATCAAAAGGATCTTTACACATGGCTAACCAAAACGACCTGATCCGAGAATCAGATAACTCTCGTGTTCCGGCGCAAATGGTATCTACTCAACCGATGGGTACCAACATCATGATCGCTAAGGCGACCAACAAACAATTGAACATTCCACCTAACACCACATTAAACGAACACCATGAAATTGAAGTGAACAACTCACTAGGTGTTAAGAACGGTCAAGACTTTGTATTAGGTTACTTTGGTGTAGGTATCAAAGGTTATCAAGTGGTGGGTAATCATCCGATAACCCAAGTTCCAGTGAACTACACCAACCAGCATCAGCCATTCGATCAAAACTTGTTCTACTCTATCCCTTTGTGCGCTCGTCCTCTAGACGACGACCTCACTGAACAAGAACGTGAAAAATACCGCATCCGTACGATTAAAATCTTAGATGGTGTCCCGACTGCACTCTACTGGTTGATGAAAACCGGAATGAGTGAATTCAATCCTAAGACTAAGCGTGCTTACCGTAAGCCAGACACCGGTAACGAAGTTCCGGAAGATTACGTGTACCGACCAGAGTCTCTCAACCCTGAACCGATTACATTGTCATCGAACGGTACGGTTCCATTGTCAAACACTTACTTGACGTCTTCTGGTTTGATGGACTTATCACTCAATGGCACGGCATTAGAAGAACTCCGTAACGTGTGTCGCTTGATGTTTGGTGATCCTTCACTAGCAGCAGTATCAGAATACCAAATCGTGTGGGGTATTGAATCCACAACCGAAGGACAAGGTCCGGGTGGCACAACGTTCCGTCACAAAGAACTGATCTCAGCGGTAACCCAATACGTTATTTCTGAACGTCATGCTCGTGACGCTAACTCTAACGGTGACATCGTCCTTAAATATGACTTGGGTGCCGCTTACCCAATGTTACTGGAAGAATAATGGAAACACTTCCACTCCCAGAAGGGTGGATACGTTCTATAGCGATAGACCCATCCACGTCCCGGATGGGGATGTCCATTATCGACGTCAACCTCGAACAACCAGAGCGTTTTAAATTACAATGGGTGGAAACCATCCATGGTGATAAAATGGAACACTTTGGTTCAACGAACTATGACGATGACGGTGCAGTACAATCCCGTATACTGGGTTTGTCTAAAGCGTACCGTAAGTTATTAGACTTTTTTAATCCTACAGTAGCAGCATGTGAAGATAACTTCTTAGGGGCGTCTCCAGACACCTTTAAGCGACTTATCGAAGCGGTCTCATTGTTGCGCGTAGAAACAGAAAGTTACGGGAATGGTCTTTACATGGTTAACGTTCCACCACGAGCGGCTAAAGAAACCGTTGGGGCTAACTTTAAGGGCACTCAAAAAGAAGACGTGACCAAAGGTATTAAGAAATACGAAAATATTGACCTTAACGGACACGACTTAGATTTGTTGGATGAACACTCGATCGATGCTATAGCGATAAACTTAAATTTGTGTGAGCGTATCGCTAAAGATCGAGGTAAATTCCATGACACAAAAAATACCTGAACGTAATGATCATTTAGATACGGCAGAAGGTGTGGTGCTAGGAAAGTGGGGAACACGTATTCGAACATTTTGTGGTATCATTGCGGTGCTTACAACGTGTTGGGTTTCGTATTCTGGTATGGCTTCTATTGTCGAGTCAGTGAAAGCTGGTAAAGGTTGGCCTAGTGACATGACGATCTTTTTGTTCGTCTTCGGTCCTGTGGCTATTGCTTGGCAATACATGAGCGTAAACAAACTGTTATCCCTACTCTTTTCATCCGATGCCCAGAACGCTGTAAAGATCAAAGATCGTTTACGGGGGTTTATTGATCCTAACCCTCCTAATAAACCATAACCGAACATAACTCCCTACCCACTGAGGGTAGGGAGTTATTATTGCTTTTATTCTTCTTCACTGTCTGGGGGCTTAGAATCCAGTATCGCATAAATACGATTCAATGTCTTCAACAATGACTGGATAGTGACCTTAGCCCCATAGAGTTCTTCAGATCTTTGGTCTGAACGATTGGCAAGTTCAATCGTGTACACTATACTTGCATAGTGACACTCCCTCGGAACTAAATCGCCTTCGCATTTATTAGAACTCAAGAAAGTCTGGAGTGCTAGTAGTTCACTCGGACTTAACTTTGGAGGGTTCTCCTTTAAATAGGGAGGAATGTCTAAGACGCTACTCCTTAATGCACCGACGTTGGCTCGCACGATATCCATCTTAGCAACTTCGGCGTTGACTTTTAGTTGTGCGCTACCTTCCTGAAAAGAAGGCTTGGTGGAGCAGCCAGTTAATAACATGATCGCCATCACAACAACGACCAATAATCCCATGTTAACCTTCAGGCCGAGGGACTTCAGTAACCGGATCGTGCTCCACATTTTTATTAGTGGACCCACTAGGTATTACTCCTTTCATTTCTAATTGATACTCATCCATCATGGACTGGTAACTTTCACGACGAACACCTTTTTTCTCTTCGAGAAATCGTTCTAACTCGAGATTACTCCTTTTATTCTCTTCCAATATCACTCGAGACTCTTTGTTAATTTGCTCAAAGGTCTTCATGATATCTTCTAGTTGTGCAATGGTTTCTTTCGACATACCTTCGTCTTTGTCGAAGAACATCCCACCTAAGTTTGAGAGCAAGGTCAGTAATAACAACCCAACGATTGTACCGAACTGCACCGTTGTCCAAGTCATACGTTTATCTTGATCGGGCATAATTTACATGTCCTTAAATATCGAGTAAATTTTGAAGTGATAAGCTTCAACACTATGGTGTGGTTCGTACCAGTTGACTTTGTCATGGAACAACCCCCCACCGTTCTCAGAGCCTGTGGAGTAATCCGTTGAGATATCGATATATCGGACGTCGAAGTCTAGTAACCTTCTGCCTGCGCCTAAGCGATGACGGTAAGTAGGGAACCGTCCGTCAGACAACATCACCGGGTGGTGAAACTGATCTTCAGTCGCAAATGTGGTGGGGAAGGTATACGTTTCTAGAGGTTCAACATCCACACCCATATAAGGGTTGGACATATAGATAATGAAGCTGTTGAAGTTAAGCAACAGTTCTTCTATCACATCGGATCGCTCTAAGAGCTCCGCTTCGACAACACCGCTACGGCAATTTGCGACGTTATCCAAGTCGATATGCTTAGCCCCCTTGACTAACAAGCGACCTAAGTCTAAAGCACGTAAATCCAGTCGGAAGCTGTGTTTCCCGACTTTAGTTACAGCTGGGTCACCGCAGATCAATTTCCCGCCAATGACCAACCAGACTGTTTCTTCTAAAATAGGACGATCAACAGTAATGAGTACGGAATGACTTTTACCATCAATGTCAAGTTGTTCTTTTTCAAATGGAACCGTTTCGACGGAACTGATACCCTTAAAGTCCAAAGCACCCACATGTCCTTTGTCATCGATACGGAAGTTACGACCACCACCGACTAAGTAAATACCGTCTGGTCTCCCTACACCACGAATAAAGTAACCGTTGTATGTAAACAACGTAGTTTTAACAAATTCTTGGTACTTAGGATTCGCTGAAACAATGTGTTTCAGTTTAAGGTCGATAGCGCCGGCGTTCGTCACTTGGGGTTGACGACCTGCGGCGAAATCTAACCGCCCCGGTAAGGCCACGTAACCGGCTTGTTGCATGTCTTCCATGCGGACGTAGTTATAGGTTTCCCCGATCTTACCTAAGTAAACTTTTAATGGGATGCGTTCTTTTGTATCTAGCCAGTCTTGGATACTTCCGTGGAAGTATAAAGCTTCACTTCGATATTCCCCCATGTCTACGGTGATTTCTTTCAGTAACAATGCGTCGTAAACTGTGATAAACAAAGCACGAGTTTTTTCCATTACCGAGCTTAACTTAGCGTTTTCGATTTTAAGTGGCTGTAGACCCGCCAAGTCCCCTTGGTAGGCACCAATACAGCGTCGGTACAGATACATTATACAAATCTCCTTGGTGAATTCTATAGAATCGTTACGTTACTTGTGCGATTTGACACTAACATAAGGCCTTTTGTTATGAGTTACATCATCCACCCTTGGAACCCTTTTGGGGACAATGAACAGAGTGTGGTGTACAACGAAACGATCAGTGCGTTAGGTGAGGAACGTAGTTTATTAGTTCCTCGTTACGGCCCGTTCTTTGAGAAAGATCTAGTTCTTAAAGATGCGCAAACGGGTGTCGAACTAAAGCCGGGTCGAGACTTCGTTTTCAGTTACCCATTCGACGAATTCATTAAATATTACAATCGAACTGTTTTCGGTGGCATTACACTATTAGATAGTGGTCGTAACCGACAGCTCGTTCTTGAGAAATACAAAACCGTTGGCGAACCGTTCACACAGAATGACCAAGAGTTCATTCGTCTGACGTCAACGATTATTCATTCGGAACGTATTGCGGACTGGAGTCAGGTAGTAAACTTACCTATGGAAGGCTTCCCTTCTGACCCACACCAACACGAACCGGACTTAACCTACAACTATCACAAATTCATCGAAGTGATGAAAGAGATAGATACAGCACAGCGTAATGAGTTCAATAACCCTACGGTTGCTTCTCAGCTGGCTGAACACGTTTCCCAAGCTTTCAAGTTAGCTCACCCTAACGCAACCGCAGAAGATTTCAATCTAGGTAACGTGGAAGACTTTGGTGTTGCCACTGAGTCTGATCTACAAGGGAATTCCGATCAACTGTATTTGACTTTAGCCAAAGGTCGACTACTGACGGAAAACATCCTGAAAGATCTGAACATCTACCCAGATCAAACACCTACAGAACCGGGTAGTGATGACCCACTACACCAGCCTTTAACCTTAGCTAAAGCGTTGGAGTTGTTCGTAGGGAAGAATGATGATCTCGCTGAGATTGCTAGTCGTGGGAAGGCCGCTCGTCGTAATGCTCGTAATAACCTTGGTTTAGGTGACGCAGCAACCGCAACCATAGAGCAAGCAATCGGTGATGGTCTTAAGGCATTGATGTCGCAAAAAGCGATTTCTGATGCTTTAGCCAAGCTGGTCCCTCAAACCCGAAAAATCAACGGAATGCCGTTAACTAAAGACATCACCATTGATGTCAACGATAACGATTCTTACTCTAGAACCGAAACCGACAACTTACTAAGCAAAAAGTTTGATAAGACTTCGGTGAGTCAGAGTACGGGCACGAGTTCGGCTGCGGTAATGTCACAAAAAGCGACGACCGATGAATTAAACAAGCGTGTGCCAAACACTCGTAAAGTTAACGGCAAACCATTATCATCGGATGTCTCTTTATCTCCGGGTGATGTTGGGGCGTATACTAAGACCCAAGTTAATGACTTAGTTAATGGTCGTGTACCCAATGGTCGTACCGTCAATGGTAAACCCCTAAGCTCGAACATCTCTTTGAGTGCGGCGGATGTCGGTGCCTACACCAAATCTGAAGTCAACACTCGTCTAGATGCCAAGTTTGACAAATCTCGTTTGACCAGCAGCACTGGTGGTAGTACGTCTTACGCGATGACTCAAAAAGGTGTGACCGATCAACTCAACACCAAGGTCCCGACTTCTCGTACGATCAACGGTAAGGCATTAACGGGTAATATCTCTTTAAGCGCAGCTAACGTTGGCGCTTATACTAAAGCAGAGACCGATTACCGTCTCAACCTTCGTCTAGAGAAAAACAAGATCTCGCAAGGTCAAGGTAATAATGCGGCTTATGTGATGTCCCAGAAAGCAGTAACCGACGGACTGAATAGTAAAGTTCCAACGTCACGTACTGTCAATGGTAAGGCATTAACAGGCAACATTAGTTTGAGCAAAGCCGATATCGGTTTAGGTTCTGTTGAAAACAAAAGCTGGGTGAAGGTAAAAGACGCGTCGGTGAGTTTCAACCTTCGTAATGGTTACCGCGTTTACACTGGTGAGGTCGATACCGGTCTACGTCTTCCTTATCAAGATGGACGTCGTTTCGACAAAGATCGTTTCCGTGTTATCCCAGAAACGATAGGTTATATCGAGTCGAGCAACCCTAACTCTTGTTGGTGGGGTGTTGACTACGAAATAGTTCTGAAACAATACTGGAACAAAGGACATCAAATCTGGGTCAAGTTTTACGGTTCAGGTGCGTATATCTCGACCGGTAAAATCACTGGTTACGAACTGTACGAATGGAAATAATACTTCCTTAGTTAATAATCCAGAGGTCCGTAGGGACCTCTGGATTATATTACAGTGAAACGAATTTTATGATTCATTAACTTCTAGGGTAATAACCCGGAACTTATTAAAGGACGGAATATGAACCTCCCCGAGATTAAACAATATCGGTTTGATGTGAGAGGGTCGGCGAGAGAGAACTTAGTTCCTCGAGAGTTGATCCCTGCCAGTGACGAACGCAGTGCTAAGATCGTGGTCCCTAGACACGCACCTTTTTTCATTGAGTCAGTACACGTTTACATCGCCGGTCAAACAGTTCCCCTCAACTTAGGTGAACATTATGATTTCGTGAGCATAGATCACGAGTTATCTGAATACTGTGGTAACCGAGTGAGTTGGGTTATCCGTAAACTTAAAGACAACCTACCGGACTTAGAGATCACCTATCAGACGTTAGGTTCGATTCCAGCACTAACCGCAACCACGAAGTACTGGTATGAGGCAGCGGCACTAGACCAACGTCCAGTGTGGTTCGATCAACTATTAAACAAACCGAGTCATTACATTCCAATGCTACACGGTCATGATTTGGCTCAAGGTTTCTTTAATTTCTCACGTCTTATTGAAGTTTACGAAGATCGATATGAAACGCTGTTTGGTCAAGACGCTTTAGTTCCGTATCGTGATTGGTTTATTGCTCAGCTCAATAACCTTAAATCGTACGTACAGCCTTACAGAACGCTTTTAGAGCGTTACACTGATAATCACATTGATCATCAGCGAGATCCTCATGGAACGCGTTCTAGAGCGATTCCCGGGCTAGATAAGATCGATGAAGTAAAGACGGCTTCGCACTTGGATATCGAAGCTGGGAACAATGACCGTTTACGAGTCGTTGCAGCCCAAGCTCACGACCTTATCAATAAAGTCGGACCTAACCCTAAAGACCACGTACCTCCAACGACCGTTGGCATTTATGGGCAACACTTACTTCCGCTAGATGGGAGTCCTTCCCCAATTCCAAAGACAACACTGACTGTTGGTGTCAAGGATTTGATGGTTAACGCGTACGTGGACAGAATGGGAGTAGGTCGAGGTCAACAACTCTTTACGGGTAAAGACAAAGACGTAGTCAATAACATCTTTAACCCGAATCCAATCAGTGATGACCGTAACCCAAATGATAACGTTTGGATTAACGAACACACCGATGCCGGGTATGACTTGTTTGTAGCAGGCGGTAACCGTGAAGCTCGATTAATGTACAAGACTTCAGGAAATTACTGGGACTTGATCGTAGACCCAGTTAGTCCTACGGATTACAAAGCCCAACCCAATACCAAAATACGAGTAACCGGAGATATGAGTGACGTCAAACGATACATTCGAGAATGGCGTCTAATTCATACCGAAGGTGCAGTCCATCTGATTCGCACTGTTGATCATGAGACTCGTCCTACGGTTCATTGGAAGACCATCACTTATCGTTCAGAACACGGTAACGTTGGTGCGGTACGTTCGTACACGTTCAAATACAAGACCATCAACGATGGAACGAACTACAATGAACAAGGTCGTGTGATTTTGTTCCCTCGTGGGTTTAGTTCTGGTCGTTATGCCAACGGGGACTTGGTGTTCTCTGACCCAGTGGAATTGGTTCGTGAAGATAATCAGATTTTGATTCTTCCTGCTGTAGTAGAAGACACTCTCTACATGGAGTTCTTACTCCCTGAGACATTCCGACATAAAGGGGAATTACGTCGTTATGTCCACTCTCATATGGCAGAAGTAAATCTGGACCATAGTAAAGCGGAAATGTCCTTAACGTGGACCGATACTCGACCTCGTCCTTATATTGTGACTGACTCACTGTTCTCTAAGGAACCAGATGCGAACAACTACTTTGAACAAGTCGCGGTACCTTTCCCTAGTGAGCTAACCAGCCGACGTGCAACCCTAGTGCAGATGTCGCAAGAAGGTTTCTTTGGGTTTGGGTATAAAGAGAATTCCCTCGGTGAAATGTTCGCAGTGCGCATTACCCCCGGTGAATACTCGATCGATCATACCGGTCGTAAGTGGCATTTAGCGGATACGGGGGAATGGGCGGTCAACCGTGTGGGTGGTGCTTCTCCTATTAACCACGACCACATCGACGTAGGTCACCTTCCTCCAATGAATCCTTACATGGGAGTTTGGGCTGAGTCTAACGTTCGTAACCGTTACGGTATCGTAAAGGGCACCCATCCTGAACACGGCATGGGTTTCTTTTACAAGAACTTGTACGGTGGGGTTAACTTACAAACCATTGCAGGGTCGGAAGTCAGAACCAGTTTGCCTCTGGACAACATCGAATATGTACAAGGGTTACATCCGAGTCGTTGGATTGGTACGGTGCTGGATGAATCAGAACGCGAATCTGAATTTTGTTGGCAGGTGGCTTCTTCTGACGGTGTTGATCGTTGTGTCCCTTACCAAGTGGGATTTAGTGGTTCTCAGTTTACTGTGATACATTACGTTAAAGTCTCTGATGAATGGTTGACAGGTCTTGGTGTGACAGAAAACGACCATTGGACTTTACTACTGGGTAGACCACACGACCTACCAGATTTGTTGTTCATTACACAGGTACAAGCTGGGTTAATTAAAACTACTGTCAAAGTACTTCGTGTTGCGGACTCAGTCTTAAGTCGTGTTGACGGTATACATGATCAAGCTACAATGACCACGTTAGGTACAGATGACGTTCCAACAGTTATTGATGAGCGAACAACATCGCATCCTTCTCCAGCTTATGTTGTAAAAGAAAAGGTCAAAAATCCTAAGCCTTCTATGCACACTAATGTGATTAACGTCCTAATAGGAGTGGGTGGTCGAACTACGTTTAACTTACACCCTAACAACCGATTTGGAAATGAATCACATCAGTTAACTTATCCGTACTCTCTGGTATTAAATCAAAGTAACGATACGATCGCTTTCTTTGAAGATGAGGTCAAAGATGGTTGTGTGGGACTGTCTCCTGATTTAGGCTGGGTTCGTACTTCAAACAAAGCACAACGTATGTGTGGGGGTATGGTTAATGCGGGTCAACAACTAGGAACGGGTTATCAAGTTAACCCAAGTTACATTCCGGTTTATCCGGGGTTAGTGGGGATGTTTAATATCGTTCCTGAGAACCGTCATAAAGTCTACCTACCGCTTCCTATGGACGTTCAAGTGGAAAACCACCTGTTCCGTGTTCGTGGTTTGGTTTACGATACGAAACAACTCATCGTACCGGGAACCACACAGCGTCATCATCTTGGTGTCGTTAACGACCCTCTAGGTCCTTACTTAGAAGTAGACAGTTACACGGCTGTGGATGACGGTTGGTTAATCGATGTTACCGAACAAGGTGTAACAATCATTTAATGTAAGGGGGTTCGCCCCCTTTAACTAACGAGGACCGTATGGAAATTGTTAAAGTATTACCTTTGGATTTAAAGGGCGAGCTGGCTTCTAACTACATCTCTGATGAAGTTCAACCCGTTACCGCTTTATCCCGAGACTGGTATCGTCCGGACTACAGTCCTTTCTTTATCGATGACTTTGAGTTGTACGATGGAGATGGAATGTTGTTAAAGCGCAACGTCCACTATTCCTTTGAATCTTTAAATCAAGAAATGGTGAAGAAGACTGGTAAACCCGTTTACAACTTCTTCCGAATTAAAGACCTCACCCTCAACTACAAAAAGTCTTACCACATTAAGTATCGAAGCATCGGTAACACCGGTTTCCCTCGTTCCTTAATCGGTAAAATGGCGCATGAATTGTTAAACAGTGATTACTGGGTGGATTGGGATACACAAGTATTAGGTAAACCACCTACGATGCCGGCGTATCAACACTGGCACGATATCGCGACCGAAGTAGCCAACTGGGACCAATTCATCAGTTTCGCTCAACAACACCTCAACTTCGTTATGGAAACCAAGCGAACTCACTATGATCGCACCATGGCGATGATCAATAAGGTAGAGGGGTTGTTTTCTAAAGAACACCGGGATTACCGACAGAGACTAAAGGACCACGATCAAGACTACGACAACCCGCATGAGCTTGAACGTAAACACTTTAGTTTAACACATATTCCCAACGTCCCATTGGCAACCGTCAAGGAAGACTACCAAGGGGATATCATCGATCGTTTCTCTACTCCGAAAGGATTAGTGTTAGCAGCTAAAGACAAACAACGCATGTCTCCGACCTTGGTGCGTTCAGGTGAGATCAAACAAAACGCCTTTAACCTACTCGGTAAAACGTCGACTGTTCATCCACCGAGAACCATGGAGTTCAACCAAATTACTAAAGCCGCAGTATGTCGTGATGTAAAGGACGGACTAGTGTTTTATTTTGGGGACAACTCCGGTCAACCGATCAGTCTCCTTTATGGTCAAGATGCTGAGTTAAGTTTCACTGGTGAACAACGAGACATTAACGCTTCCGACGGCAGATCAGATGAAGTGTTGAAGACCTTGGGTGGCGGTGTTGTGATACGTCGTCATGATTCAAACACTGGTCTTTATTACGCCAATCCTGAGGAACTCCTAAGTGGGTCTCCGAATTTCACTAAACTGGATTTAAGTAATCTGGATGGATTATACGGTACAGGGTGGGAAGAACGCAGTTGGTTTGTTAAGTGTCAACGTGGGTTGTTATTGATCACTCATGATACTGAGAGTAGTACCTACGTTTATAACGTGAAGTTCAGCCTGTTTGAGTTCGATGACGCCCAGCTTGACCTTGGAAAGACTTACACCTCACGTTCGCTTTCCTTTGATTACCAGAACGAAGACGGAACAGACATCAAAGATTCTTATCGTCTAGCGTTGGTCTCGATTAAACAAGGTACAGAAACCAATACCTTCGATCGTTTCCACCATAGTTTCACTCGAGCGATACGTACCGTAAATCTTAATGGTCATGGGTTCTCCTTATCAGCGGAAGCAGAAAACGAACATCCTGAACGTGTGCTGTTGAAACTGTTAACGTCAGTTACATTGGACGGGGATGAATACCCAATCGAATCTGGATGGGAGCTAAACTTGAAAGAGATGCGCTTCACTAACATTCCGGGATCGAGTAATGCCCGTTCCATCGATAACACCAAGTCGTATCAACGTTTCGGTGACTCCTTAATCAAACTAACCAAAGGTCCGTCAAAGTACCCAAGCTTGGGAATTAGTCAAGACGGTAACTTGATCAACTACTACGGGAATAAACGTTATACGGCATGCGGGACCATTTCAATGACCCCGATGTTAGTTTACCGCACTTCAGTTGAAACTAAGTTATTTGAGGATGTGGTTTCTAAAGACGCAAACCTTGGGTTAGTGGTGGTTCCGAGTGGGGAAACCAAATGGACGGTTTCTGTCCCTAATGACTGCGAAGCCGTTTACCAAGGTGTTCGTGCTACGTTAAAACGTTGTTCACTCGATGTGCGTACGTCTAGCAAGTGGTCAGGTGGTGGGAGTACTCCAATCCAAGTCGGTTTGATTTCTTCCCCATCAGGTTTGATGTTGGTAACGGATGAACCTGAACATAAAGGGTTTTACCCAATTGCACGAATGTTGATCGATGATTCAGGTATCAGCAATTTCTCATTAATGACTGGAGACTAACATGAAAGTAGTTAGTGGAGGTATTCCGGGGAGACCCCAACATACCACCGGTGCCGGTGATGTTTATACACAATTACACCGCATTGCATTTGCAAGAGCTGAACAGATCACCGAGACTGATCGTCAAACCCAAACCCTAAATAGTGAAGTCACGGGATTAGTTAATGTTAACTACTCTGAGTTAAATAAGAAGCTGACCGATCACATAAATTCAAAAGGTCCCCAACACGGTGAGACATTGGAGACTTTAGGGTTGTCTATGGTGGGTGACTTTCCTTTCACCCATGTGACCCACATTCAGGCGGGTGTTGTTTACGATGAGTACGTTACACCTAAAACCTTAGGTGACGCGTTGCATGCTGTTAACCATAAACCTGATGGCACATTGTTACCGGTAAAACGTTCTTACTTTACCGGAGTTGATGTTCCTAAGGAACCTATCCCTAATATCAACATCCATCCTACGGAAACCGACGACGGTCTACAGTGGGTGCAAGGTAAGGTATTGTCGTGTGGAATGGGTGAGATGTTCATCACTTATCCTGAAACCGGTAAACAGGTTTATGTGATCAACGGATCACCGGGTGCAAAACGCATCCATTTGCTTAAGCAACTGGGTGTGGAGGATTCGTCCGTGGTGCCCGAAGTTCATGGATGGAATGCGTGTTGTTTACGCCGTCAACAATCCTTCCGTCGTTTCCACGGTTATTTATCGGGTGAGTCGTTTGGTGTAGTTGGTTATGATCAAAACGATGAACTCCAGACTGGTAACCATGTCACTTGGATGGACCCAGACCCTATTAACGGGAAAGGGTACGCGGGATTCATTACAGCTGACGTTGATGGGGTGAAGTTCGGTTTAGTCCAACACAGTCCTCTAACTAAAGGAACTCATGCTGGAGTTAACGGAGATGGGTTTACTGGTTACGGTGGTCGAATTGTAGAGGACACGAACGCTTACCGCTTTACATTCGAAGGAATCGATCGAACCAAAACCTACGCTAAAGTGAGTTGGAATGCGTTAACCGGTAAGACTGGTATCAAGTTCGAACACAGTGAAGTCGTCCATGGTGGGTTTGAATGGTTGGACTATGGTCGTGAACTCTTTGCGTTTCTGTGTGTGAACTTAAGTGACGCCGACGGGAATCAACACACGGCTTACTTTGGATGGGAAATCGATTTACGTAACCCTAAAGCGGTAAGTTGTACTCGACTCAATACACCGTTTGATTGGTCAACAAGTGCGATACCTCAACTTGATAAGGTTCATCCTTTCCATCCATTGCATGGTGCGAGCGTATTCCGTCCTCAAGGTGGGCATGCTACCGTTCACTCATACAACCTACAAACGTTCGTTTTAGATCACATCCACGATATCCGTTCGTTACGTGAACTTTATGACCGTTGTTTGGAGATACCGACTTTACCGTTGAGCACAGAGTTAAGATTAAACCAAGGACTCCCTTCGTTTATTGTTGACTCCCAATACGGGCGCTCTTTCTTCCAAGGGAAAGATACGTTGATCATTGGCGCACCTAACGCAATCGGTGAGTGGACCTACCAACATCAGATCCAGCGTGCGCAGTCATTTGAATCTCGTCTCATCTCGGAGATGAAAGAGTTCGATCAAGAATGTGTTAACACCATCACAGAGAACGATGCGACCTTAACAGGTTTAGTGTGGTCAACTGAAAACATGCACCAAGCTAAAGGTACTATTCGTGGTGTCGTTGGTAAAGGTATGTTGGGTAAACCGGCTTATCTTACTGACAGTTCGTTAACCAAGATTAAACTTCAACACAAAGCTTTCTTGGCGGAGAATCAAGAAGACGCTTATGCTTGTGTGTTGGTCTATCCAGAAGGTAGCGAATATGTTGGACTAGAGATGCGCTGTGATAATAACAGTGACGTTTATTTGGCTCGACTAAACGTGACCTTGGTAGGTGGTCGTTACGACCTAGACCGTATTGGGGACTTTGTTAAGGTTTACGAGGGCAATGGTAAAGTCCCTAATGCACCAACGAATTTACGTCGTTTCTTAAAACGAGACTTCTACGTAAATTACAAGGCTGGTTCCAACCCGAAGGTCACACTTCAAAACCCTATTCCGGACCGCACCTTACTAGTAACAGTTGAGGTTACCGATACTATTACAGTAGATGACGTTATTGCACCAGTTGCGAATGAGTTTGGATTGACTCAATATCGTGCTGTCATGACAGGACCGAACGGGGTGGCGTTACCTGACCTAAACGTCTCGAATTTCTCATTCAATGATTCGGGTAAGAAGTTCTCGTTAGGGGGTATTCCAAATATGGGACCGATGGGAACTATTCCTAACTTGGACACTACGGTGGTCATCGGTGGGCGACCGTACACTATCCCTACTTCGTTCTACTGGATGAAGCAAGGAGAAACCGACCCTAAGCTTAACTTTGAGTTAAAGGACGGTGAACTGTGTGCGAGAGTCCTAGACGGCATTAGCTGGCAAGAACTTGAATACACCCCATAATCAATAATAACTCCTACCTCCGATGGGAGGTAGGAGTTATGTTTCTTTTTAGATCGGTGATGAAGTCGGTGATCCTTTGTTACCAGTGTGTTTGTGGTTTTTCAATGACACACCTGCCGCAACGACGTCTACTTCGGATTCTACCACATCCTGAGCTTTAATCCCACCAGAGGTTGCTAAAGTGCCACCTGAACCTCCCGGTCCTGCGGTACAACTCATGCCACCTGCCACCCCTAAGTTACCTTGAATCCCTACGTTACCTTGGATCGTGTTAGTCGGACACACAATACTAATGGAATCTCCTTTCCAATCGGTCTTCTTAGCATTCATGGTTAAGGAATTAGTCGTAACCTGCATGGTCCCAGAATCCATAACAAAGTCGTTACATTTAACAAAGAACTTATCCGTTTTCATGTTAATCGACTTAGCGGCTTCGAACAACTGCGTTCCTTTATTAATTAAAGAAATGTCTTTACGATTAATGTTAAAGATGGAACCTTCACGGTTACGCATCACCCAAGAATGTTTCAATGAATCTAAGGCAAAGGCGTTTTTCTCAGTATCCGTCAAAGCCCACGTACCATTACGGGTATTAAATCCCAATCGGAACGCAACAGGCTCTTTATTAGCCTGAGTGGTCTTGAACACGACTTCTTGATGTCGGGTGGAGAAAACCAGTGTGTAATAATCATCAAAACTAAAAGGTGCGTTTTTATCCACATGAGGATTGGCATTCCATGCGTACAGTACATGTTCCAATCGGAATGTTTCGTTTCCTATTCCCCAAGTGGTCCAATAGATTTGATCATCGTCATTAAACTTGTAAAGTGCAACCTTAGATCCCACGCGAACGTCAGGAGCGGTTAAACGGTTAGGGTTAAACGGCATCCACTTAGCGGTGTAAAAGTTAGCACGTAAACCTTTACTGGTTTGATAACCAGTTTCACCGGTAGGATTGGAGCTGGACACAGGTACCGCATTAGCTATCCCCGCACCGTCGGTCTGTGGAAACTCTACTTTATTCGTCACATTGACATAGTAAGAGTTTTCAGGTTTGTTCTCCAATACGGTCCCGACTCCGATGAAATTAAGTAAATTCATACATAGGGTCCTATAGATAAGTAGAGTAAATTAATTAAAGAGTTTTTTTTTTCAATGATCACAGAATTACGTTTAAAGAATAACACGGGTCTGCTCACCAAAGGCACACGTTCTGTGGAATTAACGTTAACGGATTTAGTTAACATTTTCATGGGCAGGAACGGGTACGGTAAAACCAGTCTGTTAAAAGAATGTCATCCATTACCACCGGATAATGCGGATTACGCCAAGGGTGGGTATAAATACGTAAAGTGGGTGGTGTCAGAACAAGAGTTTTACATCATGGAATCCCACACCGGTTCATCTTCCACACACTCCTTCAAAAAGAACGGAGTAGAGGAACTCAATACAGGTGGGACACTTACTGTTCAAAAAGAGTTGTGCAAACAATACTTCGGACTAACACCGAACTTAGTTAAGTACATGAGTGGGTTAAAGGTCAACGATTTATTCACGACCTTATCCACCGCAGTAAGAAAACAAATCATCATGGACATGTACCCGAATGACACTCGTTATGCGGTGAACGTCTACAATAAAATCAAATCAGAACTCCGTAACTGTATTGGTGCGATTAAAAACCAACACCACCGTTTGGCTGAAGAAAATCAGCGTAAAGAACAACTCATGGGGAAGAAAGTCCCAGAGCTTGAACAAGACATCGAAAAACTCGACACACGAATCAAAGAAGCAATGGTGTTGTCTGGAGTGTTAGATGCCGTTAATCCCCCTAATGAAAATCTTCAGCAGGAAATGCGTCGCTTCATTAAACTGACCAAAGAGTTGGTTGTGGGTTCGGTCACTACCGTGCAGACGCCCAGAGAGCTCGAACTGACGTGCACCCAATATAAACGCATCATGACTGCCAAGAATCTTAAGATTGGTATCTACCGTTCTAAGATCACTGATTTGATGGAAACGTTGAGTGGAGTTAACTACGTCACGGAAACCCCAGAGGTATTGGAACAACAACGTCAAGATTTACTCGCTTTACAAAAACACGACATTGAAGTCTTTGAAGACTCAAAGCGTATTGTGGAAGAAGTCTTTGGGGGAGTTAAAGACGACGTCATCGATTTACTGAGTCGTGCTTCAGGTCAACTGGTAAGTGTGTTAGAGCAAGTAACGTTGGCAAGTAGCGATAAGGTCACTTTGATGGATTATCGCTTATGGGAAGAACGTCTTGAGGAGATCAATAATCAGGGTCGTAATCTGAAGTATCAAACTGAAGAACTTCGTCATCAGTTAAAACATTTCGATATGACCGAAGACATGCAGTGTCCGGAATGTGAGCACGAGTTCAAACCCGGCTTTGATCTTAAAGACGTAGAGTTAAAACGCAAAGAACTCACCCGACTCGAACAAACGTTACAAACAGTGCGTGATCAACGAGAATCCCTTAAGAAGCGTCTTACTTTAGATGAGGAATTCTACACCACATTATCCAAGGTGGTTTCTACTGCACGTTATCTTGATGATGATGACCGTACCTTGTTAAACATCCTAAAGGAACATCGAGTTGGGTATCGAGATGCAACACCATTAATCAACGGCATTAAAATGGCGGTTGTTTATAGGGAGCGTCGAGACCTGTTAAATCAACACCAAGCGGAGATACAATCTCTCACTATTCGTATTGACGCATTACGAAGAAATGATATTTCTGAACTGTCGCGTCAATTAACAGAGCTAGAATCGTTGTTGGCAAGTGAAATGGAGTCATTGCGACGATTCAACGATAAACTAAGTAAAGTTGAACACAAACTGGAGGAAATGCAAACACGAGATGCAAAAATTGATTTACTGGAAACGCTTAGAGACCACATCCTAGAGTCCTTTAAAGACAAAGGTCGTTATATCTTAAAGCAGGCAACCAGTAACGCCATTAACGACTGGGTTCCGACTAAAGATCGTTACATGCAAATGTTGATCCGTGGTCGGTCTACTGAGTCTGTTATACGTTCCATCGAAGAAGACATTCAACGATTAGAAGAACGTCGTGATAAATTACAATTATTACAAGACACAATCTGTCCTAATAAAGGAATGATTGCTAAGTTAATGGAAGACTTTATTAAAGCACTAGTAGGTAACATGAATGCCATTATTCGCGAGGTATTCACTACACCGCTTTACGTATTGCCTTGTGTCAATAACAAAGGTGAGTTGTCGTATCGTTTCCCAGTCATTAACTCTGTAGATGGTAAACCGTCTAAAGACGTGAGTGATTGTTCGGGTGGGGAACAAGACATCATCAACCTAGCATTCCGTATGGTGTTGATGCGTTACCAATCACAAAACCGATTCCCGTTAATACTGGATGAGGTGGGTGTGAAATTGGATGCGTTCCACCAACAACGTTTGTTTGATTATATCTTGAACATCTCGACTAATGGTAGTGTTGTGCAAATCCTTATGGTCTCACACTTCTTTAGTCACACGAGTATGTTTAAAGATCCTAACGTCATTGCTTTGAACTCCGAGGGCATTAGTGTTCCGGAAGACGCGAACCGGAAGGCGAAGTTCAAATAAATTTAAATCTATATTATCTGAGTGTCTTAGTGATTCGTAACAGCTAAAACACTTTTATAGACACTCAGTTTTTTAAAGGAAGTTTACATTATGTCGAACACGAAAGCACCTGTCTCTTTGCGAGGCACTTATGACCCTACTGGTGTAATCCAGTGTGACCAAAACGGTACCGAAGAGATTTCGGTGGTTTACAACCGAGTACAAAATCACCTGCAAGCTTCAGTATGTATCAACGGCGAAACTAAAGCCTTCGTTACTTTTGGTATTAACGGGGAGCGTGCGGTTAATACGTTTGTACAAGGTTACGGCGACCAAACCCGACTAGAGCAGTCTATTCAGAACATCATGTCGGCGGTCCACTAATGAAGTTTAAATTCGCGGGGTGGGTTACCATCTCGCGAATTTACTTGTTATGGAGTCTTTATGAACAAACAGACAATTGATAATGCCATCCCACTTAGTGAAACCGAAGGAACATTCACCCAAGGTTATCATCGATTAAATGTAAAATTAAGTGTCTCTTTTAATCCTTACGAACAAGTAATTTTAGTTTGTAATGATTTTGAATTTGGTCAAGATGGAAGTGTGTTCAATAATGGTGTACTTCGTACCGCCGATGAGGTCCAGTGGTTAGACGTAATCCCGGAAGACCCTATAGCGGACGCTGTACAAACCATGAGTGAACAAATCGCCACCCCCGGTCTTTTATTTGACCGAGTTGACGATAAATACCGAGAGAAATTTGTAGAGATGCAACTGGTGTTATTGGAGTCGTTCAAAACACAAACCCAAGATTTAAAACAAAACATCCGCAGTGATCTTTACAAATTTAAACAGCAAATCGAAACCACTAAACACATTAACTAGGAACTTTTTATGCACATCACATTTGACATGGACGACACCCTTACCGCCACTCACCAATACATCCGAGACAACTTAGAACCAACGAGTGAAGAAAGTCTTTACGCGATGGTGACCGCGGACCGAGAAGGCCATGCATACGTTAACGCTGGTGCCGTTCTGCAAACCGATATCTATGAACAAATACTTCGTGGCGAAGAGTTCATGTTAGAATCTGGTGTCGCTAAATGGGTTCGTGATGAATACGAACAGTTCTGTGAATTGATCACGACGCTTAAAAACCTCGGTCATACTTTTAGTATTTGCACACACCGTGGTTGGACCGAAACCGGTTCGGAGAAAACGATGGAATGGTTAAAAACCAAAGCACTCGATATGTTCGAAGTAATTCATTGCTTGGATTCTAAAGTTCATCCTTGTAAGTTGACTTACCTCGAAGACTTATACGGTCGAGATTTCATTATCGTGGATGATAACCCTTACCACGGTATCGATCGTGCTAAGGAACTTGATTTCAATCAAAACGTGATTCAGTGTGTGGGTGAACATACCGTGCCGGAGTACGTACACTTCCGTACGTTCGACACTTTCACAACATTCAAAGAACATCTATTAACCTTATTAGGAGTAGACCATGAGTCTATTTAAAGCACGACTAGAGAGTCTGGTTAAGCAAATCCGTTACCATGCTTCGGTTTATTACCGAGAAGACCGTAGTGAGATTAGTGACGCCGATTACGACTTACTGGTTCAAGAATACAACCAGTTGATTTCCGATCACCCAGAACTCCTTACTGAAGAAAACGATCTCTTCAAGGGTAAGGCGGTCCCTATTGTTGAAGTTAACTCTGAGTTTGAGAAAGTCTCACACGAACCTCCTATGTTGTCTCTAGATAACGTCTTCACTATTGAGGAATACGAGTCTTGGAAAGATGGGCTGGGAGCAGAAGACCAAAACGACATAGAACTGGAGTGGAAGTTTGACGGGATCGCTTTACGACTCACTTATGAGAACGGCAAGCTAAAATCTCTTGCAACACGCGGCACAGGGTTAATAGGTGAAGACGTGACCGTTAACGTCGATCACTTCTCTAACATCCCTAGAGAACTCCCTGAGGACTTTACAGAAGGTAAAGAGATCATCATAGATGGTGAGGGTGTTATTGATCTAAAGTTATATGAAGAACTCAACGATCTGGTTCCTAAACCTTATGTCACTCCCCGCCATGCCGCGGCAGGCATTACTCGCAACCGTAAGTTAAAGGAACTGGTTACGGGTAGCCTGACCTTTATTGCGCACTCATTCCCTAGAGCAATCAAAAGCAGTTACGAAGATACGATGCATGCATTGATCGCTTTGGGGTTCAGTACTCCTAAGGAATACCGCGTTCAACAAATCACCACTGACCGCCCATCTCACTTACCGTTTGCTGTAGATGGTATCGTGGCGAAAGTTCGTAACTATGAGAGTCGTGCCAAGCTCGGTGAAACTAACCACCACCCTCGTTGGGCAACCGCGTTTAAATTCCCAACTTTAGTGGAAACACCTAAGTTAGAAGATGTTGTTTGGGAAACAGGACGCACAGGAACTATTACTCCCGTGGCCCAGTTCCTCCCAGTAGTGATTGCCGGAGTCACGGTACAACGCGCCACACTATACAACTTCCGAACCTTCCAACGAGAATCAGAAGGTTTGCGTGTTGGGTCAGTGATCAAGGTTGGTATGTCCGGCGACATTATCCCTAAGTTTTTCTCAGTGGAGAAAGTAGGAAAAGGACGTCAATGTAAAGCTCCACGCGATTGTCCGTCTTGTGGTGAGCCATTGCGTTTTGAAGGGGAGAGTAAAGAACAGGTTTTTCTGACGTGTACGAACCACGCTAAGTGTCCTGCTCAAACTCTTGGTCGTTTATATAACTACGGTTCCGTAGACGCAATGAACATCCGTGGGTTAGGTCCAGCGTCGATCGCTCGATTTAACGAACTTGGTGTCCTGAACACGTTTGTTGATTTATATCATCTGCGTACCATGACGCAAAACCAGACCCTAAGTAAAACCGAGATGAATTTGCTGGATGCGATTGATGAAAGTCGAACCACCACTTTCGCTCGCTTTATTACTGGATTAGGGATTAATGGTGTTGGTAAAGGAACAGCCAAAGAGTTATCTAAACACATCAAAGACAAAGATGGGTTATTGACTTTATTGGAAGACCAAGCGGCGTTGATGGAAATCCCTGACATCGGTTGGGGAATCAGCATGAACATCGCAAGTTACGTTAAAGAGAATCGACGCACTATTGAAGAACTACTCGATTTACTGGAGTTCGAGGTCATGGAGATTCCTGATCACAGTATCCAAGTTACGGTTACTGGTAAGTTCCCATTCCGTCGTAAGGAGATCGAAGCGTGTTTTACCGAGCAAGGTTATGAAGTCACTGACCGAGTCACTTCTAAAACCAAACTCATAGTGTTAGGTGATTACCCGACGCAACATAAGGTAGACACAGCTAAAGAACTCGGGATACCTGTGTTAGATATTGCGGTGCATCCTGAACTTACCGTAAACGAATTATTAAAAGAAGTACAGGGGTATTAATTACCCCTCCCATCCTAAAGAGGAACCATAATGACGAAACTGTATTTAGTAACTCTTCATATCGGAGAGAAGACCGGGGCGGAAATAGAAGACTGCTTAAAAGCATTTCCTAAGTCTCGTTTCCATTTGGTCGATAAGTATCAGGTGACTTATTATACTAAGATCGCAAACGAAAATGTGATCTTAAATGAATTGGAAGACGTCACGGGTATTTCTACCGCCGGAGTTGAGGTGATGGAGCTGAATGACCGTCATTTCGTTATCGCACTAAAAGCCGACGGTGACGTCCATTTTACTAAGAAAGATCACCACCTAGCATCATCTTTATTTTAAACCCACCCATTAAAAGGAAAATTGTAACATGTCTAGCAAAAAAGCAAAAGCACCAGTTCCTGTAACCGCTGCATCAGTGGAAGAAACGTCTATCGAAACTACACCTGTGGTTACAGAAGAGAAACTTTCTTATGTTGAGTTAGGGAATGGGATTGTTGACCGAGATGGTAAAATCCATACCGTTAAGGAACATGCGGTTGGTGTCTTTAAACTCAAAGATGTGATTAAAGACAACCTCTCTTTCCTCCACTCATTTAACCAAGCGAAATCATGGTTGACTCAAAATGTTGGGTTTCGTCCATTTAAGGGGGATGATTCCACTCCTTTGGAAGAAACTGAACTTTATCAGATTAACGTAGATGATAAAACTACGGTTTTCATGGATGAAGATTCCGTGGTGAAATTCGATAAAAATAAACCACATGATTTCTATTGGTACGGAGATGAAGACAAAAACACCGGATCAACCGTACTTATTGTGATCGGGTCTCAAATCGATCTTGGTGAAGTTTTACACTCAACTTACAATAGTGGTCATTCGTTGCTTTATAACCTGACCGGTAGAATCAACACCTTAAAAAGCTCCGTTGTGTTATCCGACAACCAAGGTCGTCGTTCTGAAATCGATTGTGGTTCAATCATCGATTCCGAAATCACATTCAATGGATACCGATTTAAGGTAACCTCGTTGGACAACGTGACGATTGCCAATAGTTTCGTTAACATGGAAGGGTATGTGAGCGATGCTGCTATTAAAGATTCGCACATTTCCTTAAACAAATATTCAGCCATCAGTAATGCAGATATCTACCGCTCACACATCATGTGTGATGCTTTCAACGTTGGTCGACGTTCAAAACCCGGTGCGTATGTTCCGCGTTTATCAGTTCATAATCTCCATCTATACTTTAATGGTGATAGCTTTGACATTCGTCGTGGGTTTGAATACGACACCATTGGCGGTGGCTATAATTACCAGTCTCTTTCGTTTATCCCACTTCAACGTAATGCGGATACGACAGAATTCATGTTGTATGCACCAAAACTTGAAGATCGTGATTACGCCACACCAACCGCTAAAATCACATGGGACATGGATAAATCAGAGCTCCGTAAGATCGTCAAGTCACTGATCGATCCTAGAGCTAAATCAGACGATTCCCCACTAGCAGGTATCGGAACTATCCAGTCTTCTATTGTTGAAGAAGCGGTATCGGTTCTGTATAACCGTTTACGCATCATTAAGCAAACACGCTTTGCTGAAGAACTTTAATCACTAACGAATCCCTTAGAGCCCCGGTAAGGTGCTCTAAGGGATAAAGGAGTTACCATGGATACTTTACCAACCACAGAAGTAGACATCTATATCAACGGTGAACAAAAGACCATCACCGTAACCATCAGCAACAAACCTCTGCTCATCCCAATGGTCATTAATGCCGCTATGGATGACGATCCCTTCATTAAACTCGCTATCAATGAGTGGGTGAGTAAATACCCTGAAGATGGTGTTATTTACTCCTATGAGAGCGATGACGGGATGTTAACCCTAGAGTTTGAACCAGACTGCGTCTTAGACATTGAAATTGATCCAGCGTTCCGTACGGCGTTTTGGACGTTTGGTAGTTCATGGGGTGGTCGCTTACGTGTGGAAGGTCGTTGTGGGTTGTTTAATTCACACATCCCAGATAGCGGCGTAGTGATGCGAGATTCGTTCTTATTCAGTCAAGACACCCTAACCCCCGGGGTAAGGCTCTACGACACCACTATGATCAAACTAGAAGGTAATACGCGTAACGTTCACATCACTTAACAAGTTATCCCCTTCCCTAACACAGGGAAGGGGATAATTATGATTATTTCTTAACTACATTTTCTATCTTTTTGGGGAGGGGGAGAAAGAAAAAGAAAAACGATGTCTATTTATTATTTTTAATATATATATATACTTAATATATAACAGCAAATATATTAAGTCTTTCTAACGTATACACCAGCAAATCAATTAACCTTTAATAAGGGATAACATGAAACAAAATAAAGAAGAAAATCTAAGATTTTTGTCTAATGAAGAAAAAGAGTTATGGGTAAAAATAAAACAAGAAGTCAAAGGCAAACTCTTTAGAATGACACTGAAACATTTGGTCAAGCATTTAGGTGAGCCCGAAAGAACTATCTCTAAATTAATTTCTTCAGTAACCGATTTAGCTCCTGCGGAATGGTTTTCGGAACAAAGGAAATTGTCGATAATTAATGAGCTTAAAGATCCCAGTTTTGACGTGAGTACTTTACAAGCACAAATGGGCTTTAAGTACAAGCACAGTTTCTTTGATTATTTCCGTGATAAGTTTGAGTTCTCTTTCCCAGAGATTGAGTATTTACATTCACTTGGCCTTTCTAAGGATTATCTAGAAAGTGAATTTGACAACGTTGACGAGTATATCGCGTTTGAGATGATACGAATCATACAACGCGCTAAGGGGAAGGTCAAAGTTAAAGAGGATCTTCTGGATTTCTTTAAATGCAGTCACACTTGGTTTTACAGAATTTGGTATGCTCACAACGGTCCGGAAACCCCCTATGAGTTTATCTCCTTTACCCGCATTTCATGTATTAGGAAGGATTTCTTAGAAAGTAAGATGACACCTAAGGAGTACTTCTTAAAGAATAACCTACCTTCCCATAACGTAGATTATATTCATAAAGTCCATTACGGAATCACTTTCCGTTCTTGGGCGGGTAAGCAGGTGAAGGGTGTTCCACGTCGCCGTAAAAACGGATATGACGAACTCCTAGGTGAAGAGTGGCTGGATGTTATAAAACAACATATTACCGACTGGGAGATACGTATTGAAACAATAGCCAAGGTGATTGGCTTACCACCACAAGCCATACGTAACATCATCACTTATTATCGTAAGCAAACTTATTTGGAATACAAATACGAAGTACTTAATTCCAAACAATCAAACTTAACTGTCGAGTCCTATGTATGACGATAATTCAAAAGGAAACTTATCATGTTAATAGTAAACACCGACGGGTCTTGCGTGGGGGAATCCGGTGCCGGCCCCTCGGGTTACGGGATAGTCATCCGTGATGGCGAGACAGTCATAGAGTTAAGTGCCGGTTATAGACGGTCCACTAACAACCGCATGGAAATGTTAGCCACCATAGTAGCATTAGAAGGACTGCCTGAGCGTCGTAAGGTGTCTGTCACGACTGATTCCCAGTATGTCAAACAAGGTATCGAACAATGGGTACATGGTTGGCGTAGACGTGGGTGGAAGCGCGCAGACGGCGGTCCTGTTAAAAACGTAGACCTCTGGAAACGTTTGTATGCGATGACCCGTTACCATAACGTAACTTGGAACTGGGTCAAAGGTCATTCCGGGGATCCAGATAACGAACGCTGCGATACACTGGCGCAAGACGCTGCCCGTAACCGAGCTACACTGGAAGACGAAGGATACTTCACTTTCAATGAAAACTTACCGAAGTTCACCCCGGATAAAAGCCGACAATGGTGGAGACGCAATCGATGATCGACATGACCGAATCCAAAGAGATTCTGAAAAAGATTAAGGAAGCTTCACAAAAGACCTACAAAGATATGTCCCCTTTGGAGGTGAGTGAATTCAACACCAAGATTTTACAACATCCGTTGGTTACCGGTACTGTCCGATCGAACCTTATGACGATCCCAAACTACTCTCCATACTGTGGGGGGTTCTCCGAATGCGATCAAATGCCTAGAACAGATTACAAAAGGGGGCAATTCCAATGTCCGGTCTGCGGCTGGCGTAGTAGCTTCCCTGAGGAGTTCATGTCTATGTATCGTTATCATTGGGGACTCGATTAAAGTAGAGGGTTGATCCCCTCTCTTTATTTTTGCGCATCAAATAAAAAAGTTTAAGGATTAATTCATGAAACTCAATTCAGACTCAACCAAAAGTAAAGTGGATAAAGGTTATGTCTCCGTTGATCTGGCTTATTTTCAGTGTGGTCGTTTAAGAGAGTTAGTTGCTAATCAGGGGATCAAGCCTATTGACGATGGTGACTTTCACGTTACGGTCGCTTACGACAAAGAGTTGATAGATAACACCCTTGACATAGACATCGATAAAAACCGTTTGTACGAAGCGAAGGTGATCGGTGTGGAACTAATGGGTGAAGTTAAAGACGGGTTACAGTCAGCAGTAGCGTTGACTTTAGAATCGGAAGAATTAGTGGAAGAACACTTTAAGTGGATGGCCGCTGGTTATGAACACGGTTGGCCTGAATACATCCCACATATGAGTGTGGCTTACGACGTCCCTGTTAAAGATAGTGAGCGATTAGTTAAAGCGTTAGAACCCTACATTGGTCGAACGTTCTATTTCGTCAACCTATCCGCAGAACCTGTAAATAATAATTAGGAATAATAACATGAGTAAAAGAAATAAGGGTGAACGTCGCGGTGTCCAACTGAGACTACGTCAATCCCGTCGAGAGCGAGCCAACCGACACACCATGGCGATGGCGGTTAAAGACATCAGCGAGCACCTTTACTTCTTTGGTAGTCACGCTCATCAGCTAGATACCATCGATTGGTCCCCTAAACTAAAACGTTTATCAAAAAGAAGAGATCGAGAGACCGCGATCTCCGGCATCATCTCTTTACTATTAGAACCTCGAGCTTGGCAGTTATTCTTTTTCATTGGTATTGATACCGGTGAACAAGTCGAAGTCTTTTCTTTCTTAGAAACGATTAAAAAGACCAACTACATGACAGCACCTGAGCAGTTCGCTAAAGTCATAGACGAATACGTTCAGAAAGTCCAAACAGTCATTGATGAAGGCAGTGAGTTCAAAAATACTCAGTTGTCTCCCCATCACAAAATATGTGGGTTTGGTTATTACCTATTTTACTCCACAGATTATAACCTAGAGGGTCACGAAGACGAGATTTCGGATTCTCTCCATGACGCCGGTGTTTTTAACACACCTTTCGATAGAAACAATTACCTGCGTTTAAAACACGAACATTTCTCTGACATGTTTAAACGCCAAGAACTCCGAATTAAGGATTAATTATGAATCATTTTATTAAAGCTTTAGAGCACGTTGTTAACTCTAGTGAACACACCCTAGGTGAAGTTGTCAAGTACGGTTGGTCTTACCAATTTGATTTAACACAAGAAGGGATGTTACCACAGTGGTCTAACATAGTTAAATTACCTGCTATTAAACCTGCACTTGCGGAACTGGATTGGTTGGTCAACAACCAAGGTGATCTAAGCATTTTGCATGACGCCGGGTTACATCACCGCGATTACCTAGAGTTTGAACAAGACTTGACTTTCACCAAACAGTATAAGTTCGAAGAGCGTTGCGCGTTGGCAACAGAACGTTTCCTTGAAGCCGGTTTGATCGTGCAAGGCGAAGAAGGTCTAAAAGGTGCTTTCCTCGACAACGGGATGATGGACCGTCACCTTACTGTCGATAAATGTATGGCGGCAATGGGCATCACTGAAGCTCGCGAAGAAACCGTGGGTAAAGAAGGCGGCATTGGTCCTTGTCACGGTTTGGCTTTCAAACAACCAACCAACACAGGGACGATATTATTTCACCACCCGGATTACCTACCGGACCCAGAAACACCTATCCAAGAAGGTCTAAGTGAAGGTCGTTACTCTTACATTCCAAAACAGATCATGATGACGTTCCTGACGTCTGAGATTCCTTTAGAAGAACGTGCGTTGCAACTTAAAGACCCGAAAGCTTCAGCGCTGTTGGCCGCTTTGTTGAAAGAGGAGCCGTTTGAACGATTGGTGGAGTTAGGGTTTAAATACCCTAAAGAAACTCACGATAACGTGGAGCGCATTGAATTAATCCAAGACTTGTTTAATGGTCACGGTATCCCGAGTAAGCGCCTGCACACCCGTTTAACCCTCGGAGACTTCTCTCCGCTGAAAGAATACATGACTGAGTTGTTACCGTACATGATCTATTCGGAGTACGTGGCGCACAAAATCAATGCGGAAAATACGACGTTCACAGTAGACGCTAATCAGTTGATCTTGGACAAAGAAACATTAGCTATGTTAAACACCATCGTTGAATCCGATCAAGATTGGACGAAACCTGCAACCGTTAAACTCCTTCGTCCTTACGATATGAGTTTGACTCAACCTATTACTGAACAAGAACTGGAAATCAAAAACTATTCCGGTTTGTAAAAATAACTCAAGTCTATATTACTTGGGTGTGTATACCACTAATTAACTTAACCTTTTAACGAGGAATCAATAATGCTTTACCTAACTAAAGAAACCAAACGAATCCGTACTGAAGCTGTAATAGAAGTGACATCAGCCGTTACTTCTACTATGGGACCAGAAGGGAAAGTTGTGGTTTGTGATAAAAACGGTATTCCGTTCCCAACCAAAGACGGGGTGACCGTAGCAAAAGCATTGCGCTTTGAAGACCCGGCTAAAGACATGTTTGCCACTATGGTGGCGGAATGTTGTTTGCGTACGGATAAAATCTGTGGTGATGGAACGACAACCACCGCGTTCCTATTAAACAAAATCTACAGTCGTTTTAACCACCTCATTTCATTCAATACCAAAAAGCTGTTGCGTGAATACACCCAAGAACTCGTTGGTTACCTCAATGAACTATCCACCAAAGTAGATGTTGAGTCTGACTTATTACGTCAAGTAATGATGACGACCAGTAACAACGACGAGCGCATCGTCAACAAAGTGTTGGAAATCTACCGTGATAACCCACATTTACCTGAGTTGTTATTCAAAGAAGCAAACGACGATCAAGACCAAGTGCAAGCAAGTCATGGTTGTTCTTGGCCGGGTGGATTTGCTTCTCCTGAGTTTTCAACGCTCGGTAACGGTGCACCAGAAGTGTTCATGGAAAACGATAGTTATCGCCCTATCTTAGTATCAGGTCGTATTGATGGTTTGGATAACGAAGAAGCCGTTTCTAAGTTCATTGAGTACACTCGAGAGTACGTTGAAAAAGGTGGGACTTACCTCATCATGGGACGTAGTATCGAAAGCGTAACCGAACAAACTTTGAAAACGTTCAACTCTAAGTGTGGTCGAGTGGCATATAAAGCAGTTGTACTTCGTGCGGCAGGTAGTTCGGGTGTTTCCATCATGAACGACATCGCAACAGTACTAGATGCGAAGATGCACACTCAATTGGTGGAAGACCATCCTGAGTATCGTGTTCCGAAAGATTACCCAATTGCGCGTATTACAAGTGCAGCGGTTTCCTTTGCTGGATCAACATTGACTCATAAAGCGTCTTTGGACAAAGCTATTACTAACGTTCAAAACGAACTGAAAGAACTGAATGTGGACCAACGTCATTCAGCCTTAGGTAAAATCATCGAACATCGTCTTCGTATTTTGTCAGGCGGGACGGTTACTTTGTATGTCGGTGGTATTACGGAATCTGATATCCGTGAGCGTATAGGTCGTTTTGAAGACGTAGCGCGTGTTTGTGTCTCAGCGTTGTCGAACGGTGTCTTACAAGGTTGTGGTTACTCGTTAATCCTAGCAGGTAAGAAACTAGTAGCGAAGCATCCAGAGTGTGAAATCGTAGAGGGGCTATGGAGTGTCCTAAAGAGTCAATCTGAATATCTGATGTTAACTGAGTACAAGGATGGGATGATTTACACTAACTTAGCAACCGGTGAACAAGGTGCAGAGCCGGGTAAGTTAGGAGTTTGGGACGCAGCACTGGCGACCACCACAGCGTTAGAAGCCGCAACTTCTATGGCGATTACGTTAATGGATTCAGAAACTCTTATCCTTAACTCTCGACTATCTGAAGTACGTTTCTAATTATCACTAATATGTGGACTCCTACGGGAGTCCACATACTTTAGTATTTTATTTTTTTAAGGTAATACATCAACGTCCTCCGGTTACATAAAAGGAAAGGAAAGAACATGAACTGGTTTAAACGATTTTTTAAACTTAAAGTAGCAAAAAAGGAAATCCAACGACTATGGGTTTTAGAACAACGTATCCGGGACATGGAAACGTGGTTGTCTGCGGAACCTAAGTTAGTACGCGCTGCGGAGTGGTTAAAAGAAAAAGACAACCCGAAATCAATCTCAGACTTCCGAACTCAGTTTGAAGCAGAGTTTGGCTGCAAACGCACTGTAGGGAGTGGAGAGAAACAAGTTCCTCTAAACGTAGTGTCCGAAGCCAAACCAACAAAGTATGTCAAAGAACGTCCCGGAACCGTGGTTACTCAACATCAGCACCATCACTATCGTGACGAAAGTGTCAGTCACGCCAGTACGCGGGAAGATTACAATCGTACACCAGAACCAACACCGGTTCGCGATGAACCCTCACCGTCTTGTAACAATCAATCAAGCATGGATTCGTCCTATGAATAACACGGAAATGGTTTTTAATAAGTTAGGTCTAAAAGGGACTTACAACGTACTCAATAACAACCGCGACTTATTCCGGATAGTGTTAATTTTTACGATTGGTAATCTATTCCACGCTTGTGGGTTTCCTTCGATAAAGGGTGGGTTAGCAATAGGAACACTGTATGCGTTAATACTCGCTTCCCTTGTTACGCGACCTTACGAACCAGACGGTAATTGGTTTACCATTGGAAGAATCATCAGGTCCTTTATCGTTGGGCTAGTGGTCTGGCATTTCTTAAATTGGGTACTCTATTGAACAAAACTACATATTGGGCTTTGAATTGTCTCGGAGCTATTGTTTTTATGGTGGTGGTAATTGCGGGTATTATTTACGCACCATTTTTCTTCATTCACAGACATTTAAATAAAACTAAAAAGGTAACTCATGTCTAAAATTTACTTCTATACAAGCGCAATGTCTTCAGGTAAGACGACCACGGCTATACAAACCGCGTATAATTACCAAGAACGCGGAATGATTCCTTTTGTACTGAAACCTGTGGTAGATACTCGAGACGGTTGTCCGCGCACACTCACCAGTCGTAGTGGTGCTAAATGGGATAATTGTATTCCTTTCCCTAAAGAAGGACTTGGTGAATTGGAGTTATGGTTGCGTGATCACGAGCGTCAACCTGATGTCCTGATTATTGATGAAGTTCAGTTTATTAGTGAATCGCAAATCGACGCACTTGCGACTTTAGCACGTAAACTTGGTATTCCTTTGCTATGTTACGGTTTACGAAATAACTTCCAAGGTGGAGGTTTTCCTGCGAGCGATTGGTTGTTACGTCACGCTTCTAGCATTAACATTGTTAAAGGAATGTGTTGGTGTGGTAAAAATGCTACTCATAACTTGATGGTAGTAGACGGGAAACCTTATTACGGCACCCAAGGAGAATCAGCAGTGGTGGTGGGTGGTAATGAAACCTACCATGCGGTATGTCTCCCTCATTTCTTGGATGGGAAGTTTAAGCGAACGTAGTCTCTCCGGCGATGCTATGGAGGTCATGAGGACCCCATTGGCTAATAAGGAGATGCCATGAAAGATCCACGACAACTACTGATCACTCGTTTGAGTGAAGTGCGTATCCGTAATGCAATTGCTACAGGAGACCCGGAAAAAATAGAGGAGGCAAACCGTCTTTACAAAAACCTAACTTTAGATGAAGTCACCATCAGTAACATTCGAGAGACCGCACCGGGAACTCACCACTATACAGCAGAGATTGATTTAAGTCAACGCGGTGGTGGTAAGATCAAACAGTACTGGTCCCCCGCTTCACCTACCGATGGTTTCTTGGCTATCATGGAACCTTTGGAATACTTCCGGACTCCCGACAACTTCATGACCCAGAGTGTTAACCGACCGGTATCAGCACTGGATTATTACGAAGTAAATGAAGTCATGTTGTTGAGTTCGGTTATGCCGTTCAATGACAAGTTGGCTAAAGGCTATTTTCCGTTCGATGAGTCTATCGTTAAGATCGATTGTTTCTCCGACTATGTTGCTTTCAGTGGTCCGTTTATTAATGGCTTGATGCCGGTAAGAGACGGGAAGCAAGAGTACGGTTATGAAGTGGACGATCCTGACGTAAAAGTTAGTCTTTATGTGAAAGACTTGGTAAGTGAAAAAGAAACCCCATTCGCTGAAGGTGTCCATTTAGCGGTTGGCGAAGGTATTGAATCTAAAGTAATGATTCGTTTAGATGATTCTACTCAATTAACCGATGGGGACGAAATCAGTTTGTCCTATGCAGGCACTGCTGATTTCACTGGACCAAAGAAATTCACTTACACCGCAGGACAACCATTTGAACTGACGGTGAGTGGTTCAGACCTAGTAGGTAAAGACTTAAAAATCTACCTTCGAGGACCTAATGGGTTTTCTTGTTGGGTGCATGGCATTGTCTTCACCCCTCATCATTACACTTACCTGATGGACGGATCCATTACACCAGTGGTGACTTACCCTGAACAAGTTACGGGTTCGTTGAAGTTCAAACCAATAGACGGTGTGGAATGGTCAGTTCCAGAAGACGATATTGCACCGGGGGTGTATATTTTTGATCGTGGTAGTATGGTTGCCGCTATTGAAATGAATACCACCGAGTTCAATGAGTTCACGCTTCCTCTACTTGAACCGGGGAGTTATGAAATGGTCTTCCGATTACCGGGAGCGTATTACTTCATGCGTGCAGGTTACCTAGAAGTTAACTTGCCGGAGTAGACTTAAAATGAGTCATCTTATAAGTGGGGGTGTCCCCACTTATTTTTTGACGCGTACTAAGGATATTAGAATGCAACATATTAGACAAATCCTTTTGGATAAAACCGCATTGATTCGAATCAGTTATGCGGAATCTAAAGGCAACCCTGAGGACATCCTCTTAGCGAAATCTCGCTTTGAAGGTTTGACCGATGACGAAGTGACGTTTAAAACAATCAAAGAAACCTACGCTGGTTCCGGTGCTTTCATTGGCGAAATCAAATTGACTGGTCGTGATGGGTTTGAATTCACTCAACGTTGGTCACCGGGTGATACCGTACCGGTGTTGAATCAAAAAGAACGCATCAAAGTTCCAAACATGGAAGTGTTTGAAAACATCGTTATTCCGGGACTTTATTACGTAGAAGACATCGCCGAACTTTACCTAGTCGTGAAGGACTCCATGACTATCGAAGAAATCCAACGCTTACTGGGTTACAAATTTGAACCGGGTGAGTTAGAAGTTCGCTTGAGTCATCTACGTGTATCTTCACCAGTCGTGACCGGCACCATGCCCTTACGTAAAGTCACACCGAACCCAGACGGCACGATGACCGACGGCACAGGTATTGCGGTGAGTGATACATCAGTAGACGGAAATCTACTTCCAGCTAACCCGCATGCACCTGCACAGTACATTACTATTGAACGCGTCGGCGGTGAACCGGTGTACTCAGCAGAAATCGATAAAGCTTTCAAAGCAGAGTTCGTGGGTTCTTACCGACAAGGTGAAGTAATCGAAGGTACTTTGGGTGAAGACAATACTTTTGATATTGACTTAGGTTTATCCGGGGAAGTTACTGACGATCTGCAATTATTGGTATCCGTTGGTTTGGATCGCGATAAACTCACTGATGTTTATTCGGTGTCTTATGTCGATGAGCATTGGGATATCGACGAATACACGGTTAACGTTGACAAAACCCGTGTGGGTGAACCGTTCCGCATCGCGGGCAGCGTGAGTGGTGACTTTGGTCGCACACCTTGGGGTGACGAACTCCTTGAACCGAAGATCATCATTGAAGAACAAGGTGAAGGTCCGGTAGAAATCCCATTCGGCACTAACGGGACGTTTGATGTTGAACACACACCAGTGGTTGCTGGTGAGATGGTGGTGAAGTTCGTTTGTGGCTTACCACAAGACTTAAACATGTTCTCTCAAACACACCAAATTCTAGCAGCACTTAGCGTGGATGATTTAATCATCGGTCCTCTGTCAGCGGATAAAACGGAAGTGGGTGCGGACGAGTTAGTGACACTAACAAGTTCTTTGTTATCGTCAGACGATCTGACTATGACGGATGTTCCTGTGGATTTCCTTGTTGACGATCAAGTAACTACTCAGTTGTTTGCTTCCCCAGAAGGTGTACTAGAACACATTTACGATGTGGAAAACGATACTTCCGATCCAGTGACCTACGCTGTAAAACTTCGTTTGGGTGAAGAAGAGTCTAACGTAATTACGATTACTGTGCAACCTTCAGAACAAATTCCGGGGCGTTTTGAAATCATCAACGATGAAGGTGAATTATTTAAACCTGCCGAACTACGATTCAAAATCTACGACACCGTAGAACGCCCTATGGTGGGTACCAGTGGTACATGGTACCGTGAAAACGGTGCGCCTAAAGCCTACGTCGTTGACGGTGACGAGTACGTGGCTACTTTGGACTCTCCAGTGGATGCAGAGAACACAGTAGTAGAATCCATTACCCTGAAATGTCAGTCGTTAGTAAAACCGATTGATTTTACTTGGAACCTAGTCCGTCGTTTTGACGAAGTGGTGTTAGACCCAAGTAACCCAACCGAAGGGGTAACAGACCAACCAATCACGCTCTCTGGTAAAACAGTAGATCAAACCGACACAGTCGTCGCTAATGTACCTCTGGTATTTAAGAACAACGGTGTTAAAGTCTCGGACATTACTTCTGACGAACAAGGTGTGTTCAATGTAGACATCACTGAAACTGATGAATCGGAACACCTTTACTCTTTTGCTGGTGAAAACGATATTGGCGCGTCTATCGCCGTAACATGGGCTAAGAACCATATCCTGACTGCAATTCAGATGGCGTCCCCAACTACAGTGGATTTGTTTACTGACACTACTTTAAAAGTAGAAGGTACCGTAGTTGACCAATACGACGACCCAATGCAGGGTGAAACCGTAACTCTGGAATACCCAGATGGTCATACCGAAACACAAACGACCACAGAAAGTGGATTCAGTTTCGATGCAGTGTATCGCGATAACGGTGAGTTGTCTCAAACGATCAATGTGAAAGCAGGTAGTTTAACAACACCAATCACGGTTAACTGGACGGTTAAATCAGAACCAGTAATCAACAACCTCGCCGTGGTTCCGACAACCGTTGAGCCGGGTGAAGATTACACGGTAACAGGTCAAATCGAAGTTAACTACACGAAAGATTGGTCAACCACACACGTAACTATTACGAATGATGCTGGTGAAACTAACGACGTTCTGTGTAACGCTGACGGTACGTTTGCTTACGTAGGCACTGCGGTAGCTGAAGGCGATTACGAGTTGATTGCAGATGCGGTCGAAGTAGATACATTAGCGGTAACGGTTAACCTAACAGTATTCGAAACTCGCGTCCCAACGACCTTTGAAATGGATACAGCAGATAAGGTCGAGAACGTTGACCAGAATATCACTATCACTGGTACTTTGAAAGACCAGAAAGGTGGGGTAATGGAAGGCGTAACCGTCGAACTTAAAGACGGTGACACATTGTTGGATTCCCAAGCAACACTGGCAAACGGTAGCTTTAGTTTCACCCATACTGAATCTAACCCGGGTGCGAAGGTTTACACTGTCGTTACAGGTTCGGTAACCCAAGACCTTAACGTGACTTGGAAAGACCCTAACCTAGTGACAGCTATTAACCAAGTAGCTCCAGTGGACAACGACGTTGTTGCTGATCAAGAGATCACAGTCAAAGTAGAGTTGTTGAACAGCGACGGTAACCCGGTAGTAAGTAAAGAACCAACGTTCACTTACACTGGTGCGGCGACACCAACTCAAAACGGTAACACATTCACTATTACAGAAGACAGCGAAACCAACGCTACGTTAACTGTAAGTGCGGATGGTGTTGATTTACCGATTACATTGACTTGGGCAGCGCCTCCGGCAGTCTACAGTACTATTGAAGTAGTTTCAGGTGAGACGACCGGTACAACCGGTGAAACGGTTCCTGTTAAGATCGTGACTAAAGACCAGAACGGTGATCCGATGCCTAACCAAGCGGTTACTTGGAATACCGGTGGTGCACCATTCCCAGTTAGCTTCACTGACGGAAACGGCGAACTTACGTTCAGCTTCAGCTCTGAAGATGAAGGTGCGGTAACGTACAACTTCAGCGGCGGTGGTGGTGTAACAGGCACATCTCACACGATCACTTGGTCAGACCCGGCTCCAGTTTACACAGGCATTGATGTCCAACACGGTAATCTGAACGTCGCAGCAGGCGAGACAGTAACCTTCACTATCACTACTGTTGACCAGAATGGTCAGCCAATGGATCAAGAACAAGTAGTGATGTACGATGGTAACATGACTTGGCCGGCTCGTACTTCAGATCTAGAAGGTGTGGTGGTGTATGAGTTTACGGAAACCGAAGCTAAGAGCATGATTTATGCGTTCCTAGGCGGAGACGACCGTAAAGAGTACACTGTAACTTGGAGCTAAGCTCTAAATCAAAATAATTAAAATAAGAAATATAAAGCGGACTAAACATCCGCTTTATATTATTTCGAGTCTATATCATAAGAGTGTAAGGGAAACTTAATTAAGCTTTTATGAGTAAGGAAATGTCTATGCAACATCAACGTTATTGTCATGACTTCCAGCAGTTAATGGTCTCTTTGTCATGGCTAGGACAAATCATGGGTTACGTGGAAGTATTCGATGAATACCGAGACCGTAAACTCATTAGTACCGATCATGTATCATTTGGCATACATCATGAGAACCAGCAAGCTTCGTTCTTTTTCATAGACGAAGACGGAAAGTACCATGATGTTGTTTTAAATGATAAAGGTCGGGTTCCTGCCGTTAAGGTGATCCAAGAACTCCGTACCCTTATTTTAAATCATCCGGAATTATTCCGTTTGTTAGCGGAGAACGCAGAATCACTTAATTCATTAGTCATCAAGGTGGTTGGGGAAACCATGAAACTCCACAGTGATGACTTGGCTGGTAAGTTATTGCGTTATGGACTCAGTGACTATCAAAAGCTTCTAGATGAAGATCTAAAGGCTTTTAGCAGTAACTGGTTGTCTTTATGGGTGTGGTTCTTCACACGTCCTCATATCGCTCGTGAGTTCGATTTAAAGCTAGATGAATCACTCACATTAACTTACTGTATGAAACGTCCTCGTTCCAGAGAGTATTGTGAAACCAAAGTACATCTAGTTCATACTGAATTGGATAATTATTACATCACACTACACTTCGAAACGATTAACACCAACAACAGCGCTATCGTTTATAAACACTTAGAACCAAACTTCTGGGACGACGAACGTTTGGATTCTTTTGAACTCATCCAACATTTATATCAAGGTTAACGGCTAAAGGTGTCTTCGGACACCTTTAGTTACTTACCGGAGTCAGTATGAAAACATTAATACAAGCTATAAAAACCACCTTAGGTGGACTCGATGTAAACTTCATTCCTTTTTCAACTGAAGTGGGCGGAGACCATTATGTTGTTTTGGAATGCCAGTCTCCCGAAGATTGGAAGTTAAGGACGACAGAACAAGAAGACATCTTGACTTGTAGTCGTGGTAAGGTAGACGTGGTCTTTAAAGAACACCCTAATAAGTTTAATTATTTGATCGGGCGTCTAGGTGATGCGGTGAACCTAGCCTACTTAGACCACCGTGATATCAATCGTTGGATTCCTAGAATCGTGGACCGTGACATCACTCGTGGTTATTTTAACTTACTCGTTACGGTTCGAACTATTCTTCGTCACCTAAAAGCTAATGAAGAATCTTTCCCGTTCCCAATCAAACTGATTGAAGATTCTACTTTACCTATGTTCCTAGGTCGCTACAGTGATCACCCAGATCTAATCCTTTGGTCTTTTGAATTGGAAGGTACTGAGATATGGCAGTTCTTGGATGACCCTGAACCTTGTCATACTCCAACGAGTGAGCGTTTAGCGATGTGGTGTTCCCGTAATGAATTGGTCGTGGATGAGCTAATTCAACAACTCCGTCAAGAAGCAAAGGCGCGTTTCGGTGTGGAGTTCCATTACGATCTTCCTGTGGCACTAACTATTCTGGCAGAGTTAATGGACCACCCTAAATACCTCTCTACTTACGGTCACCTTCCAGCACCTTGTATTGAAGGCGGTCCTAATAATGTAACCCTTAGCATGCGACCAAGCGAAGAACACGGACGCATCCTAGAAGTAGAAATCGAAGGTAAACATTTCTGCGTCTCTATCGAGTCAGGCGCGGTTTTAGATTTACCTGAAGACATTCTCCCAAGTGATTACCTAAAATTGAATGTCGTGCTTGTCACGTACATCTACAACTACTTTGGCGACCATGACGCTGAACCTTACGGTCGAGTATTATTTTGTAATATGATCGACGAGAAAATCAACCAACTTACAGAGATCTAAATCATGTTAAAATCCCAACTAGAGTTTTTCAAAAAGACGATCGAAGAAGCCAACCAAGACGGTAAACCCGCGCCCGTTGCTAAATACTTCCACGTATTGGATACCGAAGTATTCATAACAGGAACAAGAATTTCAGAATCTGGAATAGACGAAGCTCCAGAGCTTGAAATGGAAAAACTTAATCCGGTTGAACAAACACTCTTAACCGGGATCCGTGAAGTCTATGAAGGTCGTTACGCTGACGTAACCAAAATGTTACCTGAAGACACACCTTTTGAACGCGCTTGGGTGATTGAAGATCACTTGTACGGATTCACCTTTAAAAAGATCCAATAATTAACTTTCGACTGTGCCTTAGAATTTTATTGATCAAAAAACTTCACTCTCTCAAAAAAGTGAAATCAGTAAAAAATAATAAGGTACAGTCTATGAAAGCGTCATTAGCAGAAATGATTAAACGTTTGGTAATCGCACAACACGGTATTTCACTGGATGGAGAATTCGATGTCGATCCCGACACCATCCGTCAAAACCCAGATTACCCAGATCGTTTTACCGCAGAGGGGTTTAATAATGGTAAGCGTATTCCACTATCTTGGAAACGTGTAAGCATCACACCTATTTTAAATGACCTATGTCATAAACAAGGTGGACGTAAAGACGACGAAGAAGGGTTGTACTACGATGAACGCGCTATGCATCATTACGTCGCTGTTCGTCCTAACCATAAGTTGGAAGACATCAACCGTCTACTGGGTTCTTCGTTCACTGAAGATCAATTAGTTTTCAGACCAGAGAAATTCGAAGGTCGCTGGGTACTACAGCACCCGTGTTACTATGGTCGCGTATTCACCAGTGTCTTGCTACCTAAAGCAAGCTAATATATTAAGGTTTTATAACCATGTCTCAGGAAATAATTTTTATAAAAATGGCAGAGGACTTTGCCAATTCAGTTGTCTCTCTACGTAAGAGCAGTGAGTCTGCTTGTTTACGTGGTATCTCCGCAAGGCTTAATGACGCTCGTCGTCAGTTACATCGTGAAGTCTCTCGCTTGGGTGCAAAGCCGGGTACGTTAACCGTAACCAACTGCATTCAAATGGAAGTGTTGCCTAAGGGATTTACTTCTACGCTAAAAACCAAACTAGGTCTCAAGATGGATTTAAAATATCGAGAGTTCCCAGTTGATCATAACTTGAAGTCCGTGCTCCCTGAAGACTACTTCCGTCATATTTGTGTCGAGTCATATCGAATGGCAAAAGAACAAGACGGTAAGTACTTTACTGGAGAAGAGCTTCAAGAACGTTTCACCGAGTTCCTCAACACACATCTGCCTGAAGAAAGCAAACTGGGGTTAAGTGGGTCTATCCTTCACCCTTGGACCCATAACGCTCAATTCAGACTGACGTTGACTGATTTGGTAAACTAGTATGGATACTTGCATCTCGGATCTCCCGGAGGACATAGACGTCCCGACGGCGATCTTACACCAACACCAACAATACTGGTGTGTGGTAAATAAACGGGATGGTAAGTGGTATGGTTACGTTGGTTCTTCCGGTAAGGGGAACCAACGTACCAAATATACCGCTTTTACAATATTTAGACCGGTGCATGAAGACATCATAGTCAGTGTACTGTTCGAGTATTTAACCAACCCTAAGTTGTTTGACCTCATTAGTCGACGGTCTTACAAATTCACCTTAGCTACATTAAAACAATTACTGGACCACTTTTATCCATTGGGAAAAATCTGGTCTGTTCGTTATCGTAATCGAACTGCTTATTTAAGTTCAAGACAAGGTCGTAAGTTGTCTTTGAAAGTAGCAGGTAATCACGAACTCACTTTAAACATCGATGATTGGAAACCCAATCTAATTCAATCTCGAACTTTTATCTAAATTCATTAAGGAGTCATCCATGACTGACAAGCAAATCATCCAAGGTCGTAGCTTTACCTTTAACACTAAGACGTCTTCTCGAATCGAATCATCTTTCGATGGAGAGTACGGCACTTTGGTCATCAAGCTAGACGACGGTAAAGAAACCAATCTAACCCGTCGCACTTACCCTAAAAGTTTTATTGATGGTTTTAACGGCAGTGAGATTTGGGGAGCCCAACAACTAACTAAGATTTTGTTGGGGTTATTTATCATCGACCCTAAAGGTCTGATCAATCTTAGTCGTTCCCCTAGAACGTGCCTATCAACACTAATCAACGTCTACCGTGAAGAGTTCTGTATCAAGGGAACCTTTTTCTATACTGATGTTGAACTGTCCATGGAATCAGTAGTTATTAGTTCGCAAATCGAAAAAGATGTTCGCATTGAAACACCTAATATTCGTGAACTCACCACAAGTCTGTTAAACAAAATCATGGAAGTGTCAAACCGTTATGCTCGTAAACGCTAAACGAAAGTGATAAGTAACTAGGGCTCCGATAAGGAGTCCTAGTTACTATACTTATTTATTTTTTTAAAACAATCCCATCGGACTCACGTGAGTAACCACTTTAGGTGGTGTCACCGACTCATCCCATAGTGTGTGATCAGCATCGAAGAGATCTTCAGTGCCAGCTACCCCCACTAAGGTTACGTCTTCGCCGTGCTGCACTGACATGATCTGAGCAACTTGTTCCCGACTCCATTGCATGATATCCAAATTACGCCCTGTAACGTTCTCTCGACCGTTTGTGTCTAATTCAAACATGTATGCAAAGGTAGGAGCAGTTTGCCCCTGACGATGCACCCTAGCGATCGTTTGAGTTAACGTGTAATCACGCCAAGGAGCATTCATACACAACACTTGGTTAGCCATTAACAAAGGATAACCAGTAGACAGTGATTTGAATGTCGTGATCAACGGGTTCTTGGTTTCTGACTCACCAAACTGAGCGACGAGTTTATCACGCTCACTTGTATTATTACCGTAAACGAAGATGGTATCGTAACCTTGCTTAGTTAGGTGATCATCACACTCATAAACCACATCAACGTGATCTGTAAAGATAAGGGTCTTTTTCTCTACGTGGTCGATGTAACTTGGTAAGTCCGCGTACTCAACCAACGCTTTAACGGCTTCGATACGAGCTTTGCCTAAAACGTTACCTAACGCTTCCCCTTGAATCTTCAACCCAACGTACTTGACGATCGACTTAGCATTACGGAAATGTTTACGTTCCGTTGGACGCATCCATTCTTCTATATCTAATTCGATTTCTTTAGCACGTTTAGATAAATCAGAATCGGTGAAGTTATTGTACCCATCTTTACGGAACTTGTTCACGATACGGAGGTATTCGTCTAGTTCACTCAACGCTTTCTGATCATTACGTTTAACACAATGTGCACGGTAACCACTGATTATGTCATTGAAGTAACTTACGTACTGTTCCATGTTATTGGAATAATACTTATAACGATCTTGGATGTAAACTTGCATTTGGTTACGGATGGAATCCAGAGTGAAGTGTTCAGCAAACGGAACTTTAACCTTCACACGTTCTGGGATTGGCGCGTCTCCCATTCCATCCAGTACCGCGATCGTATATTTCTCAGCACCAATGCGGTGAGCCAGTAGTTCGTTGAGTTTATCACGAGAGCGACCATAACCGTCTAGGAACGCTTTTCTCACATTACCCTTGAAGAAGCTATCGATCAAACAGAAGATCGTGTAGGCTTCTTTACCGACTCCTTTGATCGGGGTGCCGGACATAGGTAGTGCGTCAGTGAAACTATAAACTTCGTTGTACTCAATAAGCTTCTTGGTGCGCTTCGAGCTCGGATCGTTAAAGTTATGACACTCATCGACGATCATCTTAAACGCCGGATTCCCTGCGTTAAAGGAATGAATCATTCGCATGTATTTTTCACACAAAGGATCTAACATGAACTCATAGTGAATAAAGTAGTATTCGTCATCTTTCTGAGGCGAACGATCCATCTTGGAATGCCAAAACTTTGGGGGTTTAACCCACACCTCGTGTTTGATGTTATTGGTCATGTGATTAGCCCACACTTCTTCAATAACGTTCAAAGGAACGAACCCAACAGTCTTACCCTTAGGAAGCGATTCAGACCACATCAGTGATAGGGCGGTCTTACCACTCCCAGCTTTACCATCTAATAACAATCCTTTTAGGTGATAAGAAGCTTTACGAGATGTGTAAGTTTCCAAGAAGCGTAGCTGTGGGTCTAATGGCTTAAGTTTAACCGTTCGCTTTAGCTTGTTCATATCGAACAAAGAAGGTTGCGGTACTAATGTACTCTGCACCCAAGTTTCAGTTTGGATAAGCTCTTGTACCTTCACTAAGTCACGGCGATTTACTCGAGTACTTTTTAACTGAAGTAGTTTAGTTATTAGGTGATTGAGCTCCAAAAGGAAAAATGATTTAACTTCAAACTTGCGAGAATTAACCCGACTAAGCATATACTTAGTGATGGTGGTGGTCCCGTAAAGTCTATTAACGTCTTGTTCAAACGGACGCCAAGATAACCCAGAGATGATGGCACGTTGGTCATCCACCTCTATACTGGGTCCGAATAACATACTAAACATAATAACCCCTATTAAAGTTTAATTGAAAAAAAGAAAAAGGAAACTGACATGTCTAAGTCTAAACCTAACCACGACCTTTGGAAGATGTTTGCGTACATTGCTGAAGGACTAAACAACCTTACTTTCATCATGCCTGTTGAAACTAACGGAACACCTTCCCTGCTACACACAGGTCTTGCACCAGAAGACATGAATGTGACAATCTCTAATCACGAATACCTACCAATGACCCGTATTCGTATTGATTTTAATCTTCCGGTTGAACTTACGGAATACCTAGAGTCTGATGACCCTGATATGCCGTACAGTGCTAAGCAACTGAAAGAATGGTTAGGTGATCGAGAACACCTTGAGTACTTGGTGTACAACGTCATGATCGAAAGCATTCTGGAACAACTTCGTGAGCTTAATAAATTGAGCAAGGAAGTTGACAGTTTCGCCAACGATCGCAACGTGAAAGAACTGATTGGTTTCATCGCCACTTTGAGCATGGAACAAGTTAATTCAGAAGAACGTAAGCATCGTAACAAGTACTACCCAATGGTTATTAACCGCATCCCTAACATCACGGTTTACGAACCGTCAGATGAATGGATCGACGAACACTTTGGTGATATGACCGCACACGATGTTCAGCACGTAGATACAGTTGTTAATCGTAATGCCAAACGCATTGCTACCCAACTTGGCAAAATTGGCGAGCTTGTAAACCAGTGGGGAGAAAAGACCCCTACAGTCAAGACACACGATTTATGGTTCTCCCTTAACATCGAAGACCATAAAATTAAATTGGGACTGGATTTACAACCAGTACGCAATGAAGAAAATTTTGTTATCAATCGTACTCCAGTTAATCTTGATCAGTGGGAACATGAACAAGATCGAGAAATGATTGCAACCCTAGAGTCACACGTGGATGAAATGAATATCGTCATTGGTAACCTGTTGAACTACAATACTGGTTACGAAGTGTTGAATAAAGAAATCCATCAACTTTACATCGGTAAGATCCACCACCCAATTGCTAAACACACAGTGCGTGTTTGGGGCTTTGACGATGTATGTGAAGAAGGTCGTAAATTGATCGACGAAGAGATCAGCTGGTTCCTACAAACTATTGAAGATGAGTGCGTGCGTACACAGTGTCCAGTTAAACTGGATATCTCCAATATGATGCTGCATACGGTGGAGCAAGGTGAATCGTTTATCTTACCGCACGATGAACAAGTAATCGCTGAACGTTGTCAGACTTTCTCTGGTACGTTCTTTGATGCATTCCAACAACACCTGTACGATGTAGAAACAGAACACTTCGCACCATACACGAACGTGAAACCTGCGGACCTAGACAACCAAGCGGTGATCACTGAAGAAGATTTGTTGAACGCACCTACGATCCACTAAGATGTTATGGGGACCCGTCCCCATTTAATTCGCTTATTAACAGGAGACTAATATGTCAGCGATTCTAAATCACGCCGTAGCCACTGATAAAGTGAAGCGTGGTAATCCGATCCAGCTTAAAGGTAAATTCGATGGTTTGGGTCAACCGCATCAAATAGTGTTGTCACTTAATGGTAAGGTGTTGAACGAAGTTCTTTACACGGAACCAAATGGTGGGTTCTGTTTTGAGATCCCTACCGACGACATTAAACCCGGCACTGTTACCCTTGCATATCAGCTTACTGAAAATACAGAAGCGGGTTATGAACACCAAGGTGAGTTTAAGGTTCGAGTAACCAAGTAAACTACTATATCCCCTCACCCCATTTGGGGTGAGGGGATATATCGCATTCTGTAAAATTTAACAGATCTATATTACTATGGTGTATGAATCCATACGCTATTTATTTCATTAACTTAAAAGGATAAACATCATGTCCAATAAACACATTAAAAACGTTATCACTTCAGGTCGCTACGTTCCAGAGAAAGGTAAGTTCGGTATCACCTTTACGGTTATAGACTGTGAGGGTAAAGAAGTTTCCCTACTCATAAACAACGAAGAAGTCCATCGCAACTGGATTAAAAGCGATCGTTCAGAACACCGAGTGGGTATTGACTTAGAACGCTTCGACCTTACACACTTCACGTTGAAAATCTTAGTTCATAAAGGTGGTAACCCTATCGAACTTAAGGGCTTCGAATACGACGTTGTCCCAGAGAGTGTCCTTGCATCGAAAAACATCATTTCAATAGGGGAGAACTTAAAAGCGTTGAAACGTAACCTAGATATCATCACTCACATGGCGTTCCGTGCCAGAATGGATTTCAATAAAGAAAATCCTTCGATGAGAGAGAGTCGAGTCGGTACCAAGTTTTTAGAGTTCAGCACCCCAGAATTGGAGTACCTGTTCTTTGTACGAAACACCCGTAATAACGGGATGCCTTTATTAACCATGTACTGTACGGACTTGAATGGTGCGCAACACGAAGTTAACTTCCGTCTAATGGGCTGGCAAGTAACCCGTGACAAAATATTAAATGCTGTCGCTAAACCATCGGTGATGAAAGCACTCATTGATTTATCTAAACCTTCCGGCACTAAATCGCTGTTACGTCTGGCGGACGATGAGCGATACAAAGAAACCTTACGTGAAACCCTATTAACTGTAACTCGTCATGAGAAATAAGGAAATAAAATGAATAAGAGTATTTTGGCCGCACTGGACGTTTTAGCGACATCCATAGAAATGCAAGAACGTCAACTCCAAATCCGCACGGGTAACCGAGAAATGCTACAAGGTGTTATCACGGACGCCCTACTTCCTGAAGAGTACCGAGTAAATAACTTTGGTTACGGAGGACGTGATGAAGTTAAACCAGACCCAGTGTATCGATTAGTCCGTAATAATGATACTTGGGGTGATTTCGATCTCCCTAAAGATAAGGAGGGGTGGGAAGCACTACTGGATAAGGTTGACCCAGAGTTAAAGCAAAACGTCACAGTAACAGAACGCCTTACCTTAGATCTGGGTTGGGGTGTAGCTAAAATGGGACTTTATAGTTTAGAATGGGTTTATACCTTCGTTGGATTTGATGACTTTAATATCATGAAGTCCGCATTAAAACCTAACCCACTACTGGAAAACGAACTGAATCGCCGAGTCTTAGAGTTAGTGTCTAACGCGTATGGTAGCACGAGTAATGAAAGAAAGAATTTCATTAACTCAACCAGCGGTGTTTTAAAACGCGCACTGGATTTACGAAACACTTTAGTGGAGCGTGGGTTAATACCTTTCTTTGACAAATATAAAAAGGTTCAGGTTGCTTGGGGACATGTGGATAAACTAATCCCCGGGATCTCACAAAACCCAATTGATTTAAATAAGGACAAGGAACTCTTGTTATCTTTGTCTTATTTAAACTATAATTTGGCCGTGGGAGCAAACAATATGGTCGGGGTAACCGAATTCGATAATGGCAAGTACACCCCTATTGACTTTAACGACCCAGAAAGGTTCGCACCAAGTGTGGTGAAGGCATTAAACGAAATGCTGGACAATGTGGATATTCCGGAAACCACCGGACATGTTCGCTGGGAAAACCTGAGAGCGGTTCGAAACAATCGCCCGGAGTACGGATTCAGTCCTTGTCACGTTCTCACTATTCGAATTAAAGACATGTCTGGTGAGCAACTGACCCGTGATATATTTATCCACTCCAAAGAACCGTTAGACTTCAAAGTCTTAGGTAAATTAGCTAAGCAAACCCGGGAGTTCGTGTCTAATGAGACCGCCCTTATGTCTGCGACCACGGATAATTGCAACCTAGTAGAAGGTCACCTTATTAACTTTGTTGAAGCCTTTGGGTTATCCAACAACGTAGAGTTAAAGGTGACGCGTCGTCATCAAGTGATCGTTTATCTTGGAGAAGGCAAGACTTACTCATTTAAGTCACGTAAAGACGCTTCCCCGGCTTTTATTGATTTCATGCATAAGTTATGCGGTGTTGAATTGAAACCTCTCCACGAGCTTCCTGAGGACCTTAAACAAGACTTAGGACCTTACACTTGCATGGACCCAAAACATACAACTGTTTTGTGTAAAACCAATGAGGTCGAGTTCCCTGAAACTCATCTCTTGGATCAAATCATAGACAGACTCAGTACTTCTGGAAACCTTAACGAAGACTGGATTTATAACGCCGTAAACGAAATCATTTAAACTCATCACGGGGTGGAAACACCCCATCTCTTATAAGGATTATTCCAATGAAAAAACTACACGCAGAACTTAACTACCGAATTCACCCGGCTTCAATCAACAACACACTTTACGTTTATGCGGATGAGAGTCTGTTCGGTAAAACTCTGTTGGTTTATGTTACCACTACGCTCAACGAGTTAGAAGAACATGAAGAAGAACTTCCGGTATTGGATCGCGGTACCACCGTGTACCATGAACTACTGGAGTCAGATATCACCACCATTAATCTCCGTAGCATCAACCTTCCTAAGGGTCATACTTACGAGGTGAATGTTCATGTGTTGGATGACAACGATGAATCAGTAGCTGAAGTTAAAGACCTTCTAGTCCATCATCCGGAAGACTTTGATCTAGAAAAACATTTGAAAAATAATGCTCAAACCGCGCTAGATCGATTTGAGGTTATCACTGGTGGGTTAAACTACTGGGGTGGTGAGGACGTTACGTTATTTGATTCTTACATCGCTGGTAGACAATTGGAGATTCGTTCGGTTGTGGGTCGTTGGGTGTTGACCACCTACCTAGCTTTAGAGGAAATCGAAGTAGTAGACAGTGCACCGACCTTCCAAGAACTCTTTAAACGTATTAAGGGTAATGGTGACCTGAAAGACATCATAGACTCAGGTCTTTTATTTGAGCATTTCATGTCACCCATTACTTTTGATAAAACCACAAAAGTTTTCAACTCCCGTGTGCGTTTGATGGAAGATTTTGTCTTTAAAAATATCGATGACCACATCAAAGAAACACGAGTGGTCACTACTCAAGTTCCGTCTGAAGTTGAAACAGAAGAAGACTTGGATAAATTCATTGAAGACACGATAACTTCCATTAATCCTAAGTTTTCTATTTTAGATTACATGAGTTTTGTGGGTGAATTGGCTGGTCGTTTCGAAGAAGGGTTTGATCAAGTCATAGATCGTCGCTTGTTCTTAAATTTGTTTTCTTCTAACTTCGTTAAACACTTGAAAGGTTTCGATATCGAACCGGAATGGTTAGAACGTGATTACTATTTGTCTTTCCATCTCCGTGATGGCAAGTGGGAATACGAAGGAAACCAGAATGTGAAGGAGTTACTGGAACATGTCTCGTAAACCTAACTTTGATATGGTGCGTTTCAAACGGTGGTTAGACGGGTGGTTCGCCTCAAATCCAAAACCATCGAAACACGAAGAATATCTTACTTTGATGAGAGACTACTCTGGGGCTTTTGGGGAGGCTATGCTTAAACAGCTTCGTTCTTACGAAGACGTTCACAGTCGTTGGTTACACGATGCCTACGGTTTAACGTTTAGGCGGGATGAAAACCGGGAGTGGGAAGTGGGGTTTAACGAACTTGTTTGGGAGTTCCTTAATTCCTCTAGAAAGACTCACATGTAAAATATAATCCGGGGGTCCATTGATAGGACCCCTACTTTTAATTAAAGGTTAATACCATGCAACAACCTGATATGAGACCAGCCGTTGGTTTGTTCTTAACTTTATACGGGGCGTTAAAGCGTCTCCGTGATCAAGAACCCCCGATGAAAGAACTTTCTCAAGAATACCGAGACAACCGTTTCTGTAAAGAACTCGTTAATTGTTTCGACCCTGCTTCTTATCGATTCAGTGTGTTTGACATCACGTTGGATTACTGGTTCCATAAAGAACTCAATAAAGAGATAGCGTTAGTCACCATACGCGATGAAGGACAGGGTAATCACATGAACACGATTAATCTTGATATTTCTGATCCTAACATAACTTTAGAAACACTATGGGTGAATCTGCTCCATATTCTGGCGTTCCGATACCCAGATACCCTAACTCGTATCGCCGAGTCCGGTGACGACATTCTGGAAAACCTATCGCTTGGTGAGCTCTACGTATTAGGTGGTAAACACCGTTTCTCTGAACCACTGCAAACACTTTACGTTTCATTAACTTCTCCGCTTTTAGATAACGAGTAAATCGACATGAATAAATTTAACATCGAAGTAAACAAACAAATTCACCATCTTGACGAAACGATCACAATCCATCCTTCTTGGCGTGACCTAGGGAAGTTGGAAAACCGTCATGAGCTCCACGCAGAACTTTACATTAACGATGAAGTCCTAGCTTCCGGTTACAACATCGATGACGTTTCTTATTCTCTTGTGGAAGGGCTTTTACCTAAAGTGACTGATTACCGCACTAAATTGGTGATCTATCGTAATCAAGAAGTAATCGCAGAATCCCACGAAGCGTGGATGCGAGTCGACACTCGATTGAGTGCTGAAATTTCTGACATGAATCTAAAAACTCGCGGCATGGATTTCTTTGCGACCTTTATGCGTGCACTGGCGTTAATGGAACCACGTCTTAACAAAGCCACTGAGCACCCTAGTGAACGTTACAAACTGTTTGCTTGGGAAATCGGTCCGTGGTTCTTTGAACTCTACTGGGACGTCGCTCGTAAGTCCTACGATTTGACGTATTGTCCCGCTAACGACATCGATAACATCACCGCTATCGAACTTGAGTCCGGTGGATACACGAGCATCGGTGCGGGTCTTCTACCATTACTGGATTCAAATGTCAAGGAATGGGTTATCCATCCTAATTTCCGTAAGGCGGTAATTGAAGAACCACTGGGTAGTGATTTGGTCTACCATTACACGTTCCTTATGGCGCTGGCGAGTTCGAACGATACCTTGAGTAATGTGCCCGCCGGTATCCGTGCAATCACTGGCTTTGCAAGAAAGGTGAAATGATGAAAATAACTATCGCTAAACCCCGGGTGTTACTCGGGGATTACATTCGCATCAAAACCACAGAATACGAACATAAACCTAACGTAACGTTAAACGCCGATCTCAGTAATCTCGAGACTGGGACGACGCGTGCAGTTACCATTGCTAATTACCGGACAAATGATGGTTATGTTTCTTATCTGGATACCAAAGGGTTAGAGATTGGGGAGTATAGTCTTGTGGTTTGGGAACGAGGAAATTACGGCAATCGGGATGAAGGTCGTTTCTCCATCAGCAAAGAAGCTATTCAAGATCATGCACTTCAAGCACAGATCAAAACTTTCCACTGGATCCTTTGGAAATGGTTGGAACTTATTCACATCTACTCTGTTCCGGTGAAGTTGAATGAATTGGATTTCTTGCCTGACGCGGATAAAAGGACGTTGGGTGTAAGTTTGACTAATCAAGTGGGATTGGTGAAGTTAAATGAAGAAAACTTCAATGAGGTGTTTGAATCACTTTGTCGGCTGGTGGCTGTTCATTATCGAACCATTGAAGAAGTAATACCTATGGAAAACATGCGGGACCTACGCACGCATTTGTCCGAGTTAGGTCAACTCAAGTACGATCTCAAAGTAGACGCTCATCGTTTAACGAGCCTGTTTCCACGCACTTTAACATTACACACTAATTAAGGAGTTCCTCGTGTTAATTAAAAAGATTGATAACACTGACGACCTACCTAAGGTTTGCGATGGTTACCGCCGAGGTAAGATCATGCGTCATGAAGGAGAGACCCTCCTTACCATCACTATAGTGGCGGG